ATAATAGTAATGCTAGTAATTATACTTCAAATGCATCAAATGCTTTAATTGGCATAATTAAAACAAATAATAGTAATGCTAGTAATTATACTTCAAATGCATCAAATGCTTTAATTGGCATAATTAATACAAATAATAGTAATGCTAGTAATTATACTTCAAATGCATCAAATGCTTTAATTGGCATAATTAATACAAATAGTAGTAATGCTAGTAATTATACTTCAAATGCATCAAATGCTTTAATTGGCATAATTAATACAAATAATAGTAATGCCAGTAATTATACATCCAACGTTTCAAATGTTTTAGCTACAAATATTGGTTCAAAACAAAATACAATATTAGCATCAACGCCATTATCATGTGTAGGTAGTAATATAACAAATATTGATTATAATAATATTTCAATAAATAAACCAAATATTACATCAATTACTATAAATACGGAAACGCGACCATATCCACCTGTATATTTTACAGATCTTGCGAGTGCGACTATATATAGTGCCCCTAATGCTACAAATACTGTTAATAATACTTTATATGGTAGAGGAACATATGTAGCGACACCTGGAAGTGTATTTTCATCTGGTAATCCACCTAGTTATCAACATTTATATTATATCTATGGAGGTGCGCCAAGTTTAAATCCCTCTTTTGCCCAGTGGACTTCTAGTTTTGGTATATTTAATAGTACTGGTAATTATTCAGGATCAATTAATACAAATATAGGAGGTTCTATAGTATATGGCGAAACTGCAACATTAAAATTTCCATATTCGGTTGTTATAACTTCATATGATTTAACTTCACCAGAAAATCCTTATCATTATTATATGATGAAAGATTGGGTTTTATGCGGTTCTACTAATGGAATTAATTATACTCAATTACATAGTACTACTAATATAGTTTTTAGTTCATTAGAAACACGAAAATTTTCATTCCCAAATTCAACTGAATATTTATATTATAGAATAGTAATAAGAAGAACAAATAATGTTGCTTATAACAGCGGCACTTATAGTGCAACGGTTTGTCGAGGTATTTTATTTTATGGTTATGAAATTAAAAATGGACAATCTGCTGGAGCACTTGGAATAGGTACAACTGCAACAGGAACAAGCGCAACAGATAATGCTAGTTTATTAGTTTATGGAACCACAAAATTAGTAGGTAATACTAATATTAATAATGGAGGTGTATTATATATAAATGGGTCACCGTCTTCAAATCCTGGATCAGATGGATATACTTGTTTATGGAATCAAGCAAATATTGGACCTACTTTATCTGGTTATCAAATATCATTAACAACTGGAATTACACCAACAGTTGAAGCAATTAGAATTGATTCAATTGGTAATGTTGGAATTAAAAACAGTTTCCCAAATTTAACATTAGATGTTGGTTCTACAAATGATAATCATAGTATAGGTAGAGGATTACTTAACGGTTCTATTCATGATGCTAATAAAAGAGATAGTTTAAGTATAGGCAGAGTTGATGGCGCTTCACCAAATCATCAATTTTTAGGCATTAAATATAATGTATCAATAGGGGCAAATGATAATTATACTGGTGCCAATAATCAAGCATATATGTCATTTTTTACTTGGGGTAATAATGTATGGAATTCTAAAGAAGTTATAAGAATATCAAGCAGAGGAAGATTAGGATTGGGTACAACCACGCCAGCAGAACTATTAGATGTAAATGGAAATATTAAATGTAAAGGAGAAATAAAAAATCAATATTGGCGTTTTAGTAATGACCCTGATTATTGTAGATTATATTATATTGGAGCAAATACTTATTTTAATTTTGCTGCTGCTGTTTTATATGCTGATGCTAGTTTAAATGTAAATGGGGGTATTATATATATAAATGCGGCTATTCAGGGTGTAAGTGGATCAAGAGGTATATTTTTTAGAAGTGGGTATGCCGATTATAATTGTTCTATATTAACTTACGACCATAGCGGAGATGGATTTCCAGATGGATTAAGCATAAATTCACATGATGGGATTAGTTTTTGTACAGGAGCTAATACAAGAAGTGAAAGAATGCGAATAAATCAAGGTGGTAATGTTGGAATTAATAACAGTTCTCCAAATTGTCAATTATCAGTTAATGGTATAGCAAATATTCATAATGGTAGCCCATATGCAGTTTCTAACAGTTATATGCAATCAGGAAGTTTAACAATTGGTGGTATTAATGCTAATTATGGTGCGAGTAGTGGTTGGAGTTCAAATACGGCAGGATTATTACTTGAATGTTTAGATACTACAGAAATAGCAATTCATGATGCAAACAATAGATTAGTGAGTTTTATGTACTATGCTGGTGGGAGTGGAGCCAATATTTATTTAGGGCGTGATATGGGTTGGGGTGCAACACCAGTATACGTATCAAGTTATTTATATATAACTGGTAGTAGTACTACAAATCCTAATGTAACTGCTGGTCCTGGTAATGGTAGTTTGGCGTATAGTGGTTCTGGTTTATTTATATGGGGTGGTTATAATAATTCAACTGTTGTTGTTCAAAATTGTACTGTAAATATGGCAATTGGTATATATTGTTTTAATGGTATTTCTGCTAAATCATTTATTTCTATTAGTGATATAAGAATAAAAAAAAATATTAAATCAATTGTAAATGTATCAAACATTATAAATAATTTGAATCCTGTTCAATATGATTATATTGAATATAACAAAAGTTCAACCGGTTTTATTGCTCAAGAAGTTTATGACGTATATCCAAGCGCTGTAAATATAGGTATTGAACATATACCAAATATAATGGAACCAGCAACAATTAATGGAAATATTGTAACTTTTGAAAATAAATGTAATATTATTGTTAATGCAAATAATTCAATTAGAATATGTCATGATAGTAATTATAATAATGGTTTTGAATATATTATAACTAAAGTAATTGATAAAAATACTTTTGTTATAAATAAAAATGATTTTAAATCAAATGATATATATTTATATGGCATGTTAGTTGGTGATTTTATGAGTGTTGATTATAACCAAGTAATAGCATTAAATACATCAGCTATACAAGATTTATATAATATTATAAAACTTCAGCAACGACAAATAGATAAACTTACTAATATTTTAATATCATCAAATATAATTTCACCATTCTAAATTAAAATCTTTATAAATATATAAAATTAAATACTGCTATACTATCGAATTTAAATGAAAATTATCGCAAAAAATTGGTAAGATTTTATTAAGACAGTTCAGTATAAATTAACAATAATAGCGTTTTACGCTGGATTTTACCAAAAAAATTATATAGATATTATTTTGAAATCACAACATATTGTACTATTTTAATAAATAGTGCGTATTTCCTCGTAAAAGAGCTTCTATAATTAAAGATAATTTATATTAAATTATTAATAAATGAATATATATATTAAATGTATATTAAAAAAAATAATAGGAATTGATGAGATTTCAGACAAAATATTTAATATTTATATAATCAATAAATATTTTAGTAAGAATTTATCAAATACTAGTATAAAAATTTTTAAAAATCATTATATTAATCATATCAAGTATACTAATATAATTATAAATACAATTAAACCCAATTATTTTAATATTTATTATATTAAGCAATTATTAATAAATGAAGATTTAACTTTAAAAATTATTGATAAAATACCAATATTAATTAAAAATTTACCATATAAATACAAAAATAATAAAGAATTATTATTATCATTATGTAAAAAAGAAAATACTTTAATTAAATATGCATCGTATGAATTAAAATCAGATTATGATTTTATAAATAAAATGATTAGTATTTATCCAGCATCAATATATTATGCATCTGCTAACTTAAAAGATAATTATAGTTTAGCGTTAAAAGCTGTAAATTTAGATGGAGATACTATCGAATATTTAAGTGAAAGATTACGCAATAATAATGATATATATAATATTGCATTTAAAAACAAATTTAATTATTTTTAATCAACCTCATCAATATCGGGTTGTTTTGCTGCTGCTCCATCAGGTGGAGGTGGTGGTTGTTGAAATGGATTAGTGAATGAATGAGATGTTTCGGCACCAGCACCAGCAGGTGGAACAGCACCATAAAGTTTAGTAATAAGTGGGCGAATTTTATCTTCATATTCTTTTTGTTTATTTTTGTAATCATCGAGTGTTAATTTATTATTTGAATTATCTTCAAACCATTTTAGACCTTCATTAACGATTGGTTCAATTTCTGCTTTAATTTCATCAAAGTTTTCAGGTGCTCCTTCTTGTTTAGTTGCGATACTATTTTTAGTATTGTATAAATAATTCTCAAGTTCATTTTTAGCCTCGATTAATAGTTTTTGTTGCTCATCTTCTTCCTTAAATTTCTCAGCGGCTTTAACCATTTCTTCGATTTGTTCCTTAGAAAGTCGACCCTTATCATTAGTAATTTTGATATTATTAGTTTTTCCAGTACTCTCTTCTTTCGCTGAAACTTCAAGAATACCATTAACATCAATTGACAAATCGATAACAATTTTAGGTTGTCCTCTCGGCATAGGTGGAATACCACTTAAATTAAATGAACCTAGTAGGTTATTATCTTTGACGAATGATCGTTCACCTTCATAAATCTTAATATCAACGCCGGGCTGATTATCAGAATAAGTTGAAAATGTTTGTGATTTTTTAGTTGGAATTGTTGTATTTCTTTCGATAATTTTAGTCATAACTCCTCCACTAGTTTCAATACCTAGTGAAAGCGGTGCAACATCTAGTAGAAGTAGATCATTAGTTCTTGAGCTACCTTGCCCAGTTAGAATAGCACACTGGATAGCTGCACCGATTGCAACCGCCTCATCGGGATTTAGAGACTTATTTAATTGTTTTCCATTAAAATAATTGCTTAATAGTTCTTGAATTTTAGGAATACGAGTAGTTCCACCAACTAGAACAATTTCATCAACATCACTTTTTGAAATCTTTGCATCTTGTAGAACACGCGAGATTGGCTCCATCGATTTATTGAAAAAACTTTCAGCCAATTGCTCGAATTTAGCACGGCTAATTGTTGTTGAATAATCGACGCCATCAAATAGCGAATCAATTTCAATAGGAACTGATGTAGTTGTTGATAAATTCTTTTTGGCTTTTTCAGCTGCAATATTAAGTCGCTTAAGTGCTTTTGGATTTTCCTTAATATCTTTATTATGTTTCTTCTTAATATCAGCACACAGATAATCGACAATAATATTATCAATATCGGAACCGCCTAAATGAGTATCGCCTGCCGTAGCTTTAACTTCGAAAATACCACCATCAATACTTAAAATAGATAAATCGTGAGTGCCACCACCTTCATCGAAAATAAGAATAGTTTTTTCTTTATTTCCTTCGGCAATCTTATCAAGTCCATAAGCAATTGCAGCTGCTGTTGGTTCATTAATAATTCGCAGACATTCCATGCCACTAATAGTGCAGGCATCTTTAGTGGCTTGGCGCTGACTATCATTAAAATAAGCAGGAACTGTAACTACTGCTTTTTTTACTGGATGACCAAGATAAGCCTCTGCTGTTTCTTTAAGTCTTGCAAGAACCATAGCTGAGATTTCTTCCGGATACATCTTTTTCTTTTCATTTTTATAATCAACATTAATTACAGGTTTATTATTTTCATCAGCGGTAATATCAAATGCCCATAGTTTCTTATCTGATTGAACATATGGATCATCATATTTACGACCAATAAGGCGTTTAATGTCATGTAGTGTTGTTTTAGGATACATAGTTGATACATTTTTAGAAGCATCGCCCACTAATTTTTCATCATCTGTAAATGTTACATATGATGGAATAATACGTGAGCCAGTCTGATGATCCGGTAGAACTTCAACTCTATCACCGATCCATACAGCAACACAGCTAGTAGTTGTTCCTAAATCAATACCGATGCCTACAGTATCTTCTTTTGATGACATTATCGTGGTTTATTTTATAATAAATATTATTCTTTAATCTTTAAATCTTTTTTATTTTATTAATAAAAAAACCAAAAAAATAATTATAACAGACCATGAGTTCTAGCAATTTCTTCACTTATTGAACACTTTTCCCAGAAATCGCCATAATAAGTTTGATTTAATGGATATATATCATATTTCATAACCCATACTCTTTTTTTAGTTTTTAAATCTTCAATCAAACAAGCAGTATTAATAATAGTTACAATTCTTACTGTTGAATATTGACTAATATCTTTTTCATAAAAGTTATATTTCAACATAAAAATTGTATCACTAACAGACATTTATAATTCTATTTTATTATATTTATAATCATTTTTTTATATATTTGTATCAATTTATATATTTATTTATAAAAAATGAATTGTTTATTTTCAAGATTTAATTATCCATTTAAATACGGATCGCGACTGAAATATGTCGTTGAAGGTGTCAAATACCATTCGCAAACATACTGGTATCTTTGTTGAGAATTCGAAGGGTAAGCTTTATGAACTGTCGGAGTATAACATATTCGTGAAGTATATGTGCCACAACCTGAGAAATAACAAAACAAAGATACCAGGATCTGGAAATACGATGAAATATATCGCCAGTTGCTGGAAACTTCGCAAATCGAATGACTTGATTATGATTAGCGAGGATTTGGAATATGACAATTATATGAATATGGAAATGATTGTCTCACACACGCTCGGCATCAAAGGCTAAACATCCAACGCATATAAATGGCAAAAACTTTTTGTCATTCACATAAATAATATTTGTATATGGAATATAATTATGTTTCATATTTCATTATGGTTGTTTTTTTTATTTATAATATTACATTATTTTAAATTAACGAGATATAATCCATTATTTTTGTTATTAATTGGATATTTCATAACATATTTTGAATTTATATATTTAATAATTAATAAAATAATTACTAAAATAGAATATTTAATAAATGTTTGAAATATTTTCATATTGGATATTTGTATGGTTTATATTATTTTATTTCAATATAACAAAATACAATCCATTATTTATATTAATTATTGGATATTTATTTACATTTTTAGAATTTGTTTATTTAATTTCAAATAAAATTAATTTATATAATGGTTTTAAATTTTTCATAATAAATGTAATAATTAAATTAATACCAATTATAATTATTATAAATATGAAAAAGACAATAATTAAATTTGTGGATATTATAATTAGTTTTTATTTATTTTTAATTTATATAATTGTAATGTTAATATTTCATAAGAATCCTTATGAATATTACAAGAATATGATTAATACATATTTGAAAGATAATAATAATTATAAATCTAGTTTTAGCAAATTGTATGATTATTTATATAATTCATTTATTAAATTTATAATATATAGATAATGAATATTGACGCTAGTATATTCGCAAATATGAGTGATGAAGATTTTTTATCAAATAAACTTACTCATATTTATTTTAATGGTAAAATTACTAATGAACGCGTAAATACTTTAATTGAAGATATTAAAAATGCAAATAAAACAATAACAAATGATAACGGGGCAATATTAAAACCTAAACCTATTTTAATTCATATTTCATCACCAGGTGGTAATGTATTGGCTGGGATGCGTTTATTAAGCGTATTTGCTATGAGTTTAGTTCCTATAGCAACTATGATAGATAATTATAGTTGTTCTGCTGCTACGTTTTTATCAATAGCAAGTCATTATAGAGTAATGACTAAATATAGTATTTGTTTAATTCATGAATATTCGTTTAATGGATATTATGTTAATTTTAAAAGAACACAAATGAATAATAGCATGGAAATTACAGATTCATATTTTTCAAAAATAATAGAAATGTATTTACAACAAACTAAATTTAAAGAATCAGAATTAATGGAATTATTACAGCATGATTTATTATTAGATTCAACATACTGTTTAGAAAAAGGTATAGTAGACAGAGTATTAAATATTAATAAAGTTGTTGACAAATCAAAAAAATATAATATTTATGATATAATAAAAAATTCAAATGTAAATAATATTAATATTTCTTCTAATAATAAAACAGTACAACATATTGATAAAATATTATTTGAGGAGGATATTATGCCCGTTATCATATATCCAAATAGAGAAGATCAATATGAAAATGATAAAAAAGCACTAGTAAAAACTATATATGAGAGAATAAATATAATTCCAAGACTTCAAAGATTAAAAGTTCCAACATTTGCAATAATCGAAGGTCCTATAAGTATTGACGACTTATTGCCTATGTTATATTGTGATTATATATATATGTTTGATCATGCATATATAGTAGCTAATATATTATATTACAATAATAAATCTGGAATATTAATGAGTGATAATATAAAAAATACAGAATTAATATATAATATTGTTAAGAATATATTAAGCGAAAAAACAAAACTACCTGAAAAAATGATTGATAATATTAAGAATAAATTTACAATAATAAAACCAACCGACGCTAAAAAATATGGATTATGTAATGAAATAATTACTTATCGTCATCGATCATAGAAATATCGCTCATATCGCTCAAATCGCTTAAATCACTCATAACACTAATAGTATCTTCATCATCATACCAATATTCATTAGTTGTATTTTTATTTTTCTTAATAGTTTCTAAAATATGTTTATGAATGTTTAATAAATCAATATTATATTTATTATAAATATTGTCAGTAAATGATAATAATAGCATTTTATTATAATATTCATCACTATTTTTCTTATAAGTTGTTATTTTATTTGAAAAATAATTGGGAAATATTAAATATCCACATAAATATACATTAAATATACAATTATTATATATAGATAGTAAGGCGTAATAGAATGACCTATTCATAATATATTTAAATAATATTATTTATTTATATAAAAAAATGATGTTAATATTATATTTCAAACGATATTAAAAAAATGGAGATTATCGAAATCAAAACTTTTATTAAGAATAATTCAAAAATACTTACTAGTTCTGTGAAATATACAGATGATGGATATAGTATTTATGAATATACTATTAATGCATTAGGTGTAAATTATACCATTCAATTTATTGAAAATGATGAGAATGAAATTACAGCTATGAAATATAATTCTATGGAAATTAATGGAACAAATAATATTCAATTAGAATTATATGAATTAATGAATTATAAAAATATTGAATATATTGATTGTTATATTATTAAAAAAAGTCATAATAAATCATTTGAAATTCTGGATATTTATGATGATTGCTATAATAATAATGAAGATATGTTAGTATGTAATCGAACATTCATAAAAGATAATAAAAAAATTCATATGAAAATCGTATATCAACACGATGATTATACATTATATTATAATATGGAAGTAATATGTGGATTTGATAATATTATTAAAAAAATAGATGAAATTTTATAATAATAATAAATTTAAGTCAGATTTTTGTATTTCATTTTTATGTTTATTTAAAATTGTAGTAATATAATTATAAGCTTCATTTATTTGTTCGAATGAAATACCTCCAGTAATTAAAACACTACCACTTTCAAATATAGCGATTGTTATTTTTTTACAGTTATTTTCTCCATTACCTGTACCCTTGCCGAAGCAGTGTTTCTTACATACGCAAATACCATCCAATATTTCTTTATTTGAATTCCAGAAATATTCTAATTTAACACCATGATATCTGCCAGGTTCGAATGAACATTTATTATTATATTCTTCACTAATTAGAATTTTATGTAAAATTTTTCTACGAATTAAGAATTTAGTTACACACGTATCATCTAAATATGATTTAAAATCGGTATTTATCATTCTAATAACAAATTTATTAAAACTAATATTAGTAATATCATTATTGACAATAATATTATTATTAATTTCATAAATTCTTTTAATTTCAAGAATAATTAAATCTATAATTGATTTAACTATTTCCTGTTCTTTAATACCTGTAATTTGAATATTACCATTCTTAAAAATTTTTAAATTTGGATAATATGCATCATTAATTTTGAAAATCGTCGTTACTTGATTATCAAATAAATTTTTTTTAATACTATTTTTCTTAGTTGTGCGTTTCTTTTTAGGATAAATACCTCTAAAATTCTGTCTGTCTGTTATTTTAGGATAATAAATCCATATAAATTTATCATCGATATTAAAATTTTCATATAATAAATCTAGATTTAAATATAAACCTAAATCTGCATTACATGTAATTGTGCTTACTTTGTAATTAGTAAAATAAATATTATCTTGCATATCAATATATAAACAATTTATAATGTTTAAATCATTTTTTTATAAAAAAATGACAAACTCATTATATATAATAATTAAGAATGAATATTGTTGAAAATTCTAATGATATTATTGATAGAATTCTTAAGACTGCATTTCCAGAACTTAATTATAGCGTTCATAATAATGCATTATCGACTTTACCAAATTTTAATACAGTCTATCATAATTTTAAAGTAATTGAATATAAATCTAAACAGATTGTAATCGAAGTTAAAAAATTTAATGGATTTAATGATACAGATGTATTTATGTGTTGGATAACTGATTTGAATGGAATGAATAAAATGGCTTATGGAACTACTGAATCGATTAGATTAATATTTGAGACATTAACATCATAAATTATATTTTCTTTTTTTTATTTTCTGACATTTTAGCTAAATAAGATGTATTTAAAACTTCTGAACTACTATTTATAGAAATCATAGGAGGTATATTTAATACATAAGTTTTATCAGTCTTAATATGAGCTTCTCTAAATTCTTCGATTGTTAAATTACCACCAAACATTTTTAATAAATATCTAGATGGCGCAGGACGAATAGTATAATTAAATCCATATCTATTACCTAACATTTGTATCCAACTATTAATTTCCCAGACTTTATCACTACTTCCATGTATGGAGAAATTATATGCATTTGCACACTGCAAGGAACAGAATGACCCATATACAAAGTAACTATCGTTTAATGTATCATAATTATATGGCATACTATAAGTAGTATTAGTAATACTATGACAACACCAAAAACAATATGAATTATTATTATTATTTGTATAACTAGTTTGATATTCTTTCGTGTTATCGAATGAAATATTTTCTGCATCATTCATAAAATATGAATTAGACTCATAAGGAGTAGGTTCGCTAATTTTAACATCTAAATTATCATTATTTATAATACTATTTATTTTTGCCTGTGATATTGGTAATTGTAATATAATATCATCTTCGCCTGAATTATTTTTAATCATAGAATCTATAATATTTTTTTTAACCACTTTTTTAACCGTCGTATTATCTGTTATAGTTTTTTTTCGAGGCATATTAATTATAATTACGTTTTATTCTTAAATAAAATAATTCTTTGCAAAATCTAATAATCCCACGATATCATTTTTAATTTTAGTATCAATAGTTTGTATTGGTTTTGTAGTTTTAGTAGTGTCTGTTGTAGCAGCATTATTAGTACATGTTGAAGTCATTTCTTTTATTTCTAATTGTAAATCTTTAATTACGCTGATTAAATAATAAATAAATATAATAACAATAATTGATATTATAAATAATATAAAATCCATTTTATAATTATAAACATTATTATTTATTTAAACTTGTCCAATAATATTTATAGCTGAGTTGTTTATTTGTATAATATAATGTTGTAATACATATACTGATAATCTATATTTGGTTTTATCAACATTATACGAATCAGTCGGAAATCGTTTTTTATAATAATTTATTGAATTATATGATCCAATAGTCATATTAATAGAAGTATTAATTTGTGATCCATTACATGAACCAGATGCAAAATATTTTTCAGGCATAATATCAAAAGTATAGCAATAAATACCTTGACGTGGAATGCAACTATGATATTGATATGGAATCATATTATTATAGAAATTTGCATTTACCATTATTTGTCTTTCAGGATTTGCTATATTATTCCATTTTATAGCAGCCGATATCATTATATTATTTTCATTACTTCTAGGTATACTATTAGTATAATTAAAATAATCATTAAAATTATTAATACAGTCTAAACGTTGTAAAGTCCATATTATTTCTTTTATTGGTAAATTTATATATCCAATATCATATTGAATACTTGACGATGAATTAGTATAAGTATCGGAATAATCAACTTTTTGATAAATATATTCCATGCTAGTTTGAGATTGTATAATTTGTCTTTCATTAGTATCAATACATGCATAAGTTCCATAAATATATACATTAGGTGCAAAATCATTTACTGATAATAAAAAATCAGTAATAGAAATATTTGTATTATGTAATTGATTATAATATGTTGAATTAACGTTCATATTTAAAATAGGTGTGTATATAGTATATAATTCTTCTAATGGTCTTAATGTTATTCTTATAGTTATTGGAGATACTGATTTAAGAATATTTAATAAGGGTAATGCGAGAGAAGTATCTCTGGTAAAGAAAAAAGCTAAAGGTATTATAACTTGTCTTGATTTTATAGATGGTGTATTTGTTTCTTTATTACCTACTGGATAATCACTTTCACTAATAATATTATTTTTAATTCTTCGAATATTTTCATTTGTTCGTGGATTTGTCATTTCTGGAATATTTCCAGTTATATTATTATAACTATCTTTAACCGCTGTTGTTAATTCTAACCAAATTATAAGCCATTCGCCATTAATTTTTTCAATAATTCTAGTTCCATTAAAACATAATTGAGCTTCTTTTATAAGTAATGTTCCAAAATGTTCAACCCATTTAAATTTATAATTACTAGACGAATATATATTTGGAAATGTATATACAAAATTTAAATCTGTTAAATAATCTACAGTTGTATCTTGTTGAATATTAAATATAATAGTATTATCATTTACTGTTGGTTTTAATAAATTTATAGGAGATACAGAGGTTTGATAATTATGTATAATATTTTCTATTGCAAAATTTACATGTTTTCTTAAAACATATCTATAAAAACTAATATCTGGATTTTGTGTCAAATATACATCTAAAGCACTTGATGCGATTGCTAACTGTACTAAACCACCACCCATTTATAAATAGATAATATTTTTAGTTTTTATATAGGATGTACTATACGTTCATCAGTTGTAATATCAATTTTATCACCTTTTGTATAAGTATCATAAACATCACTTGGCATTTCAGTTAATTGGGCAGTATATTTATTAAAACCAGCTTTATATAAACTATTAATTTCCATTTGATTTAATGCATAATTAAAATATGTTAAATCTGCCATTTTTATTGCATCTTGTCTACCGCCAACGCCTGTATCATTTGGTTCTGCTTTAATTATAGAATCGCTAGAATTATTTAAACGATAATCATTAATTCTTAATTTACTACTATTAGTTCTCATTACTCTTGATTTGAAATTAGAACTATCTTTAACATTTTCAATACTGGATACATTTGCAACTCTATCTTCTATTAAAGTTGAATTAAAGTACACTCTACAATTAGCTTTATTAGAGTTAATAGCATTTTCATTTGGTGGAACTTCTTGAAAAATTATAGTAATCATATTATATAATCTCTTAGTTTTATCGACATCAATTTCTTTAATTCCAAATTTATTAATGTTTCTTTTTGCCATAGAACTTTCATCACAATTTAAAGGCATAGAAGTACTATTATAAGTTTCTGGATAATTAATATTATTATATTCAATAATAATTTCTTTAGCATCATTACGTATTTTAACTAATGGATTTTTAATTAATACTACAGGATCTAATTTAACAGCATCTGTCATTTTATTACATTCGTAATTATGAGTATGATATTGTGTTGCATCGGTTTTCAAAACTCTATCACCTTTATAAAATAAATTAATATATGCATATTGAAAATTTGATGGATTTGTTAATGATAAACTATTATACTTATTTTTTGGTATTATTGTTCTAGTAGTATTATCAATATCAAAATATAGCCAAAAATTATATGAATATTCAGCACCACCATTTTGATTAATTGATGGATTAATATCTAAATAAGTCAAATCGTTTTTATTTTGTGTTTCTTGCTCTATAATAGAACGGTCAAAATTAAATATACCATTAAATATAGAAGTTATTTTACGCGTTGAATTACTTACTTTTATACCTTTTAAAATTTCTTTATTATAAACTGAATAACTAATCAAAGCCATTACAGCAATTAAAAAAATAGATAATATTATTTGTATAAATATATTTAGCATATCTAATTTAAATGTATATTATATTTTGTATATTGGATTGCGGATACCGTATAATCCTAAACCTAATTTAGCTAAAATACCATCAATAGGTCCAGCATTATAATCATTATAAATATCTGTTTGATTTAATTCATAATTGAAACTAGTAAATTTAGATATTAAACCAGAAAATCCAGCACCAACAGCACCGTCATATCCTTCAGTATTTCCAGTATATAAAAATCCACTTGTATTTAAATCAATATTACTATATTGAGCTGTATATGTTGTTGGTTTAGTCGGTCCTACATATTCGTTCATAGTAGCATTATTATTATATGATTTCACCATGTCACCGTCAATATAAGTATATATTGTACTATTGAATGAATTAACATTACATATGATAGCAACATGCACCCATCGTTGTAATGGAACATATGGAATGATTATACCAGTTTTCATATAATTATTAATACTATTATCATCAGATTTAAACTCGGCTGTGTTTTTTAAATCTCTAAAATGAACAAATAATTTATTATCAGTTTTATCTAAAAATATATGTGGAGAACAATTACCTGGTACGAATTTATCACTAGATGGACTTACTGCAACAACATTTTTATATAAATTCTTATAAGTATTCATATCATTTATATAAATCCAAAAAGTATAACTACGCCGTGAACCATTACCTGTCGTATTAATTTTAGCTTCAAATTTACTTAATTTAGTGCAAACAACAGGTATTCTAGTTCCATCAACAACATTTCTAATTTTATTAAATAAAGCACCGCCAATATAAGTATATAAAACATAAGCAATTACGATAGCAATTACTATAACTATAAATAATCCAATAAATAATGAGTTATTATTTAAAGAACTATCATAAAAACTGCGAATATTACTAATAGCGCTCGATGTATTATCAGTAATATTACTATATACTTTACTTGTTACTGCACTAGTATTCTTATTTAAAATATCGTAAAGAGAATTATTAGTACTACTATCAGTATTCATATTTAACTATCTATTATTAATAAATAAATTTTCTATTTATTATTGAAAGATGATAATTACCACTAAAATGATTATTTGGGATATTTAATTTATATATAATTTTATTATTTTTCTTTTGTAATGATAAATAACTTAATAATTTTGTAAAATTATTGAGATTATGTGATGTATTCTTTTTTTGTTTGAAATTAAATAATAAGTAAATGCTACTAATAAAATAATCGATCGCTATTTCATTATTTTTCATCATTATTATATCAAAATAGCAAAAGTTATATATAAATTTCTTATAAAAATTATATTTATTAGCTTTTAAACCGATACGATTATTTAATTCAATAATTAAATTTTCATGAAATTTAAGAGGTATTATCCACTGATCCTTGATTATCAGTTGTTTAAATTTATTTCTATTAAAATCTACGGCATATAAGTCAGTAATATCACATACATCATCTATATTATTATAATAAGTATTGGAAACGATTTGAATACATTTTTTAATATTATAATTGGATTGTTCAATAATTTCTAAACTTTCTTTAAAAGTTATGGATGGTTTATAAGTAGTTAGAATATTATGAATTTCGACATCATTTAAATTAGGTAGTTCATAAAACATACATAATTTTTTAATTTCACCCAATTTTTTAATAATTTCATTAGAACTTATACATATAATTGGAATATGTTTATGATTAGTATTTAAAAAATGTAATAATTGTATATTCATAGTACTATCAAACGATAATAACGTTTCAAACTCATCAATAATTATAATTTTTTTTTGCGTATTATTCGTTAAATTTTGTATAAGGGATGATACAAAACCTTTATATAATAAATCTGTTAATTGTTTAGAAGAACAGCAATTATAACTATTAATATGAATAGCGAATAAATCTAATTCATTACATATATTTAAAATTGTGCGTGTTTTACCAATACCCGAATTACCAGTAATAAATATACACGATTTAATGGATAATTTAGAATTATTATAACTAGATATAATCCACTCTTTAATAAAATTCATAATAATTAAGAAATAAGAAATATTTTTATAACAATTACAAAATAATAAGATAATAGAGCGATAATAGGATACATAATATCTAATGTTAATAATGATTTGGGGCTATAGTGTTTAATATTTCCGTGTATATCAAACATAAAAGAAGGTTTAAATAAAAATAATAATAAAATAATCAATATATATAACAATATACTTATAAATAACATTCTAATCTCTATAAAATAAATATAATTTATATTATAGATGTTAAATAAAATAATAATAATAATTATAATTCTATTTTTATTTTATTATATTATAAATGCTAATATTGAAACGTTTGTTAGTAAAAATTATACAAATATAAATGAATATCCGGAAGATAGATTTAAAATAAAATCACAATTACCGTATGACATAGTATTAAAAAACAACAATAGCAAATTTTATGATTATGGTAATGATGAATTGGAGGAAAAATTTATTAAATATTTTAATATTAATAATGTTAAAATTATACAAATAATTGAAGGAATTGAATGGAGCAATAAATGGAATAAACCTATAAATAATAGTAAGTATTATAATAATTTCTTGAAATATTTTAAGAAATGTTTAGCATCATCGACATTTGATTTGCCGAATGAAAGTAATAAATTAGAAGTAATAAAAAGTTCATATGTGCGATATAAAACTAATAAAACTAATCCAGATGTTATATTATTGGATGTTGAATTATTAATATATAGAAAAAATAAACCATTAGCACGACATATTAAAATAATAACAATCACAAATAATATTTATTTTAATGTTATATTCGCTAAAGTTATTGGTGTTGTAAATCAACAATCGTTGAAAACAGATATTAAAAGTTTTGATGAAGATGATAATTATGAAATATATGAACCTACATATAAATATAAATATAATATGAATAGTTTTATATTTGATACTGATGATAAATTAGTGCATTCGGAAATAGAATATAAGCTATATAATAAATTACTTAAAGATTTATAAATATATATTATTAAAAATAGATGTTCGAATATAATATTGAAATCCCTGTTAATGAGGTTGGTGAAAAAGTTACAAAAACTATTATGGATGCTACAACCGGTGGATATAGTCCATATACTCTATATAAATTCGTAGATCATGAAGCAAATGGTAAGAAAACTAGAACATTTATTCTAACATCGCTATTTAATATTCATCCTCATGTGTTTGAGCTATTTAATGGTGCTGAACCAACATATAGATGTTATTATAAAACAATTGTTCCTATGTAAATAAAAACTTATTTTTTCTTTGAATTGAATTTAGCCCATTCAATTTTAATAGCTTCTAATTCCCGGATGATTTCATAACAATTATCTGTTAGAAATTGATAGAATACGTCACTTTCTGTTTGTGATTCTAAGGTTAATCGTAGAATCATTAATTGTTTTAAAGGATGTGGGCAAATATAACCAACATAATTGCATACAATTCCTTTATTTTTCTTATTTTCGCGAATATATTTATTATGCATAATAGATTGAATTAGATTTCCTAAAGTATCATCTTCATTTTCAACAAAGAAATTAAATGAATGAGGATTATTAGGTACTGGTTCTATTACAATAATTTTAGCATCAATATTGCTAATAAGTAATTTTAATTTATCGACGAGAATATCGATTGCTTTAGAGAATAAATATTTATATGATAATTTATTAACTGATTCAATTTCAAATTTGATAAGTACCGGATCACCATATGCATTTTTTACGAATGATCGTTGTTTATCAAGAATATTATCAGCTTTATCGGCTTCTTTTTTATCTTCAAGAAAATAGAAGTTTGCGAGAGAAACAGAAGAAAATGATGCATTTGTTTTAGCTGTACGTTTAATTGCTTTTGCGTGTAATTCTAATTTTTCATCACTTCTTAAGCGGGTAATTAGAATATGTTGTTTAGTGATGTTATCGGCTGGGAATAATTCACTTAATTCTTTTTGTGTTAAATCTTTACTTTTATATTTACCTGTGAAATCTGCAGTTGTAATATTTTTAGTAATAGTTGATGTATTATTAACATTTAATGAAAATTCATAATCATCATCAATATAATTATCAGTAATATCTTCATTAACATAAATAGGAATTAGTCCAATTCTATGTTTCATAAATTCATTATGGAGAGGACCAGTATTTTCAATAATTTCTACAGTCGGCTCATCTTCACCATAAAACCCGACGACCGGTATTTCTGTTAGAATAATTCTTCTAATACTATTAACAATAGATAAATCCAAATTTTCAATATCAAATGAATGTTTTTGTGATTTTGGGTCGTATAGATAATTATTAAACATTACTTATTTAAAATAAATAATATTAATTTTATGTCAATTTTTATTATATTAATTTATTATTATTTTAATAAATGATATTTTTCTATAGTGATAGTTGCCAACACAGTTCAATTTTATTAGAAACAATAAAAAAACATGATACTAAAAAAACAATAAAATTAGTTTGTATAGATGCTATTATTGATAAAATTAAACATAAAATTAAAGCTGTTCCATCATTAATGTTTATGCCGTCTAAGGAAATTATATATGGAAAAGCTGTATTCGATTATTTATTATTACCAAATAGAGGTTATTTATTTGCTACTAATAGTACACGTGATAAAGCTGATAACAATTCATCTATTATTTCACCTATACCATTAAATAAAAATGAAGAAAGTAATGAACCTATGGCATTTGTATTAGGATCTGTATCTGCTGATAATTTTAGCGATATAACAGATGATAATATTAATTCTATGAATTTAAATAAAGATAAATTATATAAATGGGGTGTAATTGAAAATGAGAACGTGGAATTAGCACCACCCGCAAGCACTACTGAAAAAGATTTTTCAAAGCCTCAAAAGACATTACCGTCTATTGACGAATTACAAAAACAACGTGAAAATATATTTAAGGATATTTAATTTAAATTAAACATAAGAATGCCAACTACTACGTATATATTCAATCAATATTATATTGATCTGCTAAAAAAGCTGAAGACTATTTCAAAAAAACATAAATCGAAGAGTGAAACCGCTAAAAGAATATTAAAGACTGTAAGTGATAATTACAGAACTTATGATAAAACTTCGAATGAATATGTTGAATTTTTTAATGAAAAAATATCGAATGATTATTGGACTTCATTTATTGAACTTGAAAATGAAAAAGCCGATGAATGGCTAAATGATGATAAAAATAATTCAGTAGAAATTTATAAAAATATAACACTCAAAGATATAGTTAAAGTATTGCGAAATAATTTTCTATGTCATCATTATCTGAGTGTATTGTATATATATAAAAGTGAGCTAAAAGAAGAAGACATAACAACTATACTAAATATACTTCAATCGGTTGAAAACACTACTGAAATAAATATTGAAGACGAAAATATTAAGAAAGTTCTTACACGTCTAAATACTCTAAAAGAAGAAAATATTAAATCAAATCCATCATTTGCCGGTATGGATAGTCTTAAAGATACTACAATCGGTAAGATTGCTAAGGAAATAATTGATGATGTCGATCTTACTAAGATTAAGCAATCTATATCTGAAGAGGGAGACATATTCAAGGCGATTGCTAAACCGGATAGTGGATTTGGTGAATTATTTTCGAATGTAAGTCAAAAGATGTCAAATAAAATATCGAATGGTGAATTATCACAAGAAGCCATAATGAAAGATGCTATTAAATTTGCATCAATTCTTCCTGGTCTGTTTGGAAATGGTGGCGGTGAAGGTGCGGCAGGTGGTAAGGATGGTTTTGATATGGCTGCTATGATGAATATGATGAGTATGATGAATCAGGGTGGTGGAGGTGGTGGAAAAAAACAGCGTTCGGGTGTAAATAATGAAGCACTAAGAAGCCTAATGAAAAAACAACAATTAAGACAAAAGTTTTAATTTAATTATTTTTTTCTTTTCATATTTATCATTAGAATAATGATAAATTTTATTCCGTTGACGAATATGAGTTTTAAGGATAAATTACTTGCAATAACTAATATAATTATATTTATTAGTTTGGTAATTTCATTAATAACTAAAAATGTAGCATATATGTTATTTGGAATTATATTAATAATATTTATTTATTATATTTATTTGCATAATGATAAAGTTTCAATAGAAATTAATGAAAGTTTGAATAATAGAAATTTAGGAATAGTTGATAATGATATATGCGTCATACCAACTATTGAAAATCCATTTATGAATCCATCTATAATTGATTATACTAATAATAACAATAATATAAAATCTTGTCCAATTGATAATAATATAATTAATAATAATATTAATGATTATTTTCAGCAAAATGTTTACAAAGATATAAATGATATTTATGAACGTGAATTTTCAGCGAGACAATTTTATACGATGCCTGCAACGACTATACCAAATGATAGAAAGTCTTATGAAGAATGGTTATATCATCGTGATAAAACATGTAAAGAAAATAATGGTTTCCAATGTTATAATAATATAATATAATAATAGAATAATGACAACATTTTTTGATAAACAAAATAGTATGTGCTCTGATTCTTGCTGGGGTGAAGCTAAAAATTACCAAAATAATAAAATTAATAATTATATGACATATGATACACAATTAGTAGATTGTATAGCTCCTAATGTAAGATTGCCTGAATTTATGTATGATCATGTTAATTTAAGAGGTCGTCCTGGTTATGGTTTAGCCGATTCATGTTTAATAGATAATTATAGTAGTTTAATTAATAATAAAGATGTTTTAACACGCGATCGATGTAAATTACAATTATTTCGTCGTTTATTTGATGCCGGTCCCGCTTTAAAAGGGTCAGTTGGTGATATTAATACAGAATTAGATATATTATCAGGTAGTGATTCGTCATTTGGTTATTCATCGGCGGGTAAATCGTATTCAGTTTGTAAGAAGACTATAATGGAACAGCAAATAAAACAACCAATACCCTTAATTGATTGTATGAAAGACATACAAAACCCAGATCATATAGTCCCAATATGGACTAATGGAGGAGAAGACACGAGATCATATATAAATCGATTAAATTTTAATAAAAATGTTAAATAATATATTTCATAATGATAGAATAATAATGAGTTTTAATAGAACTAAATATGATAATTGTTCTTATAAAGTAGATTTAAAATCAAGTGTTGATACTTTAGGATATATATTATCGCCGTATAGATATGAAAATAATAGTAAATGTATGCATCAATTAGGTTTTGTTGGTGGAACTGCAGTTTCGCATGTAAAAGGAAATTTAGTTGATTTGGATAGTGAATTACGAGGACAAACACGTATTATATCTAAATGTCCTTCTAATTTATATAAACCGAGTGATGATGGATTAATAACGAATGATAAAACAGAACCTATAAATAAAGAAATGATGCATTTACCGAGTTGTCAATCTATAATGTATCGTTCTGTACCTGCACCACCTCCATTAAAAATAAATAATTGTTAATAATAGAAATATGAATGATACAAGATTAAAATATGATAATGATAGTTATAAAGAAGAATTAACACGTTCAATATATCCAGGTATATATCAATTAAATTCGCCATATAATGATTGTACCGATTGTGGTGTTGTAATGCCTGACGACCCTTTTATTAGATTTCAGGCATATGGGCAAAACACTTGCACCATGAAAACAGCTGTAGATGATTCTAGCGAATTATATGGATTAAATTATAAAAATTCTAAATGCAATAAAGATGCTTATTCTCCCAATAGTTATAATTCTACTGGATGCAAAACAAAATATGACGGCAATACACGTAAATGCACTATACCGACTGAATCATGTCGCTTATCAAATCCTCCATGTACATTAAAAGAAACAGGAATCAATAGATATGATCCGTTATTATGGGATCCGCAAAATACAGCACTAGAAAGTTTTGATAGAATTGGTATTAATTATAGAATGGTTGCAAAAGATAATCATGTACCATTACTGGAAGTTCCACAAGATCAACAAGTGTTTTTCCCAGATAATAAAAATGGTGTAGTTGATAATACAAACTTGAACAAATGGCAAGAATTAAACAAAAATAATATTAATTATACTCCTGGTTATCCATATGGAGAACCGAATTATATTTTATCTTGTAAATAAATTTAATATTTATTAAAAAATGTAAATAGTTCAGGTGAAATTTCATTATTTTTTTTATTTTCAATAATATTATTGTAAATATATTTATAAATAATATTATCAATACGTTTGAAATGATTAATATTTTTAGGATATGTATTGTATTTATGACGAATATCAATATCTATTGCTGTATAATTATGACGAATTGGATGAGACTTTAGAATAATAATATACTGATATTTAAAAATATCAAATGAAATTAAATAATTATATTTATCTTTTAACAAATATTTAAAATTATTTTTGTGATTGTATACATAACAAATGCTACTATTTTTATTATAATAATTTATAGATCTAAAATCGGCTCTATGTTTAATCATACTATTTAAACTTAAAATATTACCTGCGATAGATGTATAATGATCGTTAACATTAATAGTAAAAGATGTTAAATATGATAAAGATGATATAAATGCGAATAATAAATAAAAATATTTCATTATTATTATTTATAATATTAATATCTTTAAATAAATTAAGATATGTCAAAAGACGAAGATATTATTTATATAGATGAAGAATTACCAGAAATTGATTATTTTGAAATAATTTCGATGGATGAAATTATGAAACACAATCCTTCATTTATTGCATTTTCACGTGAAGAAATTTATAATGAAATATTTAATTTTGTTAAAACAAAAACAAAGACTGAGAATTTTATAGAATTATTTTATGAAATAGTTAATAAAAAAACAAATGTTGATAATTTCATTATTGTTGCTGATGAAACCATTAGAGGTAATTTTGAAGAAAGTTCAATAGATGAATTTATAGCAGAGTTGAAAAAATACGATAAATTGCAACCGGCTCTTGCATTAAATTCTAAAAATAAATTATGGTTTCCATTACAATATGATACATCTAATTCAAAAATACGATTTAATGCAGGTCAAAAAACAACAATAGAATTATCTAAAAATAATAATTTTATAGTTTTCAAGGATGATAATACAAATATACCTATAATGGGTGTTTATTTTTATACACCAAAAGTTATAACAGACGATTATTTAACTGATAAAATAGTTAGTCATTTACATAAAACTACTGAAACATTTGATATTAAATCGAGTGATAAATATAAAGATTTTGAAGAATTAGTAAATGATTATAAAATACCATTACCGATTGATAAAATAGATATAGATAATTATAATTATGTAAATATTCATAATTTATTGCAGAAATATAATTATAATTTTGATAATATTTCATCAGCCAATTTAGATATAATAAAAAGACATTTGGAACAATTGAATAAAAATGAAAAAACAGAAAAGATTACATATAAATCTATACAAATAAAACCATTAGAATTAAAAAATCCAAGATATACATTTTTTAATGTTTTAAAAGAAATTAAAAAATTAGTTGATGCAACTATTAATTCTGTTGATAAAATCAAGAGTCAAATAGAAGCCATTAGAGACGAAAAGATTGCAACTAATATAAAATATGATTTGATGTCAGTTATTAATAGTATTAATGAAGAAAATTATGACGATGTTATAAAAAATTTAAATAATTTGAGAAAAAATATAAGTATTGATAATGCTCTAAATGCATTAGACAAATTCACTAAAAATAATAAGAAAAATATAATAATTCAATTGGATGAATTAGAAACTAAATTCGAATTGTTAAAATACGCATACGTAGATATTTATAAAATAAGATTTTCATTTGTAAGCGATGAACATGAATTTGAAATAGGTAATGATGAATCAAAATATGAGGGAGTGCCAAATAAGATTATTGGTAATTTTACTACAGAAGATACAGAAATAATGGATGATAATGATATTAATGACGATATAAATTTAATAGATGAAAATAATTTTACTAAATACTATGATAATTATTATTATAAACAAGAAACAGGATTTTTAGAATTAATAAAATTGGTATTACCATTCCTATTAAAAATGCAAATAATAAGTAAATTGCCAATAAATTATGATATGATTGTTGATAAATTATTTAATAAATATAGATTATATGACTCTAAAACAACTATAATAAAGAAATATATACCCGATATTGAAGATGCAGAATTAAATATAATAATAAAAAAATCTTGGAAATCTATTTTATTAAATATGAATGAAAATGCTAAAATAATTGAAGCAATTGCTGAATATTTTGATAATTTTATGTTAGTTATATATGATATAATTTCATTATGGATTATTAATATTCAAAAATCGGTATTTGATAATGATTTTGTTTTTAATTATAATAACTGTTCTCAAGAATGTAGTCATTTATGGGAAGATTTTGGAGCACCATTCGATATGAAAGCTAAGAATGGTGTATTCCATTATTTATTATGTGTATTTAAAGAAGTTTATGATATTGAATTTAAAGATGAAATCGGAAATATAATTCAGGACAACGAAGATTACAAGGAAATAATTATGAATACTATTAAAACTGATTATATTGATGATATAACAATAATGCAAAAAAATAAGATTAAGCCAAATAAGATAAATAAGGGTCGTGAATATTATGATACATTAAAAAGTTTTTTAGATACAAAAGATTATAAGAATGATAAATTTTTTAAAGCATATATTGACGCTCTTATATATATGCCATCAATTAAATTTGTAAAGATTCATAAATATTTGCAAGGTTGTTGTTTAGAAAAGATTGATGAAAATTTTACAGCAGATCTATATTTACGTACTGAACGAAAAGATTTAAAGAAGGCTAAAGATAAATTGACTGGTAAACGTGTATTTAATGAGCCTCGATATAAGAGATTTTTCATTTCTAAGAAACATGATAAAAAACTTATTGAAAACTTCACACCTATAGGAAATGATATTACATATCCAATTATAAATACATCATTAAACGATTGGTTAAAGGATGTAATGAAAATAGACACTATTTTTACAAAAGAATTGTTAGAATTGTGTATACAATCTGTATATAAGGTTGGTGAAAATTACAAAGATTTATATATATCATATTTTAATAATAAAGATTTAAAAAACTTATTTAATAATAATAATTTTGATAATTATAAACAAATATGTTTAACAGTTTCTAAACTATTATTTAAACATCTTAAAAATGATGCAAATGATTTTATAAGAATTATTAAAAATACATTAATTGAATTAGATAAATTAAATTCAATATTAACTGATGATAATTATAATGATATAATAATTATTCGTCGTATTGCAGTTATCCGTATAATGTCGCTCCCATCGTCAATAGAATCGGTAATGAATAAACAATTCAAACCTATTATAGAAATTGATAAAGAATTACATCAAACAATATTAAAAGATATTACAAATTCGATTGTTACTATGATAAAAAATACAAAAATGTTAGACGTCAAAGAACAAATTAATTTTATTAATGTTATTCGTGAAAAAAATAAATTTGATATTTTAGCAAAAATGAATAAGAAAACGAGAGAAGAAAAAGACACAGAAAAAGAATTGAAGAAATATGGTCTGCGATTTAAGGAAGAAGATATTACAGACGATGAAGTTAAACCTGAAGTAAATAAAGAAATTGATGAAGACGCTGAAGAGATAGATGGAGAGGCTGAATATGATATTGAAGAGGAAGACAGGGAAGGTGATGATTTATATATGAATCGATTAGAATATGGATTTTTTTATACATAAATTATTATCCATTATTGATTTAGATAAAATGAATATTTTAAATGATTTACCTTCTATGAATAATATATATGACTCTGATTATTATACTAAAACTCGACAATATGAACAATCATTAAGTGATGATTTTTATAAAAAAGCACAAATGCCATTTAATACTGGTGTAGTTCCTCATTATATTAATGGAGATGATACGAATATAAATTCAAAAGTTATAAAAAGTTTATCAGGAAATGATATTAATGTTAGTGATTTTAAACATGGTAATATGCAACCTTTTTTAAGAAAAGGCGTAACCCAGAATGTCGATAAATTTGATGGTATGTTGCAAAAAAATATGGGTTACAATAATATTAATGTAAAAAAACAAGAAGTTGATAATTTTTTTGTTCCACAACCTGATGTTTTAAATACTACATATGATAGTGAATTTTTATTATCACGTACTGAATTAAGTAAAATTCAAAATAATTATACACCTATTCAAAGTGTTCGCGTGGGTCCTGGATTAAATAAAGGATATACGAATGAAGGAACAGGAGGATTTCAACAAAATGATACACGAGATTTTATTAAACCAAAATCAAAAGAAGAATTAAGACCTTTAAGTGATCAGAGAAACTCAACATATAATTTACCCATGAAACCAAAAAATAATGTTGAACAAAGAGGTGTTGTTATGCCTCTGGATAAAAACAGACCAGATACGACTTTCACATATACTGAAGATAACTGGTTTAAAGGTCAATCAGCTCTAAAAAAGGAAACCGAACGACCATTAGAAAATATAACAGATACATCGGCAAAAGAAAATACACATATTGATTATTATGGTTCATTAAAATATCAAGATGAATATATATCTAATAATGATGATTATGGCAAAAATACTATAATTGTATATGATAATGAAAGAAATCATACACAAAAAGAAACACCAGTTGCTAATTTTTCTAGTGTAATTAAAGCTATGATTTCACCGATTACAGATGCAATAAAAATAACAGCTAAAGAATATTTCATCGACAATCCTCGGCTTAATGGTAATGCTGCACCGCAAATACCGGATAAAGCAACTACATATGACCCTGTTACGCATTCTATGAAAACAACAGTTAAAGAAACCACTATACATGAGGGAAATAACGGAACTTTAACCGGAGCAGATGAAACTTATTCAGCATTATATGATAATGCTAAAACAACAGTTAAGGAAACCACAATACATGAAGGAAATAATGGAACTTTAACAGGAGCAGATGAAACTTATTCAGCTTTATATGATACTACTAAAACAACTGTTAAGGAAACGACTATTCACGAAGGAAATGGAGGATATATGGAGGGAAAACAGTTGGGATATGTATATAAAAGTGATAAAACCAGAACAACGATGAAAGAAACATTACCAAAACAAGATACAATAAGAAATATTAATAATACAACTTATTATAGTACTTATGTATATGATCCGTCAATAGTTGCTAAAACGACATTAAAAGAAACTACATTAGGTTTAGGAGGATCTCAATATGGATTTTTAGGTGGATTATTAAATAGTTTGTTTGGAGGTTATTTAATAAAGAATGATGAGGCAAAAAATACACAACGTCAATATTCATTAACTGAAAATTATGGTATTGCTGGTAGTAAAACAGCATTTATACCCACAGATCGAGAAGCTGATTATAATGCGGAGATTGACGGAACGAGAGAAATGATAATGATAAATGCCGGATATACTCCTGGTGCTGGTGGTAAATACGTTGGGTTACCGAAAGAAGAAGTTAATATGAATGTAAATAAACGTCAAATAGATTTGGAAGAAAGCGAAAGAATAGGAACTATGGGAACTGTATATGAAGGTTTACCGATACCATTAAGTAATGAAAATATAACTAAAGATCCTATGAGAAATAATGCATATAATAATAGATTAGATAGTAGTATATTATCATCATTAATTGAAAATGAAGATATAATAAAAATAAATCCTATACGTTTAGATTGTGATCCAATCTAATATTTTTTCTTAATATTTAATGCTGGTAACTTCTTATTTTTATTTTTAGCAAATACACTAGGATCATATGGTTCTTCATCATCTTCATTTTCATATGCTAAAGTATTTGATTTTCTTTCTTTTTCTAATGCACATAAATTCCATAATTCAGGAGTACACATTTTAAAATCGGCTTCATTTGCTTTATACCATTTAACCTGATCTTCTAATCTATTACTTTGAATTTTATTATCGATTACAACACATTCATAATTATCTGTGCAATTATCCATAACTGCGCAAAAAGTGGAGAAATCATTAAATACACCAGCATAATGATTATAAATCTTTTCTCGTTCTTTAATAATATTATTTTTAAAAATGAAAACATAATCTATATTTGCTCTTAAAACGGGTGGTAAACCCATACAATATTGCATAGTAATAAGAAAGAATATCTTATAATGTCGTCCGTTCATAAAAATACTTCTAATATTTTTATCAGTAGGCCAGGTCTTATCATATAAACAATCATCTAAAATAAGAAATGCGCGATTATCTATATCAGACGAATTATATTTTTTTTCTTGTATTGCTTTTTGTTTATTAATTGATATTTGTCGTTCAAGAAATTTTTTAACAATTACTGGTTCATATTCATCATAAATAAGCATATTTGGTATAAATTTTTCAAAAAAATTATTAGCAGTTTCTGTTGGACTAATAACAACACCAACTGGCAAATCTTTATGATAACTTAATATATCTTTCATACAATATGATTTACCAGTATTTCGCTTGCCAATAAAAACAATAACAGAATCACTTTTAATAGTAGAAGGGTCAAACTTCTTTAATTCTAATTTCATATTTATATAATTAATTATTTTTTATATTTATATCATATGCGCGTATAACATCTTATTATTTTCATTTATATTAAAATAAGAGTTAAAATGGAATATTATTTAGTTTCTTTAATTATATCTGTATTAATTTTTATATTTATATATGATAATAAACCGTTAGTAGATGAATATGGAAATTTAACAGGAGAAAAAACATCAATAACATCAACGAATAATATTATACTATTTTTGATAGTTTATATAGTATCAACTATATTAAGTTTTTATATATTTACAGCATCGTCATCGTTATCATCGTTTTATCCATCATTTTTATCAAATATATTAACAATACCAGAAGCCGTTACAAATTATGAGAATTATGAAAATATAGATGAAATAGATCCTAAAATATTAAGTAAAATAACGGATAATATTGATATTGGTTTTGGTCCAATTGAAAATGAAAATGAATAAATATTATAGGAAATGTTAAAAAAAATGAATTATCATTATAACTAAATGTTTACGATGGACATTCAAACTCTCATTAACGTTTTGAGTGAAATTTATGACAATAAAGAAAATTACGATATTATGAAATTCCATGCTGCTGTGAATCAGCATAGAATAATCATTCGTTCGTATATCAATATTGATTTATATTGTGAATTTCAACTCGAGATGGAGGCATTAGGATATGAAGGAATGTTCAGTACGAATGGGGAATACAACGTAACAGTATTAAATAATTGTATTGTTATGTTGAAAAGGGTTATCGATGCGTTGATGGAAATTGAAGCGTCTTCGTGAGTTTTTCATAAAAAGATATAAGGATAATTGTTTTTGTCCTTAAATAATTTTGTTAACAATATCGTAATAAATAACATCATATAATTTATTAATATTTTTGTCATCATAGCGTTCGTTATAAAAATCCCTTTTAACTATTTCAAAAACATTTATATTTTTTTTCATTAATATATCATTAATAATTATTACAAATAATATATATATGATATATAAATATATAGTAATATATACGTCAATATAATTGATATGAATATCATTTCTTAATGATATTAATGGAATAACCTTTAATATAATTAATAATATCGAATATTTAATTAAATTATCTTTTGATAATCCTTTTTTCAATAAATACATATATGCAATTATATTTTGTATTAGTGTTATTGATAATGCGAAAAATGGATTAGCAAATGTTATAATACCGAATGAATATAATAAATACCATATATAAATAATAAGATTAAATGCTATATCATTTATAATAATGATAGTAATTGCTGATAATGTATAATCATTACTATTAAATAATTCATTATTTTTAAAGAGTATGGATAAATTCATAATTCTTATTTATATATATATAGCATAATTATAATGAATTATTCTTCTATTAATAGTGATAGTTTTGATAATGGCGATACATCATCTTATACCTTAATTTGCGATGATACAACTGATAAATCAAATATAAATGATTTGAATGCTAATTTATTATTACAGGATTATAAGAAATTGAATGAAACATTTAATAATAATAAAAATAAATTAAAAGAACTTGAAAAACGCAAAGACGACAGTCATTCATATAAATGTAGCATTTATTTAAAACATCAGGACGCTATGCTTAATTTGCATAAAGATACTGAATTAAATGAAGATGGTATTTTATTAAATGATACAATAATTAATTACATAGAATTAATTAAAGCATATTATGATAAATGGATTAGCGAATATTATAATCCGTTAAAAAATAAATTAACATCAGATATTAATGATAATGAACTTAAATTGATTGCTTATCGAAAATTATTTATAAAAACTACAAATGAAATTATTAATAATGAAAAAATAAGTAAAAATATGTGTCCTATTTGTTTTGAAAATGAAATTAATATGTGTGCTATTCCATGTGGTCATACTTGTTGTAATGAATGTGTATTACAAGCCCATAATTTTAATAATAATCGTAAGAAATGTTTGAATTGTAGAAATAATATTAAAGAATATATTAAAATTTATTTCTCATTATAAAAAAATGATAATGTGTTAATTATATATATTTATGTCTTCGAATAAACAGATTCTAAAAAATAATATTATTTCTATTTGCAATAATTATAATTCTTATGACTTAATTTCATTATATCGCAATCTTATCAAATATAATAATCGTTTGCGAATTTATATATTAGATGATGAGGTCTATAATTCATATATGCATGAATTGTATAATGTTATTGATGAATATGCGTATAATAATGAGAATAATCATGAAGAAATAAAAAAAGAATTTATTGCTGTTGTTAATAAAATTATTGATTATTTATAGCTTTTTTTTCTCCCACATATTCTAATAATGTGCCATAAGCATTCATAGTAATTAGAGATGGATCAACGGTAATAGCTTCAAATCTAATATTTGAAATCTTATATTTTTTTCCACTAGTATCAGAATCTAATTTAGCTTTCATACTTTCTAAACATTTTTGACGAGCTATATCAAAAATAGTATTATCAAATCCTGTTGCGCCAAATGCATTAAATACGTCAGTTACAGCAGCGCGAAGCATATTAATAGCAGCTGATTCGCATATATGAATAATACCTACTTCAGTATAATTAGGATCTCTGCATTCTTGTGTAGAAAATCGCGAATCAACGAATATATATGTATTATCAGCTTTACCTCCTTTTTTTGGTCTACCTGGTCCTCTTTTATGCATTATACTATATAATTATTTTATAAAAAAAATGAAATTCTAAATTTAAATAATAATTAAAAATGTGTATAAAACAAGAATTGGCTTATTACATAAATAAAATAGTATGTGAATATGAAAAAAATAATGACGTTTGGAGATTTTATAAAAAAATGTCGAAATTGAATATATTAATATCCAAAAATACAAATAGAAAATTATATGATGATTATAGATATGATTTAATTATTATTTATAATAATATCATTATAAATGGTGAAGATGACTATACAATTATTGGAGATTGTCTAAAAAGTATAGATAGAATAATGATAAGATTATTAAGATTTGAATAAATATGTTATTTTTTATTCATTTTTATAAAAAATATGATAATAATCATTTTTATTATAATTATTCGATATGACAACTATCAGCTGTTTCTATATTAAATATAATCGCGAGCCGATTAATTTTACATTCATCAGTTTCAAAAAGTATATTAAAGTAATTGTGAATCATCGTTCAATTATTTTAGAAAAAGCGCGTTTCGCAGGCAATAAAGAAATGGTGCAATTTTACACTCTTTCTCTCATTTGCAGTAAAAATACTTCTAAAATTTACACATCATCATCTTTTACAAATAATAAAGGTAAATATATTTATGGCGTTAAGTCGATTAAATATATTAGGGACCTTAAATTTGCAAATGATTATGAATTTTTCGAATTAACTAAAAGTTCAACCAAAAATCCCTTAAATATGATTCAACCAAAGAGGGAGAGTGGAGAAAAGAAAATTAGAAAATTGGAAAAATATATTTGCCAATATTTATATGCATATGTTCCGTTACCTGTGTATATAATGATTAGCGAATATTATACACGTGAAACAACTGAAGAATTTAAAATTTGTGATAAATATAAAAAATACAATCTTAAAATCACTTTGTTATTGTGTGTGAATAGGTGTATGGGATATGACGTTTATTCGCATATGAGAGGAATTCTCAATTAAAATAAAAATGTATTAATTTTATAAATTTTATTAAAAAAATGAATTGTTTGTTTTTAGAATACTTTCATATTGATTAGAGATCGATATCAGCAGTTATGACGACTATCAGCTGTTTCTACATTCATTACAACCGCGAGCCGATTAATTTTACATTCATCCGGTTCCAGAAATACATCAAAATTGTATTGAATGACAAAGCTATCATATTGGAGTTGTCGCGATTTGCTGCTAATAAGTCTCTGTTTCAGATCTACATTCTTTCGCTGCTTTTGACCGATGATACGAGTTCGATTAGCGTTTATCACGAAAAAACGGAATCTAACAAGTGTATCTATGGTGTTAGCACTATGCGATATTGGAAGTTTCTGCAACTCGTGAATGATTACCGATTCATAGAGTTGGAGAAACAGTCGACAAGAAATCCCTTAAATATGTTGGAGCCGAAGAGGGAGACGAGTGAGAAGAAGATTCGGAAGTTTGATAGGCATGCATCTCGATATTTCAGCAAATATATCAAGTCGCCGATAGACATGATGTCTGAGTATTGCACGATGGAAACATCTGATGATGCTGAATTGTGCGAACGATACAATTCTTATTCGCTCAAAACTACGTTGTTGTTGTGTGTGAATCGGCGGATGGGATATGACATCTACTCGCAGATGAGGAAAATTCTTAATTAAAAGTTGGGTTGGAAATATAAATGGCAAAAAGAAATTTTTGTCATTTAAATATAAATTGTAATATGTTATAAATGGTGCAAATAAGTTGTTTTTATGTTCATTATAATATTGCACCCATATTTTTTGTATTTATTAAATATAACAATTATTTCAAAGTTATTTTGAATAATATAGATATTATTTTAGAAAATAAGCAATTAGTTAATAATAAAGAACTATTCCAAATATACATACTTTCATTACTATGTACAGAAGATGCATCTATTATTTCATATGTAACTGAAAATAATAAAAATGTGTATGGTGTTAGTACTATGCGATATTGGAAGAGTTTATATTTTTCATCAAATTACAAATTTATTGAATTAAATAAACGTTATAAAAATCATTTTATCGAACCTAAGCGCTGTAGCAGTAAAAATGAATATATTAAATTTAATAAATATTTAGAAAATTATATGAATGTTATCAAACATCCATATAATTTAATTATTGATTTTATAAATCATAATACAAAAGTAGAATTTAATATTATTAATAAATATAAGAAACATAATAATATAATAATGTTATTGATGTGTGTTAAACGTAAATTTGGTAATGATATTTACGATAAAATAAAAAATGATATTAATTTGATTTAAGGAAATTAGATAAAAATGGCACGCGAAGTAAGTTCGTTATAATCACAATCCCATTATTTTTACTTTTTTCAAATAATGGAACTTATACACAACGATATTGGGATTATATGTATTTTTTCAGATTTCAGGGCTTTTATGAAAATTAAGGGAATACCAATAGAACCTAAAAGATAATCTGGAAAAAAGAAAATTCAATACATTTAATATATAAATATGCATATTGAGGAAGATATAGCCGATTATTATGAAAATAAAAAAATGACTTTTTTGATATTTTCGATTGATAGTTATGTTTTCCAGAATATACTACAATTATTATAATATGGATAATATCAAAATTTCATTTATTAAATATAATAATTGTAGTTGCATATTATTTGATGATTTATCTATTTATATTTCAAATAAAAAAATTGTACATTATAAAGAATTATTTCAATTATTTATTTTGTTAGAATTAACAGTAGAAAATACACCAAATATATTAGATTACAGGATTAGTGAAAATAACATAAATTCTATGAATTGCGGATATTTAGATTTTACACAATTTAGGAGTAATATAGAACTAAAAGAAACTAATAATATTAATAAATTTTTATCAAGATTTAATGAACATATGGCTGATTTAGTATTTAGTCCAATTGAAATGATTCAAATTTATTGCAATACGGACGAAGAAACAGCAATTATTGAAAAATATAAATATTATAATAAAAAAATAATGTTGTTAATGTGTGTTAATCGTCGTTTAGGTAATGATATATATGATAAGATGAAAATGATTTGTTAAAAAGTGATTTTTTTGATATTTATAAAATAATATTTACGATAAATCTCGTGTAAAATATATTTTTATTAAATATGAAAAGTATTATATTATCTAATAAATCGGTGGTTAATAATAAACAATTATTTCAAATATATATTATGTACGAATGATACATCTACAGTAGATATTATGACTATTAAAATTGCAACTATTTGTAAATATTTATGGAATCTTTACAGAAAAATATCGGGGTTATAATTATTTTACTAATTATTCAAGTTTTGTGGAATTAGATGAAAATATCTATTGAACCAAAACGCGAAAGTGGCAATAAGAAAATTTGAAAAACTATTTTATAAATCTTTAACTACTAATGATACACCTATCGAATATTATAATGTTAAAACTTCTGCAGAATATACAATTATTGATAAATAATGTTGTTAATGTGTGTTAATCGTCGGTTAGGTAATGATATATATAAATACTTAAAGAAAACTTGTGAATATCCTTAAATAAAAAAATGATTATGTGTTATGTGAATGATAATTATAAGCGATGTTTAGCGAACAAAAGTTTATTAGTGATTTTATGAATTATACAAATATGGATTTAGATTATGATATAGTTAAAATGCATATAGATAATTATATTAATGATAAATATTTATCATATAGTGATGCAGATTTAATGGAAATTGCTTTATTATATAATACTTTCACAGACGATTTTAAAGAAATAGTGATATTATTGACAAACGAACCATGTTCTCCTGATGATTTTAGAATTAGAGCAGAAATTGCTTTAAAATTATTATCATATAAATTAATGACTGAATATTTAACACATGAAGTAAGCGATGCCGATACCGATTTAGAAGAAAGTGATAATTAATTTGTATTAAAATTAAACAAAACTTAATAAAAATGATTGAATAATTTTAAGTTTTTTTCACCCTGTCTAACTACGAAGCATATCGATTATTTAGACAGGCACAAGCGATGTTTAGCGAGCAACAGTTTATCAGCGACTTTATCGATGCGAATTTTGCCTCAAACCAAGATTTTGATCTGGATTATGAGGATGTTAGGGAGCAGATTGCGATGTATGTTCAAGAGAGAATTTACACATACACATCCGAAGACCTCAAGGAAATCGCGATTGTATACGACACATACACGGAGGAGTTCAAAGAAATCATCAAGTTTTTCAGGAATGTGGAATGTTCTCCTGACGATTTCCAGATCAGGGCGGAGGTGGCGTTGGAACAGTTGCAGATCAAAATATTGACGGAGTATATGCAACACGAATGTAGCGATGCTGGGACGGAATATGGCGATGACGAGGATTATGGAGGTGAGGATGATGAGATTGATGAGGTGTTTCTGGATTTCTAATTAAAAAAACAAAAAAAATGGCAAAAATGTTAAAGTTTTTGTCATTCTTAAAAATAGATGAAGATTTTTTTAATTTTACCAATACATCTTTTTGAATTTAATGAATATTTGAAATCGATGGATAAAATATATATAATTGAAGATCCTTTTTATTTTATTAACAATCAACACAAACAAAAATTAATATTACATCGTTCATCTATGAAATATTATTATAATAAAATTAGTAAAATTTATAAGAATGTTTCATATATCGAATATGATAAAATAAATTATGATTTTTTATTAAATAATGATGTTTTTATGTTTGATCCAATCGATAAACCGATAATTAAAAAATTAGAAAAATATAAAATAAATATAATCGAAACTCCCGCATTTATTGAAACAAAAAAAGAGTTAGATGATTATAGAAATAAATATACTAATAAAAAGAACTATTATCACGATAGAAGTTTTTATAAATGGATGAGATATAAATTAAAATTGTTAATCGATAGTAGTGGAAAACCTATTGGTGGTAAATGGAGTTATGACTCGGAAAATAGAAATCCATTCGATAAAAATTATAAAGAGGATAAAATAACAACTTATTCTAATATTTATATAACAGAGGCTGTAGAATATGTAAATAAACATTTTAAATATAATTTCGGAAATACTGATAATTTTTATTATCCTATAACACACGAAGAAACACGCGAACATTTGAGAAAATTCATTAAAATTAAATTAAACACATTTGGAAAATATCAGGATGCAATTTCTAAAAAAGTTGTTTTTGGCTCTCATTCTGTATTATCACCTATGTTGAATATAGGTTTAATAACGCCTCAAATAATAATTAATGAAGTCATGAATTTTTATGATGATAAAAACTTAATAAATATTGAAGCTTTTATAAGACAATTAATTGGTTGGAGAAGTTATACGAGATTTATGTATATATATCATGGCGATGAAATGATGAAAATGAATAAATTTAATCATAAAAATAAAGTCCCTAAATCTTGGTATAATCCTACAAAAAATGATGGTATAATAAATGATATGATATTAAAAGTTCAGGAATATGCATATTTACATCACATAGAACGTTTAATGATTATGGGAAATATTTCATTATTATTACGAATAGATCCTAATGAAATATATAAATGGTTTATGATTTGTTTTATTGATTCATATGAATGGGTTATGGTTCCTAATGTTTATGGTATGTCCCAATATTCATTAACTTCCATCAGTATGATGACCCGACCATATATATCATCATCAAATTATATAAAAAAGATGAGTGATTATAAGGCTGATAAAAATTATAGTGCATGGGATGCATTATATTGGTATTTTATATATTCAAATATAGAAACATTAGATAAAATATACGCATTTAAAGCCCAAACAAATTTAATAAAGAAAATGGATAAAGAAAAACTCAATAATTATATAACAATTGCGAATAAATTGATTTAATAATTTCATTAATATTTTATAATAAATGGAATATCAAATAAGAGCTGGGAATAAATGGTTAGATATTGAAGATGCATTACTTGTTTTGGAAATTGGCGAAAAAAAATCTTATGAAGAAATTGCAAAACGACATAAACGAACAATAATTGGTATAGTATCTCGTGTAATTACTAAAATCATTTATCCAAAACTAAAAGAGGATTATAATATTGATGAAATATCAGCTGAATATAAAATAGATAAAAGTTTATTGAGAAAATTTATAAATAAATTAAATAATATAGATAACAAAGACAATAAAATATTAAAGAAATTTTTTACAAAAATGAGAGGTATCACTAAAAAACCTAAATTAACGAATGATGATAAAATGAATATTATATTACATAAATTAGAATTATTATCAAATAAGTTGGATATTATTAGAGATATTATTGTTGATAATTAACTATTTCACCAGTCTCTAATTTGAACCTAATATCTAATGAATATGTATTCATCACAATCATATTTATAATTTCTTTAATGGTACAAAATAAAATTTTAGATTTTGATAAATCAATTCTAAATAATTCTTCTTTTTTCAGGTATTTACGAATGAGTGTCAATACTAATTCTCCATTTATAACAGTCATCATATAATTCTCAATATTTGGAATACGTATTATATCTGTCATTTACTAATAATTGTTATAAAAAAATGATAATTTGATTATAATGAACAATTATGAAGCTTCTCAATATTTATATATTCGGCACATTTGTTGTTATTTTTATATCAGGTATTATTAATAATTTAAGTATTGATGAATATAAAATTAAAAAAAATAATATATTAGAAACAGAACAATATATTTATAAATATTTGAATGAGAATGAATATGATATTCAATATATTAATAAAAAATTAAAAGAAATGTTTAAATATGGCATCATGGATAATAAGAATGATATGATTATTGATAATGCAAATATTAGATATGGCTTAAATATAAATAATGCATATTCGCAACTTTCAATATATCAAAATAATATTATGAATATCATAAATGATAGAAAACAACAATCGATTAATAATTTGATTGTATATATCAAACTTCATTTATATAATTATAATCTTGAATTTATAAATAATAAATTAAATGAAATAAATAAATTAAATTTATCCATTACATTTACAAGAAATGAAATTCCAGTTATTCAATTAAAAGCTGATGAGAATTTAAACATTCTTGATATTATTGAAAAACGATTAACTGCCGAAAAAGAACAAGAATTAAATATTGGTATTATTGTTAAAAATGCCGATTTGCATCAGCGTCACATCGATTCACTTAAAAATCATATAAGGCTTATTTTCAAGTCCTTAAATTAAAATAAAAAATGAATAATATTTTTTTATTATAAATCAATATGTTATTTATTATCGTTTCTATTATTGTATTTATTGCAATAGTAAGAAAAATAAATCATAATTCATTTATGAAAAAACAAAAAGAAATATTTGAACTTGAAACAAATTTATACAAGTATATTAAATATACTCCATATTCTCAAAATTATATTATAACATGTAATAAAAAAATTAATGAATTATTTAAATATGGTGTATTGATATCTAATAAATCAACATTTAAGAGTATCTACAAAACCGATAGTATAATTCAAATTCATATATACGAAAATAATATTATGAATATCATAAATGAAATTAAAACACTATGTGAAAATGATTTGATTGATTACATGAAAACACAATTTAGTTATAATGATGATTTTATTGAAAATATTAGAATTAAAACTGAAAATATCAAAAATTATAATAATTTATATATCAAATCTAATTATATTATTGATATTAATAAACAACCTATTGAATTAGACCATACAAATTCCAATATTATGATTATGAATCCAGCAATTGAATTTATAATTACTAATGAAATTAACAAAATTAATGATAAAAATTATAATCCTAACAATCATAAAAGCCAAAAATAATTATTTTTGACTTTATATGTTGTTTTGGTGTTTATCGCTTCTTCGACATGTACTTAACCGACCGCCACCGCTTCCTGCTTTCGCTGTAATACAGACAGTCTTTAGCCTCGCAAGTAGCATCCATTCCCTTGATACTAACTATGAAACTGTAGATGTTGTTGAAAGTTTCACCCGTTTCGATTGACGTAATGATAATGCGTTTTCCAATTTTGTTATAGGACGCACAATACATAACGTTATTTTTGCGGACAGCGAGAATGTGATAAGTATTCATCGAATTTGATTACTTCTTTAGCAATAATAATAGTAATAATTATATTCATTTTTTACGAATAATGAAAAAAAATAATACAAATTTATTTATAATATTGATTAACTATATGAATAATTTCATTTGTATCCAATTGAATTTTAATAGAAAATGGGTATGTATAAATATCAGCCATCTTAAATATTTCTACTAATATGTGATTTGTTGGTTTAGGTTGAATAGACATATTTAATTTCTTATGATAGTTATATCCATTTTTACCATTCTCATCGCCATATTTAATATTAAATGATGTATTATTTAGTATATCATTTACAGACATAGAACTATAAATATCAACCAATATTGACATATATTTCTTTTCAGTAGTAATGATGAAATCATGAGTATTTTTAACAATACATTCTAAAATTCTTGAACCAACTAATTTAAGTTTAGAAATGTCTTTAACTGTATAAAATGGATTTCTATTATAAACATAAATACTATTATTTGATATTGGTGCTTTAACGTTTTGAAAACTATTAATGAATTGTAATATAACACCAGAATCTAATTTTATAATAATTGATGTAGGAAATTCATTAATTTCTGTCATATTCAATATTTCAAATAAAATAAATGGTGTTGCTTTAGATTGAATTGATAAATTTAATTTTTTAGAATAATTATAGCCATTTAATCCATTAACATTACCTTCTTTGATATTAAACGTCTTATATTTCATTATATCATTTATATTCATGGTATTATAAATTGTTTTTAGAATAGACATGTATTTAAACTTTGTTATTATATTTACACCATTATTCAATATGTAACATTCCATAATTTTAGAATTGGCTAATTTTAATTTAATGATTTCTTCTTTTTTTATAGAAATTGGATTATTTTTTTTATTATCAATTGGCATAAATCGTATATAATCATTATAATTAAATTCAGAAAGTGATTCGCAATTGTTTTTATAAATATTAATCATATTTTATATTATAAAATATTATATTTATCATCATTTTTTTGTAGATTAATATATAGTACCATTATTCCAACAATCAACATAATAAGGTACAGTACGATTATAGTACATTATGTAATAATAATATTGAAATTTACATCTCAATAATGTATTATTATTACTATCTACAATATATGTATTATCATTATGGGTTGTTTCTACTTCTCCATTAATAATTAATTCTAAAAATTTAATATCGTCAAATTTACCTCTTTTTATGTATTTATTAAAATAATCAGTATTAGTAAAATCATTTTCATTATTATATTCTAAATTTAATAAATATTTATAAAATACAGTACCAGCAAATGTAGGACCTGTAATACTTAAACAATTATAGCCATAATATTCGTTTTTAATATTATTAATACATTCATTAACTAATTTTATAAAATATGGATTATGTGGATAAGAACACATTAACGATATTTGTATTCCAGCACAATACATATCTTTCACTAATACCATTTTACAATCTTCACATATATCATCAAAAGACGTATAAAATACATGTCCTATATCTGTATAACATCCTCCATATTTTTCTATTATACAATATCTAAATAAATCAGCTTTATAGGCTTCAGGTATTAATTTATTGTAAGCATTATAAGCTCGTTGAGAATATGATTTCATAAATTTGGCAGAATCAATATCATTAAAATAATATAAATTATATTCTGGATTTAATTTTATAATATCATTTAATGTTGATGTTAAAATTGGTGGAAAATTATCTTGCGTTTGCCATGATTTTTTTATAATTATTTTAGGAATACCACCTGAAGTATATTTAAAATATTTATAATCATTTAATAAATCATCATATCCTTTAAAAGGTTTTTTACGATAATAATATAAAATAATTAAAATAATGATAATAATAAAAAATAATAAAAAATAATATAAAATAATTAAAATAATGATAATAATAAAATAATAAAACATTATATACTAATTTTAATTATTTAATTATTTCTAGAATTTTTATGCAAATATTTCATTTAAATAATGATTCATAATATTATTAAGAATATTGTATTTGGTAAGAATGGTGTAGAAATTGGAGGTCCTAGCGATTTTACAGGTCCTATAATATATGCAAATGTCAGTAATATAGATAATGTTGTATTTAAGATGAATACCGTATGGTATGATAATAAACATTATAATAAAGGTAAAATAATTATAAATGATGCAATAAATTTGGTAGATATTAAAGATAATACATATGATTTTGTATTTGCATCACATATATTAGAACACGTCGCTAATCCATTAAAGGCTGTTGAAGAATTTATAAGAATTATTAAGGATGACGGATATATAATAATAGTAGTTCCTGAAAAATCAGTATGTTTTGATCATAAACGTGAATATACTAAATTTTCAACATTATTATTACAATATGAAAAAAATGTCGGCGAGGATGATTTATCAACATTACCAGAAATATTAAGAAATCATGATTTAAGTTTAGATCCACTTGCTGGAAACTTTGAAAATTTTACAAAACGTTGTTTAAATAATTATGAAAACAGATGTATGCATCATTATGTATATAATTATAATTTATTAATGGACATTAAAGACTATTTTAAATGTCAATATATATATAAAGAAACAGAAAGTATTAATATTTGGTTTATTATAAAAAAAATAGTATATAAAGATAATCTTGATATTTAATAATGATTCTTTGATAATGATTATTGATGATTATTTAAATTATCTCGATGAATATCGTAATAAGTATGGTGAAAATACTATTATACTTATGCAAGTTGGTTCTTTTTTTGAATTATATGCAATTGATGTTAATTCTAAATATTTATATACGATTGCTGATATTTGTAATATCATAGTATCTAGAAAAAATAAGACTATTATCGAAGTTTCTAGAAATAATCCAATTATGTGTGGATTTCCATTATGGTCATTAAATAAATATATACAATTAATTTTACAAAATAATTATACGATTGTTTTAATTGAACAAGTAACAGAACCACCAGAACCTCAAAGAAAAATTACAGAAATCATAAGTCCATCGACAAATATTAACATCAATAAGAAAACTAGCAATTATATAATGGTTCTATATTTTGAAGAAGTTGGGAATTTATTAATTGTAGGTATTAGCGGTGTTGATTTAACAACTGGACGTTCATTTATATATGAGAATGGTAGTTCAAAATCAGACCCTCAATATACATTAGATGAATGTTATAGACTAATTACGACATATAATCCATGTGAAATTTTATTATTATCGGATGTAATAAGTGATGAAAATAAGAAATTAATTTTAAATATAATTAATATAAATTCTGTTCTTATTCATAAGAAATGGGATAAATATGAATTAAATAATTATATTAAAAAGGTGGATTATCAAAATAAGATTTTGGAAAAATCATTTATAAATAATACTATGTTATCAATTATCGAATATTTAAATTTAGAAAAATATTCATTAGGTCGAATGAGTTTTTGTAGTTTATTACAATTTGCATATGAACATAATGCAGATATCATAAAAGAACTTAAAATTCCAGAATTATTAGACAATTCTAAAATATTAGCAATCGAATATAATAGTGCTTTACAATTAAATATTATAAGTAATAATACAAATGAAAAACCATTATTGGATATTTTAAATAGGTGCAAAACTGCATTTGGTTCTCGTATATTTAAAGAACGTTTTTTAAATCCAATTAATAATAAACAAGAATTAATTAATAGATATAATAATATTGAGAAGAATATTTCAAAATATAAAGAAATTAATAAGTATTTAACTAATATTATTGATTTGGAAAGAATTAAGAGAAAAATTATTTTAAAGAAAATACAACCATGTGAATGGAGTAGTTTTTCATCATCTTTAGAAAATGCTATTGAAGTATTTAAATTAACTGAACCTGAATTAATTAATGATGTCAATATTATTATTAAAAATTATGAAATTTTAAATATCGATGAATGTTCTAAATATAATATCAAAGATATTAAAACTAATATTTTTAATAAAGGTATTTATACTGATTTAGATTTATTGGATGAAAATTATAATAAGGCTTATAACAGTATTATTGAAATTGCTAATAAAATTAGTAATATAAATGATTCAGCTGCTAAAATTGATTATAATGATAGTGAGGGTTTTTATATTACAATTACTAAAAAAAGATTTGAAAATGCATTAAGTAAAAATAAGAGTTATATGGAAACTTTCAAAAAGAAATTAATAAATACAAATTATAAATTATATTCTGCAGAAATTGATAATTATTCATCCATTATACGCAAAACACAATACGATATACAATCAATTGTCTCTGGTTATTATAACGATTTTCTTAAATCATTTCTTTTAAATACAGATAAATATTTAGATAATATTATTAAATATTTAATTGATATTGATATTAGTTGTTGTAATGCCAATAATGCTGTTGAATATTGTTATTATAAACCTACTATTGATTTAACATCATCAAATTCATATATAAATGCTGAAAATTTACGACATCCTATTATTGAACGGTTAATAACTGACGTTGAATATATTGGAAATGATGTTGATTTAAGTGAAAATGGGATTTTATTATATGGTATCAATTCATCTGGCAAAAGTTCATATATGAAAGCTATTGGACTTTCGATAATTATGGCACAATCTGGAATGTATGTACCAGCCGTTAATTATCGATACAATCCATATAATCATATTATGACTCGAATTTATGGAAATGATAATATTTATAAAGGGATGAGTAGTTTTATTGTTGAAATGACCGAATTACGTAATATTATTCAAAGAGCTGATAAAAATAGTCTTATTATTGGTGATGAAATATGTTCAGGAACTGAAGCAATTTCAGGTGTTTGTATTATTAGTTCTGCTATAAATGAATTAATCGAAAAAAAGGCATCATTTATTTTCACAAGTCATTTACATGAATTGACTAATATTAGTTTAATAAAAGACAGAGATGAATTAAGAATATATCATATGCATATTGAAATTATTGATAATAAAATTATATATGAGCGAAAATTAAAAAAAGGTCAAGGATCTAATATATATGGTATTGAAGTTTGCAAATCATTAGATATGCCATTAAAATTTATGACTAATGCAGAAAAAATTAGAAAAGAAATAATGGGTATTAATGAAAAATTATTAGAAACTAAAGCATCTAATTATAATTCATTATTATTTATGGATGTATGTCAAATATGTAAGAAAAATAAAAGTGATGAAACACATCATATTAATTATCAAACTTTGAGCGATGATAATGGTTTTTTTGAAAATTTTCATAAAAATGCTAAACACAATCTCGTTAATATATGTAAAGAATGCCATAATAAAGAACATTCAGGTATTATTGATATTGATGGATATAAACAAACAAATACAGGAGTTGTATTAAATGTTATTTATAATACAACAGAAGAAGAAAAATTAAAAACGTATATTAAACGTGGTAAAAATGATTGGTTTTCTAGAAAAGCTAAGAATCATAAATTTAAGATTGCATCAATTGCCGAAATTATAATTATTATTAATAAATATACTAATTCAAAAATAAAAGAAATTCCTGAAAATTTGTATAATTATTTGTATGATCCGTCGTTATAAACATAAAAAATATGATTATATTATAATACATTATAAAATTATGTTTATAACAACTGTTAAGATGTTAGAACCAACTACAGCATCAGTTGCGATTTATTTATTATCCAAAACAACAACTTTAAAACGAAACATCATTCAAAAACGACCTTTACATTACAAAAAGAAAATATGTAAATGGATGTTAAAAAACAAACATACAATTATAGATATTGGAGTTGATGAAATCGCAGATGTATTGTTTGATTTGAGTAATAATATTCATGTTGTTTATAATCCTTCTTTGGCGGTTATTTTATATACAGCGCTATTAATAATTTTTATATGTTTATAATAGAATTGTAAATGTCACATGTTTGGTTTAAGGAAATTGAAGATGAAATATTAAATAGAAACAAAGAATGTAATTCTATAGATAAACAAAAAGTTTATGAGTATGATAGACATAATATCAACCCTTATAAACTTAAAGATGTTGATAAATTTAAAAAAAAATATACTTTTGACAAAAATAAAAATTGTAAATTAGTAATCGATAATATAAAACAATTAACTGATCATAATAATCGATATTATAAAAATGTTTATACTCAAGACCGGTGCAACACAACTAATGGTTTTTGGGTTAATGATTCTGTAAATAGAAATACAGGTTATGATACTGGTAATTGTTGGATTGATGGAAACGAGGCGAAATGCGGAAATTTAATTAAAAATAACAGGTTATTAAGAAAAGCAGATTTTAAGAGAGGTAAAATAACTTCTAATGATATTGCAACTGCTAAAAAAGAATGTGAATCAAATGATAAATGTTCTTTTTTTAAAAATAATTATACATTTGATTGTATGACCAAACGAAAACAGAATGAACAAATGCAAGTTAAATTAATGGACGATGATATTACTAGTAAAAAAGAAAGATTAGAAGATATGTTATATAAACTTTATAATGGCAATAAAAAACCGCCAACATTAGAATTAATAGGGACTGGTAATAGATGTATTCCTAATGAAGAGGGAGATGATGAAAATAAGACTGATGAATTAAATGAAAATTTAAATAAATATGAAAAAATAATTAAAAAAATTTCAAATGAAGAAGAGAAAATATTATATCAACAAAATTTAATAAGAACATTAGATCCTAATGTATATTCGAATGCTAAAATTTTAAAAACTTATTTGAAAAATAAAAATATAAATAATATTGATTTATTTAATCAATTTAAAAAAGAATATAATACACATAATCACGATGATAATATTATGGAAGATTTATATAAATATTATTTTCCAAAATTTTTTTTTATAAGTAAAAAAAGCAATAGTTTCTTATCTAATAGTTCTAGTTCGAGTGGTAGTTATGATAGTAATAAAAAAACATTACCATCTGTTCCTCAATCAATTGTTAATAATATTTGTAAAATGATAACTAAAAATATTTTAGATAAAAAAGGAATGTTATTATGGCATTCAACCGGTAGTGGTAAAACTTGTACCGCTTCTGCTATTATGGATGGATTCTGGAAATCTAATAAAAAAATTATTTATTGTAGTTCGATAGATGCATTAGCCAGCAATCCACCATTTAAATTTCATGAATGTTGTATAAATCTATTTAAAAGATTTGAGGGGAAGTCTTTAAATGATTTAAATCGTGAATTTAAAAATAGAAAAGTTGAATTTTTGTCATTTGCTAAACTATCTAATCGTTTAGTAAAGAAGGTTATTAATTTAAATGATTGTGTTTTAATTATTGACGAAGTTCATAATTTATTTAGACCATTAGCAAACCAAAAAAAACAACATTCTATTTTAGAAAAATTATTATTATCTGATAAATTTCCTAAATTAAAAGTATTTATATTAACTGCAACTCTAGGAGATAATCCAACTGAAATAATGAAATTATTAAATATTGTAAAAAATCCAGATATTCCTGAAATTAATATTCAAGATATTAATACTCCAGATATATTTATTAATAAAATTCGAGGTCTAATATCATATTTTGATATGTCAAGTGATAAAACTAAGTTTCCATCTGTTGTTGATAACGATCCCGTTTATTTGCATATGAGCAGTCGTCAATTCGAAAAATACGTAATCGCTTATAAAGACGTTAAAGAAAGTGCGAAAGATTATGATAATTTATCGAAATCTAATTCATTAAATAAATATTGGGCTGCCGCTAGAAGATATTCAAATATGCTTTATAATTATGAAAAAGATGTAGTATTGAATGAATTTAGTGCTAAATTACCTGCATTACTTCAAAAAATATTAGATTTTCCTATGCAAAAACAATATGTATATTCCGCATTTTATGAAAATAGAGGTTATGGTGGTCATGGTATCCTAGCAATCGCAAAAGAATTAGATAAATTAGGTTATGAACGATTGAAACCATCCCAAGCTCTTAAAATAGTTGAAAAAGGCGAAGATGATGACAATAAAAAAAAGAGATATATTCTCGCAGTTTCAACACAAATGGGAACCAATAAAGGTGAAGAATTGAGCGCTATGGTTAAATTATATAATTCATCCATGAATAAATATGGTGAATATGTTAGTTTGTTTTTGGCATCACAGAATTATAATGAAGGTATTGATTTAAAAGCTGTTAGACACATTCATATATTTGAGCCCTTAATAACATGGGCTAGTGATAAACAAACGATTGGTAGAGCTGCTCGTTATTGCTCCCATATCGATTTAGATAAAAAAGAATGGGATGTTAATATTCACAGATATATTAGCGATTTACCTAATGAACTTTCTAAAAGTAAGAGTGGTAGCAGTAGTAGTATTAATTCTGTTAAAAAAGAATTGGATGAATTATTAGCAATCAATTTTAAACAAAGAATTAAAGATAATAAAGAAAAAATTAAAGAAAATACTAAAAAACTTAAAACATTAAATAAAAAACCTGATATTAATGCAGCTGAAATTAAAATTATTGAAAATGAGAATGATGATTTATTAAATAATGTTAAAATTATTACAAGTGATGAAATAAAAGTTAAAGAACGTATTAAAACTCTAAAAGCCGAATATAAAAAATTAGAGAAAAAGGCAAAAGCAAATGAAAAGAAAGTTAAAAATAAAGTTGATGCAACAGATATTATAAATATTGATGAATTTATATATAAACAATCACAGGAAAAGATGAAACAAATATTAACATTATATCAATATATGAAAGAAGCCGCTATAGATTGTCAGGTATTAAATGAATTTCATAAAAGTGGTAATCAAACTATTAATTGCCATCGATTCTAATTTATTTTCTACATAATGGACATTTTCGCAAATGATTTTCATTCGTATTTTCAATTATATCACATTTATTATTATATTCATCTATTTTTTCTCTATAATTGTCCCATTTTCTATTATAGTCGTAATTCGAATTTTCCATATCCTCATAATACTCGTTTTCCATTTCTGGATATGGAAATTCGGGCATTTCTCTACCATAATAACATCGTTTGAAACATTCAATACAGCTATAATGATCACATCTAGGTTGTGATACACATCTTTTAGTTTCTAAACAAATAGGACATTCAATATTATCAATAAACGTTAATAATCCTTTTCCAATATGTTCTCTACCATTATGTTCTATCCAAAATCCAAATAACATTTGACAATTTAAACATAAATTATTACATTTATTATCATTCCACCACATAGGAACAATATTTTCACATATTTCATAATTATTACAACAATTAGACATTTGGATAATTAAATTAATATATATTTATATATTTAATAAGTCATAACAATAATTCCAATTAATGCTATTAAAAAACCTATAAACATTTTTAATGATAATTTTTCTTTTAATACAAGTATTGATAATATAATAGTTATTAGTGGATAAAATCCTGTTATTATCGTAAATATAGATATTTTACTCGTATTTTTTAATGCATAATGATATAACATTTGACTAATAAATGTTAGTATAAATACATTTATAATAAATAATAATAATATCCATACATTTATTTTTGATATTTCAGTAAATACTCTTGAATGGTCATTAAAAATTAATGAATAAAATAGAGTACATATGAATAATATGGTAGTTGATAATAATAAATAGGATTCAAATGAAATATTATTATTTAATACTAATAATTTATATGTTATTGGTGTTAATCCATAAATTATAGATAATGAAATTGCTATTAATAATATTTCAAATTCAATATTAAATGAAATCATATCTATTTTATTATATAGATAAGTATTATAAATAATGGTTGTTTATGATTGTATTGTCGTTGGAGCTGGTCCATCGGGTTTAACGTTCGCAACATTAGCAGACAAAAATGAAAATATTCTTATTATTGATAAAGATACTGCGATTGGTGGATGTCATAAAGTAAATAGACAGAAATATGAGAATGAATTTTATTTTTGCGAACATGGACCTAGAATATATTCGAATAATTATGTTAATCTCAAAATGATTTTAGGTAAAATAGGTTTAAAATTTAATCAAGTATTCAAAAAATTTAATTTATCATTTTTAGAAATATTATATACGGTTGCTAAAAATAATTATTTTACTATTCGTGAAATATTTATAATGATAAAAGATTTTATTATTTTATTAGTGAATGTTGATTATAAAAAAAATATTTCATTAAAAAATTATATGGATGATAATAATTTTACCGAAAAAGCAAGAAATTATATAGATCGTATGTGCAGATTTATGGATGGTGGCGATAGCTCTAAAATATCATTCCACAGTTATTTTAACATAATTAGCGAATTTATTTTATATAATATTTATCAACCTATTAAACCTAATGATGAATTATTATTCTTTTTATGGGAAAAGTATTTAAAGAAAAGAAATATTAGCTTTAAATTAAAAACTGGTATTAAAAAAATTGTTGAAAATGGGAAAATAACGAAAATAGAAACTGATGCAAATGAAATATTTGAAACAAAAAAATTAATATTAGCATTACCTCCTGAAAATTTAGTTAAAATTTTACATAATTCACCAGAAGATATTAAGAATTCATTTATGGATTTTAATAAATTAACTAAATTTTCAAAAAATACCGAATATAATGAATATATATCTATTACATATCACTGGAATTATAAATTAGATATTGATCGTAAATTATATGGCATGTATAGTAATACTGATTGGGGAATTGCTGCAATTGTATTGAGCGATTATATGACATTCAAAGAATCACAATCTAAAACAGTAATTAGCTGTGCTATTACTATAAATGATAAAAAAAGTAAATATATAAATAAAACAGCGAATGAATGTGATGATGAAAAAGAAATATTTGATGAGGTATTTAGACAACTAAAAGAAATTTATAAAAAATTACCAATACCGACATTAATGTTTATCAATAATAAATATATAAATAATGAATGGGTTTCTAATGAAACTGCGTTTATTAAAACTCCTAATTATAATTATTTAAAATCTCATAATAACAATAATATTTATACATTAGGAACTCATAATGGCGATGCAAAAGTTCATTTTACTTCTATGGAATCAGCCGTAACTAATGCTATTAAAATGGTAAATGTTATTTATAATACGAATTATAAGATTAAACGTCCTTATAATGTCCGTGATTTTTTAATTATAGTTATTAGTTGTATAATTGCTATATTAATAATAAAAAATTATTATTAATTAATATATAATGTCTATGATTGAAAATGAACTAATAGTATTAATAGAGGATAATAATAATAAAAATAGATATAATTCAGTACATGGTGATTTGATTAATATTCAAAATTCACCACATTCCGTTGAAAATAATAAACTTCTTACTTTATATGAATTGAATGGAAGAACAAATACCGAATGTCAAACAGAAGGTAGTAGTAATTTACCAGATAATGAAATTAGTTATAAAATTGATAAATTATTAAAAAATATTAAAGAAAATAAAACTAAAATTTCTACCTCTTTATATATAATTTCTGCAAAATATGATTTAATTTATTTTAGATATAATAGAATTTCATTATTAATATTAATTATATCTACTGTCATAACTTTCGTAGATGCAATTGGATTAACATTAATTAATTATCAACATGATAATATTAATTCTAATATGAGTTTAATTATTTCAAAAGAAAGTATAACTTTAATTATTAATTTAATAACATTAGTATTGGGAACTTTGCTAACTATTTTAAGTTCGATAGTTAAATTTAGAAATTATCGCGAAAATATGGAAAAACTCAAGAATATACATGATATTTTATTTAATTATAAAACTTTATATAATAAACAAAAAGAAATAATTGAATATTTTACGGCATCAAATAATTTAACACCTGAATTATTTGATAAAATGGTTGAAAATGTTGAAAATTATAATAGAGAAATTAAAGATATTAATATATTTGAGAATGTAAGAATTAAAGACATCATTAAATTCAATCGTATTAAAGTATCACATGATATAGAACTTAAAAAATTAACTAATAAACGAGAATTGGAATTTCTTAAATTAACAGTCGAATCAACCAAAAATAAACTTTTATTTAATTCTGATAAAATAGAAGAAAAAAAAATAGGATGTTGTTTTAATATTTAATTTGAATAAGCTAAACCACCCATACCGGATAGTATGCGTAGAACGTTATAATTCACGGTGAATATATAAATTGTTCCAGATACTGATGATGCTAATGATAATACAGCAGTATCTATACGGGACATATTTAGAGTTCCTGATGGTTGATGTTCTTCCGGTTTTATGGCAAATGAATATACGTTAATGCCATTATTAAAGAGATTAGGAGTAAATTCGTGATGTTGATATGGTTGAACTAGATTGAAATAAGATCCAATACGTTCGGTGAATCGATCATTACCATTTAATTGTATTTTAGCTAATGTTACTGGATTTTTACCTATGATATAGTTATTGTCAGCGTCGCGAGTAGTAAAATTATTCCAATAGGGTGGGATAGAATTAGCAGTTGAACTTTGATTTGGTTTAATTACCCATATTAATTCCTTGCAAGGATGATTAAAATTCATACGGATGCTCTTTAGAGATGTTGTACTAGTGCTTCCAGAAACAGTATCAGTTCCGGTAAATTGTAATTGTTCAATAAGATATTCATGAGATAATTGAGCGAATCGTCGGCGTTCATCAGTATCAAGGAAGATATAATCAACCCATAATGAAGCATTAGTTAATGAAACTTTGGTAGCTGGAGACGATGCTAATTCATTATTTCTCTTAATACCAGTTATAAGTGTTGGAGAAGTACCAGAATCAATTAATGCTGTAGCACGATCTGAATAATTGGCATTATAATCAACCATATTAGCACCTGATTCAAATTCGATATTTATTTTTACTTCGTGATATTGTAAAGCAATTAATGGAAGAGCTAAACCAACATTACGACAGAACCAGAATTCAAGAGGAACGTAAACTGAATAAGTTTGTTGAGCATCTAATATAATTGAGCGATTATATCTATCACCACCAACCATTAATCTAAAACCATCGCGTTTTCCTATTGGTAATGAAAGTTCGTTCCATATATATAGCCACTCTGAATAATGCTTATCAATACGTTGACCACCAATTTCTAATTCAATAGTTTTTAATAATTTAAGACCAAAATAAGGCACTAAAGCAATTGGATTATTTATTGCGGCATTTCCAGTAGAAGAATTAGTAGCACTAGTATTTTGAATAGTTCCTACAAAATACACACGATTTATTAAATCGCCGTTGCGAGTTATTTGACAAGTTACACGAGAACCTAATGATGTTGAACCATTAAAAGTTTGTTCGATTGCTTCTAATGCAAAATTTGTATGACGACGATATGCAACTTTGAAAAAAGTTATTTGAGGATTGCCAGTTAAATAAACATCCTGAGCACCATAAGCAACAAGTTGAAGAAGACCACCACCCATTTATGCTATATTCTTTATACTATAATAGGAGAAAAAAAATGTATAATATTTAATTTGAATACGCTAAACCTCCCATACCGGATAATATGCGAAGGACGTTATAATTGACTGCATATACATATAAATTATAACCTGTAGTGGGTGTGTAATTAGTATTAATAGCATCTTGTAATGTTATGTTAAGAACCGCAGTATCAATACGAGACATATTTAGAGTTCCAGAGGGTTGATGTTCTTCTGGTTTTATAGCAAATGAATAAACATTAATACCAGCATTAGTTGGTATATTTTCGTGATGTTGATAAGGTTGGATTAAATTGAAATAACGTCCAGGACGTTCAGCAAATCGATCATTACCATTTAATACTAATTTAGCAGATTTAACCGGATTAGCTGGACGGCTAGTAGAAGAGCATCCAGATTTATCATAATCTATATTAGTTTGCATTAATGATACGTTAGCGATATTTGGAATACCTCCATATAATTCATCATGTGTATCAGCTGATCCAACTGAAGCACTCGGAGTTGCTGGAAGCATAGCTGATGATGTGGTATAATTAAACCAGTTATTTCCGGTATTATTACTTATAAACCATATTAATTCCTTGCAAGGATGATTAAAATTTAATTTTGGTTTTATGGATGATGAGGTAACTGCTTCCTCACCGGTAAATTGCAGTTGTTCTATTAGATATTCATGAGATAATTGGGCAAAACGACGACGTTCATCTGTATCGAGATATATGTAATCAACCCATAAAGAAGCTGTGAATGTTGAAGCAGTAGTAGTAGACATACATTTACTTTGACTTTCAAAATTAATATTAACCTTAACTTCATGATATTGTAATGCAATTAGTGGTAAAGCTAGACCAACATTACGACAGAACCAAAATTCAAGGGGTATATATAATGTATTATTAACTTTATTAGCACCATAAGCACCAACCATATCGTTATATCCATGTCTCTTTGATCGTGGTAGAGTTAATTCATTCCATACATATAACCAATGGGAATAATGCTTATCTATGCGTTGACCACCGATTTCAATTTCAACATAATTTAACAGACGTAAGCCATAGAAGTTATAATAAGTAGTTCCACCAGCTGGTAATTTAACTTGTAAATACATACGATTTATTAAATCGCCATTACGAGATATTTGACATGTTACGCGTTGTCCGTAACCAGGATTACCATTAAAAGTTTGTTCGATTGCTTCTAATGCGAAATTTGTATGACGACGATATGCAACTTTGAAAAAAGTTATTTGAGGATTGCCAGTTAAATAAACATCCTGAGCACCATAAGCAACAAGTTGAAGAAGACCACCACCCATTTATGCTATATTCTTTATACTATAATAGGAGAAAAAAAATGTATAATATTTAATTTGAATACGCTAAACCTCCCATACCGGATAATATGCGTAGGACGTTATAATTGACAGCATATATATTAATGTTACCTGTTAAAGTACCATTAGTCTTTACGTCTAATACGGCAGTATCAATACGAGACATATTTAGAGTTCCAGAGGGTTGATGTTCTTCTGGTTTTATAGCAAATGAATAAACATTAATGCCGCGATTTAGAGGAATATTAGTATGATGTTGATATGGTTGAACTAAATTAAAATAAGTTCCATCGCGAACATTAAATCGATCATTTCCATTTAATTGAAGCAAACAAGTACTAAATGGATTTACAGTAGTACTTGAATATGGTGTTATTTGATCTATTAAAGAATTCATTATTATATTTTCAGTAATTGAAGAAAGATTAGATGAACCTAAAAATTGATTTACATCTCCAGAAGTAACAACAATATTTGGTTCAGCTAAATTGCAACTGTATATAGGAGCAGTAAATGTAACATTATCAGTTGTATAGGCGGTGTAGTTATACCATTGATTAGCGTTACTGGCTGTATTCCATTTAGCAACCCATATTAATTCCTTGCAAGGATGATTGAAATTTAGTTTAACACGAGTAGAAGATGATAATGATTCTTGACCAGTAAATTGTAATTGTTCAATTAGATATTCATGGGATAATTGGGCAAATTTTCGTCGTTCATCGGTATCTAGATAAATATAATCAACCCATAGATTAGCACCTGATAATTTTTTACTAGCGCTACTTGAGCTAGCACCGCTAGCCTTAACATAACAGCAATTAGCGAAACTTTCGAATTCGATCTTAATCTTAACTTCGTGATATTGTAATGCGATTAATGGAAGGGCTAATCCAATATTGCGACAGAACCAGAATTCTAGCGGAATAAATAATGTAGTGGGATTACTATCATCTGCCACTAAATTTCCATTTATTCCATCAGCATCAGCACCAACCATAGTATCCCAAGCATATCGCTTTCCACGAGGAAGAGATAATTCATTCCAAATGTATAGCCAATCGGAATAATGTTTATCTATTTGTTGTCCGCCAATTTCTATATTAACGGTTTTTAATAGGCGTAAACCTAAATAATTAACATAGGATTCGGTTCCACCTGTAGTATCAGCAACAGTATTATATAATCTGGGAACATCGACTTGTAAATAGGTACGATGAATTAAATCACCGTTACGAGAAATTTGACAATATACAGTATTGCCGAAATCTGGAATACCGCTAAAAGTTTGCTGTATTGCTTCCATTGCAAAATTAGTATGACGGCGATATACAACTTTGAAAAAAGTTATTTGAGGATTACCAGTTAAATAAACATCCTGAGCACCATAAGCAACAAGTTGAAGAAGACCACCACCCATTTATGCTATATTCTTTATACTATAATAGGAGAAAAAAATATATTGAATAAGATATATAAAAGCATATCCGCATTTTTTATTATTATATGTTTAAGGATAAAACATCTAAAAAGCGATTTCAAAATGTCGATATAACTAAAGATTTATCGACGTTAGATGCGATGCATACAAAAATTATAAATAATTATAATAAAAAAAAATTGGATGATATTAATTACAAAGAGAAAATAGTTATATTAGAAAATAAATATAAAAATATTAATGATGAAATACTTAAATATAATAATGATAATATTAAAAACGATGCATTATATAATTCATTATGGAATAGTAATATTATTATAAAAGAAGAGCTTTTAAAATTTAAGGAAGAAATTAATAATATTAATCATTTCGATGAAATTGAATATTACGAAAATACAAGTGATATATTATTTAATTATTATGAAATGTTAGAAAAACAATCGGTTAATAATAGCAATAACAATAATTATTATAAATATAAATCAAAATCAATATTAGAATCATTCAATATAACTAAAGAAGATACTGAAATAGAAATTATACAACAACCGATTGAAAATTATGATAAAATATTAGAAAAAAGCGATTTAGTTGATAAATATTTAGCTATAACTAATAAATGTCATATAAAAAAAATAGAACAAGATTCTAATGAAATATGTCATTTATGCAATATACCATTAATTTGTTTGCAACAAGATGCTATAATGATATGTAGTAATTGCGGATATCAAGAATTATTATTGGTCGAGCAAAATAGACCAATATTAAAACAAAATACGAAAGATACTTCGCATTTTAGTTATAAACGAATTAACCATTTCCGCGAATGGTGTAATCAAGTTCAGGGAAAAGAAAGCACCGATATACCAAATGATATATTTGAAAAAATATTAAATGAAATTAAAAAAGAAAAAATAATGGATACGAAAAAAATTACATATTCTAAAATGCGAGAGATTTTAAAAAGATTACGAATAAATAAGTATTATGAACATATTAATTATATTATAAATAGGATTAATGGTATTCCGACACCTCAATTTTCAGCAGAATTGGAGGAAAAATTATGTTCGATGTTTAAAGATATTCAAGCGCCATTTTTGAAACACTGTCCAAAAGATAGAAAAAACTTTTTATCATATAGTTATGTATTATATAAGTTTTTTCAAATTTTAGGATTAAATGAATATTTAAAATTTTTTCCATTATTGAAAAGTAGAGAAAAATTATATGTCCAAGACCAAATATGGAAAAAGATATGCGAAGAATTAGGTTATAAAGTTATTCCATCGCTTTAATACACTTAACCCGGGAAACCAACGAGACGGAAACCAGCACCAAGACCAACACCTTGACGAGCACCAGCAGATATTGACGGTGATAGTAAATCGAATATGGAGAATAAGCATGCAGCAGTTAGAGCAATCATCCATATTTCATTAAATTGTAATTTCTGTTTAGGCAGAACATAAGCCGCTAGAGCTACTACAATTGCTTCAATCGCATATTTAAGAATGCGAATTAACGCTTCCCATATATCAAAACTATAAGTTGGTTGATTCATATTATACTATTATAATAATATATATTTTTTTATTATAATTATATTTTTTAAAGAAAATGATATAAGATTTTTATTTTATATAATATATATAATATGGAAGAAGTATTTGTATCAACTAAAGAAAAAGATTATCTAGACGAGGATAAGCCAATCAGAGGTCAAAATTATTGTCTTGTTTCTTTTTTGAGTCCCGAAGATATTCTAAAAGATAAAGAAGTATATTATTTTTCACGATTTATTGATAATTTTGGAAAAGATATGAAAACACTCCTAGATGGTCTTGAGGCTAAATATCCAGATTCTGCAGATCTAATTAAAACTATTCGCACAAATCATAATTATGTATTTAATCGCGATGAAATGGATTCGCAATATAAATTTTTCAAGGATACTAATTCAACCGAAATTGAGACTGATTTTCATAAAGAAAACAATTTCAAAACTTCTATGCGAGGAATTAAAATTCGCGGAGTCTTTGATACTATGGAGGAAGCTAAAAACCGAAGCGAGTTTATTAAAAAATGCGATAATAAGTTTGATATCTATATTTGCCAAGTTGGCTGTTGGTGCCCATGGTCTCCAAATCCAAATGATCTAAATGACGTTGAATACTCTGAAACACAACTAAATACTCTAATGAAACAGTATAAGCAAAATATGGTTAATAAAGATGAGCTATTTGAACAGCGTCGCGCTACTGCTCATGCTTCCAATATGGCAGCTGATCTAGCTCAACAAGATCCATGGACCGCCGCTAAAACTGAAACTCCTCTAGAACCAGTCGCCGAAACTCCTCTAGAACCAGTAGCAGAACCAGTAGCAGAACCAGTAGCAGAACCAGTAACAGAACCAGTAACAGAACCAGTAGCTGAACCAGTAACAGAACCAGTCCCAAATATTGAAAGATCTTTGAGTGATTAAATTTTTATTTTATTTTTATTATTTATTAGAATAAATGAAATCTATTGCTATTTTTATATTATTTGTAGGTGCTATTTTGATTATAAAAAGTTATTATGAATTAAAATATTCAAAAGTAAATGCACCAGCAACTGTTGTTAAATATATTCCTATTAGTCAATATGAAGAGACATTATCGGCTAATGAACAATTAAATGAATTTTATAAAAGTTTGTTTGAGTCTACACAACCTCATATATATGACGCAAAAAAAATATAATTGTTTAATATAAATATGGATAATATTTATTTGGGTAATTTATTAATTGATAATATTAATAGTAATACTGATTTAAAAAAAATTAAATTATTAACAGAAATTACTAAATATAGAAAAAATAATAATGATAAAAAAAGATTAGAATTAATGCTTATAGATGAATATGATATTAAATATAATAAACCTCGATTATTAAATAATATAAATTATGATGAATATGTAAAACAACGTTTAGAATTATATAATAAATGGTATTCAAATAAAAATATAAAAAATTTATATGATTTATTAGCATTAAAAGCACCTGATTATGCCGAAATACCAGATATTTATACATTTCATAAAAATTATTATAAGAAATCATCAGTTGCTGAAAATTCATAAAATAAAAATCCTGAAATGAAATTTATAAAACTTATTGTTTTTATTATTATTATTTTTAATGCATCAAAAAAAACTTTAAAATTTTCATATATCACAAATGGAAATTGTACTATATTTGTAAATATACTTCCAATAGCTAAAACCATATTCAATATTGGAGTAATTATAAATATTAATAATTTTTTTATAGCATTAGTTATATTACTAATTATTGGTATATATGTCGATATTGTTAAAAAAAATGCTACAAATAATCCAAATACTATAATATAATATAAATTTTTATAAATTAATAATAATAATTTATATATTATCCAATAAATAATATAAAATATTCCAATAAAAAAATTAGCTTGTGATTTAAATTCTATTTTACCTAAAAATTTTAATGTAATAATGATAATAATAATAATACTTATGGTTATTATTGCAATTGATATTTCATTCATTATAACTTCCTATAAGAATATATTTATTATTTATTAGAAGAAACAAATGGTAGAAAGAGTATTTAAATTTAATTTTTTTGCGTTTATTATTGCATTTGCATTTGGAATGTTTTATGTATATATTGCAGCACCAAAACCTAAAATAGTTATTAAGTATCCAACTCCCTATAATGCAAATAAAATTATATATAAAAATGATAATGATGTTTGTTATAAATATTCAGTAGAAGAAGTTAAATGTACGGATAAAGCGATAGATCAACCATTAATTTAAAAAAAATACGCTTAAAATAGATAATATGATAGATACTCGTAATATGATCGATAGATTATTTTATAGTAGTGTGGGACAATTAATAATAAGTTCATTATTTGGATTGTCATTAGCATTATTATTTAATCGCGTATGTAAAGAAAATTGCGTTTTATATTTTGCACCTAAATATGACGATATTGATAATAAGATATTTAAATTAGAAGATACATGTTATAAATATCGCATGGTGAATGTATCGTGTAATAAAAATCCAGTAGGTGCTTATGACGGAACAATTAAACCTTCAAATCAAATTGAAGAAAAAAGTTTTTTCGATAAAGTGTTTGCGTAAAAGTAATATTTATATATATGCTCTATATATATAAATATGCAACAACAACAAAATAATATGATTACATCGCTTGATAAAATACCTATGAAATCTCCCGCTAATGTTTCGAATAATGATGATCTGTCTGACCCTATAGTTAAAAATGTATTAGATGAATTCGAACAAGAATTATTAATGCAACAAAAACCCAAATATAATATTCATGATACGCCACAACAACAATTTCAACCACAATATAGACCATCACCACAGCCACAGCCACAACAACAGCCGCAAAAAATCACTAAATGTTATATTGATAATGAATTAATAACGAAAGCATTCATTATATGTATAATAATGGCTATAATTACAAATCCATATATATATGATACATTAATAACTAAAATGCCTGATAATATATCAGTTATATTAGATTCATATAATTATATAATAAAAATAATATTATTGTTTGTTGCTATATATGGTATGATGTTTTATAATTTAATTTAATTCGCTATAATTTGCAAAATTATTATCGAATGGTAAATATTCAAGATTTTCATTATTAATTCCTTCTATTCCATAAAAATTATTTTGTTTTATTTCTATTTTTAAATTTTCTTCATTATAAATATTATTTTGTGCAGATTTTAATAATTCATTAGATATATATGGTATTTCTGTGCAATTTTCACTAGTATTAATATAATGATGTGGTATTTCGGGTTCTTTTGAATATGGCTTAGGTGCAACATCAGTTGAATATGTTGATAATGAAAATATTGATGAATTTTTATTTATTTTTTTTTGATAATATTTAAAATATATTACTAAAAATATTAATCCTACTACAAATCCAATAATTTCATCAACTACTAATATTAAAAATATAACAATAATTGCAACGACTAATTGATTGATTGGTGTGTCGATTGTAATAGGTATATTAAAATCTACAATAATAATAAAAATCAATAATATTATTAAAAAACTTCTAATTGAATTTAATATCATCTATCTATAATTTATATATAAAAATTAAATTGATATTATTTAAATGTCGAATTTAATAATAATGACTTCTTTAAGTAATAGGGGTTATGGTATAAAAAAAACAACAGACAATATTGATTTAATAAATAAGATTAAAAAAGAATTATTAATTAGTCCAAAAAATTTTAATAATTCATTTGCATCTTCTGAAACAAAAGAATATCCAATATATTTAGAAAGTGATAATAAATTATATGTTCCTAAATGTTATGGTATTGAAAAATTTGGTTTTCCAGTAGATGATAATTTAAATGCAGGGGTTGATTGTCCTTTATTAGAATTTAGTGGTAAATTAAGAGATATTCAACAGGAACCTGTAAATGCATTTATAGATACTGTTATAAATAAAAATAAATTAGGAGGTGTTATTAGTGTCCCATGTGGATTTGGTAAAACTATTATGGCTATTTATATTGCTTGTTATTTTAAAAAAAAGACGTTATTCATATCACATAAAGATTTTTTAAACGAACAATTCATTAATAGTATTAAACTATTTGTACCTGAAGCTCGTATTGGAAAAATTAAACAAAAAATAATAGATGTTAATGATAAAGATATTGTTATTGCTACTTTACAATCTTTAGCGATGAAAGATTATGATCCTAAAATATTTAATGATTTTGGATTAGTTATTATTGATGAATGTCATCATATAGCATCTGAAGTTTTTTCGAGAGCATTTAGAAAAATGAATATTCGTATTAGCTTAGGATTATCAGCAACATTAAATAGAAAAGATGGTTTAAGAAAAGTTTTCGAATGGTATTTGGGAAAGTCAGTATATAAAATGAAAAATAATGAAAAAGAATGTAATATGATTGTTAACGTTCATAAATATTTTGTTCATAGTTTAGAATATAGTTATGTAAAAACGATGTATAATGGTACTATTAATATGGTTTCTATGGTTAATAATGTATGTAATTATAAACCAAGAACAATATTTATAATTAATTTATTAAAAGAAATATTAATTAATGAAAAAGATAGAAAGATTTTAATTTTATCTGAACGTAAAAATCAATTAAAAGATATTGAAGAATTAATTAAAATTGATAATATTGCTTCATCGTCATATGGTTATTATATTGGTGGAATGAAAATGACAGATTTAGATATTTCGGCAACTAAACAAATAATATTAGCAACATATCAAATGAGTAGCGAAGGTTTAAATATTCCAACATTAAATACTGTCATTCTTGCAAGTCCAATAAGTGATATTCAACAATCGGTTGGGCGAATTTTGAGAGAAAAAAAAACAGAACGAAAATATATTCCATTATGTATTGATATATATGATAATTTCTCTATTTTCAAATACAAAGGAAATAAACGAATCAATTATTATAAATCTAATGGATATATTGTAAAAACTTATATCGATAATGAATTAGTTTCTATCGATAATGATAATAATGATGATGATAATAATGATAAGAAGAAATGTTTATTTATTGATGATGAATAATTATTAATCTTCGCATATAGATTCGATATTAATATTAATATTTTTAATATCTAAATATTGATATTTATTTTTTCCAAATACACGTGAAATACCTGTATCACAATACCAAATTTGATTATCTTTTAATATTATTTTATCACAACATGTATGACCTACAAACATATATGTAATATTCAATTCTTTAAATAATGTATTGGTTGAATGAACGTCATTATCTTGTCTATTCCATAAAATACCATTCGAACCGATTATTATTTCATCGACTATTTCTTTATCTTCTATATTTATTTTTTCATTTTCTAAAAAATTTCTCCATACATCATTAATATAAAAAATAGATTTATTATATTTTTTTAATATATTCAAATGATTTATATTTAATTTTGCATGACAAAATAATAAATCATCTATTTTAAATATTAATGGTCGTTTTGCTAATATTAAAGCTAATTGTCCTTTTGGTTTAAATAAATTAGCTCTATTTTCGGTTAAACTGTTTTTAGAAACATAAGAAAAATCACCAATAATATTCATTAATTCATGATTTCCAATTAATGATATACAATAACCACCTTTAGCTCTTGCTATTATATTTAAATGCTCTGTGAAATAAATCATTTCATAATCTTTTAAAACTTCCCATTCTGTGTTATTCATTCTATTCATACTATCTATTTGATCACCCAATTGTAATATAATTGTTTCAGGTGGATTAGCAATCCATTCTAAATTATTATTAATTATATTAGCTTTCACAAGAATATTTTTAAATCTTCTTATATCACCATGAATATCACCAATAATAATTATTCGTTTATGTGAGGGTAGTTCATATAAATATTCATTATACATTTTCAATTATTATAATAAATAAAAAAAATATTCTTAAATAGCTGCAGAGTATTTTTTAATTAAATCATTCTTATTTTCATTATCTTCTAGAATATACCATTTCTTTTTTTCTGGATTCCATTTTGCACCTTTTGCTTTAGCTTTATCTTTTTCGGCAAACGGTACATTCAGGAATATTACTTTACTTAAATCAGTATCTGGTCTCTTTTGTTTAATATGAGGAAGTTTTCCTTCAGCACCTGAAATACTTTCATTTGCCAATTTATCAGCATAATAATTACCTACTGAATGTCGGTCCTTATTTGTAGTATGTGCCATAACATGTTTATATTGAATATTATATTTAGTTGTAAGTTCAAATAATCTTTTTACTAATTCAACATTCGGTGGTATTTTATCTTTTTTGAATTCCCAATTTTTAGCTGCTAATTTAGCACCATAAGTAGTGGCACACTTAATAACATATTCAGAATCGGTAACAATTACCTTTTTTTTCACATCCATTTTTTTGATCATATTGATTGCTTCAATAGCAGCAGATAATTCTGCAATATTATTTGTCAAATCTTCACCAACTAATTCGCGCGAAACATTATTATCATTATCTTTTGAAAAGTAGATACCAATTCCCGCTTTAGCATTTTTAGAACCATTATTAAAACATGCTCCATCGGTATATACATATAAAGTATCTTTATACTCTGCTATGAAATTATTGGCATCTTCTTCATTATCAAATTTCTTATAAATTGCAGTTGAAATATTCTCCACATTTTTTTTACATTCATCCCATGTAGTGAAAACACCAATATTGAGACCTGCAGCGACTGCGTAATAATTAACCATAAATAACTATAATATTTTTATAATCATTTTTTATATAATTTGTTCGATTGGTTGATATTTCTTAAATTTTTCATTATATTTACATTTAAATTTTAATGTTATTGTCATACTTTTATCTTTATAAATATTTCTCATTTTAATGCTGTCTTGTAATGTTCCAACAAATGCAATTCCGAGTTTATTAGAAGTTAATATATTATGGTTATCATAAATATTATAAATATCTGGTTCATCCGTTTTTGATATATATAATTCCTTAAATTCACTAGAATTATTTATATTAATTGGAATAATATTAGATGTTGCTAATATAGTTGTTGGTGATTGTATTATTACTGGCTTTGTAGTTAGTTCCTTAAATTCAGTAATATCTTTATTTTTCTTTTGAACTGAAACAATAATATCATCATTAAAATTAAATAATTTAGGTTTATATTTCAAATCCATCGATGAAAAATATATACCCCTTGAAGTATAATTTAATTCTTTTGATATTTTCATTAATTCTTCCATCGATTTTTTAGATAAATAATAATAATTTTTAACTTTATATTCGCATACGTCGCATATTGGGTCTGGTGTATATTTCTTCTCTAATAATGAATATATGAGTTTTAATCTATCTGGTAAAATAACAGTATCCATTTTTTTACCCTCATATGCAATAATATCATTAATTATAAATATCCATTTATTTTCAGTAGTTTTAATCATTTCACCTTCTAAAATAGTATTTTTGAATAATGAAGTATCGAATAAACCTCTTGCTAAAATAATACGAGGTTTCTCATAACCTGTATGAATTTTCATATCAATATAATAAATGATTGGAGTATCATTATATAATGTGAAATATATATAATATCTATTACCATTCGATCTTAATGAAATGAAATGTGGTATTTTATTTAATTGTTTAATATTATTGTCATCAATTAAATAATAATGTTTTTGAATAATTCTAACACCATATAAATTTAACAATTCATTTAATATCATATCTTTCATAGTATTACATTTAATATTCCATGCCACTCTATCGCCAAATGATATTATACCTGTTTGCATTTAATATTGTTAAAGTTATATAAATATATATTCAATTTTTATTTATATATGTCAAATTTAGATGAAACACGATATTTGGAACTTTTAAAAACCGTTAAAGAACATGGAATAATAAAAGAAACACGTAATGGTAAAACTTATTCTGATTTTGGTCATTTGTTAAAATTTGATATTAAAAATAATGGATTTCCATTATTAACAACTAAAAAAATTTTTGTTAAAGGTGTTATTGAGGAATTATTATGGTTTTTAAGAGGTTCTGTTAATTCTAAAGAACTTGAAGAAAAAGGAGTTAATATTTGGAAAGGCAATTCATCACGCGAATATTTAGATAGTAATGGATTTTACAATTACGAAGAAGGATATTTAGGACCTATTTATGGGTTCCAGTGGAGGTCTTTTAATGGTCTTATTGATCAACTTAAATATGTTTTAAATGAATTGACATTAGAAAACAGCAGACGAATTATTATGACTGCATGGAACCCATGCCAGTTAAAAGAACAGGCTTTACCACCCTGTCATATATTATATAATTTTTATAAAGATAATGATTATTTGAGTTGTATGATGTATATGCGTTCGACTGATTTATTTTTAGGATTACCATTCAATATCGCATCAACCGCATTATTAACTTTAATTATTGCTAAAGTTTCAGGAATGAAAATTAAAGAAATTGCGATTAGTATGTGTGATTGTCATTTATATGAAGAACATTTAGAAGCTGTAGATGAGCAATTGCAGAGAACTCCTATTAAATTTCCAACTATTGAAATTACTAAAGAAATAAATATTAATATTTCTATAGATGAAAAAATAAAATGGATTGAATCGCTGACATTTGAAGATTTTAAAATAAATAATTATAATTATCAACCTACTATTAAAGCAGTTATGAAATAACACCAATTTCACTCACAAAATTCCCATTTTCTGTTTTTAAATTATATAACGCACCTGTATATTTATCAACTTTAGTTATTTTTTTAACTTTACACCAAATGTGATTTTCATATATGAAATAATTGTAATTTATTTCATTATCAATATCAGGAATTTTAATTAAATAATTATCATTCATAAATGTAGCACTAATTAAAATACCAATTTTGAGAAATAAATTTTTTAATGTATAGAAATCTTTTTTATTTGTTGTATTAACAATTGGATTCAATTCTGCAAATCCTTTGAGAATACTGATTACATGTTTTTTTGATAAATAATTAATTTCTGGAATATCATTTAAATTAAATTTAATAGTAGTTGTAATATTATTATTAAATATATCATATGGTATATTATTATTATGCAAATATTTATTTAAAAATCCAATAGTATTTTTATTTAAATTATTATTTAAACTAAATGCATTTTGACCTAATAAAATAAGCCCTTTAAATCTATATTTATCATCATTATCGTCATTATCGTCATTATCGTCATTATTATCATTATTATCATAAGGAAATGCAACATAATCAAAATCAGTAATATTACTTACATTTGTAAAAACGGGTGAAGCTATTCTTAAATTATCTTTAATAAAATTAACACAATCATTAATTTTTAAATCAAACGGTATATTTTGAATACATAACATTTTATTATTACCATCTAAATAATAATTATCTATTGTATTAGAAACTTTAATTTTATATAAATAATAATTTTTTTTATTAACTTTAGCAAATTCAGTAATAGCACTATATTTATTATTTTCAGTTAGTAATAAATCATTTGAAGATAATTTATCTATACGTTTAATACCATCATTAGTATAAACTAATAAATCACCTCTAATATATTTATCCATTATTTTAATAAAAACTTTAATTCTTTATATCTAATTAAGATTTTACATATTTATCACAGTGCATGTCACTCCATTTAACACCGCAAATAGCAGAATACGCACACCGTATAGCATTTGTGTCTTTATCTTGATTAGCTAAAAACGCAGGATATAATCTATCACATATTAATGGAGCATTACTATTATTATCTTGAAGTGCTGTTTTTGTTATATTACTATTAAAATACGTTGAATCTAATATATTTACGATTACGTAGTAGTTATCAGAACCAAAATAAGTCTTGATAGCTGCTACTCCACTTAAATCAGCAGCTGCCGCATTAGGTGATAAATAACCTACATATAATGAATTAGTAGGACTATTAGAATTATTTGGATAATATAATGTAAGATTAGTTGATGAAATATTAGTATTGGTATTAAATGTTCTATAATATGTATTTGAATCAGACAAATCTGCAACTAAATTAACAGTTCCTACGATTGTAGTAGTAGTATTATTATCTTTTATTACATGAACATTTAAAGGAGAATCACTACCTGCTTTTTTCTTAATAAGATCTACTGTAATATTACACCAATCTACAATTGTTGCATAATTACTATTAGCATTAAGTGCCGGAGCTGATGTTCCTATACCAACACCACCTGCTATATTCCATGATATAGGTGCTATATCATGATTACTAGTTGAAAATTGTAGATTATTATAAGTATTTACAGTTGATAATTCATAATTATTCATAATCATAGATGCATCAATAATATTATTTCTAAGATTACTATCAGCCTGTCCAAATTGTGTAGTTATTTTTTGTAATGTACTGTCTGTAAATTTATTAGTAGCAGGATCTATATAATTATTTATATTTTTGAAAAGATGAAAATAATCTGCTCCTTTATCTTTTAAATTTGAGTTAATATCAGTTAATTTACCTGCTACTCTAAATCCGCCTAGGTTTGTATTAGGATTCATACCAGTTAATCGAAATTCTGTTTTTAAATCAGTACCACCATTAAGATCATCTGGATTATTATTTTTAGTAAATATTCTATCTTTGCTGAAAACATTAGTATCCATTACACATTTATATTTAAATAAACTAGAATCATACTCATTTGAAAATAATTTTTTTGTTGTGTAATCATCAACAATTTCAAGTTTCCAATAATCTGGACAAGACACGCGCGGATATTGATTAGAATCGTCTATTTTTTCTGGTTTATAACTAAAAATTAATCCTATAAATATCAATATAATTATAATAGTTCCTACTATATATACGAGAGTAAATGGTAAAAATCTTTCAAATAATACAGTACGTAAACTTTCAGATACATAAGCAGTTATTATAAGTATAAATGCAAATATTGCATATATAATACACATTAAAATAGTTCCTTTAAACATATTATTTCTCTTAATATTATAAACCGTGATATCATAATCAGATAATTTAGGTTTATCATCGTTAGCCATAATAACTTCTAATTATATATATGATTTTATTTCAAGTATTTTAGTTCCTTTTTGAGTTGGAAGTTGTGCTCGTTCCATAGGCATCGGCAAAGTACTAACCGTTTTTTTATAATATATATGTTGATTAATATTTTTAATAATTTCATCAACTGACCAATCAACAACATATTTATTCAATATTTCTAATTGCCCATTTATATTTGAAGGAAGATTTTTCCCATATTGTAAATAATATGATCTCATTATTATTAATAATTCTTGCTCACTTTGATTACCAATTTCAAATTCTTTATTACTTTTTATATATACATTATAGATAATATCGTCTTGTATTGATTGTATATTTTTTTTAGAAAAAAAAGCAGTAGATAATTCATTCGAAGAAATATTGCGCGATACTGTATTATTAGTATCTTCTGATATATCATAATTTTTATATGTTGCATATTGTGATTTTGGCGTATCAACAATATTAATTCTTCCATTTTTTAAAGTGTCGGGAAGCCATATATCTTTAAAATCAACTTTTATATATTCATCCATCTTTTTATCTTCTTAATTTATAGTAAAGATATGAATAATTATTTATCCTCGTTAAAACAAGGATTAATTAATAATCAAATAACATTAGATAAAGCAACCGCACAATCGTCTTATAAATTATTATGTAATCACATCGATTCATTAATTTTTAATATTGTTTCAATAGCTTCAATAATAACTATGATAAATAGTTCAAAAACTATTAAAAAACCTACAATAAAAATAGTTAATTCATATATTAATGAAAAATGTATTAGTAAAAAAATGACAGGTGGTACTGTATTACCTAGTGAATATTTCGGCATCAATAGTGGTGCATATAACTCTGCTAATCCTACTGGTGATATATTAAATATAGATTTTGCATCTGGATTAATCCGACCTCAAATAGGCGGAGGAGGTAAAAATACCGCAAACAATTATATAATGTCTAAAATAAATGAAATAATTAATTATTATAAATTAGATGCGTCTAAAGTCATTAGAGCAGATTTATGCAAAATTATAAATAATCACATATCTTGCTTAATGAATTTCCTTAAATCAAATAATAAATCACCGTTAAAGAAGGATGACATAAAAAAAATAATAAAATCAAATAAAAGTTTAGATATATTTAAATAAATAATATGATTATTACTATAGATGGTAATATTGGTTCTGGTAAAACAACTGTTCTAAATTATTTACATAAATATCGGAATTATCAAATAGATATTGAACCTATTGAGAGATGGAGTTCATATTTAGATGATATTTATTTACATAATAAATGTTATTTTAATATGCAAATAAGAGTATGGTTAGATCGTGCGTGGATTCAAGAAAAAGACAATAGTTCTATAATATTTATGGAACGAAGTCCATTTTTTATTAGAAATACATTTAATATGAATGATTATTTAAATAATAATATTAATCAAGATGAATATAATGTTATAAATGAAATGTATAATAAAACAGACAATATATGGAAATCTAATTATTATATTTATTTGCGTTCATCCCCTGAAAAATGTTTAGAACATATTTTAGAACGGAAACGACAAAATGAAATCAATATTAAATTAGATTATATTAAGAATATTCATAATTTACATGAAGAAACTTACATAAAAGCTGTTGAAAATAATATGAATATTATAGTAATCGATGTTGATGATAAAACTATTCCAGAAATTGTTGATGAAATAATAAAAAATATTAATAAATAGTCAATATCCAATAAGTCTTATAACTTATAATATCAAATTCATGAGAATTATAATTAAATGAAATAATATTATTTTTATTTGTTTTTATATTTGTTACACCTGCTAATCTACGCATTAATTTCATTTTAATGTATGAATCAATATCTGTATCATCAATTTCATTTTGTGTTTTTTCTATGAATACAAATAATTTTTTGTAAAAATAATATTTAATTGTATTACAAACGTTGTCCATGTATATTCCAAAAATAATTATATATTCATTTTTTTTATATAAAAAGCCAAAAACATTTTGACCTTATATTTTCTTTTTTTGTTTACAACTTTTTAGGTTGTATTTTCACGAAGAAATAATCTCGCTGTGTCCCGTAATGTTCCCCAATTTCACACAATCTCCCACAATACACGAGAGATATAACAGTTTTACGCTGAGAACCTAGATTATCGTAATGTAATGATATATCACCTTCAACTAGATTTAAATCAATAATTGAAGTTAATGTACTATACATTTCATCAATACTCATATGCATCTCGGCGCCATTCTGCATTATCTGGAACGTAAGTTGCTCGTCTTTATTGTAATCGACAGAGGAAGTAATGCAATTTGCAATATATTCCATGGTTCGTAATAAATAATTATATTATTATAATCATTTATTATTTAATTTTTAATAAAATTAATACAAATGTATTTTTAAATTTCGAAAAAGCCAAAAACAATATTTAGCTTTATATTTTGCACAGATTACTAGTTCTCGACTGGCATAACCCGAATATTCCAGTAATAATTGCGCCTGGAATCGCAACAGTCGTGAATTTCAACAGTCCTATTTTTGTATAGGAATGTGATGGATGGCAAACTAATGGCGCAAACATTCATATATTGCAAATCGTGAATATCGTCTCCAAGATTTTTATTAATTGCGTCTACTAATTTGTCAATATCCTCGTCGTCGCTATTCTCCTGAAAAATGTAAGTATTGATTTCTTCAGTAGAATCCTTATCAAAATTGTATGAGATGAATTCGCAAATTTCCATCAAAGCCATTTTGGTTCAAGAACAAAAATTATTGAAAATACAGATAATCAATTTTTTATAAAAATTATTAAAAATAATACAAATATAAAAAAATGATATAATCATTATTATAATAAAATTATTATAATGGCATCAAATGAAACAGATAAAAAATATAAAAAACATGAATTGAGAACTCATATTTATAGTCGTCCATCTATGTATATTGGTACTATTGATCCAAATACAATTGATACTTATATTATTGACGATAATGATAAAATTATTAAGAAATTAATAACATTTATTCCTGGATTATTTAAAATATTTGATGAAGCCGTTGTGAATGCTATTGATCATTCAGTAAGAACTAGAAAAGATAATACTAATGTTGTTAAAAATATTAAAATTACGATTGATAAATCGACAGGACTTATTGAAATTTATAATGATGGTATGGGTATTGAAATTATTAAACATACTGATTATGATTTATGGATTCCTGAATTAATTTTCGGCGAATTATTAACATCTTCTAATTATGACGATGACGAAGTTAGAATTGTAGGTGGTGTTAATGGTTTAGGTATTAAATTAACTAATATATTTTCTAAAATTTTCACGATTGAAACTATTGATAGCACACGTAAAAAGATTTATAAACAAGTATTTAAAGAAAATTTAACAGTAAAAGAAGTTCCAGATATTAAAAGTTGCGCTAAAAAATCTTATACTAAAATTACATTTTTACCTGATTATGAAAAATTCGGTTTAACTGGATTAACTGATGATATTTATAATTTATTTAAAAGACGTGTTTATGATGTTTCAGCATGTACAGATGCTGCAGTTTCTGTATATTTTAATGATAAGAAAATACCAGTTAAAGATTTTGAAAAATATACGGATTTATTTTTAGAGACTAAAACATTACAACCACGATTTTATGAAATGCCGAATGACAGATGGGAAGTGGTAGTTGCCGTTAGTTCGACTGGTAATTATGAGCAGATGTCGTTCGTTAATGGAATTAATACTATTCGAGGTGGCAGACATGTAGAATATATTACAAATGCAATTACGAAGAAATTGACAGATATGACTTTAACTAAGAAGAAAAAGACAATTAAACCACAACATATTAAAGAAAATTTATTTATATTTGTAAAATCAACTATTGAAAATCCAACTTTCGATAGTCAAACAAAAGAAACATTAACAACTTTAATTACTAAATTTGGGTCAAAATGTGAATTATCTGATAAATTTTATGATAAATTATATAAATCTGGTATTATTGAAATGGCATTAAGTGCTACTGAAGTAGTTGAACAGAAAAAATTAACTAAAACTGATGGTAAGAAAGTTAATAAAATTATAGTACCTAAATTAGATGATGCTAATTTAGCAGGTACTAAAGATAGTAAAGATTGCACTTTAATTCTAACAGAAGGAGATTCAGCAAAAACGATGGCTATTTCTGGTTTAAGTGTTGTTGGCAGAGATAAATTCGGTGTATATCCATTAAAAGGTAAAATTATTAATGTTAAAGATATTACTTTACAAAAAATTACTGAAAATAATGAAATTACTAATTTGAAAAAAATTTTAGGATTAGAGCAAAATAAGGATTATAGTAATAGTATTGATACATTACGTTATGGGAAAATTATGATTATGACAGATCAAGATCATGATGGAAGTCATATTAAAGGATTATTATTTAATGTATTTCAAACATTATGGAATTCATTATATAAATGCGAAGGATTTATCACGTCGATGCTAACACCTATTATTAAAGCTACTAATAATACCACTAAAGAAGTGATATCATTCTATAATATGAGTGATTATGAGAGATGGTGTGATACTGTTGATAAAAAATCAATATGGAAAATTAAATATTACAAAGGGTTGGGAACTTCTACAGACCAGGAAGCCAAAGAATATTTTAAAGAAATGAAACAGATCACATATAATTATACTGATAAATGTGATAGTTCGATTGATTTAGCTTTCAATAAAAAACGCGCAGATGATAGAAAATCATGGTTATCACAATATGATAAAAATAATGTTCTAGATTATACTGAAAAAACTATATCATACGAAACATTTATTAATAAAGATTTAATTCATTTCAGTAATAGAAATCTTGAAAGAAGTATTCCTCATATTTGCGATGGACTTAAGGAAAGTACTCGCAAAATCTTATATGCGTGTTTGAAAAGAAATTTATATACAAATGAAATTAAAGTTGCACAATTAGCTGGTAATGTTAGTGAAGTAACTGCTTATCATCATGGTGAAAATTCATTACAAGAGGCTATTATTGGTATGGCGCAAATATTTGTAGGAACTAATAATATTAATTTACTTGAACCAAAAGGTCAAATGGGTTCGCGTATTAGTGGTGGTCAAGATGCATCATCGCCGAGATATATTTATACATTATTATCAAAATTAACTAAATTAATTTTCAAAGAAGAAGACAATACTATATTAAATTATTTAGATGAAGATGGATTATCTATTGAACCAGAATATTATGTTCCTATTATTCCTATGATTTTAGTGAATGGTGGTATTGGTATCGGGACTGGATATTCTACTAATATTGCTCAATATAGTCCAAGTGATATTATTTCAACCTGTTTAAAAATTATTAATAATATCACTACAAATATTGGTAAAGTATTAAATAAAAATGATATTAATAAGTCAATAGAAATTACGAGTGATTATGAGATTGATGAATTAATCCCATATTATTTAGGATTTAAGGGAAGTATTTATAAGAATGATAAAGGTAATTATATTAGTAAAGGTAATTATAAATGGGTTGATGATAATACTATTGAAATTAATGAACTTCCGGTAGGTGTATGGACTGAAAATTATAAAGAATATTTGGAAGAATTAGTAGTTAATAATAATCATCCTTATTTAAAATCATTTGAGAATCATTATACAGCAAAGAATGTTAAGTTTATATTAAAAATTGCGGATGGGTGTAAAAAAGATTTAGATGATAATAAGATATTGAGTGAATTTAATTTAACATCTTCTAAAAATCTTGGATTGAATAATATGCATTTATTCTCAGAAAAAGGAAATATTAAAAAATACAATACGACATCTGCTATAATTAAAGAATGGTTTAATACTCGTATTGAAAAATATTATGACAGAAAGGAAAAACAATTATCAATAATGGAAGATGAATTTAAAGTATTATCTGCTAAAATTAGATTTATAATCGACATTATTGATGGAAATATTATTATTATGAATATTAAAATTAAAGATATTGAAGATGAATTATTGAAAAAAGATTATTATAAATATAATGATAGTTATGATTATTTATTAAGAATGCCTATTTCACATTTAACAGCTGAAAAGAAAGAAGCATTAGAAAAAGAAGTAAAAACACTAAAAGATAAAATTGATAATTTAAGAGATATGTCGATTACTGCAATTTGGGAAAATGAATTAAATGAACTTAATATTGAATGGTTAAATCATAAATCAATTATCGAAGAAGATTATTTAAATGATTTAAAGGGTGGTAGTGCGACTTCTTCAAAACCTAAAAGAACTTACCAAAAGAGGAAGTAATTAAATCATCTACACCCCATAATTTACAATCATTTGAAATATAATATTTCCATTTGAATGGAATAATTAGACTTTGATTTTTTTCTAATTTAATGATAATAATCTTATCATTAGATGTTGGATTTACTTTTGTAATTTGCGCTTTATATATAATTACTTCAACATCTTTATTAGCATTTATGAATAAATATTTATAATTATTATGTTTCCAGTCATTATTATCATTATCATCATCTATTTTATTAATAAAATTATATTTGAACCAACTGTCAATAACTTTTTCAGGTTCATGAATATAATCACTAATAACGATTGGTTGTCTTTTCGATAATAATGAAAAATTGAAATTATCTATATTCGTTTGTAAGATAGATAATTCACTTGGAAAGATATAATAACAAATAGTATATAATATTATTATAGCAATTAATATATATATTAATTTCATTTATTTATAATAAATAGAAAAATATGGCGAAAAAAAAAGTATTTAAAACTGGTGGCATATATGATGGAGACCCCAATACTGGTTTTTTATTAGGCGAACGTTTGAAGAATTATAAAAAAAGCGAAATTGAATTAATAAAAAAACAGTATGATAAAATATTAGAAAATTTAGAAAAAGAAATTGGTAATACTACAAATTCAATAGAAAAACAAAAAAAATTTGAACTTGAAAATAAAAAACAATTATCTAATGAAGATCAATTCCAAAAAACTAATGAAACTAAAATTAATATAGCTAATAGTAAATTAAATAAAGATTATATAAATTTAATTGTTAAATTTTTATTTAAAACAATTAATATTTTTAAATCTTTATTATATGGTGCTTACAAATTATTTATTACATTTATAAATACATTTATTAAATTTTTTAATATAGGTGAAGGTTCTGTTGCTAGATTTATATTATTTGTTATAATGATGGTTATGATATTAGGTGGAATCGCATACGGCATTATATCATTAACATCTTTATCAAAAAATATGAAAAATAATGATGCAGTAGTTAAAGATATTATACATAAAGATAATGATGATTATCTTAAAAGTCCGATTGTTGATACTAGTTATTTATCATATATATATAATTGGTTTGCTAATTTAATACCTGATACATATAAATATCAAGTTAATAATGCAAAAAATAGCATACATTATATAATGACCGGATCAAATCAATATGACATATATGCTACACCTAGACCAGATAACAAAGACGATGGACGATGTGATAATATATTTCATATTAATTTTTCAAGTAATGTTGATTCATACAAACCTGATAGTACATATAGTATATTGAAACCTAACAATATTAGATTAGAATATAATTATAATTATAATACAGATTATCAATTTATTGGCAAGTTTGCAGAAGATTATTTTGCAACTAGTAGTAATTATATTATAGATATACCAATAACAACTGAAAATGGTAAATATATATTAGGGGATAATTCTTTAATTGCTAGAAAAAATGACCAATATATATTTAAATCTTTTCCGAATAAAAAATATATCATAAATAAAGATATTAGCGGTAGCTATTTAAATGGTATATATAATAGCGAACATTTACAAACTATAATAAATAATAAATATACACCATCAGATTTGCTATATAATTTTAAATCTAATATTAAAAATATAAATGATAAAACAACAAAGAATAGTATGATATATAATTTTAAAAATAATATTGATAAAATAAATAGTAATTATTTAATAATTTAAAGAATATATATATTATATATTAATAGAATTTGTATTTATATCATGTCGATGTCTGATCCTAATAATAATTTTAAATTAGATACATCAATAACTACTATTAATAATATATATATAACAACTGCGCGTTATGATGATTCAAAAACGGCAATTAATGCAAAAAAGGATAATAAACATTTATATTTTGATCTTACAGATTTAATACAATCATATAATTTAGTTAATAATAAATTTACATTAAATAATTCAATTGCTATGGCGCATATATATTTTGATTTTTCATTTCCATCAGATCCATCGCGCACAAATTCTTTACTTCCAAATTATGATGCTAATATAAAAAAAATTAATGACCAATTAAGTAGTAAATATAAACTATTTAAAGAATGTTGGAGTGGGCATATTATATTCCATACAGATGGATGGTATAATAAATATGGTATAGATAATGTAAATATAACATGTATAAAAATGCAAATAGACAATAATTTACAAAGAGTAGGTGGAGGAGATAATAGGGGGTTTAATACAAGTATTGATTTAAAATTTGATAATGAAATGACTCGTGGAATATTTACAAATATATCATATGATGATTTAAAATTTAATGTAAATGATATATATAGTGATAATACATTAAAAGAATCATTCAATAATATCTACTCAAGATACAAATTAGGAGTTGATATATATGCAATTCCATTAAGAATGAAATTAATAATGTTATAATGTTTTCATCATAAATGTGTCAATAAGAGTATATCCTAGTTTGGAATAATATCCGCGTGCACCTGTTCCGGCGATTATAGCCATTTTGCTAAAACTTTTAGATTTTGCAATTTCCTCAGCTTTTATAATTAGATTTTTTCCATATCCTTTATGTTGTAAAGAATATTCGTCATTACCTCCAACATTTAATAACGTAGAATATACATGTAATTCTCTTATTAATGCTGAATTTTCTAATACTGGTAATATATTTTGATTATTTGTATTTAATCTTAATCTTAAAAATCCAATCAAATAATCGTCATTCTCATAAGATATGAAATATTCTTTACCATCACTAGCATCATATTCCATTATTTTTAAAGAAATATCACCGACTATAATATTTCCTTTAATTTCTCTACAACGAATACAATTACATCTCCAATTATTAATTTTCATATCTTTTTCTAAATTTTGTCTAATACTTACAAATTGTTGTGAATATCCACCTTGAATATAATGACCTGATATATCTCTAATAATTCTATTAATTCTAAATTGTTTAGTAATATTCATTTTGAAATTTTTAATTAATTCATATAAATATTTATCATCGTATGGGATATATTCACCACTATCATATAATTCTTTAATTTTAGTGAATGGAACTACGGCACATGGATAAATTTTTAATTGATCTAATTGTAAATCTGGATTATATAAAATTTCATCCATCATTATTTTATCTTTTTCAACAGAACTACCATATAAATTAAGCATAAGATGTCCATCAATCTTATAACAATTATTTTTTAATAATTTAATAGCTTTTATTGTTTTTTCAACCGTCTCACCACGATTATTCATTCTCAATACATCATTATTCGTATGTTGTATACCTAATTGAACTCTAGTACAATTAAATCTGCGCAATCGTTGAATTTCTCTTATTGAAATACTATCACTTCGCATTTCTAATGTTAAACCTATGATATGTATTTTAGCAGTTTCGTTAGCTGTTATTTCTTTTTCTAATGATAATAAATCACGTTTAATCTCATCATCATAAACATTTGCTGCATAATATAATTTAGTAATAAATTCATCCTGATATTCTTTTGGATATTCGCTCCATGTTCCTCCTAATACTAGTAATTCAATTTTATCTATTTGATGCCCCATTCGACTTAAGGAAGATATGCGAGAATTCATTTGTTTAATTGGGTCAAAATCGTTTTGATTAGCTCGTAATACAGCAGGTTCTGTATATAAATAACTTTTAGGTTGCTGGGTCCAATTATTGTCAATTGATGGTTTTTCATTAGGACAGAATGAACAATTATGAAGGCAACTAAAAGTTCCTTTAATTCTTTCACCATTTGCATTAGTATATTCAGGAGTTCCGCTAGTTAAAACAGTAATACTAATTATACCTGATTGTGATTTTTGTATTTTTTTTATTAATTTCTTTTTTAAATTATAATCATCATATCCTAAATCATTATAAATTTTAATTAAATCAATTTTACTACAATTAAATTTATAAGTTTTTTGAATATATTTAATAAATTTTAATGTTGATTCGAATGTATTATTAGTTAATTCAAATTTTAATATTTCTATTTGCTCGGTTGTTAAACCAACTTTGATAATATCTTCAATATCCATAATTAAAATAATGAACATTCATAAAAAAAATCAATTTTTAATAAAATTGTCGGTATTTGTAAAAATTGGAAACTGTAAAATCATTAGGAAATGAATATTTATCAAATGTCAAATAAATTTTTTTCATATAATTATTAATACTTTCATCTTTTAAAATCATCATGTTTTTCAAATTATTGTTATTATTGTAATTCTTAAGATTGTTTAATTTATTATTTAAAAAATATTTAATAAAAATCTTATTGTCTGCATTATTGTTCGTTGTAATATAAATACGTGTTTTATTGTCATCTAATGGTAAAAAATTAATGAGATAATTAACATTTTTATTGATAGAACCTTTGAGAATATATGGGTATTTATAATAATATCTATGTTTAGTATTATACAAATCTTCAGTAAAATAATATTTATTATGAACGTTATTAACTTTAATAATGTTTGCACTATAAACAAATTCTAAAATAACATTTACAAGATTAACATTAATATCAATATAACTTTGACAAGTATTATTCATTTTAAATAATGTTGGTGGTGATTTTGAATAACTTTTATAACTCCACCATAATAAACCATTCTTAGATATTACATTACCTACAGTATTATTTTTATCGTATTTTGTAAAATGATTAGGACAAATGAGACAACCATCATTAATAATACCATTATTAAGAGTAGCTCCTAAATGTTTGCAAATATTAATAGTTGATTGTGGTTCGTTATTATTATACCATAAAACCATCGGTAATTTACCAATATTGAATGTATATGGTTTAATTTTATTAATATTATTATCAATACCGATAACATGCCATTCCCTCACAATTTGTGGTAAAATAAAACACGAGACCGAATTAATAATAATTATAAAAAATTTTAAATACATTATCTAATAAATATGATTATTTTTTATATAATTTCATAAATATTACACCTGTTACCGACATTAATATCATACCCCATAAAGTATCTTTGAATGCATCATAATATGTATAATTTTTATAATAAATACATGAGGTTAAACTATAAGTACCATAAATAACTAATCCAAATAATAGACCATAGATAATAGCAATTCCATATTTATTATATGTGTTATTATCTTTAATAATAAATAATATATGTGTGATATATATATAAAATGCAATAAATAATATGATGTATGCTAAAATAATTGGTGGTATTTTAACAACAAATGGTTCTTTTTGTATTTTTCTACATAATGTCATATAATAATCAAAATTCATAAATATCCATGAAAAATCTAATAATACAAATAAGATATATGCTATTGTTATGGATGATATAAAATTCATATATTAATATTAGTAAAGAAAATGATTTTAGAAGGTGGTAAATACATAAACGAAGGATATAAGGGAATTACTATGGATGTATTTAGTGACAATTCGAAAAAAGACGTAGAATGTAATTTATACAATTATATAAATTATAAAAAACCATCATCATTATTATTATATGGATTACATAAACAAATTAGAGTTTATAATTATAATGAAATATTGGAATTATTATATAATAAAAAAGAATTTATAGTTAAAAAATTTAAGAGAGGTAATATTTTTCTTGGGAATGATAAACGCAATTTTAAGAATGAATTTATATCAATAAAAAAACTCGCAAAAATTTATAATGACAAATTAAATTATTATACGACTATAAAACCTATATTTAAATATCATGGTGTTGATATATATGCATTATCATTTAATCATCGATTTTATATATTTCAGGAAAGATGTTATAAAACGATTGATAATATTAAATTTACACAAAAAGAATTTAATAAATTTATAAATGATATATATGAAAGTTTATTAATTTTACAAAAAAGTAAATATATTCATAATGATATAAAAGCCGATAATATTATTTATTGTAATAATAAATATAAATTGATTGATTGGGATTTATCAGGAAGTATTTATAATCGTTTTAAATCATTTATAAGAGGAACAGGTGGTAATTTTATGTTCAATCATCCAATCAAATTTTATTCATTAGGATTATCATTATTTATATTTAAAATATTTTATTATATTTTCAAATCACGAGATAATAAATTATATAATTGGGTATATAAATTAAAATCATATAAAATTATGGAAGCTAAAAGTATTGCTAGTGCTTCTCTTTTGATTAGTAAAAATGTAAATTTACATACATTAACTAAACACTATGATATGTATTCATTTGCACTATTAATTATATATTTAGCTGAAAAGAATAATTTAAAATTTTCTAAACCGTTTGTAAATAATCTAATTAAGCCATTTCTTATATCAATATAAAAACTATATAAGAATATTTTATTAAATAATTAAATAGGAAGCAAAAACCTAAATAAATATGACAAACTACTCAAATTATACATTATATCAGGAAAAGCTCCGCAAGCAAAGAGAGAATCCTGAGACCTCTCGTGCTGGTCTCAAATGGGAGGTTGAAGAAGATAATGTTCTAATTGACAAAGTTAATGAGGGTCTCACATTTGATGATGTTGCAAAACATCTGCAGCGGACTGTTGGTAGTATTAAAACTAGACTTATCATCAAAGCTCTTGCTCTAATTGAGGAAGATTGTAATATTACTCTTGAACAAGCAGCTGACAGATATAAGGTAACAACACAAGATATTCAGGCATATCAAGCAAACAAAAAAAAGAGACAAATGACTGTTAATAATCGTAATAACCCAGTAAGTCTTAATAGTATTTATGCTCTACTAGTTGAAATTAATAATAAGCTAAGTTAATTAGAAAATAATCGAATTAAAAGTGCAATAATTCCAAAAAATGCTATTAATCCCCAAACTGCAAATGCAAATATAATCCAATAATATATAAAATTTTCTTGGAGTGTTAATCCACAATCGCAATTAATTTCTTTTAATCTTCGAATATAAATGAATATTCGAATAATATTTGCAATATTTATTATAGTTACTATTATACTCAATACAGCCACTACTATATTAGTATAAACCATCGGCACACCATCATTAGCTATATATACTAATAATGAGATTATTTGCCATATTATAATAAACATTATCCATTCTCTAATCCATTCTTTTTCTGGTAAATTCGCACAAGGGCATTTACTTATTTTAACTAACCAATTTAAAATAAACATAGAAATAACTATACCTAATACCGCTCCAAATATTACGGGACCAGATGAGCTATATTTATCTCGTTTAATACGTGTATCAAAGTTTGAAACAGACACAGATTTTTTACTAGGCATATTATCTATATAATAATAAGAAATTAGAATTACAAAAATTTGTAATTAATATATGAATGGTTTTTTATGCAACACTAATGAAAACTTCACGATGCTTATGATATACGATAGCATCGTTTATTTTTGCAAAAGAACCTTTGATTGTTATTGATACATCAGAAGATGTGAATATTATTTCTTTCAAAAACCTCTCATTCTTATTGTAGTTTATTTTAAACTTCCCAAGAAGAATTAGTGGTTTATCATACTTCATTTTCATTTGCCTATTTACATTATCACTCAACTTATTGAAATGATAATAAATATCGAGTATCGAATTATAAACTTTGATTTGTTTATTTTCGGCATTATTTGAAATTCTGCTAATGGTATGAAGATAATCAGGCATGATAATTGGTAATTCAAAATTAAATAATCATTTTTATTTAATTTTAGTTTTAAATATAAACATAATAAATAAGAAATAATATGAATATAATGACTACTATTACAATAATTGCTATATTTATTTTTGAATAAAGGAATAATAATTCCTGCGATTTACTTGAACTACAATTACAATTATTTTTTTTAAGATTATTTATATAATTATAAGTAATTATTACCATTATTACTGCAACTATACCAATTATTAAATTTATACTCAAAATTATATTATTAAATTGTATAAAATCGCTTAATGATTGATTATTATTAGTAAGAACATAAATAATTAATATAGAACTATAATATAAAATTAAGAAAAACCACCAAGCTTTTATAAATACTTTACTATTATTATTACTACAATTACATTTAATAAGATCCATATGATTTATCCAATTTAATATAAATAATCCAATAACTATAATAAAAATTATATTAAATATTGTAAATATATTAAATAAATCCATAAATTATTTGAAATATCTATTTGATATATATATTATTATAATAAAAATGAAATATAACATTATCATTATTACGGTAATAATATATATGAGTATTATTAAAGTTTTTAAGACATTATCAGAACATTCACATTTATTTTCATCCAATTGTTGAATATATTTATAAGTCATATAAATATTACCTAAACCTAATATATTACCTAATACTATTAAATAATATGAATCAATACTATAAATATTAAAAAAAATTAGTATATCTAATATAAATATAATATACCAATAAATATGAATTAATTTTTCTAATAAAGTTTTAGAACATTTGCAACCATTATATTGCATTAAATAAATCCATAGTAAATATATACTTCCTACTATAAAATTATAGGCTAAATACCATCTCTCTATATAAATTTGTTTCATAATTATCTTTTAATTAGAAAAAAATGAAATTCATATAATTAATTATTATTACATACAAATACTATGTCGTATGAGGATATTGAGCGCGTCGCTTATGCTTATGATGGTGTTGTTTATGGTGGTTATATTCGCGATAAAATGATTGCGACTTATTACACACAGAACTACTACCTCAAAGGTAATGCTGAAAGCGATTTCTATAATGCTAAAATTCACAAAAGCTCAGTACGTCGCATGACTGCCCCGAATGATATCGACATTTATTTCAAACGTCAGGAAATCGCGGATAGGTTTATCGATGAGTTGCATTCGTTCGGTGATGTCCTGGTTGTTAGGAATAATGATGCGACGTATACGGGCATTTATTCGCTCATCAAGCATAAGCAGCTCATCGTTGATTCGCGTCTTACCATCGACATATCTTATCCGTATGCGAATACAGAGAAGGAATGTGAAGATATTGAGCCGCCTTTCAATAACCTCGACATGCTTTGCAACGGATTTGTAAAAGATGCAAATGGTATTCGTTATTCTTCGACGACTGGAACATATATCGATGATTTAGACGAGGTTGAAAGGAAACGCGAAATTGCAAGGATTACTCTCGACATGTATGAAATGAAGACTGAATTAACAGGTGGATTGAAAATCGAGGAACCTTATATCGTCGGTCGTGTTGTTAAGATGATTAATCGGCGATTTTCGTGGCATATTGTGAATGCACCATTCGCATATATCAAATGTGGTGTTGTTGTGTGCAAATGTTGTAATGAGACGGTGAATGGTGGTTATAGAGTGAATAAGAATGTTTATGCGCGCGAATGTTTCTATGAGAAGTTGTATAACAAGGAATTCAAACGCGAATTAAACGTCGTTATCGACGGTGAGAAGCTCTCATTCATCTAATCTAATAATCATATAAGGACCATATTTTTGGTCTTTATATAAATAATATAAATAACTATTAGAATGCGTTCGAAAATATATTCATTATATAAAAAAATAATTGACAGAGATGATGAAAATTTTAATTTGAAACAACAAATTTTTTTACAAAATTATGTTAAAGATAATTATGATAATATTGATAAATTATTATTATATCATGGTATTGGTACTGGAAAAACGCGCTCGTCTATATTAATAGCTGAAGAAATTATGAAAAATCATAAGAAAATGAAAGCTATTATAATATTACCTGCACGTCTAAAAACAAATTATATAGATGAATTAATACCTATTATTTGTAAATCTTATAAACAAAAATTAGATTTATATAATAATATTAATACGCCAGAAGAAGAATTAAAAAAACTACGCAAATTTTTTGCATCAAAAATAAATAAAAATTATTCAATATATTCATATGAATATATAACAAATTTATGTAAGAAATCAACAAATTTAAAACAAACAATAAAAGAATTAACTAAAAATAAAATAATAATTATTGACGAATTTCATAATTTAATTGCATCTAAAGTAGATGAAACAACCATAGTAAACACATATAATTTTAATCAAATTAAGAAAAATGTAAAAAATGTTCGTTCATTAATTATGAGACTTATTAGCAGATATGCTGATGAAACATGTAAAATGTTTTTTTTAACTGCTACGCCAGTATTTGATAATTACGCCCAATTTCTAGAATTAGTAAAATTATTAAATAAAAATCCAATTAAAGATGATAATAAGGATTTAAAGGCTAGTGATTTATTCCCTTATATAAAAGATAAAATCAGTTATTATGAGATTGAAAATAAGGGTGATTTCCCGAGTGTTGAATTAAAAAGAGATGAAATACCATTCTCAAAAACACAGGATATTAAGACGTCTATTATTGTTAATGGTGCTGAAGATGATGATTATGATGACGAAAAAGAAATATTTTTAATAAAACAACGTCAAATAAGTATTTCTATATATGATTTTGATGAAATTGATAAGATTTTATCAAACTTGAAAGAATATGCACCCAAATTAGATAAATTATTTAAATATATAAATACTAAAGATTCGGGAAAACATCTAATATATTCTAATTTTATATCGCGTTGTTTACATATAATAAAAGAATATTTGGATAGAAATGGATGGGTTAATTATACTGATAATAATGAAATCAAACCATTCAAAACTTATGTATTATGGGATGGATCGATGAATAATTTGAATAAACAAAAAGTTAAACAAATATTAAATGAACCTGAAAATATGGATGGTAAATTAATAAAAGTAATATTAGGTTCACCATCTATTAAAGAAGGTATTAGTTTTAAACATATTCAACATTTACATCAAATAGATCCAGTATGGAATGCATCAGCAAAAGAACAAATTGAAGGTCGATGCATCCGTTATAAATCACATGAAGATATTCCAGTAAACCATCCATTTTTAAGAAGAACAGTAGTTATTCATAATTATGTTTCGATTCCTCGAAAAAATGGTAATATATATGAAACATGTGATGAGCGTATTTATGATCGTATTATACCAAATAAACTTAAGATTATAAATAAAATATTAAAAATATTAAAAAAAATAGCAATCGATTATTATTTATATAAGAAATTAAGTAAAAGTCCTGAATATAAATCTAAATCTTCAAAAATATTATCTAATGAAGATGATGATATATATTTATTACGAAAAAAAATAAATGAAAAGAAAGTAAAAATTACTAATACATGTCCTAAAAAACGACGTCCTAATGGTGATAAATGTGATGATGGATATGAAATTAAGTTAAATAAATTAAAATTTAAATGTTGTTATAAAATTCGTAATAAACCTAATTCTTGTCCTAAACTGCGTATTCCGGTTGATGGAAAATGTTTATTAGATGGATATGAAATTAGAAAAAACAAAAATAATATTGATTGTTGTTACAAAAAGAAAAAACTCTAATGAGACGATGAACGCTGTAATCGCAATTTATTATTTATAAGTGATATATCTCTTGCTATATACGTTAATAATGCATTCGTATGTCTAATATCTTCTTTTATTTTTTTGCAATTATAATAAATTTTATAAATATCAAATATTAAATATAATGAAATAACCATTAAACCTCTGGTATAATTTATATCATTTATATAAACGATGAGAATATCATTTGACATGATTACAAATAATTCAAATAAATAATATTTATTTATTATTTATTATTCTTATATTTTCTTCTAATGTTTTTACACGTTCATTCAATTCTTTAATTCCTTCAACTAATAGACCGCACAAATTACCATACGATATATTATAAAAATTCGTAATTTCATTATAAGTTATTACTTCAGGTAAGATATTAATTACTTCTTGTGCTAATAATCCTGTTTCTTGTTTGCCAGTATCTATACGTGTATATGTATAACCATTAATAGTTGATATTTTATCTATAGGATTTATAATTTTTTTAATATTAGTCTTAATATTACTATCAGACGGCGTTAATAGAGTTCCTGAAATATATAAATTACTATTTATATATACATTACCTATAAAATTAGTTTCAAAATTAACATTCAAATCATAAACATCTGTAGATAATGGTGGTGTTGTTCCCATTCCAATTTTTATATATGATGTATTTGCATTAACACCTGTATTGTAAGTAGCTGATGTTATTATTGAATTATTATAAGTATTTCGCATATTTAAATCACCATATGTATTTAATGATGGATAGGATGATTGTAATCCGTTATTAGAAATACTATTAAACCAGTCTATAGCTGGTATACTATCATTATTATTAAATTTAGGCATACCAACATATATTTTCACATTATTATCATTATCTTTAAAAATGGAAAGATTATTATCATATAATGAAACATAGTTTTTATTAATATTATTATATATTACTGAATATATTTTTGACGACGTTGAATTACTTGTATTTATTTCAAAATTATTATCAGTTGTTATTTTAATTATTGTATTATTAACAAGATTTTTAAATGTTATAAATGGGTACGATGATAAATTACTTCCATATAATGAAATATTAGGATTTATATTATTATTTTGATTGTAAATAGAAATTGCATTTCCATTTCCCGTAGATGGTATATTAACATTAATAATATAATTACTCAATATATTCGAATATCCAAATGAAGATATAGAATTAACATCTAAAAATGCATTAGATGCTATATTGAGATTGCAATTAACATAACAATAATTATTATTGATATTATTTAAAATATTTGAAATTGATGTTATATTACAACTATTAATATTTATTGTATTTATGGTATTGATATTATTTAAATTATTTGATGAAAAAGATATATTATTAGTTAAATAATTAGATATTATACTACAATTTAAATTATTTATTAATCCATTTTCAGGAACATATAATTTATATTTGTCTGTATAATTAGTACCTATTCCTACATTACCATTCGAAGATATTGAATATACTATATTACTATTTAATGAAGCTGTTAATACTTTTGATGTATTTGTTTTATATGGAATATTATTTATATTATTATAATTATATGTGAAAGTTGATTTATAAATATAAAAATTATAATAAATAGTTATTTGATTTATTATTTTTGATTTTATGAATTTATTATAATTAGATGTTATAAATGTTGATGGTATCGTTATTTCGCTTGGATATACCATAATATCTACTGAATTTTCATTTATATTTGAAGTAATATTAAAACCATTTATTGGATATAATATATACATATTTGAATTTGATGGTATTGATTGAATTACTGGTATTATCTCTGTATAATAATTAACATTATCATAAATATTTTCAATTATATTATTTGAAATAAAATTATTAGTTATTACATATTTATCATATCCATATTCAATTATATTAAAATCAGTTAAAGTATCATTATTTATAAATTTAATATTTATAATATCAACTGAATTATATATATTCGCAGTATTATCATAATTTATATTTAAGGAAATTAAATCAGTATTTTTAGTATCTTTAACATTATATTTTGTAATTGATAATTGATTTGGTGATAAATTACTAGATCCAATACTAACATAACCATTCGAACCTACGCTAAAATTATTATTTGAATTATTTTTATTGATATATTGAATTATATTCGAATGTATTGGATTAATATTTATAAATAATGGTGTATTTTGTTCATTCCTATCGCTAATATTAATATAACCTTTATTATTAATTGATAATACTTTAGATGGTATAGTTGCATCTATTTGATTATAAACTTTAAATTCTAAAATATTGCTACCGCCAATTTCATCAGTAGCAATTTTACTAATATTTATATTAGGTGCTGTAAAAAATAAATCATTTTGATTAATATTATTTGTAGTTAAATAATGAATCCACGACATTAAATCATGTGGTATTATTAAATTATCGAATATATTTCTAGTATCTATTTTTAATGAATGAACTATATTAGTTGTAATAGTACGCAAACTTTCTGCAAAAGCCATATTACGAATAACAACAGGATTCATATTTGGACTATCAATAAAATTAGTGTATAAGACGCAATCTCGTTGTATATATAAATTTGATGTGTGTATATTTGGCGTTTTTATGATAGTATCATTAGATGTTATATTAATTAATTCAGTTGTATCATTAAACTTAATTTTTAATGAATTATTAGAATTATTATTAAAATTTAATAAAAGATTATTATTAAAATAATTAATATTATTTGAAGTTTTATAATAATTTATTATTTCTAAATTCGAATTTAAAATAACATCTTTATATGATATTATTGATGCATTATCGATTGTTAATAAATTACTACTATTATAGAATGTTAATTTTGAATTAATATATCCAAATTGATAATCATTCTTAAAAACAATACAACCATCATTAAAAGAATCACCATGATAATTAATATATAATAAATTTGACGAAGTTTTACTTTTTAAATATAATTTATTTGATGAATTGTAAACATTTAATTCATCGTTCGTAATCTGTCTTCCTATATATATTGACATTATATAAATAATTGTTTTAATATTTATATAGTAAAAAAAAAGGATATAAAGATTAGATTATTAATATAATTACCTTAAGTAAGATGTTTGATTGATAGTATTGGTTTATTTATTTTTGTAATATATATAGGATGTTTGGCCGAGTGGTTTAAGGCGTATCCCTTAAGAGGATATTGTGCTATGCACAGCGTGGGTTCGAACCCCACAACATCCAATTTCAAATCCTATATATATAAGAATAATTTAATAATATTTATTTAAAAAATATGATTGTTGGTGGATTATTAATATCAGTAGCATTTATGGTATACTTATATAATCGTCCATTAACTGATATTAATAAAAAAAGTTTAAAATATTATAAATTAAAATGGCGACAGTCTCTCTTTTTATGTTAAAAGTTTAGATATTATAACTATTTCACTTGATTGTTTATTTTTATTCATACCATAGCTCCATCGTATATCTTCAATTATTATATAATCCTTGTATAAATTTTTTATATAATCACAGTTATTATATGTTATTATCCAATTGTTTTTTGTTATTATTATGTCGTGTAGTAATAAATGATTAAAATCTTCATGCATATCGCCATTATTACCATATAATTTCGAGTTTTTTTCTAAATAATATGGTGGATCTAAATATATAAAATCTTCTTTGTCAATAAGAAAATCATAAAAATCTTGATTATAAATATCTGTTTTGCTCAAATCTAATAATTTTATTTTATTTATTGATGATGTTGTAAAACGTTTTTTACTAGCTTCTAATGAAAATCCACCAGATAATGTTGAACCATTAAACGAACATCTATTTATAATAAAATAATAAATAGATTGTTCTATCATATTATCATTCATATTCATATTTCTATATCTTATAAAATCATCTTTAGTAATTGATGTAATTTTATTTAATTCATCGCACAATAAATCTTTATTTATTTTTATTTGCATCCAGAAATTAAATAATGGTGTAAATTTATCATTTACTATTAATGGTAAATTATATTTATTTTGCAAATAAAATTCAAATGAACCGCCGCCAAAAAACGGCGAAATAATTACTTTGAATGTGCTAATATCAAAATATTTATTTATTATTTCATCTAATATTTTACAAGCTCGTGTTTTACCACCAGGATATCTTAATGGAGATTTATTATTCATTTATAATAATAATGATTATTAATATCATTTTTTTAAATTAAATATTCAATAATTTTTGCTGCTTTTTGTTTTCCAATATTAGGTATTTTAATTAATACTTCTGTTGGATTTTCACTCTCATTTATTTTTTTTAATAAGATATTTAAAGTTGGATAAATATCTTTAATGTTTTTAGCAATCTGTTTAGAAATTCCGGGTATTTGTGATAATTGCAATAAATAACAAGTTTCTTTATCAATATTTTCTATTTTTTTTGATTTAATTTTACAAACATCAATATATTCTTTATTTTCATCTGTTTTTATAAATTTAGATGGATTATCTATTATTTTTGTCGATATTAATAATAATAATGTTGCTGTATCATTTATATTTTTTGTAAATAATAATTTAATATCATCTCTATACATCGAATGATAATAAACACTCGTTAATATACTTTGCGAATGATGATTATTTGATGAAATAATATCACTACCCTCAATAATATAATTAATATTCTTATGATTACTTAATAATCTGTGTTTTTGTTCTTTATATCTACCATCCTTAATTGACGATAATAAATCATTCATAGTTTTGCGTTCATATATAAAATCAATATTATCACTAATTATTCGAATATCACCTAATTCCAATTGTTCTTTTGAAATATCAATAGAATATTTATCTAAATCTCTTTCAATTAAAATATTATATAATTGTGTCTCTCGACTATCTATAATTATTTTTAATGTCATCAAATATATATTATTATTTATATTTATATAATAATAGAAAATGGCGAATGAAGTGAAACCAGTCGAATGGGTACTGCCTAATAGAATTGGTTATAATGAAAAAATTTATAAAACATTCAAACCTTCTAATTATTTATCCACTATTATTGAAAAGCCTAAATGCGAATGTGATGGTGATGTTTGCGATTTAAAAGAAGATAATTCAATAAAATTATTTCCTCAACAAAGATTTGTTAAAGATTATATGCAATTTGATAGTCCATATCGTGGAGCATTATTATATCACGAATTGGGTTCTGGTAAATCCGGTGCGTCAATTGCTGCGGCTGAAGGATATATTGAAAAAAAGAAAATATTCGTATTAAGTCCTGCTTCTTTAGCTGTCAATTATGAAAATGAAATATTAAAAATTAGTTCAATTGGATTAAATTTAAAAGATTGGAAATTATTAAAAACTAATAAAAATTCATTAGATGTTTTAGAAAGTAAATATGCAATAAAAAAAACTATTATTAAAAAAGATGGTCTTGTATGGGTTCCATTATATCAAAATGATATACCAGACGCAATTATAATTAGAGAGACGTCATCGGCTGATGATAAACATTCAATAAGTGCTATGACATCTCACATTATTAAAAATAGATATACATTTATAAGTTATAATGGTTTATCTGCAAAATTAATTAAAAGTTTAGGAACATCACCATTCGATAATTCTTTTGTAATTATTGATGAAGTTCATAATTTCATTAGTCGTGTCGTGAATGGTAGTGCATTAGCTAGAACAGTTTATAATCATCTAATGAACGCACGCGATATGAAGATTATATTATTATCAGGTACGCCTATGATCAATAATCCATATGAAATTGCAACACTTATTAATTTAATTAGAGGTTATATGAATGTATATCAATTAAATTATACAAAAGCATCTAAAATTATGACAACTGAAGAATTTCAAAATCAATTAAATACAACAATTAATTATATTGATGAATTTAATATTGATAATGAAAATAGAAAAATATTAATATCATTATTGCCTAAAGGTTATAAACGTAATGCCGACAATATGATAATTAAAGAAAATTGGGGTGTGACCGTTGATAAAATGCTCGAAAATATTATTAATTCTTTGAATGAATTAAAAGGAATTAAAATAGGTATTAGATATTCAATACTTAATTATAATGCATTACCAAATTCAAAAGATGATTTTAATAAATATTTTTTGGATTCTACAGATGAAGATAATCCATCCGTTATTAATGAAGACTTATTTATGCGTCGTATTTTAGGAACAGTCAGTTATTATAGTATTAGTGGTAGTGATTTATTCCCATCCGTATTACCATCAGAAGTTAGAATATTAGATATGACTGATAGCCAATTTAAAAATTACGTTGAAGCCAGAAATTATGAATTAAAACAAGATTTAAATAAGCGAAAAGGTGGATTATTTACTGAAAATTCATCTGTTTATCGTGCATTCACACGAGCCATATGTAATTTTAGTTTTCCTGAAAATATCACACGTATATATCCTAAAGATATTAAGAAACATTTTAAAAATTTAGAAGCAAATGATAGTGATGATGAAGATAAACCAGAAAAAGAAACAAATATAGCAGATGAATATACAAATCAATTAAAAGATATGATGGATAAATTGAATCGTAGTGATGCATTAACATTAGAAAATTTGAAAAATCATCATAGTCCAAAATTCGCTAAAATAGTTGAAGATATTGAAAATTCACCTGGATCAGTTTTAGTATACTCTGCATTTAGATCAGTAGAAGGTTTAGGAATATTATCAGATGTCTTAAATCGTCAAGGTTATAAACAAATAGAATTAAAAAAAATAGCTATGGATTATTATTTTGCAGATGATGATATATTTGACGAAAAATATGATAATAAAAGATATGTTATTTTCGATCAAGATAAAGAAAAAACAAAATTATTAATGAATTTATTTAATAGTGATTATAGTAATATTACGAATGAAATGAAAAAAATGCTTCCAGAAAATCCAGAACAATTATATGGAAAATTAGTTAAATTATTTTGTATTACTCAGAGTGGTGCAGAGGGTATTTCATTAAAAAACGTAAGACGTGTATTATTAGTTGAGCCATTCTGGAATAATGTAAGAATTGAACAAGTTATTGGACGTGCAATTCGTTCATGTTCGCACCAAGCATTACCTCTAAAAGATAGAAATGTTCAAGTTTTTAGCTATATTATGAAATTTACTAAAAAACAAAAAGAAAGCGATTTCAATATTGAAAGAAATGATAAAGGTTTAACTACTGATGAACATATATTACAAACTGCTGATAAAAAGAAATATATAATTAATAAATTTTTGAATATGTTGAAAAGTGCTTCATTTGATTGTGTTATTAATGCTAAACAGAATAAACCATTATTAAATACTTTTAAATGTTATAAATGGGCTATTGGTGTTAATAATAATGATTTCTCATATACTAATGATATTACGAACGATTATAAGATTATGAAACATAAAAAAATGGAAGTTCAAAAAAGAGGTAAAGGTCGTGTAGTTCAAAAACGAGGCGTTAAATATGTTGAATTAGACGGTAAATATTATGATTATTTTAGTTATGTTAATGCTGGTATTTTAATTCCAGAAGTTATTTAATGATTATTTTATATAAATAAAATAAATGAATAAATGCATATACAGAATGTATAACTCGGGTTGCTGTTGTACTAATTTAGCCGATGGTTTATATAATTATTGCATTAAACATAGCAATTGTAATAATATTGCATATGAAATTATAAATAAAGCTATTGGAACAAATGAGATTAATTCACATGAAATATATAAAATTTTTAAATATATTTATGATAATCCGGCAATATATACGAAAGAATATATGTTTAAAGCAACATTAAAAGTATTGTTTTCCAATTATTATTTATATAATCAATATTTTAATTTATTGGAAAATAATAATACAATAATACAAGATGTATTTTTATTAAATTTAAATACATATAATATTGAAAAAAATAATTATGTCAAATTTAAAATAATTCATAAAGTTTTTTTATATAAATTATTGAAAAAATATATTTATAATCCAGATATTACTTATAATAATACGGAAGATCCATTTACTATGGAAACACTTAATGAAATTAATAAGAAATCATTATTTATATATAATGAAAATAATAATAATTACTTTTTTATTGCAACTGAATTAAAATATTTTATTGATACTAATGGCAATTGGAATCCATATACAAAACAAGAATTTCCATCCACATTCATCAACGACTTAAATAAATATATTGAATTTTTTAAATTAAATCGTAAAAATACATTAAAAAAATATGAATGGACATCAATACATCAAGCATATACAGACGTATCACAAATAATAGAAAAGGTTGGTTTTTACAATCATATAAGATGGTTTTTAAAATTAACATCAAATCAAATTAAGAATATTATAAAAACTTTTAAATTAATTTCAAGAGAAAATCCAGATCATATTAAATATTTTAATGATATTAATGACAATAATATATTTTATGATTTTGCAAGAGAAATTATCAAATTATTCGAGGATGGAACGAATGAATTCTTATTATGTTGTAATTTTATAAAAGCAATTGCTCTTTATAGTGATGATTTTTATAATAATATTCCAGAATGGCTATCTGACATCGAAACTCCTGGTGTAATTCCCGTTTATTCATTAAATAGAATGTTATTAAATTCATTAGATATATTATATTTAATTAATATAAATAATAATGAATAAGGAAAAAGAAAAAAAGCAACTACCTGATTTTTTATATGGTATGAAAATAAGAACTGCAGTATTTGCATTTATTTTATTTATGTTATTATCTACACCAACGGCATTTAACATTCTAAATATGATTTTTAATAGTTTTGTTCAACTATTAAATGACAAAAATGAACCCACTATTTTAGCGAGAATAATTATGTCATTTATAATTGCATTTTTATTATTTATTTTTTAGAATTTCTTCCACGACCACCTTTTTTAGGCGTTTCTTTAACTTCAGTTTGAGAAGTCATATCAGTTTCTTCATCATCACTATTTGCAAGTTTAGTATCGTCAATTGCATCTGTTACTGCATCAACTTCATCATCGTCTTCTTCCTCTTCATCATTAGATACTTTTTCAGTATCGCTATCTTCAATAAATGCCATTTTATTACTCATAGACAATTGAAATTTACCAGATACAATTTTCCATGTACAACCATATTTACCACCGGCAATCCAAATTCCGGTAAGTTCAATAATAAGTTGTGTTTTTCCCGCTTTTAGTTTTGTAATGATATTGTGGAAATCAATTTCATTATTTTCCATATCGAATGAATCAAAGTTGAATTTATCATTTGCTTCGTCATAAGGAACCTTAACACGAATAGTTGGCGGATATTTACCTACAACTTTACCTGTCTTTGGATCCTTATCAACTTTAATAATCGGTGAAAATAGACGAGCAACGAATGCTTTATTTCCATCGAAATCATCTTTAAACCACGGCTCGCGATTTTCGAATGCTTTATCAATAATTTCACCTTCTAATTCGCGCATTTTATCAAGAAATACTTGAATTTTAGCATTTTCGTCATAACCCTTGAATGAAAGTGTAATATCATATTTCTTATCCTTTTTGACGTCAAGTAGTTTCTTTGATTTATCTTCAAATCCTTCACCAATACCATATGGCATATACATTACAGGTGTTTGAATTCGAAGTCTTTGCGTTCCATAATTTACATAAATACTTTTTGACCCAGATGCTAATGATTTAACTTCAGCATATTTAAGTTTTGAAACATCAACATTCTTAGGTAAAATTGGGAAACTCATTTAATTATATATCTTTCTTGTATAATCTTTAAATAAATATTAATCATTTTTTTATATGTTTAGTATATATCATATAAAAAAATGATATATTTGTTATTTAACTTATTTATATAATGACTACCAATTCTAATAATAAACATGAAATTAGAAATAAATTACGTGATTTATTAATAAATGACATTCATTTATCTGTAATTGAAGCAACTGATTTAGAAATTGGAATTTTCAATTCAACTATTGATTATGCTAATTCTCTAAAAATTCCATTATCATGGTCTAGCGATTTATTCACAGATAGTTATATTAATATTGGTCGCTCTATTTATTCTAATTTAAATAAAGAATCTTATATTCAAAATGAAAAGTTATTGGAAAGATTAAATAAAAAAGAATTCTTACCGCATAAATTACCGTATATGTCTTGTGAAGAAGTTTTCCCAGAAAAATGGGAAGCAATTATTGAAAAACAAAAACTCAAATTTAAGGCTGCTTATGAAATTAAACAAGTTTCTATGACCGATACTATTAAATGTGGCAAATGTAAAAATAATAAGATTTCATATTATGAACTTCAAACAAGAAGTGGCGACGAAGCAATCACCCAATTTTATAATTGTATTATTTGCGGTCATAAGTGGAAAAATTAATTTTTATATATATTAATGAGTGGTGGCGGATTAGCTAATCTGGGTTCGACCTGTGCTATTAATAGTTTAATACAGATTTTATACAGAACTCCTAAAATTAATAATATTATTATGAATTCAAATACAACAGAAGGAACTATTACATACGAATTAAAAGATTTATTTAATGTATTAAATCAAAATCAAAATATAACACCTAATAGATTTATACATAATTTTTATATAATTTTTAAAGGAATATTTAATTTTGGCGAACAAATAGATATATGTGAATTATTTTTATTTTTAATTGAAAAAATACATGATGAAACATCCTATAATATTGAAAATATAGATGAATATTATAAAAATATTTCAATATTCAATAAAAATAAATATAGTGATATTTATAAAAATCTTCAAGGGTCTTATATAAATACTATTGAATGTCTTGGATGTGGTTTTTGTAATAAAACATATGAACCATTCATATATATAGGATTAGATATTTGTGAAAATTTGTCAATAAGCGAATTGTTAAATAAGAAATTTATAGCAGAAATTAGAAATGCCGATGAATGGAAATGTGAAAAATGCCTAAATAATTGCAATTATAAAAAAAAATTAGACATTTATAAATACCCAGAGATATTATTTATATCATTAAATCGTTTTAATGAATATAATAAAAAAAATAACGATTCTGTTAATATCAATCCTTCATTAACATTCAATCCTTCATTTACATTCAATCCTTCATTAACATTCAATCTACAAGCAATTGGATTACATTATGGTTTAATAGATGGTGGTCATTATAATTCAATATGTATAACAAATAAAGAGTATGTATTATATGATGATACATCTGTATGTAAATTAACAGATGATATTATTCCAAATATTTTATCAAAATCATCATATATATTATGCTATAACTAATAATAAATAAGCATAGCTATATGTTCATTATAGTTAGAGTTATTAATAATATCATCTAATGTTCCTATTTCACGTGGTTTATACTGTGGTTTTGTATTAACTTCCATATCATCATACACATACCATATTGAATTATTATTAAATAAGCATATATAATGACCTTTATCATTACCTGTAATATAATGTATTATTATTGATTGTAAATATATTAATTCTGTATTATATTCTAATTTTAAATAAGGAGGTGGATATATTTTGATATATTTATCTGTATTATAAATACGATTATTGTCATTATTTAATACTAATAATTTACTTTTTAATATAGTAATATCATCACCATCATTATCTATAAACAAAGTAGGTAATATATTTGTATTATTTTCAGAAATATTTAATGTAATATCATATCCAATAATATCACTTTTTTTAATAGTAATTAACTCATTTAATTGAAATATATTAAATAATATTAATACAAAATTATGTAAATTATATTCAGGTGATCTTTCAACCTCTGAACCATCTGAATTAGATAATTTATAGTTTAGCAATAAATCAATTATCGTATCATACACATTTTTATTTTTAAATAAATAATATTTTTCATTAATAAAGATTTCATGTATATTAGATAATATATTTCTTAATTTATCTTTAGATTCAATATTGCCAACATTTATATTTGGTTTTTTATTAGTGGTATGAATATATTCATATATTTCATTTAATTTTATTTTTAATGTATTATAATATATATTTAACTTATTATTTATTGCATCATTCAATATAAAATACTTTTCAAATGGTTTATTTAGAAAAATATTTGAAATAAATTTATTTTTTTTATATAATAATGAAAAAACTATAATATCCATATAACAACTACTGCTATACCATTCTAGATAATTTACAGGTATATTAAAATTTATTTCTTGGTTTTTATCATATTCAATATATTGTTTTGTTCTACGATATGATATATATTTTAAATTATAATCTGTATGTTTATGTTTAGTATCCTCATATGTATAAATTGTATCAATTTCTTTAAATTTATTTAAATCATTTATAGCTTTTATAAAATCAAATTTGTCTTTTATATTAGATAGGTTATTATTTATACAAGCATCGCGAATACTAATTGCTAATAATTTAAGTTTACAACTATCTAATTCTGTTATTTCATTATTTAATTCTTTTATTATAGTTTTTATATCAAAAGTTTTATTATCATATGAATTTATTAAATTGTAAATATTTTTAAAAAAAATTTCACATAATAAATTTTGTTTAATTATATTAAAATCATCATAATCAATATCAGCATCAATTATATGTAATATATCTGATTTATCTGATATATCAAATGATTTATTTTTTAAATTGCTAAAAACAATAATTTTTATTAAATTAAATATGTAATCTATAGCAGTATATAATTTATCAAATTCAATTGGTCTAGTTAACCATTTTATATATATATAAATATCAAATAATGATGAATATATATATTCATTAGCATTATTCATTTCAATATTTAATGCCATGGTATTTGTAATTATATCATCATAATAATTATAGGTGTTAATATTTTTACTTTCGATATTATTTCTGATATCAGGGTCTATATAAGTAATAAAAATTTTATAACCTAAGTTAGTTAAATGATGTATATATTGTATGAATAAATCTAAATTTATACTTTTATTATGAATACGTACCTTTATTGATTCATTTGCCATGTCTATACTTTTATTTATTTTATATAAATCTATAACATCTCTTACACTTATTTGAATAGATTGTTCTGTCATATATTAACTACTTTAATATATTTTTTATTTTTTTTATTTTATTTCTAGTTTTTTTAATTGTTTCAATTATTGTAGATTAGCATAAGAAGATCTATAGTAATTTAATTATAATTTTTCAAAAATCTTTTGATTTATTTTACCAATAATATAATCCTGTTATATTTTGTGTGTAATTATTATTTTTTATAATATCGTCAAATGTTCCTATTTTAGTTATCTTATTTGTTGCAATATCATCGAATTTATACCAAATACCATTACAATCATATAAACATGTATAATGTCCACCTCTACCAGAACCGTCATGAATAATAATAGAATTTAAATAAATATTTTTCTTATTTTCTTTTAATTTTAATTTGATTGCTGGTATTATTTTACTATTTATTTTTTTAGCCCTATCATCTGTATAATCATCGGCATTATCTACGTATGTGCGATTAAAATACATAAATAACATTTCACCTTTTAAATATTCAATCTTATGTTTGTATTTTTTACCATCTGCTGTAAATATATCATAATAATGATTTTTAATAGTAATTGTATTATTATTTATTAATAAATCATTTGCAATAAAATCAATAAATAATCTATTTTCAATTCGGTCAGTACTAGTTGTAATTTTTACTTTTAATGAATTATCAATATTAAATATTTTATTAAAAATGTTTAATACAACATTATAATCGGTTTGCGATCCTTTCCATTCTATGAGTTCATTATTAGCTATTACATGTTTATTATATAAATCATTATACGATTTAAATAATTTACGTAAGGCTGAACATTTTTCTACTTTTTTATTAGAAGTTTGTGATGATATTACATTATATAATCTATTTAATTCTACTTGAATTTGTTTACCATATTCATATAATGAACGAGGTGCATTCGAATATTTAATAACTGGGGCATTTAATAAATATTGTTCAATATATTTATTTTTTTTATTAAATAATGCAAAAAGTAATGTATCTAAATAACAACTATTATTATGATAATCTAATACATTAATAGGACAATATCGATTATATATTTCTTTCAATTCATTTATACTATAACTTTGCAAATTAACATAATGAGGATATAATTCTTTAATCTTATTTATATATTGTTGTTTTGTTATTATTCCACTAGCATTAACATTTGCTTTTGGTTTCGCATTAGCATTAGCATTCATATGTATTTTGATATCATTTCTAATTCGTTTATTTTCCTCGCGTAATTTAATTATTTTATTACTTATTATTTTAATTTCTTCACGATTTTTGGGATCTTCGATTTTCTTTTTTAATTTAAGTTCTAATAATTTTTTAATTTCATTTAAATTTGTTTTTATAACTCCTCTAAATTGTTTTAGATTATTAGTTTTTTTATCTAATGATTTATTCTCATCTAATGATTTATATTTTGAACTCATTTTTACATATACTAATGTGCGTTTTCCTTTATTGAATGAGAAGCACTGGATTTTTTCTTGTGGTGATTTATTTAATTCTTTAATATTACATCCTAATGGATTTATACAGAATTTAGCATCTTTATGAACGTCCCAATCATATTTCATTAATTCACATGGTAATGTACCAGCTATAAAGGACATATCATTTTTAGCAGGATCAATTGTAGCGCGCATCCAACCATTATAAACATATTTCTTATTTTTACATGTTATACCAGTAATTGCATGACCATTAGCATTATCTTTATTATAATTAGCTAATATACAAGAATCTAATATATATTTATCACCGTTAAATATAATTATATCATCGAATGTATCAAGACCGCTATACTTAATATTTATTGCACCTAATGTATGTTTATCACCGTAAGCTTTAATAGACTCTGTTATAAAATTATCAATAAATGTATGATCTTTTTGATTTCCTAAATTATCCCACATATTTACAAATAAATATTCTGGATTTTTTTTGGCATATTTTATTTCATTTACCTTATCTAATAAAATGCTAATTTTAAATAAATATTTCATTTTATTTTTTATTGATTTTATGTAAATATTTTCACTTATGCCACAATAAAATTTACCATTATAATATTCGAATGAATGAGATTTCATACCTATTTTTTTTATAAATATTGGTAAAAACATATTATGAGACCAGCCATTTTTAACAACATCATCCAATTCTTTTTTATTTTTAATTAAATAACTTAAAATTTTTTCTGGACGCATTATATTAAAATACTCTTTAGATTTTTCAGGTGATATATAATTCTTATACAAAATTTCATAAAATATTTTAAAATAGGGTGATTTTCTTGTTTTAAATTTATTTAGATGTAATAATAATTTCCGCGATGTTTGACTATATAAAATACTCATCAATATTGCATTAAACCAGCAAGTACCAAGAAATTGAGGTATTGTTACAACATTATTACAAAAATCTTTAGAATTCATTTATATTTAAAGGATATTTTTTATAAATTTTAATGAAGTAGTTCCATTTATTAATAATTTATGATGAAAATCTTTAATTGTTCCTTTCTTATTTTTAATAAAATTATCTCTCATTTTTATAATCTCATATTTACCAATAACATAACATAGAGATTGTGCAGGTATATCTATATATCTATTTAATTCTGTTTTATTGTCTTCAATACGATTTGGTAAATATTTATTCATATAATTGAATGCTTTTTCATATGTCCAACCATAATAATTAATTCCGGTATCGACTACTAAACGCATTTTTCGCAATAATGAATATTCATTATTATCATCATCATAATTTTCACAATATATTTCCATATAATGTGCAAAACCTTCTAATAATGTTATATTATTATATCCATGAATTTTATATTTTGGTAATTTATGATATTTCATAAATAAATAATGATATTGATGAAAACATTCATGCATTAATAATGAATATAATGTATTTTTATTACACTCTTTATAAAAACGAAGATTTACGAAAACTGCATTTTCAATATCATTATAATATGCTAATGATCTATTATGTTCCAATTCTTCTGGTACTTTCTTTATTATGAATGGATGTGGTGGTTTATAATAAAAATATTTATCTATGATTACTTCATATATATATAAGGAATATTTTAAACAGTCTTTAAAGAATTCTTCACGGGATGAATAGAAATGAGCGACGGTATTGATAGGTTTTTTAATTAATTTTAAACCTAAATTATGAATTTGCTTTGGCGATTTATAAAATCCTAAATTATTTAAAATTAATATTTTATATATGTTTTTACCATTAGGCAAATGACATAATCCAATCGTTTTTCTGCATTTATTTAAATAATGATGTTTGATATAATCATATAATTCACTATAATCTTTGTATTTTTCAATCTGTTTTAGAAAATTCTTACAAATTAAACGCGGTACTGTTATTTTTAATTTCAAACTTTCTTTTAATCTCGCAATCAGAGTTTTTATATATAATTTAAAATCTTTTCTTCGGTTGAGTTCATATGATTTATTTGGCGGATATATTATTTTATTATCATATTCAAATGATATTATATGATTTTCATAAGAAGTTAATAAATTATATAAATAAATTTTATATTTAATATGATATTTAATATAATCTATATGTAGTTTTAGTTCACTATCATTTTTATTTTTATATTTTTTATAAATATGATATAATTGTTTTAAATAAGAATCACTTAAATGATTAGTATAATGTGATAATGTTGATTTATTTTTTATACCAATCATAAAACCATATGTAGGGTCTATTTTAACAATATCGTCAAAATAATTTTTAAAACCCGACATAATTCTATTTATTAATTATTTATTAATAATAGATAATGAGAATAACAATTTCAATAATTGTAATAGCAATATTAATTATATTTTTAATTATTTTATTACATTCTTCATATGCAACATCTGAATCTTTTATTAGTGCTAATGCTATCGATGAAATTAAAAATTATAAGGGTAAAGTTTCTGATACATATGATACAATAGAAAATCCAATATCAGATAGTCTAATACCTAATAATCCTAAAATGAAAGTAGAATTGAGTGAATATGAAGTTATTGAATTATTTAAATCTATATTGGAACGACCACCATCAATACAAGAAATAAAAAAATATTCATATTTTACATCAACAAATCTTAAAGAATATTTATATAATTCGCCAGAATATGATAAATTAATAAAAACTCAAGATAATCACGTTAATAATGGTATTGAAGGCGCAATAGCTAGAAAAAATATATTAAATCGTATTATAACTATATATTCAACCATTTATAAAAATGAATTATCAACTAAAATGATGTTACCATTAAGAGATTGCTTTATTTATTTACAATTAAATGATTATTTATTTACAGCTATGTTAGAATCTTATAATTATAAAAAATTCGAAATAGACGTATTAACAACTTATGTATTAACTAAAAAAATATTATTACAATTATTTAATAAACATTTTAATGCATTAGAATTAAAATTAATAGCTCAAGAAAAAATAAATAAAGAAAATATAGCATTTATTAAAATAGACACCGATATAGAAGATATTAAAACTGAATTATTAAAAGTATCTAATATCGCAGGTGCTACTAATGTAAGCGAATATATCAAAAATACATTTCCAAATGTATTTAATAAATTGATTGACAAATCAACATTACCTATAGAGGCACCTACACTACCGCAAATTACAGTTACAAAAGAAAAATATGAAAATAAAATAAATTTTGAAATTAAAGATAATAAAATAAAAAATTCACCAAATAAAAAAGAAGTTTATGTCAGAATTTATGATCCTATCAAACATAATAGAACTTATAGTAATGACAATAAAGAACGAGTGCCTGTTTGCACTAGTTTAGGACAAAAACAATTAGTTCAACCAGTATTCACGGAGTCTAAAATGTTATTTAATGGGACTGATATAAATAAAGCATTCGAAGATACGCAAGTAGGCAGTATAATGCCAAAATTTGAATATAGAGAATATAATGAAGTTAAAGTTAATTAATTATTACAGATATATCGCATAATTACATTCATCGTATATAATTCCTGTGTTAATAATTTAAATGCATATGGAATTCTAATTTGAACTATATTTGTTGCATTTTTGCAATGGTTGCATTTATAGATATTCTTATCTGGATTAACATTCGCAATCATTCCGCATTCTTTACATATGAATACTCTATAATTATCAGCACAATCTAACATTTTTTCTTTTAAGAATGATGCAGTTCCATGACCGATAAAGCAATCACGCTCCATTTCTCCTAATCGCAATCCACCACCACGAGCTCTACCTTCTGAACACTGGCGAGTAAGCATTACAATTGGACCATTACTACCACGTGAATGTATTTTATCGGCTACCATATGTTTCAATCGTTGATAATATGTTGGTCCGATAAATATTTCAGTCTTAATTTGTTCACCTGTTCTACCATTATACATAATCTCATTTCCATATTTCTCTAATCCGGTTTGTTCTAATAATTCTGCTATGTTATCTACTTTACAATCTGTAAATGGTGTAGCATCTCCTTCAGCTCCTAAATGACAACTTACTTTACCCATAATACATTCCATTAATTGAGCCATAGTCATTCGCGATGGGATTGCGTGAGGATTAATAATAATATCAGGAACTATGCCATCTTTTGTGAAAGGCATATCTTGATGTTCATATATCATTCCAATACTTCCTTTTTGTGCTGAACGCGATGCTACTTTATCACCAACTTCAGGTTTTCTATTTTTTCTAATTCTAATTTTACAGAACTTATAACCATCGCTATTAGTTCCAATATAATTATAATCAATATATCCATCATCATTTGCTTTCATGGCAGTTGAATTATCTTGATAAGTATTTTTACCCCCAATTTTACGAGGCATAACTTTACCAACTAACATATCATTACCATCGACATAAGTATTTTTAGGAACGAATCCTGATTCATCTAATTTATCATATGAAAATGATGGTTTAATTGTTGTAATATTAGTAGGATTTGTGAATATCTCTTCTTCGCCTGAACTATGATTTTTAGCACACTGGTCTCTAAATGCTTTATAATATGTGCTGGTAAATAATCCTCTATCTAATGCCGATTTATTAATCATAACACTATCTTCTTGATTAAATCCTGAATGTGTCATAATTGCTACAATTGCATTTACTCCAGATGGTAATTCATTACTATTCGTATATTTTGATAATTTAGTAGATACGATTGGTTTTTGTGGATAATTAATAATATGTCCCATAGTATCAATTCTATTAGTGAAATTACTAGCGAATATACCTAATGCCTGTTTTCCCATAGCACAATTACTAACTGCGAAACAATCGCCACCGATGAAACTATGATAATCGCTTTTGATTGTTAAATCAGATATACGCTTATTTTGAGATACTATTTTAGTATAATAGGGAATAAATATTAAATTTCCTTGAATTGTAATTAATTCTTTAAATTCGTCTAATGTATAATTTTCTAAATTTTTCTTATATTTATAATTGAGAAATAAATCATATTCATTTAATATCGCATATGTATTTAATAATTCATAATTATATCTAATTCCAATTTTTCTGTAATATTGAGGTATTTCTTTTACATCTCCAAATTCATTAATCATTAAATTATTAAACGTTTCATTCATTTCATTTACATCTCTGCTCATATAAGCTGCTAGAAATTCTCGTTTAATTAATTTACTGGATTTAAATAACCAATCATTAATATTTTTAATAACAGTTTCTATAAATGTGATAAATATATTATTATATAATCCATCATTAAATCCAATCATAATAACATCATTATTATAATCATCTTTATCAATATCACTATTGAATATTAAATTATTTCTCATATAATAACCAGCTAAGCGGCTTATAACAGGCATATAATAATGATTATTGGTTAATGTAGTGATTGTTTTATCAAATTCATTTAATAATGTAATATGTAATTGATTATCATTTATAATAATATCTACTGTTTCAATATTTTCATTTGACGTATATTCAGGCATCATATGAATTCCTAGTTTAGTATTTTTATTGAAATTTTTAACTTCGACCCATCCAGATAATGTTATAAATTTATGATCATGCGTTGCAGTAATAACACGACCGCTCAATATTTCAATAGTATATACAATTTTATTAGTGTATCTGTTATAATGATTAACGACAATTGATTTACTAGTTGTTTTTGTAATGGGATCGAAACATATAACTTCATCATTAATTTTAATATCTTTGATTAATTTATAAGTTCCATTACTCAACAATACTTTTTCTTCTTCATTTAAACACTGATAACAATTGCGAGGTGATTGATTATGATCGCTAAATGGAATATTTACACCTAAAATACCGTTCATCAAACTTGCATGAATTTCACAATTAGTATAACGAGGTGGCATAGCATTACCTTTAATACCTTTAGTTAATTCTAAATAATTGATTGCAATAAGTGTATGATTTAATTCATTACTATCTAAATATTCAATAAAACCTTCTTCGTCATCTGCATTATTAGGACAGATGAAATCTTCGAATTTTTTATTGACGATAAATTCATTCCAAGTTAATTTCTTTTCTCTCAAAATTCTATTTAATCTCAATTCGCATTTATTAGTTTTTTCATCAAAATCAACAATTAATAATGGTCGATACATTCTACCAGCTTCAGTACTAATACAGATACATCTCTTTAAAATATTCCAATATACAGATGTCATAGGATAAATAATTCCACATCTTTTATAATGTTTTAATTTCGTGTATAATTCATTAGGATTTGTATGATATCCAATAATATCTCCATTAATTTGAACGAATACATTATTAGAATTTCCCAATCCTTTAAAATAATTTGTAATTTTATCTCTTGCATTCTTAATTACATCAGTTTCAACAAACCATTTATCACTATTATCAATAATATAAGAATAACTATCATCATAAATATTAGTTCCTAATTCTACTAATAATTGTCTAATATGAGTGCTGCTCATCGATATTGAAATAATTGTACTTAATGCAAGATTTTTAACTAATCCAACAGAAGCACCTTCTGGAGTTTCAGCAGGACAGATTAAATTAAATTGTGAATTGTCTAATTTGCGAGGTTGAACTAATTTTCCATTTTTTTCCATAGCCGTGCTAATTCTTCTCAAATGAGATAATGTACTAGCATATGACATACGATTTAATACCTGTGATACACCTTGGCGAATATTTTGAAAACTTCCAATACTTTTAATTCCCCAATTTCCAGTAGAAAGTGAATATTTTAACCAAGAATCTAATAATGATTGTTTAAAATATCTATGAATATTATGATCATTAATAATATCTGTTGTTGTATTATTATAATTTGCTCTCCATAAATTCAATTCACGTTCAATTAAACCCTTAATTTCTTTGCTCATCTTTCCATAACACTGTCTAAATAGGTTACTTAATAAGATTCCTGGGCTGTCAATACGTTTATTCATATATGAATCGCGATTGTCATAATTATCATATCCTAAATAAATTCTTAACATTTTACGAATCATATATCCCAAATATAATGCTTTACGTCTATAATTTTTACCAACATGAGGCAAGAAATCATTAATAATATTATCTCTTAATATTTTTACAGCATTACCTGTAGTTTTATTAACACCTGTCATAATTTTAATCATAACTTCTTCTGCTTGTTCTTGCGTATGAATATCTGAAGCATCATCACAACATGCCATTAATTGACAAATGATTCTTTGATTATCTTTATTATCTAAATCATAAACAATATGTTGAATAATCTCACTATCTGATATAATACCTAATGCTCTAAACATAATAAATACTGGAATTTCACTACGAATAAACGATGTATTTAATCGAATACTTCTTCCCATATGATTTAATTTACCACTCATATTTAAACTGGTGGTTTTAGGTGGTAAATAGATAGTATCACTCATAGATCTAATTTCTGCATAAAGTCCGTCACTATTATTATTAGGAGCAAATACTAAAGTATCATTTTCATTAATTCTATCTTGCATAATTAATACTTTTTCATTACCATTAACGATGAAATATCCACCATAATCATATCTGCATTCATTATTGTCGCTGTCACCAATTGCAGGTACTTGATATAAGATACAGGCATTTGAACGAACCATAATAGGAATTTTACCAATATAAACATTATTAACGCATTTATCAATTTTAACAACTACATTATCATCGTTTAAATATTCGATTACAATATGAACATTTACATATAGCGAACTTGAATAAGTTAAATTATTCATTCTTGCGATATAAGGAGTCATAATTGTCTGTGTACCATCTGGTAATTGATAAATGGGTTTAGTTAAAGATGGATTTAATACATTAATATTAATTTTCTGTATTTTATTATCTACTTCTGTTTGTTTAGTAGTAATTTTAATTGGATTAAATCCTGAAATAATCTGTGGTAATGTAGTATTAATGAATTTATTGTAACTATCAATTTGATGTTTTACTAATGGACTAATTGAATCAACTGATTTATTATCAACAAAGTATTTATCTAATATATCCCAACAATATGATTCAGGTAGTTCCATAATAAATAATATATGTATGTCAATTATATAAAAATATTCATTTTTTTTTATATATAATATATAATATGAACAAAACAACATTATTAACTAATATATATAATGAAGAATATTTATTACCATTTTGGTTAAATCATCATAAAAATATGTTTGATGATATTATAATAATTGATTATAATAGTACTGATAAATCAATTGAAATATGTAAAAATATTTGTCCTAATTGTAAAATTATAACTACTCGAAATCAATATTTTAAAGCTATTGATATCGATACAGAATTTATGGATATTGAAAATAATATAGATGGAATTAAAATAGTATTAAATACAACTGAATTTTTAATATCTGAAATTTCAATAAAAAATTTATTTTTGAATAATGATGAAATATCATATGCTGTAAAAATAATATCACCATATTCTAAAAATACTTATAATATTAATAATTATAATGAATTGTTTTCAAATATGTTAAATAATGATGTTAAATATCATAATGATAAATGGACTAGACAATTGCATAATTTTAAAAATGGTAATTATACAATAGGTAGACATTCAACACTAAATCATTCAATTTCACGAGATGATATTCATATTATATGGTTTGGATTTTATCCATTAAATGAGCAATTATTAAAAAGAAAATTACAAATAAAAGAAAACATACCTGAATCTGATAAAATACTAGGTTTAGGGTATCAACATTTATTTAGTAAAGAAAAAATGTTAGAAATTATTGATGAAAAAGTTAAATATGGTAATTATATTAAAGATTTAAATTTAAATTTATATAAGTATATATATAATAAAAAATATATGAATACATATATTGTAACGGGTGGTTGTGGATTTATTGGTTCACATTTAGTAGATAAATTAATTTCATTAGGTCATAACGTAATTATAATTGATAATTTATTTACAAATAACAATATGAATGATAAGTGTATATTTGAGAATGTTGATATTGTAAATTATAATTTATTAGAAAGTGTTTTTTCTAAATATGATAAAATAGATGGTGTATTTCATTTAGCAGCAATTGCAAGAACTTCTTGGTGTATAGAAGATCCTATCCTATGTTATAATACTAATGTAATGGGAACACTAAATATTTTAGAAATTTGTAGAAAAAGAAATATTAAACGCGTTGTTTTATCATCTTCTTGTATTGTATACGGTTATCATACTCCTTATAGAACTGCAAAAGAAGCATTAGAAGGATTGGGAACAACTTATAATAAAATGTATAATATGTCTGTTATTTCATTAAGATATTCGAATGTGTATGGGAAAAGGCAAAGTGAAACTGGACCATTTCCTAATGTTTTTGCAGCATTAAGAAAATCAAAAAAAGAAACAGGAAAACTTGTTATTACGGGCGATGGCGAACAAACTAGAAATTTTACACATGTTAGCGATATAGTTAATGGTAATATTCTAGCTATGAATAGTGATTATTGTGGTGCAGTTGATTTGTGTACTGGCAAAAGTATATCTTTAAATTATGTTGCTAAATATTTTGATTGTCCAATAGAATATATTGAAGATAGACCAGGAGATGTTAAACACATAATACAATCACCCGATGAAGCATTCAATATTTTAGGTTGGAAAGCATTAGTTGAATTGGAAGATGGTATTAAAGATGTATTATGTTAAACTTTACGAGGTTTACGAGTTTTTGGTGCTGGTTTTTTGAAATATTTTAACATTTTTTAATGTTATTTTTAAATCTGTTTTTTTATCTACATCTACGAGTATATGTATTTTATGTTCTAATTGTTGTATTAAATGACTTATACTTTCTAAATATAAATCTATTTTTTTAGTTTTACCTTCATTATGTGCTAATATCCAACCTAATTTCTTAAATAAATTACACATCCAATATTGTAATCCTTCATACGTTACATCATGATGTTCTAATATTAATATCCTAAAAAAATATTTATTGGTATTTTACCAAAATAAACATTTTTAAATAATTGCTCTCTACAATCACCACTAATAAAAATATTAAAATATAAATTAACGTTCATAGAATCATCAGGTAATTCATATAATGGAATTGATGGATTTAATAGATTAATATATTTAATTTCTTTAAAATTAGAAATTAATTTTGGAATGATAATATTAATAAAATTATTATAATTTTCATCATTATATTTTAGTAGTGTATTATATAATTCGAATGTTTTATTTCTAGTATTCATAACATTTAATTATTTAATTTAAATTTTATATAAAATTATAATTTAATATTAATTATAATTATATGTGTGGTATTTGGGCATATATTTCCAAAAACAAAAAAGATTATTATGAATATTTTAAAAAAATATCAAATAGAGGTCCTGATGCATCTGTTTATATGAATTATTTAGAAGCAACTATTGGTTTTCATCGATTGGCAATTATTGATAAAAGTTTAGCAGGTATGCAACCATTCGTTGATGATAATATAATTTTAATTTGTAATGGTGAAATTTATAATTATAATGAATTAAATGATAAATATGGTCTTATTACTGCTAATGATTGTTTAACTTTATTAAAATTATATAAAAAATTAGAATTTGATGAATTTATTAATGTTATTTCTAATGAAATTATTGGCGAATTTGCATTTGTAATTATGGAATATTCAAATAATACAATTACTAAAGTAATTAGCGGAAGAGATACGTTTGGTGTTAGACCATTATATTATTCAAATGAAAATAATGAATTAATTTTTTCATCAGAGCTTAAAGGTATTCCTGGTGATTTTAGAGATGCTAAAGAATTTCCATGTGGTTCTATAATGGTTTTTGATATTTTAAATAATAAAAATGAGTCATTTGATATTACTAATGATATTTATAATACAACTACTAATTATGAATATGATTTACATAAAATTAAAGAAACTTTAATTGAAGCTGTTAAAATTCGTTTGATGGCTGATAACCCAGATGAAATTGGCTTTTATTTATCTGGAGGTCTGGATTCTAGTATTTTATGTTCGATTGCATCTAAATTAGTATATCCTAAACAAATTAGAACATTCTCTATTGGATTTAAAGGATCTACTGATTTGCCATATGCTAAAAAGGTAGCTACATTTATAAATTCAATCCATAAAGAAGTTATAATTACAGAAGAAGACGCATTAAAAGTTATCGATGACGTCATTTATTCAACATGTACATATGATATAACAACGATTAGAGCGAGTTGTTGTCAATATCTATTAAGTAAATATATTAAAGAATTTACTAATATTAAGATTATTATTAATGGCGATGGTTCAGATGAAGTTTTAGGTGGATATATATTTAATTATTATGCACCATCACATGATGCATTTCATAATTCTTGTTTAAAATATACAAAGGAAATTCATATGTACGATGGGAGACGTTTAGACAGATCTCTTGGACGCTGGGGATTGGAAGCGCGTGTTCCATTTCTGGATGTTAATTTTGTTAAAACAATTTGGTCATTACCAGCATTAATTAGAATGCCTAGTTATTGCAACTGTGAAAAATTTTTATTGCGACAAGTATTTAATGATGATAAACATTTACCTAATGATTGTTTATTTAGAAAAAAAGAAGCATTCAGCGATGGTATTTCTAGTAAAGAAAATTCATGGTTTTCTGTTATTACAGACAAAATGAATGAATTAGTTAAAGATGATGAGATTGGCGATAATCCATCAAAAGAAGCTTATTATTATAAAAATAAATTCGTTCATTATTTTGGAATAGATAGAATTAGTATTCTTCCTCATTATTGGCAGCCAGATTTCATAACTTCAAATGTATATATCGATCCATCTGCGAGAGTATTGAAAATTTATTAAAAAATGATTATTTTATTTTTATTATTTTTCATATAAAAAATGGAAATTGTCAATATTAATATTAATTCTCTGGTTGTTTCAAATATTAATGCTAGAAAAACACAAATTAATGAAATAACAGAATTGGCGAATAGTATTACTGAATATGGATTAATTAATCCTATTTCAGTAAAATTGATGGAAAATAATAATACTTATGAGATTGTTGCTGGTCAACGGCGATATTTAGCTATGAAAGAATTAAATAAAGAAACTATCCCATGTAATGTATTAAATATTGATAATGAAAAAGCAAAAGAATTAAGTTTAATTGAGAATATTCATAAAAATTCTTTATCAAATTGTGATAAGGTTGTTGCATTTTCTAAAATGGCTGATAATGAAACTTTAAAATCTAATATTAAAATTTCAAAATCAGTTATTAAAAAATATTTGAAAATTAAGGATTTGCCATTAACTATTCTCAAAAAATTAGATATGAAAGGTAAAGACAAGATTTCAATCGATTTAGCAGTCGAATTAGCTTCCTTAAATCCAAATATTGATTTATTAAATGTTATTGAAAAGATTTCACATTTGAAGAATAAAAATAAGATTAGTGTTATTAAAGAATTTAAAGAAGCTAATTCAACAGATATTGAAGAAATAGATGATATTATTGATAATATTGAAGATGAAAAAGATGATAAATTAAAATATAAAATACCATTTATTTATGATAGCACAACTCAAAAGAATATTAAAATTCCAGAGAATATGTATGCCGAATTCGTTAGTCAAATTAAGGAAAAAATAACAGATGAAGAGATTACTTATTTATAAACAATTTTCTTATTAGCATTATTTATTTTCATAATATTTACATAATCTTCAGCTGTATATTTATTTTTTTTAGCTTCTTTATTTTTTTCATATAAATAATCTAAATGTTTTTTTACTAATTTATAACATTTATTTATTTCGCATTTGTGTAATGAAAAATTTTCGACTGAATTTAAATATTCTTCATCAATTTTATTAAGTTTTTTAATTAATTCTTTTTTAGTAATTTTTTTATTCTTATAATCTTCATGTAATTTTTCTGTGTTATTAAACCATTTTGTTCTTAATGCTTTGCGTGCTTTATATTCTTTTTTACAATTAGCTACATAACAATTAGTTAATGATAATAAATTTTCAATCATTTTATTTTCTATTATTATAAAACTATAATATTTTTAATAGATAGATAAATATGTCATTAGTTAAATCAAAATCTTTTAAATCATATATAAATGAGATAAAAGAACAAATTAATAATGAAATTATTGATTATACCAAATTTAAAGAATTATTGAGTAATAAAAATATTGAAAAAGGAAGCACCTATTTTTTTCATAGTAATTATAGATTATTTAGAGAACAATCAAACGCAATTATATTATCTATACAACAAATATTTAATACAATACAAGACTCTACAAATATATATAATTTAATATTAGAATATTGTCATTATTTATTTAATAACTATACAATATTAATTCATATTTACAATTATATTAATAATTATAAATTAGGTACTACTAAAAGAAAATCAATATCTAATTTAGAACATAATTTTTACAAGTATATTAATACTATAAAAGAAGAAGAGTATACAAAAGAAATAGCTACATTTAATGATTACGATTATTATTTGTTATTTAAATTTAATATGAATATACATAATAATACAGATGAAAATGTATTTAATATTGATGTATCATCTATTTCTCCCGAATTTTTAGAAAATTATAATTTAAATAATAAAGATTTAGAAACGTCATTAACACAAGTATTTGAAATATTACCATCAATAAGACAACCTGAATCAATACATTCGATAAATGTTATTTTAATTAATATAACTACATTTATTAAATGTATAATATATAATAATATTACTTCTAATATTATACCATTTACGGTATATATGATGAATAATATATTAACGGTTATAAATAATAATTTAATAGATAGTGAGATTAAATTAACAGAAAAATTAAATAGTACAATAGAAACATTAAATGATACTTATAAATCATCATTAAAATCTATTTTTAAGGATTTACACAAATTAATAATAATATACAATAAATTATCAGATGATATAAAAGAAAATAATATTAATGTAAATATTTTATTATGCGAATTGATATTTAAATATTGTTATTATTTATTCCATAATTGTGTTATAATAAATGACATTATGGAATTTAAATCTAAAAGTAGAGTAGTTTCAATAAATCTACAAAAATTTTATAATTCCGTTTATACTAATAAAAACAGTAATTATACAGAATCAATAGATACTTTTATAAAATATAATAATTATATTAAAAAATTATTTAATAATAAAATTTATTTAATTGATATTAATAGTAATATTAGTTTTGTAAAAATACAATTTAATATTGTATTTAAAAGCATTAATCGTACAAATTTATTAAATTTTTCATTAACTAATGAAACTACAAATACAAACGTTATAGATTTATATATATATAATAAATCTAAATATCCATTATTGCACGTTGTTACTATTATTATATCAACTATAATATATCAAATAATTAATTCAATATACATTAAACAAAAATTATCATATGTTACAATTCCTCAATATACTAGTAATTGTTGGCAGATAGCTATGATTACTGGAATTGCTTATAGTGATTTAAGTAAAAAATTATTACTTAACTCACGAGAAACATCATATAGCGAACATATATTTAATAAATTTATTTATTATATAATTGATAATGTAACAAATAATTTTAAAAAATATGATGAAAATGTAAAATTAGATTGTGAAATATTTAAAAAATTTTATGATATACAATTTTCATTATTACATAATATAATTGAATCTAATTTTGATAAAAGTGAATTAAATAATATATTAAAAGTTATTTATAATAAATGTTATAAATCACAAGATTATGATAAAAATATAAAAGAAATGAAAATTTATATTGACAATAATATACTGATTTATTCTTATTTTGTTATATTGCGTGTAGTATTTAATAAACTTATGTCTAAATCTGTAAATCCGTTAACAGTTAGAATAGATACTGAAGAGCGTTTTATATCAACTATAAACAGATTAATTGATAATTTATCATATGATACTGACGCATATAAATATGGAATTAGAACAAATCATATTTATTTATTATCATATTATTATAATTTATTGAATATCAATAATACATTCTATTATTATAAAAAAGAAGGTGATATATATAGTGTAAATCCTCATATTAATTATTTTAATGAAAATCCAGATGTTTTAATTTTTCAAAATAGTAATAATATTTCGAGTTCAAATATAAACAAAAGAATAATACATGAATTTAAAAATATTGGAAATTCTGAAATTAATTTTAATGAGGCTAAATATAAATTAGATTTTATATTTTTAAATAATGATTTTTCATATAGTACTAATAATTGTGGTCATGCTATATGTGCTTTACATTATGATGAAAAACAATACATATATGATACTACACATACTTTAAATAGAATTAATTGTAGTGGTTATGATAATGATCTTAAAATACCGTGTTCTCTTATAAAACAAGATTGGATTAATTTAAAGGGTTGTTATAAAAGTAATCAGTGTACATTTATTAAAATTGATAAAGAACAACTAAAATCAGAAAGAAATAGATATGAATCATTATGTTTTTCTGATAATTTAGATAATATTATTCACGTATATGTGAAAATTTAAGTATTTTTATATTTAAGAAGTTATTAATTATTTATAATTAACAAATGCAAGGTTTACTTGATACAAAAAAAGAATATATTAATATTATATTAGATAAATTTACAGTTCCTATATGTACATATATTTATGATATATATAAAGGATGTAAAAATATTCAAGAATTTCAAAATAAAATGGCAAATATTAAAAATTGGAATAATAATATTATAAATGAATCGTATATTAATATTACTACATCTAGTAAATGTAAATTATTACCAAAAATATTGCGAGAAGTAATAGTTATTAATGTAATGTTAAAAACAAATAAAATAAATGCAAAAAAAATAAAAACAATTAATGTTGAAGATTTTATTCATAAATGTTTAATAAATACTGGATTATATTGTTGGAAAAATGCATATTTATTTTCTCATAAAAATTTAAAACCCTGTGAAAAACAATATCATTTAAATATTGTTGAAAAAAATATTAAAAAAATTATTAAATTAACTATTAGAGATTGCACACCGTATGAACTATTCTTAAACGACGACGAACCCGAAGTCGAAGAAGAAGAAAGTGATGAGGAAGTCGATGAAGAGGAAGAAGAAGAGGATGAAGTTGAAGAAGAGGAAGAGGAAGAAGAGGAAGATGAAGTCGAAGAAGAGGAAGGTGAAGTCGAAGAAGAGGAAGAAGAAGTTAAACAAATAATTGTTAATACAGATGATATGAAAATAGTAGATTATGAATCATCAAGTGATATTGATGTTAGTGAAAAGTCTATAACTATCGACGTTGCTGATAATGATAATAAAATTATAAATGAAGAAGAAGTTAAGAACGAAATAATTGAGGAAAAACTCAATAAAAATTCTATAATGGCAAAAACTATAATTGAGAGTAGTAGTTCAAATGAAGAAGATGAAGATGCAGAAACAGAAACTGAAAAACAAATAAAAAAACAGGCATTATTTCAAGAATCAAGTTCAGAGGATGATGAAACTAATTATTCTAGTGATATTAGAACTATTAAAATAAAAACAAATAAAAACAGATATTATAGTTAAAATCTTGTTATTTTTTTTGTATTATAATATACACATATTTTAATCAAACATCGTGATATTAATGTTTTTGTAAATAATGTATTTGTTTTATCATACAGATTAATATTTATACGTGAAAATTGAGGTTCAATAGGATTTATCATATATGCTCCTTCATTTTCATTAAAATTATTAAACATAGTAGTATAATCACTTGCTATAGCTGTTGGATAAATTTTATTAGTATCTATTATAATTGAATCATAATAAGAAACGTAATTAATACCATTTGCAGTATTAATAGCACCAGTAGTTCTATTATAATTATTTAAATCAATATAAATAGGGTCTAAATTATTTATTGGATGTCCAGGACCCATATTGCTATTAGCAATTGAAACTGCAGCATGTAATATTTTAATTTTATAAACATCCCTTAATGGTTGCATTAAATTTACATAAAAACTATAAATATTACTATCATTAAAAATAGCATTAGCACTATCAATTATAACTATTCTATATTCTCTGTTATCTTCCATATTTAATTATTAAATTTATAATAATTTTATGAAATTACGCAACATTTATTATTTTTCATTTTAATTTCATTTGTCGGCGATGGATGAGGAGGAATATATGGTTCATCAAATATAACAGTATCTGTTGATAATTGCTCTTCATTCACATCGACATTTAGAATAGTAAAACGTCTAGATGTAATCATATTTTATAATATATAAATAAATCTTTAATATAAAAAATTATAAATGAATTCAATAAATAAAATATTTGTAATAAATTTAGATAAGGATAATCACCGATTTGAAAAATGTAAATATCAATTTCAACAATTTAATATTACTAATTATGAACGATTTAAGGGAATTCATGGTAAAGAATTATCAAAAACTGAAATAAGTAATTTAACTACGAGTATTGGTAAATATATAGTCTGTAAAAATATGGTAGGATGTGGGATTTCTCATATTAAATTATGGGAAAAAATAGTTAATGAGAATATTGAAAAAGCGTTAATTTTAGAAGATGATTTTATATTTAAGGACGATTTTTTGAATAAATTTAATAAAATTATTGAAAATACACCAATAGATTATGATATGATATTCTTAACATCAAATTTTATTCATAATAAAACATTAAAATTATATGACATTAATGAATATTTTTATAAACAGTCTTTAATATCTCAGACATTAGGTTATATAATAACTTTAAATGGTGCAAAAAAAATTTTAAAAGATATTAATAAAGTTACATATCATATTGATATTGAATTATGTCTAAACTCATTATTATATAATTATAATATTATTTCGGTAAAAGATGAATTAATATATCAAACATTCGAAGAAAGTAATAATACGAATGATAGATATTATCCATTATTATTAAATACGTTAATAACTGATAATAATGTAAATTATATTTATAAAACTATATTGATATCTTGTTTTGATTTTGAAATAAATTTTAATGTTATTATAATATTTTTAATGGGATATTATATATTTCAATATGCAAATGTATTATTAATTATTGAATATATGTATAAACCTAATAATACAATTCTAGGTAATTTTTGCATATTATCATTAGGTTTTTTATTACAATTATATAAAAAAATGATTTAAGACTATGAAAATAATCTTTATATGTCTTGTTTACGGTTTTTATCAAAAAAAAGAGATATTTTCGCATTATTTACATCAAAACAAGCAAGAGACGAATATAATAAGTTGAAAATGAATATGTCGTTTATTGGCAACAGTAAACCTAAAAGTGTTTATTATGGATATTCGAATGATATAGATGATTCGTATATTATACATGGATTAAATTCATTATGTTATTGTGAAATACATATTTCAATAACTACAAATCCATTACGTTTAGTATTAAGTTATATAAATACAGAATTAACTGGCAAATTAACGAAAGGTGATACGTTTCACATTTATAATATTACTTATAAAAATATTAACAATATTACTGAAATAACACAATTTGATATTTATAACGCAATACAAGATTATTATCATATTTATAAATCAATACCGTCAAATGAAAAAATGATAATTGCTACATAATTTTATTTTTATTTATTATAATGAGTATTAGAATATTTTATGAATCGCCAATTGTATTAAATGATACAGTTATATGTGAATGGAATAATGATACTGATTTTGATGACTATTTAGATTGTAAATTTGGTAATATTCATTATAAATTAATAAACGACTTATTAATTTTAATAAATATATATAAATATGATAAATTAATTACAATACTTACTAATCCTAAAATATCAGATGATAATATTAAATTACTTCGAAATTATTATGAAGAATGCTTAAATGTTGATAAGGATATTAGTGAATGTTTAATAATACATTTTCAAAATATAATGAAATTATATCAAAAAATAAAAACTATACCAGTATTTACTGATTTTATATTAACACATATTAAACCAACAAGCATTACTAATGCAATTGAAACTATTAAATATAAAGATTTATATCTGTATAGAGGATTTAATATTTATAGTGACAAAGTTTTTAATGTGATTGAAAAGAATAAAAGAGGCGATATAATAACTAGTCCTATATTTTTAGCGACATCAGTTGTTAAAGAAGTTGCTATGCGTTTTATGTCGTCTAGTGCTGAAATACCATTAGAAAAAAAAGTTATGTGGAAAATTATAATTCCAAATAACTTATTAAATATTTTTAATTATGTTTATTTCGGCTCATATATAAATTTAGACATTAAACCAAGTAATGGCGAATATAAAGAACATGAAGTATTAATTAATATTGGTGCTAAATTAAAATTTATTTCGAGAGATATCGAACGTGGAACATATAAATATAATGGTAAATATTATGAAAATGAATATATGTTGTTTACATATGAATTTGTTGGTTGGAGTAATACATTTATTAAAAATATTACAGAAAAAATATCATTCTTTATAAAATCATTAAGCAATACTTTAGAAAGTGATGCTATAGAACCTGTAGATGAACCTTTAAGTGATGGACCTAAAATTACAAAGCGCAAATTAAGTGTTATGAAATTACGTACTAGAAAATAATTATAATATTGGGATGATATTATTATATAAATGTTTAATCATTTGTTCCCATCTGTAGTTAGTTAATATATGTTGTCTTCCTCGCTGCGCGTGTTTGTTCATCAAATCAGGCGAACTGAAATATCGCCAGAAACCTTCGGCTACATCATGTGGGTCGCAAATTTCAGCAACACCACCAATACCATTACCCTTCAAATCTAAATAAATATTTACTTTTGGTTTAATTAAAATGGCTATATCATCATTCAAAAATTCACGCATTCCACCAACATACGCTGATACCTGAGCTTTACCAACTGCTAAACCTTCAAACCCGCATAATCCAAATCCCTCTCCATCTGCAGTATTTAACCCAACATCACATGAATTATATAAGATATTAATATCACGATCTGATAATTGCTGAGGCATATTTACAGATATTATAGTATTTTTAGCATATTCGAATGGCACATCTCTAAATTTAATTTCATTTTCGAATACATCCATTAAATTCCAAAAACCGTCCATTTGTGTTCCTACAACTAATTTAATAGGTCGTGATGTATGTTTATTAACTTTACAATCTTTTTTTGTAATTGTTTTTGTTACATTAACATGATAATGGCGTTCAACAAATTCAGCCCATGCCATAATAGTCGTATCCCATCTTTTTCGTGGCTGATTTCTATTTAAATTTAATACCATAAAATCTTCTTCATTATAATTATTAAAAATACGTGCTATTTTCTGGTCAATTGGATAATATAAATTATGATCAAAGCCATGTGGTAATATATGAATTGTCATTTCTTTTTTAATTCCAAGTTTATATGCAATATCGCGCCAATAAGGAGTGAATGCAATAATAGAATCAAAATAAGTATTTAATAAATGTATATATTCGCGTTTTTGATATGTATAAACTTGATCCATATATGAAATTAATTTGAATTTATGTTTAAAATTTCCACATTCATTAATAATAGTTGCTGTTAATGCTGTAGTAATCATAGAATCATTAAAAATAATTATAATGTCTTGTGGATGTTTTTTAATATAATCTCCTATTTCTTTTTCTCCGAATCCATTTCTTTTAGGTTCTTCACTCGCATAAGCATCGTGAATAATAACATTTGGATTTATCTCATTTCTTAAAGCAATTTGCGATTGACTGTTTGTAAAATTTTGAAAACCATATATAGTTAATTCAATATCTTCATAATTTCCTAAATATTTTGTTATATAATACATAACACGACTATATCCATTACTTTGATGGATATGTGTTCCTGCTAATAAAATTCTTTTTTTTCCATTATTGGATGGATACCACCAATTATCCATTTTTAAATCGGCTACAACGTTACTAGAGCTATTACTTATAATACTTAAACTCATTTAAACAAAATTATTATAAGTATATGAAAAAATCTTTAAATCAATATATTTTTATAATAAGGTTCTAATATTTTATTCATTAATAAATCTGGATTCAAATTTTCATTTTCTAAAATTGCGTTTAATAGTTGTTCTGAAAATCCAGAAATTAATGATGTATTTTCCATATTATTATCGATTGGAAAGTTATTATAAATACCATTCAAATTCCAATAAATCAATTCTGGAACTTCTTTATTAGAATTCTTGAATTTATTTATAAATTCGTTATGCATAGTTGTTACATCTGTTGTATGTATAGCAGAGTTAAATTGCATATCGCTAAAACAAATTAATTTTTTATATTCGATATTACTGTTGATAATTAGATCTGCTACTTTTAAAAAATCTGTATTTAAACCGAATGGCGATTTTAAGATATCTGTTATTTTCTGATGTAATTTCTCTCCTTTCACTTCCAAAAATACTGGAGAATATGAAAAAGTTATAATTTTATTATGAAGAAAACCAGTATTTATTGATGATATTAATAATCCTAATGCAATTGATACATATATTGGTTTAACTGTAGATGAACCCGAAAACATAGAACCAGAAACATCAACAATAGGTATAATACCTGCAACATTTTTATAAGTATTAACTAAAGTATCCCACTGGAGTTCAAGAGTTTCATCAAATACTAAATTATTATCCATATATTTTTTAATAATTTCATGGGGTAATAATCCTGTTAATTTCATAGTAATTTTATTTTCAGCTACATCTTTCAAATATGCCGAATACGATTCATTATCATTTTTAATAAATGTTTTTTTATATCTTCTTAAAGCTCCTGCTGGTATTTTAGAATAGTTAATAGACGACCAATCTTTATTACATAATTTAGTTTCAACTAAATCTAACGATTTTCTTAATGGAATAATATATTCTTTTCTATATCTCACGTCATAATCTGTAATATTATCAAATAAATATCGTGCAACACGTATAGTTTTATTTGTATTTGGATTAATAGCCCATTTAGCACATAACGAAATATTTTCATTATTATTTAAAAGTTCTTTATCTTTTTTTAATTGTTCGGCAAATAACCAATATTCATAATTATTGTTTTTAGTATGATTAATAATAAAATTTAAATCATTCCAACAACCATAATTATTTATATATGATAATATATTTTTTTTATAAATTTTATTATCAATTTGTTTTAACCATATTAAACATCTATTACTAATCGCTTTTTCTTTTTTCCCCTTAAGCCTGTCACGTGCATTAAAGATAATAGCAATTGTTTTAAGTTTATCAGTATCCCATGATTTTTGCAAATATTCATGTAATGTTCCAATATTCATATTTCTTACTAATTGAGTGAATAAATCTAAATTAGCATTATTAGTAGTAGTTAATAAACCATCCATTTAAATATTAATAAAGAATTATTTTTATATAAAGATAAGTTAATTATAATTAAATAGGATAGTATGTAATATATAGTTTCTTTTTTAGGTTAATTATTGTTATTTAGGTTAATTATTATAAATAATCCAAATAAGAACCTGTATATTATATATTATCCTCACTAATTATGCTAACAGCAAATTCATTTTTAAAGATAAAAAAAACGCATAATGTTCCTTTTATTTCGTATGAGATAATATTTACAGCAATTAATTTAAATTAAATAGTTGAATATTTATTTTTGTTATTTTACCTATGTTAATCACAGGTAAAATCGGAAAACATTCCCATAAATGAGTTTTAAATAAACTTTGAATTTTATAAGTTGTTGGATATAAATGTTTGAATCCTAATGAATAATCTGTCATATATTTATGCATCGATTCATCCATTAATTTCATACTTTGTATTGGCAATATTAATAATAATTGATATTTTGGATTTAAGAAATCACCATTATTAACGATCGGTTCAATTATATTAACTTTTAAATAATTATTAATATCTTTTGCTGTTGGCGGATAGTTATATGGATAATACCATTCATAATCTAATTCTAAACGTTTATAATAATTATACGTCCAATAAATACCTTTAATATAATTATTAGCAGCTAATGATATACATAAGCTATCAATATTCATATTAATATCAAATAAACGTTTATAATAATAATAACGCCATTTTTTATTATTGTTATACATTTCATATAAAACAGGGTCCTTATTTTTAATCGCATATTCTTGTGATTGTAATGTGAAATCTCGTGGTCTCTTCTCAACGTCTTTAGCAATTAATGCTATAATGTCATTATCTTCATTTTCACTAATACTATTAAATATATCTGTTAATGTTAATTGATTAATTTTATTACTTTCTACTAAACTTCCATGTGTTTTTATTGCTTTTTCAGTAATTGAAATTAATGTATCTAAACCACCTGATTTAATATTTAAATTTAATATATGCGGTATAAAATCGTTACCTAAAATTGAACACATCACGCAATAACTTTCAATCAAATCAATATCATTTTCAATTGCCCATTTGGGACGTAATTCGCTAATAATAGCACGTTTTAAATTGTCAATATTAACATATGTCAATTCGTGTTTATTTTCCCTCATCAAATAAATATTATTTTTTCCAGACATTAATGATAATATTATTAAGTCTGCATCTAAACCATTAATAACAATATTATTATCTCCCATATCATTAATTATTTTAAATATCTTATGTTCCCCCTCACCTGCTTCATTACTATCGCTGAATATATATTCTTTATTATTAGTTTGAATATATGAACTTAATTTATTCATAAAATTTGTTCCTGGAGAAATTGCGTTTGTATCCCAATTAGAAATTATTTTATCAATCGTATTTTTATGAATAGTTAAATATCTTCGTTTTCTTTGTTGTATTATTTTAGCTAATGGTGCAACACCATCAATACATATAATTAATTTATCAGGTTTATAATGACTATTATAATAATTAATTTTATCCCATAAATTTCTTATCAATATTTCTTCATTCTGTTCTTTACTTGCTTCATTATGAATAATACCATTAAAATCAACGGCATAAATATTTATAATTTTAGGTAAATTTGATACGATTATATTATTGTATTTCTTCGTAAGATAATAAAAATAATAAGGTATTCCCATTTTTTAAACAATAATAATTATTAATAAATTATATTTATATAAATCATTTTTTTTATTCTTTCTTTTCTTATAGAATAAGAATATAATGGGTTTTTACGATGCCTTCTTTGGTTCTTCACAATCACAATATACCGCTTATGCAATTATTACTGCTATAATTGCTATATGTATAACTATCCTATTAACTGCAACTGACGTACCTATTGGAAATCGATTATTAATCGTATTTTTCGTTATTATATCATTAGTTCCATCCATATTTTTAACATTATTTGAAATGACATGTATAGTTACTGGTGGAACAGAACCTAACCGCTGGTGGTGTTATGCATTTGCCTGGATATTAGCATCATTTATTATAATTTATTGTATATTTATTGTTATAATATCTCTAATATCTCTATTTACATATAATAATGCTATTGATAATCTTAATGATGAAGAAAAATCAAATAAATTAACCCAAACCGATTCCAATAATTATGCTAAAAATATAATACATAATGAAGAACAAAAGAAAAACGAAGTGGAACGTTTCTATGCCGAAAATTCTCAAAATTATGCAGCACATGAAACACAACCACAAGATTTATATAAAGCCAATACTGGATCTCCAGCCGTTCCAATAAACCCACCATCAGCTCCAGTTGAAACCACTCCAGGTATCTCCACATTTCCCGATATTAATACAGGCTTTAAGTATGCTAATGCTAATGGTAATGATGGTGGCAAAGTTAAAACTAATAATAATGAGCCGTTTGCTACTTTATCATCATCAAATATGGCTTATTTTACTAATTTAACACAAGCAGAAGATGATGAAGATTTTTTCTATAATTTTCAAAAATATAATTAATAAATATTTAAGAAAATATTATTTATTAATTATTAATGTAAATAAGATATATGAAAATTTTTAATGAACGATATTATAAACCCAGTTTATGTAGAAATTGTGGTTTAACCGGTCATATTTATAAAAATTGTCCACATCCAATAATGAGTTTTGGTATAATTTGTTATAAAATCGAAGATAATGAAATTAAATATTTAATGATACAGCGAAAAGATAGTTTATCGTTTATGGAATTTATTAGGGGTAAATATGATGTTAGTGATTTAGATTATATTAAACAATTATTAAATAATATGACTATTGGCGAACGAGATATGATTATTACGATGTCATATGACGATATATGGAATTATTTATGGTTTCAAAATGGAACAAATAATAAAGCCAATAAAGAATATTATGAATCTAAAAATAAATTCAATACATTAAATGAAACTAATTTTTTAAGAAATTATATATTATCTATTAAATCAATATTTAACGAACAAGAATGGGGGTTTCCAAAAGGTAGAAGAAAAATAAAAGAAATGGATTTAGATTGTGCTGTGCGTGAATTTTACGAAGAAACAAGAATTAATAATAATGATATTACTATTATTAAAGATATTTTACCATTCGAAGAAATATTTTTCGGCACAAATGGTATTATGTATAAACATTTATATTATGTTGCAAGATTGAATAATAATAGCGTTAATATTAAAATTGATAATTCATGTTTAGAACAAATACGAGAAATTAGGTCAATTAAATGGTATAATTATAATGATGTATTGTCTCATATTAAATTATATAATACAGAAAGAATATCATTATTTAAATATGCAAATAAAAAAGTTAAAGAATTTGAAAAAAAATAATTTTTTTTCTTTTCATTTCATCAAATAGAGAAATGGATAAACTAACACCTGAACTTTGTCATAAATGGAGACAAAATAAATTATTAAATCCTGACGAACCAATAAATCCATTAACCAAATATAAAGTTAAAAAAGGAAAAGCAACATATAGAGAAATTGAACGAATATGTAAAAAATTACCAGAAATTAATGAAACTAAAGAAGAACCAGCATCTGCTAAACCTATATTTAATAAAAAAACTTATTTATCAAAACCATTAACAAAAGATTTATGTTTATTATGGATGGCTAACAAATATAAAAATCCAATCACAAATTATACTATATCTGAGAAATCACCTATATTTAAGGAATTGGCGAGAGATTGTCCGCGTATATTAAATGCATCTCCTCCAAAACCTAATAAATCACCTGTAAAATCTGCATCACCTATAAAATATGATGATGTCACAGATATTAAAGAAGATATTGATGATAATGAAAATCATGATAATGATAATGACAAACAATATTTTCCAGATATTGAAGATAATGATTTTAAAAGTAAATTAATGGCTATGAAAGAAATAAACGTTCATAAAATTAATAAATATGATGATATTATAACTATTGATGATTTTGAACGAAAAGCTAATGAATTATGCACAGGATTTGATAAAAGTTTTTTTCAATATTTAATGGGTCATTATTTATCTTATAGAATGCCTTATAAAAGTATGTTAATTTATTATTCAGTAGGTGTTGGCAAAACTTGCACAGCTATTACAATTGCTGAAACATTTCTAATTTCTCATAATAGTTATGAAGAACCTAAAATCTGGGTTATTATGCCTGTATCTATTGAAGATGGATTTAAACAACAAATATTTAAAAGAGGCGATTATAATACGATAAGTGAACAGTGTACAGGTGATTTGTATGTTAAATTAGGACAATTAAATGATAAATTAACTGATGCTGAAGTTGATAAAAGAATTAAGAAAATTATTAAATCTCGATATCAAATATTTACATATGAGGGATTTGCAACATTTTATGAAAATAATTATATAGCAAAAGGAAAAGTAGCAACTGATAAAATTATAATTGTCGATGAAGCTCATAATATTCGCCAGGGCAATAGTGAGGATAAAAAACGAGTTTATAATTCATTAATAGAAGTTGCAAAAACAGGTGTAAATAATAAATTAATTTTATTATCGGCAACTCCCATGTATAATGAACCTACTGATATTTATGATTTGATTGAATTATTATTATTGAATGATAGAAGAGATATTAAAATACCTAAAAATATATTTGATGACAATAATAATATTAATAAAAATGCTAAAGAATTTCTTATAAATATTGCTTCAAATTATATATCTTATTTGAGAGGTAAAAATCCTTTTAATTTTGCATTCAAATTATCACCCTCTAATAGTGGCGTTCCAATATTATCAAAAGTAATTCCATTAACCGAGAATGGAAATCCAATAGAAGCAATAGATAATAATTGGGTTGATAAAGTTAAAGATGGTATTGTTATTTCAAAATTGGGAAGTGCACAATTAAAATACTTGGAAGATAAAAAACTAGTTGATGAAAATATTCAAAATAATTTTAAAGGATTACAACCTATGAATATCGTATATGATAATTCAATCGGTAGTAAAGGATTTTATAATAAATTTTTTAGAAGAAATGCTGATAAAGATTCATTCTCTGTTTCTTATAATCCTAAATACACAGATGCATTAATGCCCGATGATAAACATTTAGGATTATATTCTGGTAAAATATTAAATATTCTAAATATTATAAGAAAAACAAAAGGTATTACTATTATTTATTCTAAATATTTACATTCTGGTATAATTCCTGTTGCAATCGGTTTGGAACATATGGGATATTCTAGATATGGAACCGATAATATTTTAGCAGATGCAAATGTTAATAATAGAGTTGTTTATGATGGTATTAAAAATCCGCGTTATTGTATATTAACGAGTGATAATCAAGATACTAAAATTATGGGAGGAACAACAATTAGCAAATTAATTAATATTATTAATAATCCATCGAATATTTATGGTAATGATATTAAAGTTATTCTAATGACACCAGTAGCTGGTGAAGGTTTGAATATTTTTAATGTTAGAGAAATACATTTATTAGAAGCATGGTATCATTTTAATAGAATAGATCAAATTATTGGAAGAGGTATTCGTAATTGTAGTCATAAAAGATTACCAATAAATGAAAGAAATGTAACGGTGTTTATGCACTGTGCTATTGAAAATTATGAAAAAGAAACGGCAGATGTTCATGCTTATCGTATTTCATCACGAAAATTGCATCAATCGTATTTAATAGATGCTATAATTAGAAATAACTCAATTGATTGTAGTTTATTTAAAAATATAAATTATTTTCCTAAATCGATGTTTAAATTAGGACCAATTCCAATACAAACATCTCAGGGTGTTAATATTAAATATGAATTAGGAGATGAACCAGAATATGAGCCTAAATGCAATATTAAAGAATTAGAGACTGACACGAGAGGTTATAGACAAGATACTTATAAACATTTATCATTAAATATACAAATGAAATTAAGAAAATTATTATTAGAATTTATTCATAATGAAAATTATTTTATATCATATACAGATATTAATAAATTCTTTAAAGAAATTGATTACGATATTTTAATGTATGCTATTACGAGTAGTATATATCCAAATATTGTAATTGATGGTTATATAATAATACCTCATGAGAATGGTTTACATATTGTTAAAGTAGGTACAGAAACTCCGTTAAAAATTGCATTAGTTAAAAATACAATAAAAGAGGATGATGTTGAAGAAGTAAAAGAAACAGACATTTATAAAACTTTTGCTAAATATAAAGATGGACCAATAAATACTGCAATAATTGCATTATATTCATCAATAGATTTATATAGTTTCGAATATTTAATTAAGAAAATATTAACATCTAAACATTTATCTGAGATTGATGAGTTTATTGCTACTTGTTTATATAAAGAGGGAGCATTAATAGCAAGTAAAGAAATACCAATATTAGGAGCAGTAGATAAATATGTTGGATTTATAAATATATTTAATGATGATTTTGAACCATTATTATACAATAACGGAAATTATAAAACATTAAATCCTAAACAAAAAGAACAATTATTAAAAAATAGGCGATATATTAATTTAGCACCTGATATGTCTAAAGAGAAACTGCACTGGGGTCTATTTGTTCCTGATTATATTGATAAAAAGGAGAAGAAAAATAAGCATAATTTATTTAAAATCTTAACTGCTGGTGTTGCATATGGTAAAAAAACTGGTATTGTATGCACTTCATTACATAAACCACAACATATTAAAATTTTAAGTGATTTAGGAATACCAAATAATAAATTAACTAAAGAGAAATATTGTATAACTATTGCAAATGAACTTTATAAAATTAACAGAATAACATTAAATCCTCCATGGAAGCCTCTTTCTTAAGATATAATGGTACGCGGTAATAAATGGCTTTAACCTTTTTTTTGTTAAATGAAGTCGCATTATTATAATCATAATTATAAATAATATCTCCATCATCGTCAAACATTTGAATTTTAGGTTCTTTTCGTTTTGAAATAAAACCGCGAAATTTTAGATTATTTATGAAATCTTTGAATTCTTCTTCTGTTAGTAGTTTATCTGTATAAAATTCTAATGTTTTATTTATAAAATTTTTGTCTTTTGAATGAAAATTATCCTCATATAAAATATATACTTTACTTATATAATCTTCAAACATAACAGATTTAATAGTTTGTTTATTTATTTTTTTTGAATCAATTGTCAAATCTTGTTGTGTTGTACAATTGATTCTAATTTTATAAACCATTATTTATAATTATTATGAATATTATTTATATAATTTTCTTTATAATTGAATATAATATTATAATTGCCCATAAAAAGTTAGCCATATAACACCACATACTACCCCATGTTTTATATTTGAACCAATTATATAAAGATATAGTTATCGTAATTAGAGTTAATACAAATGAAATTTTAGTTTTACTTTTAGAGGTTGGATATAAATATAAAAAGATTATTATAATAATGAATGGTAATGGTAAGTCAATCCATGACCATTTTAAATGTCCATTTTCTGCTTTTTCCATCGTAAATTTATTATTTATATAATCGTATAAAATAGCTGATAATGTAAATAATATAATTAATATATACATCACATTCCGTTCTTTTTTATTTTTTACATAATTATAATTTAATATTATAACTTGTAAAAATAATATTAATCCTCCAATAATACTTAAATAATATACAATCTTCTTATCATTTATATTAGTCCATGTGTAATATTCCATCAATTGTATTAGAGAAACTGTATAAACTAATAAAATTAATGTATATGGTACTACATTTAATATTATTGCTATTATTGCAGCAATAGAACCTAATATAAACGTATTTAAGGAAACTTCAGCATTCCAACACATAATTATACTCCTTTTATATATATATTTTTTTGACGTGTAATATAAGAATCATTATCCAGATATTTAGGATTTTTGATATTTGTTAAGATATAATTAAAATTGAAATCGTCGTTAATATCAGTATTACATTTAAAACCAATATCATTTAAAGTTATTATAAAATTTTCATATTCTTCATTCGTCAATTCTCTATCACATATAATATCCAAATATTTATTTGTAAACATTATAGTATTTTCAGGCGTATAATAATCCTCAAATGATATTACGATTTTAGAAATATAATCAAATCTTTCTGGACGCAATATAATTGAAATATTATCATAGACTTTATTATCTATTTTTCTATAATTAAAAATCAAATCATTTTTTGACGAACAATTTATTCTAATTTTATACATTAATTATAATATTATTGTATTATTTTTATATATTTACTAAAAACCATTTTAAAGTTTTGTATTTTTTTGCAATATTTAACGGATATCTTAGTTCTGGATTATTTCTTAATGATTTTATTAATTCTTTTTTAGTTGTTTTACGTTCATATTCACCAGCTTCTAAATAATATATATTTATAAATATATTTCTTTTGAAAAATTTTAATGCTTTTGTTTTTGATGGTTGTGGATTTTCTCCAAATTTAACTAATAATTCATTTAATTTTACTAAATCATTAAATATATTTTCTAAATTATTTCCAATTCTTTCCCATTCAATTACTATTTTATTTATTATAATTGATATTGTTTCATCTTGTACAATTTCATTAATTTTATCATATTCTTGTTTATTTATCAAACTAAATAAATCCTTGAATTTAATATTTTTGTTATTTATTAATATTATTTTTAAATCACTAATAAGTTCTTTATAAATTTTTGACATTATACTTAAAGATTATTTGGGATTGTCTTTAAATATCTTTTTATTTACACTTTTGCACATTTAAAACGCCGATTTAATATTAAAATAAAAAATTGATATTATTTAATATAAACATATTAAAGTTAAATATTAATAAAATGCCAACTATAAGTAAAATAAGTTCTGCTATTATTAGCAAAATAACAAATGCAACCAGAGGTATTAATAATATAGATTTTACTGGTGCGATGACAGAATTTATTGCAAATATATCTAATATTCAATTAGATACAATTCCTGATTTTATCCCTTATGATAAAAAATTACATCTTACAAGACCTAAAATGCGCGAAGAAATGCGTAATAATTTAAAACCACGATTACCTCACTTTTTCAAAGAAAGAGGTTATGAAAATTATGATGAAATAAATGGTTGTAGTTTTGTTAAGTTTGAAGAAACCATTGAAGAAGCAGTTAATATATTGGTTAAAAAACAACAAGGAAGTTAAAAATTGCTATTGGTGTAGATGTAATTTTAAAATCGGCGTTTTAAATGTGCAAAGGTGTAAAAGAAAATAAACATAAAATTGATTGGGATGGATTTTCTTTAAACTCTTCAATATTTATATATGATTATGAAAAAATAAAAAAGAATTTTGAAGAATTAGGAGAAGAAATAATAGCAAAAGCATTACATCCAAAAAGAATATTTAGATTAATTGAAGAATATGGTGAGGATGAAATTTATAATATTTATTTTGATGATGATTAATCTTAAATTATATTTAAAGAATTCTTATTAATCTCCTTAAATTAATTTATTAATAATTGATTATATTATTTTTTTATTATTATAATTATGTTTTATTACATATATTTTTTAAAAAAGAGATTTAATAATTATTTTGATTTAAAGATATTAATAAAACTCCTTAAATATCTTTTATTTCATAATTATTATTATAGAAATGCTAATATTTTGTTATTTTTAATATAAATATAAAAATTGATTTAATATTATTCAGAAAATATTATAATATGTCAGATTTAATAAATAAAACATTAGAAGAATTAATAGAATTCTGCAAAGAAAAAGGAATAAACTATTTAACAAAAGCAAAAAAACCAATGGCAAAGAAAACTATTATAAATAATCTTAAAAAAAAAGGTTTAATTGAAGATATTGACGATGATGATGATTTAGATACAGAAACAACTGATATTAATGTTATTATTCGCAAAACTCACAATTATCTTTATAAGAGTGCTGGGATTGTTGGTTCAAAAGCCCAAAATGATATTATGAGAGTTTTAATTATGAGAATTTTCAATATTCTATTATCTAAAAATAATAGTTATTTATTATCAGTATTAGAAGATGCTAATATTAGTAATAAATGCGTATTAAAACAATGCCAAAAAGAAGAATATAAATCTTATATTTATGATATTTCAAATTTATTAAAAGAAGAAGATAATATTAAAAATGTTTGGAATATGTTTATAACTAAATTTATGTCAATATTATTTGATAATATTTATGATCCAAAAGATGCACATTTTAATACTCCAAATGATTATGATATAACTAGACTAATAAAAATAATTTCTAAATTTAAAATTACCGATGAGTTTATTGATGAATTCTTTATGAAAAATGGAGATATTCACGAAAGTTTTCTTAAATACCAAGGAAATGTTAATTCAAAAGAACTTGGTCAATTCTTCACCCCTAAAATAATAATTAAATCTTTATTAAATGAATGTGGATTTAAGGAACTAATTTTAAATAAAGAAGGTTCTGATTTTAGTTTATGCGATTTTTGCCTAGGAACAGGAGGACTACTATGTTATACTTATAATTATTGTAAAAAAAAAATCAATCCTTTGAAAATTTACGGATGTGAAATTGAACCAGATACAATTAAATTCGGTAGTGCTTCATTAATGCTATCAACTAATAGATATAATTCAAATATATTGAGATGTAATTCTTTAATAGAAAATCCATATTTATTTAATAAAGAAGAGGATAAATTTGATATTATATTTATTAATCCACCATTTGGAACTAAAAATAATTATAAATCATTAAATAAATTATTTAATAATTATAAAAATAAAATAATACCAAGACCTGAATTTAACGGAAATTCAGAAATTGAATTCAAAGATATTTATCCTATTAATACAAATAATGGTGCTGAATTATTTATTCAATTAGTTATATATTCATTAAAACAAGATGGTATTGCCTGTATTATTTTACCAGATGGCGAACTTATGACATCAAATAATATGACTATTAGAAAATATATATTAAATAATTGCCAATTATTAAAAATTATTAATATTAATGGAGGTGCATTTACAAATACAGGAATTAAAACAAAAGCTTTAATTATTAAAAAATGCAATAATGATAATTATAATCAAGATATAGAATTTATAGAATTAAATCAAGAAGTTAAAGTTTTAGGAATTAGAAAACTAAATGAAAAACTTCAATTTACATTTGAAGATGAAAAAGAAGAAATAATTAATTATAATAAAGAAATTGAAATAAAAACTTTGGGTGAAATTTGTGAATTTCAAAATGGTTCTCAACTTGATAAAAAAGATATAATTAATGGGGATATACCTATATTTGGTGGTGGTTTTAAAATTGTTGGATTTCATAATAAATATAATAGAAATGGTAATGAAACAATTATATGTGGAACAGGGGCGTATTCTGGTTATGTAAATCAAAATTATGGAAAACCATTCTGGGCTTCTCAATGTTTTACTATAAAAAGTAAAGATATTAAAATAATAACAGATAAATATTTATATTATTATTCAAAAATAATACTTGAAAAAGAATTTATGTCAAATCAAAAAGGAACAGCAATACCATATATAAGATTTACACAAATAATAGATTTGAAAATCCCTATACCATCAATTGAAATTCAAAATAAGATTGTTAATTATTTAGATATGATATATGAAACAGTTATTAAAAATAATAATGAAAAAATAGAAGATATTAAAAAACTTAATAAAGATTATCTTGATTTGACAATTGAATTTAATAAAGAAATTGAAATTAAAACTTTGGGTGAAATTAGTATAATTAATCCTGAAAATATGAAATTAGGACAATATACTGAAATTAATTATATTGATATTTCTTCTGTTAAAGGAGGTCAAATATTAGAATTACAAAAATTAACAAATGATTTTCCATCAAGAGCAAAAAGAATAATTAAAAAAGGTGATATATTATATTCATCTGTTAGACCTAATTTGAAAGGATATGTTTATATTAATAATGATATTAAAAATGGTATTGCTTCAACAGGTTTTGCAAATATTAGAATAAAAGAACAAAATACCATATTATCAAAATATTTATATTATATTATGACATGTGATTTTATAAATAATGAATTAATAAGTAAAGCAAAAGGAGCACAATATCCAGCAGTATCATTTGATGATTTTGAAATTTTAAAAATCCCGATACCATCAATTGAAAAACAAAAAGAAATTATTGAATATTTAGAGTTTAATGATGAATTAATTAAAACCTTGGAAAAAGAAAATGAAATAAATAAAAATAATGCTGAATTATTAATGAAACAAATTTTATATAAATAAGATATAATCTTTTATTGAACCTCCGTAATAATACCATAATGAAAATTTAGGTATTTTTTTATCAATTTCATTAAGAAATTTAATTATATCATTATTATCATTTTTATCAATATCATCATTATCTATAAAATCATTTTTATATTTTTTAATTGCTTCAATACATTCATCTCGATTATAATAAGGACTTGAATTATTTTTATAAGTATCATTAAAATTGAAATTAGAATACTTTTTAAATAAATCTACTGGAAGATTTAATTCTTTATTTTCTTGTAATGATATATATTCATTATAATCATTATAATTATGAATATTATTATTCATTAAATGATTTGTTATTTTTGATATAGTCCATTTATCATTTTTAACTTCAATATCCCATTTTATAATATTTGATATTATTTCATTTTCTTCTAATTGACAATAGTCATCAATACTTGAAATACTTAAATCATCTTTTAGAGGAGTTTTAGGTTTTTTATTATAAATTTTAATATCATTAATATCTAATCCAATATCATAAATAAGATATTGAAGTATTTCTTTTATTTTTGTAAATTTAATATATTTATCAGTTTCTTCACTTTTATTATAAATAGGAATAATAATATCATTTATTTTAAATTTATTTCTCCCTTCTTCTCCTAATCCATCAGGTCTTATACCTCTTCCAATAGATTGAATAATGTCTTTATTGGATAATTTATAATCTCCGAATGATAAGAAATCAATTTTAGGATTATCATAACCCATATTATACATATTAACAATATAAGCAATGGCATTATTTTTTTCATTATGAAACTCTACAAAATTTATTAAATTTTTATAATCTTTAAGAACATCGGAATATTTAGATAAATGTTTTAAAACATTTATATTTATATTTTCATTACTTATTAATAAATAAGGTTTAATATTTGTTTTATTATTAATATATTTAGTAAAATGAGATAAGAATGCAAATTTAGCATTTTTACAACTATTATGAAAATTTAAACCAATATTTTTATTATGTTTTTGAAATGCATTTAATATAGTATTAGTATAATAATAATATTTTCTTATTTTTCTATTAATTTCATCTGTATCATCTGTATAATTATCAATATCATCATCATCATCAACATCTTCATTATCAACATCATCACTAGTATCATCATCAGTAATATCATCAAATTCCATAATATAGGGCTGAATAGGTGCTAGCCATTTATCTTTAATTAAATTTCTAACAGAAATAGGTGAATATAATTCACCAAATATATCATATTTTTTCTTGACAATATTTTTATTAGGTGATGCTGATGTAAATAAACGTTTAATAATTCTTTCATTATCAGTTAAATAGAATTTTTTATAATCATTATTAGTTTTATCAATATTATAAATCCAATTTTCAATGGTATAATGAGCCTCATCAAACCATATAATTATATTATTAATATCAAATTTAGTTATTATTTTATCATAAATAAATTGATAAGATTGAATACAACAACTAATAATATTATAAGAATTCTTATTAAAAGTTCTTATTCTTCGTATTTTATTATTATCATAAATATTAAATTTCTTTTTAAAGATTTTAATATATTTATCATTTATATTTTGAGAAGAAATATTAATTCTTGGAGTGAAAATAATAATTGTATAATAATTATCTTTATTTCTTTCAATAATAGTATTTAATATATAATAAATAATAGTTGATTTGCCAGCACCAGTTGCTAATTCTAAATAGAATTTATTATTTTTAATTAATTCATTAACACCATATTTAATTATATTAACTTGATATTCTCTTAAATTTATATCATTATCTTTCTTATCACTTTTATGTTCATTATAACTTTTATCATCATTTTTATTATTAAAATCATTAATATCATTTATTTCATCTTTTGATAATTTTCTTGTATTAATGCCTAGTTCTTTATAAACATTGATAAAAATATAATCTAATAATTCAATACCTTCATTTGAACGTATAAATTCAGTTCCGCCGCCATCATTAATTAAATACTTTTTAATTTCTATGAATTTAGATAAATCAATATCTATTTCTATTTCTTCTTCGTATATACTGCTTTTATCTTTATCACGTAATGATGAAATAATTTTATCATATTGTTCATATTTATAGTAATTTTTATATTTATCAGTTTCAATACATTCATAAAGAGCAATGAAAGAAGATTTATGCGAATGTTGTTCGCTAATAATTCTTTGTTTAGGATTTTCAGTATAACCGTATTTAAATTTATTATTAGAATTCCAATCTTTATTTTCTTGTATATACAAATATTTCATATATAAAATAAATGATATATAATTATAATCATATTTTTTTTACACTTTTCAACATTTAAAATGCCGTTTTTTTGTCTTTGTAGTTCTCGTATTTTCTTATTTTATTTTATTAAAATAAAAATTAGATAAAAATAATTACTCGTATTCTTACATGTGTATCAATTTTATATTTTTTCAATTTACACCAGAAATCATAATTCCATCTTGAATTATATTTCCTGTTTGAATTTCATCATTAATATTATAAATATTAGCAATCTCTGTTAATGTAGGAAGAGTAAAACAATTCGTGATGTTATAACATTTTATTCTTTCTTTTAGATTACAAACTTTATATCCTGTTTGAATTTCATCATTAATTTCATCATTATCATTATAAATATTAGCAACATCTGACAATGTAGGAAGAGTAAATAAATTTGCGATATTAGAAAACTTCATTATTTATTATTATAATATGATTTCTTATTATATCTATTTATATTTATTTAAGGACATTCATATAAACCCCTTAAATCAATTTATGATAAATATTTATTTTTGATAGTATTATTATAATTAATAAAATCTTCATCATATATAGTATTATTATTAATATATTTTGAATATATCAGATAGTTTACCATATTTTTTAATTTATTAAATTCGCATTTTATTTCTATATATTCATTTGATAAGATATTAAATAATACATATTTTGATATTTTAATTATTTCTTTTTCTTGAATTTGTTTATTAATATTTTCAAGTTTATTATTTAATTCATCTATATCATTATTATTTCTTTTTACAGATATTATAAGTGTTTTAAGAATATCAATATTTTTATTATTACTTGTTTTTACTTTTATTTTTCTAGTTGTTTTATAAATTTTTATTATTTCTCCTATTTCTTCATTAATTAATTTATATTTGATTATATCACCTACAACATAATCATTCGTTTCAATAAAATTATTTTGATTATTATTATTTTTAATTTGATTAATTAAGATATCTTTCATACATATTAATTTTTTAATTTCAATATTTTTATTTTTAATTTTTTGTAATTCATACATATACATATATAATGCCAATTGTAAATAATGTTCTTTTTCCAATTGTTTAACACATTTGAATTCATATATAATATCATTTTCATTATCAATACAATCAATATATCCTATTAAATTACGGTCTAATAATTCTGGTTCATTTTCTTGTTCTAATTTATATTCAAATATAGAATTTATTGAAATATTTAATAAATTTAATCTATTTATACATTTATTTAAATTTTCTATTTTTAACCAATCATAAGTTGTAATTTGATATATTTTGAATAAATAACCAGTTTTAAATGTATTCCAACAATTACATATATATAATAATTCATCTGGTTTTAAATTTTCAATATTTATATCATTAATATTATAATCTTTTTCTAATTTTACTGAACAACCATTATTAATAACTTTATTTTCAAAATCAACTTTTTTTAATTTATCATAAATATTCATTTTATTTTTTTGTTTTAATTCAAACATACTAGGAATTGCAATTCCTGTAATTTCACTTACACTTTCTGTTGTTTCATCATTTGATATTTTTAAAGGAATATCAATATTATTTATTATATAATCATTATTAGGTATTATTTCTAATTGGTTATAACATTCATCTATAATATTTTGCGGCAGGTATTTGCTAATAATTGTAACAGGAGTATCTATATTTTTATCTTTTTCATCATAATCATTAATATTAAGTCTTGAAGTTTCAAAATGACAATATAATTTTATATTAGATTTATTTATAAATGGCATATAATCATTTGTATTATGATGAAATAATGTTAAATATTCTATTCCTCTCGTGGTTGCGACATATAATTCATTTGAACAAATATGAGGATTGGCATCTTTTTTATAAAATTTAAAATATGATTCATCAAAATTAAATATAATTACAACTTTTCTTTCTAATCCTTTAACTTGATGAAATGTTGAAAATATTATTTTACCTTCCAATAATTCTTCGTCTAATTTCTCGTCATCACTTGTAGGAACATAAACCATAACATTCGGCATATCTTTTTTAATTTTATTTTCTAATTTTCTAACAGGCGAACCTTGACTTTTAACACTAGGGGCTAAAATAAATATATCATTTGGTTTATATCCTAATGAAAAATAATATTTAATTTCTTGAAATGTTCTAAATGTGGAATGAATATCAAAACAATCACAAATAATATATCTAGGTTTATTATTAGTAATTTTATGTGATATAATACGTTCATCATTTAATAAACATTTATTGATAAATAAGGACATTTCATAAGTAATTCTAAAACTAACAGGCAAATTACATCTAATCCAATTATAAGAATTGAAATTAAATAATAGGGGTGCATATTCAATAAAACGTTGGTCAGCATTATTGAAATCAAATATACTTTGTTTTTTATCACCAAAAATACAAATTTTTTTATTTATATTTTTATTATCTGTATAAATTTTACAGATAAGTTCATAATATAAACTTGTTATATCTTGTGCTTCATCTAAAACGATTAAATCAAAATTAAAATTCTTTAATGGTTTATTTTTATTTTTAATAATATTATTTATAATAGTATCAGTATAACATTTATTATCATAATATTTAACACATAATGAATGATAACTATGAACTTCAATATTATTGAGCATTAATTTTTTCGCTTTTTCTCTTGTTTCAACTTTTAATTTTGAATTATATGTTAATAATAAAATATTCATATCATTAAAATGTTTTGCAATATGTAAATTACAGGTAGTTTTACCACTACCAGCGACACTATCAACAACAACATTATTATTTAATATTAATTGTTTAATAATATAATTTTGGTCTGATGAAATTATGGGCAATTCCATTTAATATAATATATAAATCAAATCAATTTTATATCAAATCTTTAAATACAAAAATATTAATATAGAACCACATATAAATAATCATATTTCTGTTAATAAAATTACTGGTCTTTTAATATAACATATAAAAGGATTTAAAGACATTCATTAGATTCTTTAAATAATGGATATTAATAATGAACCTCAAAGAAAATGTGATAAATGTAAAATTACAAAACCTAAAAGATTATTTTATAAATATAAGTGTTGTAATAGATGTCATATAATCTCTTTTATTCATATTCATTTACAAAATGCGCGAATTGCTAATCATTTAAATATTTCTATTGATGAATTAAATAATATTCTCAAAATAGATTTTAATGATACTAAAAAAAATGAAATAGGAGAACACGAAAGATATGATGAAGTTATGTTATTAATGTATAATTATAGTTCTATAATGACCGATGATATAATTAATCATTTTTTAGATGAACCATTATAAATAATAAAAAAATCATTTAAGGACATTCATAAAAAACCCTTAAATCTATATTTAAATAATATAATCTTTAATATATATTCATTTATATGTGAGATTATATAATCAATATCGTCTGTTTCATTTGTATTTACAATATACAATAAAGTTTTATAATAATTATTACTAATTTCATCTTTCTTATTTATGTATTCTTCATTAATTTTAATATAATTATGATTAACATTAATAATATTAACAGTAGGATTAATAATCATAATTAATAATAATATTATATCAATAATGATAATAATAATACAATCAATCGTAATATATACATAACTTATAATATAATTATCAGTATAATTTAAAATTTTAGATATAGATAACTTTTTACATATTGATGTTATTTTATTTATTGCTTCTCATTATTAAATTTTTTAATTTTATGATATTGAATATATGTACTAACTATAATAACTCCGCAAACAGAACCAATAAATAAAGAAGACATAACTGTAAAAAATAAACAAAATAATCAATTTTTTTATAATAAAAATAATATATACAATATTAATAGAATATGAGATCAAAAAAACTATTAAAATTTGGCGGAGTTGCTAAAATTAATGGCGATGATATATATATTCAAGAAGATATAGATATTACACCTGGTTTTGACTTATATAATAATATAATAGCAAATTTAGATAAAATTGATGAAAAATATAATAGTAAAATTAAAGCATTATTAACAATATTATACAATATTGATCCAGGTGATAATATTTTTACAGATATAGTTAAAATTGTTACAATTTATGAAGAAAAAAAACATACATTTCAATCTAAAATAACACCTGAATTAACTATGTTTGGAAAATATAATTTAAGTCAATTTGAAACTCAGCGACAATTTATTACAATCGATCCAACTATAATTCAAATAATGATATTTGATGATGCAGTTACATCAACTGATATAGTTTATTCTTTAAAATTGATAATAAGAGACCAGGGAAAAATATGTTTAAGATATACAACTATATTATTTCCAAATGGATCAAAAATAGTAAATTTTAATGACTTATCAAATTTCAATAATTTTAATAAAGAGTTAGATAATCCATATATTAAAACTACTGCTAATGATAATTTATTACAATTTTTAAAAGTATATATTAAATACTATAATTTTTATAAAAAATGTTATTTAATTGATGATGTGAAACATGGTTCTAGAACATCAACAAAAAAATTAGTTGATTATCAACTAAAATATATAAGTATTTTAGGTAAAGCAAGATTTAAAAATCCAGATATTCAAATAAGATCTGCATTAGTAACTGATTATGTTATGTCTAATTTATTATTTTCAAGCCCTAGTTATGCATTTATATCAGGTGGTTATAAAGGTTTTAACGAGTCTTGCTATGGTATAACACGGTCTGGATATGAAATTGCTAAAAAATATATTAGACCTATTTTAACAATTATGTGTAAAGAGGGAATGCATGATTCGCATGGATTTTCTGATGCTGAATTAATATATGGTGAACACTGGGGTGAAGATTCAATCGCTTTATCTCAATTAACAGACGGTGCAATAATTATAGCACCATTTGGTGGTTGGACATATATAGAATGTTTAACATTATTAGCAAATAATAAAATAGTTGCAATATATAATGATTTATATAATATTTTAAATTATGAAGACTATAGTGGATTAAGTGATTCTGAAATTAGACAAGTAATAGAAAAAGAAAAAATAGAATTATCAGGAGTACCAGATAAAGATATAGCACAATTAATAAAAAATAAAGCTATAAATAAAGCTGCTAATTCAAATTTTTTTAATTTTAATACAACTGAGCAAAATAGTATTATTGATTATTATATTAATTATTATTTAATATTATTATATATATCACATATACAACAACCTTCCGATATATTACTAAGCAAAGATAAGATAGAAATTATTAAATATCTTGATTGTGTAATAAAATTATTAAAATATTTAAAAACATTATTTAGTAAAGGAATAACACCAGAACTAGTTTCAATATTAAAATATATAAATACATTAAAAAATGTTATTAATAATTATATTAGATTCAGATTTGAAGATATAAATACAATATATAAAAAATTATGTAATGGCGGTGATTATCAAAATGAATTACCTCAAAAATGTGATGGTATTTGGATTAAACCTACATATGATTTAATTAAATATATTGAACCGGTATCTGGAAGTAACCACGGAGATTATCCAGAAAAATTAGGATTATCACCCTCTGTTAGTAAAAATATAGATAAATATACAATTGCAATTGATAAATTGAGTAGTGATCCATTATTTCTTAATTTAAATAATAATATAATATTTGTATTTTCAGATGTTATGTATTTAAATATGTATTTAAATAATAAATTAAATGCAACTTCTTTTCAACAAAAATTACATGAAAAAATAAAAGCATTAGCAAATATTAAAATAAATGGTAGTAATACTCCTAAACAGTTATTAAGAAAAGAAACAAGTAGAAATGTTAATTTAAGTAGAAATTTGGATGGTTTCTTACATACTAAAAAAAAATTATTAATTAATGAAAATATAATAAAAGATAAATTTAGTTTCGTTATAAGTGAAAAATGTAATAATTATTCTCCTATTTTGGAAGAATATATATCATCTTCTAAACAAACATAAATAAATAGTAGTTGTTTTTTTTGCATTTAAAGATAATTTAAGTTTATCCTTAAATAATATTTATAATAATTAGAAAGAAATGACTAATAAACATATTGATACTATTTTAAATAAAATACCTGAAAAAAAAATAAAAGAAATATTTGATGCTGCGTTTAAAATGGCTATGTGTGGTATTCAAAAATGTAGTATTGAATTAATTAATTTGAAAAAAATTAAAATTGAAAAGGATAATGATTTATTGAAATTGATTAAAAAATTTCAAGAAGGAAAAATAACAAAAGAAAAGTATCAAATAGAATCATGTAAAATTAATAGCAAATATCAAAAATCAGAAGAAAATTTAAAATTTATAGAATGTTCCTTAAAAAATTGTAATGACCTTATGAAAAAACAGTTATTATTATCAATCGATAATTTAACCATTAAATTCAAAGGAAATCCTGAAAAATTAAATAAATTAAAAGTTTATAAAAAACTATTTAATAAACCAAATATGAAAGATATTAAACAATTTTATAACGATTTTATATAAAAAATTGATATTTTTTAAAAAAAATAAAAAGATACATGAATTTCTTTAATAAAATAAATCAATATTATATTAAATATGAAGAAAACAAGAAAGATGTTAATTTTAATTCATTCAATATTGCACGATATACATTATTAAAGTTGTTATTGATAATTATTAATAAAAAACCCGATTATGAATTTATATTATTCTATAATTCGTATTTATCCAAATTTAAATTTAAAAAAGTATATTATGAAGGATATTTATATTTTGATAGATTTATTGATATTAACGATTTTATAAATAAAGTATGTTCGTATCTTATAAATAATGAAGATTTCTATAATGAATTAAATCAATATTTAATACCACTTCTAAGTAAACTTGGTTATATTATTTATAGTTAAATATACAGATTTTATAACTAAATAAAGCCAAAAACTATTTCCAATATAGCACCACATACTACCCCATGTTTTGTACTCGTAATAATTGTATAATGAAATTGATAAGGTCGTTATAATTACTAATGAAGTTAGTAAATCATTATTTCTAATGGGTGGATATACCCATAAAAATAATCCTACTATTAATATTGGTAATGGAAAATCAACCCATAACCATTTTAAATGTCCATTTTCTCCTTTTTCAGTCCTAAATTTATTATTTGTAATATTATAATATAATGCGATTATAGTCATTATAAATAACAATAATAACGTAAATTGTTTTTCAACACCTTTTAAATTACTTATAATTATTATATACACTTGCAATAATAATATAAATCCACCAATAATACTTATAATAAAATTTATTTTTTTGTTATTTAAATAAGTCCATGCAAAATATTCTAACAATTGCATTAGAGTTATCGTATATATCAATAAAACCGTATTAAACTGAATTACATTTAATGATAATACTATTACTGCTGCTATTGTACCTAATACAAAAGCTTTTAAGGAAACCTCGGCATTCCAACACATTATATACTCTTATTTATTACAAATAGAATATCGTCATAACGTCCTTTATTGCTTCTTAAATCATATACAGAAACATTATTTTTTAGGTCATCTGGAACTGCATCATTTAAAGTATTAATCCATTCGATTGATTGAACATCTTCTATAATTAAAATACCATCATCTTTCAATAATTGTGAATATAATTTAATAAAAGTAATCATAGTTCCGATTGTATGAGGTCCATCATCTATAATAATATCAAACTTTTCAGTATCAGGTGAATTAACAAATAAATTATTAAATACATCAGTATTATATGCATCAAATGGTGTATATAGTATAATATTACTGTTATTTAAATATTGCTTGGTTTTTTCGTCAGAATTATTTATATCTAAACTATAAATTTTAGCATTTATAAAATAATCTTTCCATAATTTTATACTACCACCATTATAAATACCAATCTCTAATATCTTTGTTGCTGTTTCTTTTTTGGATTTAAATAATGTTTCATATGTTGATAAATATGAATGTAATGTATTTTTATTAGTTCTTGTATTGTCTATTAAATCTTCTAAAGACATTTATTATATAATGACAAAAATAATAATGTCATATATTCGCAATTATTGTTTAAATAGTTATGCAGTTTTGATTATAAATATCCTCGAGATATGAATTACCATATTGACAATTAATAAATTCGATGAGGATATTTAAATTCAAATTATTATTAGTATCATATGAATCGATAGATAATACCTTCTCGTAAATACTAACCATAATATCATTATTGACGAATTCCATAAGTTCCATTAAATGTTTTGAAATACATTCGGTTGTTGCTTCGTGAAAATAGAATTCAACCAACCTTTGTTGCAATTCTTCAAATGTAATATATGGGTTTTCATTTGCATATAAATGAATTAATAATATTTCCATAGTCTCACAATCCAGAATGTTGAAACTATTGTTATTATTGAAATAATCAGCAAAATCGGGAATTTCGACTGGCATATCAACTTCATTTAATGACAACATAGAAAAATTAGGCATATTCATTTCCATATTATTTCAATTATTAATAAATATAATCATATTTTTATTTAATATCAAATATATATAAACAAATATATTTAAGGATTATTTGGTAATGTCTTTAAATACAAAAAAATGATTAAAATTATTAAAAAATAAGATATGATTCCGCTTAAATTATTAGATTGGATTGATAAAAATAAACTTGATTATCATTATTTATCTGTTAATCCAAATGCCATCCAATTTCTTAAAGATAATCCAGATAAAATTTATTGGCGGTTATTATCAGGAAATCCTAATGCTATTGATATTATTAAAGATAATTTAAATAAAATAGATTGGCGATTATTATCAGGAAATTCAGAAGCTATGAATATCTTATTAGCCAATCCACATAAAATTGATCGTTATTATATAAATGATAATCCAAATGCTATTGAATATCTTAAAAAAAATCCAAAAAAAATTAATTGGTATAATTTTGCAAAAAATCCAAATGCTATAGAAGTTATTAAAGCCAATCCTCATAAAATTAATTGGACTTTATTATCATGCAATCCAAATGCTATAGAAGTTATTAAAGCCAATCCAGAAAAAATAGTATGGGATTTTATTTCAATTAATCCAAATGCAATTGAAATTTTAAGAGCTAATCCAGATAAAATTGATTATTATTATTTAAGTGAAAATCCAAATGCTATTGAACTTCTAAAAGAAAATTTTAATAAAATCGATTGGTCCAATTTATCAACTAATCCAAATGCCATAGAACTTCTAAAAGCCAATTCTCATAAAATTAATTGGATGGCATTATCTGGAAATCCAAATGCTATTGAACTTCTAAAAGAAAATCAACATAAAATTGATTGGTCTAATTTATCAACTAATCCATCAATCTTTAATTATGATTATGAAAAAATGCGAAATTCTAATTTAGAACTCAAAGAAGAAATAATAGCAGCTGCATTACATCCAAAACGAATATTCAGACTAATCGATGAATATGGCGAAAATATTATTTATGACATTTATTTGGATGATTAATAAAAATTGATTATTAACTTTTTTTATTTTTTTCAGATCATGTTATCCATGATATTATTAGATTGGATTAATCCCGATAAGTTGATTTGGGTGTATCTATCTAAAAATTACAACGCAATTGAAATGCTCAAAAGTCGTCCAAAAGAAATAAATGGAGGTTTATTGTCATGTAATAAAAACGCGATTGACATGATAAAAGCCAATATGGAATTTAATATAATAGATTGGTTCTACCTTTCTATGAATGAAAATGCGATAGAAATATTGAGAGAAAATTTTGATAAAATTAAATGGGATTTCTTCGCAACCAATCCAAATGCCATGAAAATATTGAAAGATCATCCTGACAAAATCGACTGGTCATTATTGTCTTGTAATCCATCGGCAATTGAAATCCTGAAAGCAAATCCGACAAAAATTAATTGGACTTATTTTTCACAAAATCCAGCGGCAATTAGATTATTGAAAGAAAATCCGACAAAAATCAATTGGGATGAGTTATCATTAAATCCTAGCGCAATTAACCTTCTCAGAGAAAATAAAAGCAAAATTAATTGGCTTAAGTTATCAAAAAATCCAAATGCAATAGAATTATTGAAAGAAAATCCTACAAAAATTAATTGGCGTCTATTGTCTGCTAATCCTGGAGCAATAGAAATTTTAAGAGAAAATCAAGAAAAAATTGACTGGGGTATGTTTTCAACAAATCCTGCAATATTTACATATGATTATGAGAATTTGCGAAATTCGAACATCGACTTAAAAGATGATATCTTTGCGACTGCCTTAAATCCATCGAGACTATTCAAGCTGATGCGAGAATATGACGAAGATGCAGTATATAATGCTTATTTTCATTAAAAAATACAAAAATTAATTTTTTGTATTTTGCGTAATTCGAAATTCCAATTTAGAACTCAAATAAAAATAATAGCTACATTTTAATTATATTTAAAGATTATTTACTAATGTCTTTACAAATAATGATGAAAAAACTAATATTAGGTGGATTATTATTTATCCACAGCTGTTATTCTTTTATTATTCCATCAACTTCAATTAAAGTATTCACAAATAAAAATTGTGCATTAAGTACTATTAATAATAATAAGTTACTCATTTATAATAAACATAGAATTTCACCTCTTATGATTAAGTTGGATGACGATTTTGACGTAGATTTTGATTTCGATTTTAATATTGATAATTATCTAGTTTTATTATTAATTTTTAGCACTATTAAAAATTTTCTATTGCTATTAATTATAATCAAGTATTATAGTTTAGTATTTTAACCGCTTCTATCCAATTAACATTCAAAATACTTGGCGTATCAGTTACTACAAATCCTAAATCCTTTAATTCACTATTATATCTCAATAAATTAGTATGAATATCAATAACAATTTTATCAATATTTCGTTTAGTTGCCCAATTTTCAATAAATTTAAAAATACTATGTTTCAATAATAATGTTTCTTCATCCTTTAATACCAAGCCAGTATTTAATTTATATAATTTGTCATAAAAATCATTATTAATATATAAATAATCAATCTTAATAAATGTATTATTTTTATCTTCTCTATTTATGCTAAAATCTACCTTAAATACAGTATTCACATAATCATCGTCTAAATAATATTGAAAAATACAATTTGATTTCCAACATTTCAAATTATGATATTCAATATTTTTTATAAATTCCGTATTATAATAATGATGTTTCAATATAAAATTATTTGAATATAGTGGCATAGTATAAATACTTGGTTTTGGTAAAACACTATCTATTTTTGTACTTATTTTTAATATAGATGACAATAACATCATATTATTAAATAATTGGACTGTCATTATTATTATTATTAATTTTATTATTATTATTATTAATTTTATCCTTAATTATCTTTTCTAATTTACCAGAATATGAAGTAAGATTCAATACAAATCCTAATTTATCTAATTCTTCGCTATATTTATCCAAGTTATTATTAATATTAATTGTAATTTTATTAATTTCTTCATCAGTATGATATTTAATAATATAATTATTTATAATATCATCAATATTAAATACATCATTATTATATGATCTTTTTATATTTCCTGTATATGTATTATCATAATAATCATCACTAATTTTAATATCACTAATATAAATACTATTTTTATTAATTTCGAAATTTAAAGAAAACACCATATTACCAATATTCATATTATTCAAATAAATTTTATTAAATAATGCTTTACTTTTCCAACAATTACAAACAAACTTATTTTTATAACTTTCTTTATTTAATACATAGTTATTTCCATACACCAAATATTTTGATATTGGTTTACATAATTTTGATGTTATAAAAGATAATGAGTTATATGCATACGTTGTATTATAATATGACATTTATGTTAATTATACTATTTAATTTTATATAAAAATAAAATTTATAATGAGATTATTTATATATATAAGCAATTGCTATTGTAAATGCATAAAATAAATAAACAAATTTATAATAACTTACACTCTCGTTATATTTTATTTGTTCTTCCAAGTTGTTTATTTTTGTTATCAATTCATTATTGAATTCTTCATGTAATTCTTGTTTGAATAGAATTTTAAATTCTGCATAACTCAAATCTAATAAATTTATTTTGAAATCATTCTTTTTAGTATAACTCGATAATATAGTCTCAATATAATATCGTACTGTATTATTTGCATTATTTACCGTATATGTATTTGGCTGCTCATTATAATCGCTAATAATTTTATTTGTAATTAAATGTTTAAAATGATTTAATTTTTTATAATCAAAACTAATGATATTATTATTATAAACATCAAAATATAAATTATTATTTTCAATTTTATGTTTAACAAGTATATCTCTTATTTTAGTAGTTTGCAACAATTTTAATTTTTGATTATATAATTTATTATCATTATAATATTTGTCTTCTATATAATTATATACTGATTTGTTAAATAATTCATTTGTATAATCATTAATATATATTTCAACATCTTTAACATTTATGAATTTTTGTATTTGTGTCATTATAAATAAAACTTATAATTAATATTAATAATGACTTTATATAAAAAAATGAATTAATTTATAATTATATAATATAAATATGAATAAAATTATTGGCGAATTACCTGATAATCATATTTCTAATGAAACTTTATGGATTTATAAAGATAATATAGAAATATTTAAAAAATATAATCAACAGGTAATTCATCATAAACCAGAAATTAAGGAAATAAAAGAAACTAAAAAAACTAGCGTTAAATCAAAAATTGAATCTCCAATAGATTTAATTATGAGACTTACCGCGACTGATAGAAATATGAAACAAGATATTAGAAATAAATTAATCGATTTTATTTCGATTCCAGAATTTACTAAAGTATTTGGAATGAAAAAAACAGGCGAAATAATGACTGCATTATCTAAAGATAGTTGGAACCAGTCAATATCATTATTTATTTCATTTTTATTGGACAAAAATATTATTTATAAGGATAAATCCTATATTTATAATAAAGAAAAAGAAAATCAAACAATTACTATTTAATGTTTTCGTCGAGTGCGGCGTCTATTGCCTCCTCCAGCCATACCTATACCATCTTCCACATTTAATACAGCCATAGTTAATTTCTCGCGTATCTTATTAACAATTATTGGTTCGGCATTTCCAATTGTATTTGATGCTAATGATGTATAATCTGGGAAATCTATTTGAAAAAAGCAAGTATGAGATTGTGGTAAATGATCAATACCTAAGCCTCCGATACTTATTGCAATTTTATACTTTTCTTTTTCTTTATAAAATTGCGATCCAGACCAAAATTTAAGTAATTTTTCAATAAACTTAAAATGGGCTTTTTTGGCATCTGTGCCGGTTGGTAGTTTTAATACTTCTATAAATGAATTTTTCATTATATTATATTTACGAGTATCAACTGGTGAAAAACCACGCATAAAAGATTGCATAGTGTTTGTAAAATTAGCAATCAATTTATTTAATATTTCTTCAGACATTAAAGGTGGTACTAAAAATGATGTTATTATTTTTGGTGTAAATTCACTATTTTCATTATATTGTCTAATTATTTCTGGAATACCTTCTATAAATAAACTAGTGATCTTTTCACCATATGCAATTAAGTTTTTATATTTATTATTTTCATTTGGATTAGATACCTCAATATCTCGTCTTAATATTGTTTTAGTCATCATAAATTTAGCAGTTTTTATTAAAAAATCAACTATATTATCTTTGTCTAATGGTGTCGCACCTTTAGATGGTGATTCTAAATCATATGTATCATTATATTCAATACCAATATATTCAATAGTGTCTTTATCTTTCATTAAATTAATAATTGATTTTGAATATTCGGGGAAATCATCTATCATAAAATAAACATAATCATGGTCATCAAAATCGCTTTTTATAAAATTAGAAACTAAATATGATGATAAATTATTAACTATTCCGCAATCATTCACATATATAAATCCTAATAATTCTCCTAAAAATTTATAGAATGTATTTTCAATTCCATCAGCTATTATTCTATTGTATTTGGCATCATCGCGAACTATATATCTTAATACTGCTTTAAATGTTGCATCATTATTTGGATTATATTCAGGATTCAAAAAATATTTATTAGTTCCATCTCTAGATACAAATATATTTTTATCAAATAATTCATTTGTTAATGCTGTTACAAAATCTCGACGTAATCCACCAACATCTATACCACTTTGTCTCTCAAATGTATATGTTTTCTTATTTGGATTTGATTGTGTTGGGGTATCTTCTATTATTAATGAGAAATTAGCAACATAATAACGAGGTAAATCGTTGAATTGCATATCATTATTTAAAACATATCGCGCATATAAAGAAGTTATTGAATTACCAACCACATTTACAACACTACCATAAACAACCGCCGTTGGTTCATCATTATTAAATAATGTCTTGAATTCGCTTTTAAGTTTATTATAATATACATCTCTTTGACTTTCATTTGCAAAATATTTACTATTTAATTTACTTTTTTCTAATAATTTATTTATAAATTTATCACTTCCTACGCTATAATATTGTTCATCTATAGATGAAATTTCAAATCTATTACCAAATTCTAATTCAATATTTGGATTTTCAATAGTTGCCACAACTAGTGGTGCTGGAAGTGTTGATGTTGCTCTTACTTGACGAACTCTAGGTGCACCTCTAGCGGCTGCTCGGGCAGCAGTTGCAGCAGCTCTGGCGGCGGCTCTTTCGGCAGTTGCAGCAGCTCTAGCAGCCGCTCTGGCTTCACGTTCTGCAGCTCGACGTTCTTGACGTTCGCGTTGTTCGCGTTCAGCATCATCTTGACGTACAGATCTTTGAGCTTGAGTTCTAGCTTGTCGTGCAGCAACACGTGCCTGTCTTCGTTCATCTATAAGTAATCGACGTTCTAAATTCCATATATTTTCTGCTCCAACTAATCGTCGATATGTGCTAGAAAATTCAAGTTCTTTATTTTCTTCAATACTATTTAATATACAATTATTACGTTGTCCATCGATAGAACTAACTATATTTCGCCCAGTTAGTTCTACAAATAAAGTATTAAAATCTCTAATAATTGAAGTATTAACAGTTCTACCATTACGTACAACTAATGAATAAGTGTTATTACATACACTCTCTGAATCGCGAAGTCTTCCAACTCGTCTATCGGAAATTGAATACATTACATCTCGATGCGATCCTTGTTCATTTATAATATTTCTAAAAGAATCAACTGCCGTAAATAATTCATCTCTTATTTCATTATCAGCATCTACATTATTATTTAAATGTAGTTTGATCATCAAATATAAATATGATCTCATTAAATATTTTGCAGCTCTTAATATGATAATTACATATTCGCGTTTTTGTTGGAATAGAGAAGTTGAAAATAATTGTGTTAAATTCTCACGATTAATATCATTTAATTTACCTTGTCGATCTTCTAATTTAACTTTTACTTCATTTAATTTATCTATTTCTACTCTATCATTATCATTTTCAGGATTTAATCCATTAACTATTTCAAATATATGGAATATTATATTATTTATAATAACTTTTTCATTAGATATATTACTTTCTGCTTCTCTTATTAACATAGTTCTTATTCTATCTGGTTGATTTACTAATGCGAATTCTTCTAATAATTTAACATAATAATCATATACTTCATTATAATATTGCATACCTAAGCCTAAATCAATACTATCATCGTGAACTCTAGCAATTACATTATCGCGAATTTGATTAAATTTTTCATATATAGGTTGTTTATAAATTAATTCTAATTTTCTATAATAATTTTCAACAATCATATTAGTACTTCTGAAATATGATAATTGTTCAACATTAAAATAATGTGATATATCATTATTTAACGTATATAATGAATTTATACGTTGTTCTAATGTATTTGCGATTCTATCTCTTAATCGCGGACTAATTCGTTGAGGTGGTTGTCTTCTTATTACAGGATTTAATGCGCGAGTAATTCTAGATAATTGATATCTAAGTGCATTTAATCTAGTCTCTATAATTAATGCCGTAAAATGATTTGGTTGATTTGCTAATAACCCCTGATATCTCTGTATTTCTGATATATATGTTTGTAATAATACATTCGGTTGTGTTGCAGTTCCCTGTCTGGCTCTTAATAATTGATTATTTAATCTTGATAATGTAGCTTGAATTCTAGCAATTTCAACTTGATCAATCATACCAATTAATGAAACTTCTAAATTAGTTATTTCATCTTCAATTTCTTGAATTCGTTGTGCATTTAATTGTTGAGCGGCTGGTAATACTATTGGAACTTGAGCTGGATTATTATTAGCCAGATCATGTATAGCAGCATCTAATTCAGCTTGTAATCGTGCTAATGTTGCTTGGTGAGTTTCTCTATTTCTATCACTTCTAGCTCTAGTTATTAATCTGCGCGTTTCTGCTATTTGACGCTCGAGAGTTTGAATATTTTCAGTTACGTTGCGTTGATGAGGTGTTAATGCACCAGTCATACTTCGCGTTACGCGTCTATCAGCCATCTATTAATTCTATATAAATATTATATTATTATTTATAATACAAATGAATAATTTGATTGTAAATTTTAATAATAAAAATAAATTATTAATGAAATATGCAACTGATATTAAAAATGTTATATATAATACTCCAAATTTAAAACATATTGAAGGTAATTATTTTATGTTTACAAATGATGAAAATATAAATAAATTTATAATACATAAGCAAATTAATATTTTTAATTTAGGTTATTTAAATGATATTAATTATATTTGTGAAATAGGATTTAATGCCGGTCATTCTGCTATGTTAATGTTATTAGGCAGAAATAAATCACCTATTATTTTTACTATTTTTGATATAAATCATCATGTTTATACAAAACCTACATTCGAATATATTAAAAATGAATTTAATCATATTAATTTTGAATTTATAGAAGGTAATTCAATTATTACTATACCAGAATGGATTAATAAATATCCAAATCGGGTTGGTATATATGATTTAATTCATGTTGATGGAGGACATACAAAAGAATGTATAGAAAATGATATGAAAAATGCATCCGCGTTAATTAAAACAAATGGTATAATTGTTATTGATGATACAAATGATTATAATATTAATAAATGTGTTGATGATTATTTAGTTACTGGTAAATATGTAGAGCTATTTCTATTACCTATGGGAGCTTGTAATTGTCCACATAGAATAATTAAAAAATTGATATAATGTTTATTTGCAATAATTAAAATAAATAATGAATGCTTATACATATGACACTTATTTTATTAGGTCTAAATTTTTAAGCAAAATTGAATTTATTTATAAACAAATATTTATTGGAAATAATTATTATATTAAAAATTTAAAAGATTTTATTGAAATTTATGCAGATGATAATAAATGCAATATTACTAATAATAATCTTATTAACAAATTGATTACTGAAATTGATAATTGGTATTTTTTAAACGAATATACAAAAAAATTAATTTATGAAAATATGAGCACTTTTATATATAATTGTGATATGGATGATAAAGAAATGATGGTATTTATTAAACAATTTATTAATATAATTTAAAATAAATATTCGTCATATGTTAAATAACTTTCAATATTACTTGTCAATTGTTGTTTTTGGAATTTCTTTTTTAGTAAATAAAATTTCATACTCGATGAAACCTTTTGTTTATTTATCGCTAAAATCTTATAATCATTTGAAGTATCCGCAATAATCTCTTCGTTTTTATCTTTATTATTAATACTATCATTTAACATATTACATATAACCTCATATTTATTAATTTCATTATGTGATTTGATGCAAAAATTGATATAATTACTAACTTTAACTATTGTGTCATAATCTAACCAATTTAAATTAATGAAAATACCATTATTATTTTTGCTGTAATTATTATTGTTTTTATAAATAATTTTAAAAAGTTCTTCAATCTCATTTTGACTTAGTTGTTCTATTTGTGATTTAATGGTCTTACATAATTCCATTCTATCTTCATTTTCCATTTAAATATAAAAAAATGATTATATCTTTATATAAAGATTTTATTTATATCTATTATTGATTATGAATGATACTGAAGAAGATATTTGGAACATCATGGACGATTTAAAGGAAGAAGAATACGTTAAAGAGAATGGCGAACGTGATACGAGTATTATATGTTCGTGTGGTTGTGATGAATTTATTGTCGAAGATGCTATGCAGATTTGCAGTAAATGTAGTTCCATATGTAGTAAAGTTATTGACAATACAGCAGAATGGAGATATTATGGTAATGATAGTAAGAGCGATGATCCGTCAAGATGCGGATTACCAACTAATTCATTATTGCCAAAATCTTCATTAGGTTCTATGATTGGTGGTAATAAATATGGTAATAATTATGATATTAGAAGAATTCGCAAATTTATTGCTTGGAATTCTATGCCATATAATGAACGAACTTTATGGTTAGTATTCGATATTCTAACATCTAATTCATTAAGTAATGGAATCCCTCAAAAAGTTGTTGATGATGCTAAAGTTTTATATAAGAATGCATCAGAAAAGAAAATTAGCCGCGGCGATAATAAAGAAGGATTGATTGCATCATGTATTTATCATTCGTGTTTAATGAATAATATTCCTAGAAGTTCTAAAGAAATTGCTAAAATGTTTGATATCAATCCAGTTATTTTAAATAAAGGCAATACACGTTTTCAAACATTATTACAAATTAATGTTGTCAGTTCATCACCTATTGATTTCATTTCTCGTTATTGTTGTCAATTGAATATGAAATTAACAGATATTGAAAATTGTAAAAAATTAATATTATTTTTAGAAGAGAATGAGATTATGAGTGATAATTCTCCTACTTCAAGTTGTGCTGCTATTCTTTATTATTATTCTGAAAAGAATAAACTTGGATATACTAAAAAACAATTCGCCGATATATGTAATGTTAGTGAAGTTACAGTAATTAAAGGATTTAAGACTATATCAAAGTATGATAAATTTATAAATAAAACTTTCAATAGTATTAAAGAAGATACAATAAATAATAATTAAATATGCATGATAAAGAATTATTTGATTTTATATCTAACGGTAATATTGAAAAAAGTTTATATAATACATGTATTTTTTTAATCGAAAATTCTAAAATTGAAATTTTGGAAGAAACATTAATTTATACCTGTTCTTATATTGGAACTTTTATTAATATTTTTAATATAGTTAAATTAAATGATATTATTCAATCAATTATTAATATTATTGATAGTGAAAATATTAATGTTGTCGAATATTTAATTTTGATAACAAAAATGTGTATTATATGTGATATTTATATTAAACATCCAACAACCAAAACAGGCACTATTCCAGTTCCTAAATTACGTGTGAAAGTTCAAAATGTATTTAATGAAGATATTAAATTAAATACAAATGGTATATCAAAATTTGATATTATAATCCCCCCAACAGATAGTGATGTTTATTTAGTCTCATTAAAAATTATTACATCTTTTATTAGATTGCTGAAAATTGTAGAAAATACTAATTCAGATAATGTTGATAGTATTCATGCAATTTCTATTTTATTTCGCGATTCATTCGATTATATTATTCGAAAGAAATATATAATTCAAACTAAATTTTGTTTAAAAGAATATGACTCCATTTATTTCTTATGGGGTTTTATTTATTGTTTATATAATGAACCATTTATTCTCAATTTTTATAAATTATTCATGTATAATAATCAATCGTGTAATAAAACTATTAAAAATCAACGTTCTGGATTAATATTTGCATGTTCTGTTGCTGTCATTTATAGTTATAAAAAAAATGTTGCATCTAGTTGGAATGACAGCGAAAAAACAATATTAAATAAGATTAATGATATTGCACTTATGCTCTTTAAACAAATAAAAAAAGAATATTTAGAAACTAATGTTATAATTAATGAGCCTGAAATTGCAGAACCTTCTAAAAATAAAATTGACGGTTTAACTTATTTATTTGACTATATTCCTAAAATATCATCTATCGAACCATGTAGATATAATAATACTACATTTGAAGATGAACTAAAAACAATCACTAAATAATTTAATTTCCACCTCTTAATCTCAATACTAAATGTAGTGTTGCTTCTTTTTGTATGTTATAATCAGCTAATGTTCTACCATCTTCTAATTGTTTTCCTGCGAAAATTAATCTCTGTTGATCAGCTGGAATACCTTCCTTATCTAATATCTTACTTTTAATCATATCAATAGTATCGGATGCCTCTACCTCTAGAGTAATAGTTTTACCTGTGAGTGTTTTTACGAATATTTGCATTTATTATATAATTATTTTATTTTTTTCCTTATATATGATAAATTTATGTGGAATTTATTTTTCAAACAAAAAAAGAAAGTAGTTAATGATGATGAAAATATTAAAGAATTATGTAGTATTGAATATGCTAATAATATTAAAGCTCTTAATGAATATCAATTTAATGAATATTAATTGATTGATTATTATAAAGAATATAATTATGGAAAAATTATGCGAATTTATCGATGCAAATAATAATTATGATGTTGTTGAATATTTGAATTTGTAAATAGAAAATATAGAGCTGATTTTATTAAATATTATGAAAAAAAACATGTATTATCCTTATTATTGGATATTAAATATTACAATTATTTAATAACCGCCGAAAAGTCTCAAAGCTAAATGTAATGTAGCTTCTTTTTGGACATTATAATCGCCAATCGTCATATTTTCCATTAACTGTTTACCGGCATATAATAACCGCTGTTGATCTGGTGGAATTCCAAGCTTATCCTGAATTTGTTCTTTAATTTTATCAATTGAATCTGCTAATTCAATATTCAAAGTAATGGTTCTTCCAGCTAATTCTCTAACGAATATTTGCATCGTATATGTAATTTATTTTATTTATAAATAATCATTTTTTATTTTTATCATTCAAAAAAAATGATTATTATATGTTTATTATTATTTTATTATGAATATGGATTTCTATATTAGTATTGCAGTTGGCGTTACTCAGGCATTTATGTATAATCCTATTGATAAAGCAATATATAACAGTATTATCAACAATACTAAATTATTTAATAAACAAAATTGGAATAATCCATTTACTGGTGCAGCAAACGGTATTTATGCTAGAATTATTACTGGCGGATTATATTTTTATTTGATTGATAAAACTAAAAATATGAATACATATCAATCTGCATTATATGTCAGTATGACAACTTCATTAATCATAAATCCGTTTAATGTTGTTAAATATAAGTCATATGCTGATAATCTTTCGAATTATGATTCTATTAAAGTTAATTATAAAAAATATGGGTTTAAGTTTGGTATTATTGGATTGGAAGCCCTTATTATTCGCGATTTCGTATTTAATGTAATTTATTTAAAATGCAAAAATGACAATAATAATTTAATTCACAATTGCGGTGCTATTTGTATGGCAAGTTTAGTTTCTTCTCCATTTCATTTCGCAAGAAATATGAAATATCACAATAATGACAGTTATATTAAAATATATAAAGATTTGTTTAAAAGTCTTAAATCGACTAATAATAAAATTTCGTATGCTATGAAACAATTCGCGATTGGTCATGGGACATTAAGAACGGTAATGGGATTATATACTGGTCAAGTTATGTATTCAACCCTAAAGGAATTAGCACATTAAAAAAATGATTTATTTTTATTTTTATAAATTCAAATGTCAACTGCAAAGAAAAGTATCGAACCAACATTTTCAAAAAAAGAGATTGAAAATTATATTAGACAAAAAGATAAATGTATATTTAATAATCCTAAAGACGAATATTTATGGGCGCGAGCACAATTAAAAACCTGTTCTAAATGTTTACTTCAAAAAAGATTATGCGATTTTAATGGTAACACCTCCGGAACTGATGCATTTAATAAAGATGGTTATAGATTGAGACGTCCCGAATGTAATGAATGTACTAAAAATGTTAGTAAAGGTAAAACAGAAGCTAAAAATAAAGCTAAAGAATTGGGAATTTTATATGTTGCACCAAAAGAAACTTTATGTGGTGTTTGTAATAAACCAGCATCAAGCGGCAATAGTATCGTATTTGATCACTGTCATGTAAATAATGTATTTAGAGGTTATTGTTGTAATTCTTGCAATAGAAGTATAGGTGTATTGGGTGATAATGTTGATGGATTATTACGCGCACTCAATTATTTATTGAAAAATGAAAAAACGACAATTATTCAAAATGCAGATGGTGAATTAATTAAGAGCACTTAATATACGATCTTTTGATAATTTGAAATATTTTTCCTCTTTTTCAATTCCAATAAATTTTCTATTTGTATTTATACATCCAATACCAGTAGTACCAGAACCCATAGTATTATCTAATACTAATTCTCCTTCATTTGAATACGTTTTAATTAAATATTCAATCAGTTTTACTGGTTTTTGTGTTTCATGTATTGTATCATATTCAACATCAAATTCAATAAGTTCATTTGGATAATTTGTGAAATTTTGTGTATATTCGCTATTCCCAGTAAGTTTATTATTTTTTCCCAAATGATGTTCTTGATTTAACATTTTTCCAATACGTTCTTTACTATTTCTTTTTTTGATATTAGTAGGTATTAAACCTTGTGGGTTATATGTCATATTACCTGTAATTCTAGATGCGGCTGCTGCGCCTCCTTTAGAAAATACACATATATCTTCTGTACATTTCATAGGTCTGTAATTTGCTAATAAAAATTGTGTTGTTTTATTCTTTTTCCATATTAAATTATATTTAAACCAATCGTAATTAGATGATATTAACATACTCGTAAATGGCTGTTGACCAAATAATAATATAACTCCTGATGGTTTTTTAATAATTCTTTTATAATGTTTCCATAATTCATTCAAATCAATTATTGTATCCCATTTACATTTAGTAGTTCCATATGGTAAATCACATAATATTAAATCAATACTATCATCCATTATTTTATTCATTTCAATAATACAATCGCCACAATATAAAGAAATATTATTAATAATTACTGGTTCCATCTGCAAATTAATTGCTATTTCTTCTGGTTTTTCAGTTTTCGTAGCCGATAATATCAAATCTATTAAAAATGTCTTATTTTTAGATTTGCATCGCGTAAACCCCATTTTCTCACATTTTTCCAATAATTCTACTTTAGTTAAATTAGCCAAATCCATTTAATATAATAACTATAATTTAAAGAAATCATTTTTTATTAATATTAAAAATTCAAAAATTAAATTACTGTTATTATTATTTTGTTATTGAATTTATTTAATTTATTTATTAAATCTTGTTTATCAATTATAATATTATTTAAATAATTATAATTAGATATATATTCATCAATACTATTATTAATTTCTTCTTCATTATCATATATGATTTTTAATAATTTATTGAAGTAAATATTATTAATTTCTTCTTTTTTTATTTTAATTTCATTATCTTTCATTATAATTACTTTTCTATTTTCATTAAAATATATATTATTAATATATACAATAATAATTATTATTGCAAATGTAATGAATAATATAAATGTTATTATTTTTATTATTTGTTCTTTTGTGCTATCGTCGTCGAATTGGAATAATGAAAAATAACAAATTATAATTAATCCTGTTAATAGTATTATATTATTTATTAATATAAATACAGAAATATAAATATAATTTTTTTTAATATATATAATTTCATTATGAATTTTAGATATTGATAATAATCTTTGACAAATTATATTTATTTTAATGATTTCTGCATTCTGTTCTAAAGCTTTATTATTTAAATAATTGTTTTGTTTATTTTGGTTGTAAATAGCATAAATAATTATAGGTAAAACAATACCGATAAATGGTCCAATATACATAATTGATAATTATGACCAAAAAAATCAATTTTTATTTTAAATATTCAATATCATTTACCTCACTAAAATATATATCATATATTAAATCTTCGCCATATTCATCAATTAATCTAAGTATTCTTTTGGGATGTAGAGCCTTCGCTATTATTTCTTCTTTTAAATCAATATTCTTATTTCGTAATAGTTCATAATCATATGAAATTATTGATGGATTCATGGAAAACATAATCCAATTAATTTTAGCTTTATGTTTTTTAATAAGGTGAATTGCATTTGGATTTCTCGAGAGACTATGCCAATTAATTAAATGCTCGTTTTTTTCTAGAATATTAATTGCATTTGGATTTTCAGATAAATAATACCAACTAATTTTATCTAAATGTTTTTCTATAATTTTGATTGCATTTTCATTTTGTGCTAAACTATACCAATTAACTTTATCCACATGTTGTTCTATGATTTCTATGGCATTTGGATTTTGTGATAAATTATACCAATCTATTTGTTCTGGATATTGTTTTAGAATTTCAATACCATTTGGATTACCTGATAAACCAAACCAACTAATTTTATCAAGATTTTCTTTAATTATATCTATCGCATTCGGATTACTAGAAATATTACCCCAATTAATCTTTTCAGGATGTTGTTTTAGAATTTCTACAGCGTTTGGATTTTTAGATAAGAAATACCAACTTACTTTATCAAGATTATCTTTAATTAAGTCTATAGCATTTGAATTTTGTGATAAATTATGCCAATCTATTTTTTCTGGATATTGTTTTAAAATTTCTATTGCGTTTTCATTCTTTGATAACATAAGCCAATTAATCTTTTCTGGATATTTTTTAAGAATATTAATTGCATTTGGATTAATTGATATTAAATCCCAATTAATCTTTTCTGGATGTTTTTCAAGAATTTCAACAGCATTTGGATTAGATGATAAATATTTCCAATCAATATTATCAAAATCAATCCAATTTAATAATGAATACATATTTTAATCTCGAATATTAATAAATATCATTTTTTTATAATTAAAATGATTTAAAGATTTATATGATATTATATATTATATTATTTTTATTGGAAAAATGCCCGACACATTAGATGATATTATTAAGACTGTTTATGATAATTGCAACGATGGCAATTATCCAAATGCACTTATTAATATTTTAAAACAAAAACATTATTGGCCTGTTATCAAAGTTAAGAAATTTAAGAATGATAATAATCTATGTCTACTCCATAATTCATATAAACGCGATGATGTCGCAGAATTTCAAGATTTATATGATAAATGTCGTAGTATTGTTTTAGATTTTTCTAAAAGTATTGGAAATAATGTTGTTATTTCTATTAGTAGTAGTATTCCAATTCGTGCATCTGTTAAAGATTATGTTGATAAGATTTATGAAGAAACAGATGTATGTTATATGGCATTAGATGGAACACTCATTACATGTTATTTTCATAATAGTGTTTGGCATTTTGGAAGTTCAAGCTGTCCAGATATCAATTCTTCACATTTTTCAAATAAAGATAAATCACATGGTTATATGCTTGATGAAGCATTATATGAATTATATAAAAATAATGTTGCATTAACTGACCCGAATATCTCAAGTGTATTGCGTAATCTTTTTACGTCTAATTTAAGTCCGTTATATTCATATGATTTCGTTTTAATTCATTCGGATAATAAACATATTATTGATTATTCGACTAATGAACCTAATTATAAACAATTATTTCATATTAATACTAAGAATAGATTTACACTAATTGAAGAAAATATTGATAATTTTCCTTTGGCTTATTTGGGTGTTAAATATCCATATAAATTTGAAAATCAAAAAGAAGCAGTAGATAAATGTATGAATGATAATAATTATGGTTTTATTGTTAAAAAAGCAAATATGCAATTATATAAAATTAGTAGTGATGTAATCATCCATAAAGAAGAGGTGAATGCGTGTAATTATAATAAATGGTATAATATTTTATATGTCTATATGTTACAAAAACCAAATTATAATATTAATGAGTTTGTTGCTGAGTTTTATAATGGTGATCTAGAAATTCCACCAACAACATTTGAAGCAGTCAATAATATTTTTAATATTATGAAACAAATTATTTATAATTTATATATTGCAACTACAAAATATTATCCAAAATATAATCGTTTTAAAATTGATTTAATTATGGATAAAACTTTGAATCCACTTTTAAGATTTCATTTGGCACAATTGAGACATCAACAAACAACGATTTATAAGAAAAAAATAATTAATGAAAGTAATGTATTTAATTATATTTGCCATTCCAATAATATTAAGAATATTCAAAAATTAATTAAACATTTCAGTATTGACAATACTTATAATATTCCTGCTGAAAGTCTGATTGCATTCAAACAATTAAATAATTTTCTTGAAAACAACCCATCGGTTTAAGAAACTAAACTTTTTAGATATATCATTTGTTTCGAATTCAGTCAAAGACTTCTTATGTTCATCAATACGCCAAGCTTCATATAAATTATATTTAATTTTATATACATCATTAGTATTTTCTTTTTCAAAATCTAATTTTATTTTTTCATAAGTTTCTGAAAATAATTCAGTATCTACTAATTCTAAATTAAATTCATTCGCTTTTTTAATGAGAAATTCGAAATCTACTAAGTATTCAGTAATTAATTTTTGCGTATTCTCAATAAATACATCAATTTTCTTATTATAATATTTTTCATTTGTATATTGTTTTATAATAGCCCATACTGGAACACTATATTCTTCGAAATTCTTTCTACCTTCTATCATTCCTGTTTTTTCTTTTTCTAATTCTACTTCTACACTTTTACCATCCATAAAAGTGCAGAAGAATAATCCATTCTTTTGTAAATTAGTACTTACGTTATTTAAAAACTGTTCTAATTTTGTTTCATTCTCGAAGAAATAATGTATCGCGAACATACATGATACGACATTAAATTTATCTTTACATTTTCCAACTAATGTTCTCTCATATACATCTAAATTCTTTCGTTTCTCTATTGGGTTCATAATTAATTTTAATAATTCTCTACTCTCTGGATCAATCGCAGCCTCGCCTGATTTAATATTAAGAGTACAATCACCAACTGCAAACGCCATGTCTAGTAATGAGAAATTCTTATTTTTATTTTGATTATATGTTAATTGTTTTCTGTGTTCATTCATCAATTTGGCATATGAACCTTTTGATGTATAAATATTACTTTTTACTAAATCAATTCCTAATACAAATGAATATTTTGAATATTTCCAATTATTTAAATCTCCAGCTTGCCCACATGCCATTTCTAATAAATTACCTCGCGTTTGTTGATTTTTATTTGCAGGTTTAAATGATACAGGCTTATTATATAAATGACTTTTAATTAACATATGCAATAATAACATACCATTCGAAATTTTATTAAAAGGCACATTACGTTCATAATAAATATCATCTGTTTCTAATACATTATCATTAACATTAACATCTGCGATTTTTTCACCATTACCAATAATCATTTCACCTGTAATCATGTTATGTATAGTATCCCATGTATCCATCGCTACTTGTAATGTATTTGCAGTTTTGTCAAATATACCCTTATTATAAATACGTGTCTTATCCGTTCTTACGCGGATTGCAATCCATTTATTTTCTGTTAAATCATATCTGCATTCAACAATAGTATTTGTTTCGACTTTATCATTATTTTCGGCTCTTACTTCGCCACTAGTATTCATATCCATTATTAAGAATTCATTATCCGTAAAATAATATTTTGATGGTACAAATAATTTAAATATATCTTTTTCAGTTGTTTCTAAATAATTATTTAAAGCTTCTAAATTAGTATATTTATATCTAATATTTAATACATTCTTAATATTATAGTCATTTAACATATTTTTATCAGCAATATATAATCCAAATTTTCTATATTTAAAGCCATCTTTTTTAACATCACCAATAAATCTAACTAAAAAGTCGATTGTGTTTTGTTCGGGTGGTTTCCATTTAAAGACGCTATTCCATGTCATGTCAGTTTTAATTTCTACTGGCATAGATGGATAATATGAATAAACAGCTAATTTAGCAGGGGTAAATATAAGTCCATCAATTTCATATGGAAATTTACGATGATTTGTTAAAATTTCTTTGCAATCGTCATAAATATCATTTTTATAATAATGAGTTTTAACCATAAATTCAGTAGAACTATTTTTAACATCCAATAAATCAACCATTTTTAACATTTCATTATATCGACATTTCTTTTTATCATCGATTAATGGTAATGATGTTAATTTCTCACCATTCATATAATAAATATCGAATGATGCATATAAATTCTTCTTAACACCATCAATACGTTTATTGCAATGTATATATTCACCATCCAATAATGAATTATATGCCTCTTTTTTAGCTATAATACCAGTTCCTTCAACACGTTTAGAACTGTCAATCGTATATACATTACCATTATTATTAATATATAACAATAAACGTTCGCCATCTGCTTTTTCAGTAACTGTATACCCTCTTAAAATACTAACTACGCCATAATTATCGGGATTTGTTAAATTAATCTTTTTTAATGCAACAGGTTTAGGCGTTAATAAATATACATTTTGATCAGAATCACGTCTGGTTTTAATATCTACTAGATTTCGATATTCTTCTAATATTGCCGATTGCTGTTTTTTAGTTAATACTATCTTTGATAAGAATAATGCTTGAATAACTTTAATAATACTTTCTAAAACTTTATCAGTCTTTTTAACTTTTATGTCAAATTCATAAAAAGTTTGATTTGTATTATTTATTTTTGATTTTTTTAATGAAACATATGATTGTATACTATCTTTGACCACACGTCCAACAGCTTGAATACCGTCTTCAATATCATATACGAATTCTTGCACTATTCTAAATTTCTTTAACTCATTATCCCATTTTTCAGGTTCTTCAGCATCAACCTCGCTATATACACTCATATTCATGTTAATATCGAATAAATCATTAATATTTTCACTTATAACTAACTTTCGACTCATCCATTTATACTCGGTCAATTTGTAATTAGTGGTATTACAATACAATAATATATTTTTAAGTTTGTTAATAGTTAAAATAATTCCTTGAGCATTTGATATTTCTAAATATTCATCTTTAATAGTTTCATTATTGCTATATCGAAGAGAATTTATAAAATTATTAAATTCTGTTTCAGTCCATGAACCATTATCATTTTGAATATGAATCACATATTCATTAGTAGCGGCAATATCTTCGGTTGATATATATCTATCCATCGTTTTAATGGTATTAAATATAGGTTCATCTTTAGATATTTCCATTATTTTATCCTATTTTATATAGATAAATAAATCAATTTTTTATATAAATAAAAAAATTGAAATATTTATATTAAAATATATATAGATTAATATGACAACTGAATTATTTATACCAATCAAATTTAGAACAACTGTTATTTTAACACCAAGTGATATTACTAAAGATTTTGAAAACACTATCCTAAACAAACTCAAAATTAATTATGAAAATATATGTTCTAAATATGGTTATATTAAAAAAGATACAATCAAAATTATTAAACGGTCTGTTGGTCAATTAAAAAAAGAACATTTTAATGCTAATGTTTATTTTGACGTGGTATGTATTGCTGAAATATGTAATCCTGCTCAAGGTTCCATTATTAAATGTAAAGTTAAAGCCAAAAACTCACTCGGCGTTTTAGCAGAGGGTTATTATGATAGTATTCCAATATTGCAAATCATTATACCTAAAATTTCAGCAGGTATTCAATCTGAAATAAATATTGATACTATTTCTATCGGTGATGAAGTTAAAATAGAAGTATGTGGTAAAAAATATCAATTGTTTGATAAACATATTTCTATTATTGGTAGGGCTATTAAAAATAAAGAAGAATACATTAAAAATTCAGTTGTTGATGATGTTGATATTGAAGAAAAAGGAGATGATGAAATTGTTGAAGACATTTACGAAGAAACAGAAAGTATTCGCCCTGATGATGATGATGAAGAAAAGAAAACTACCGGTGGTGATGGAGAAGAAAGCGAAGAAGAAGAGAGTGATTCAGAAAATTTAGACGATGAAATTGTTGAGGATGTTGAGGATGAATTTGAAGAAACTGGTGGTGGCGATTGTGGTGATTATGACGATGAATATTAAAAATCCATATCTAATTTTTTCATCGAATTAAATATAGATTTTACTTCACTAACATTATCATTTTCATATGCGTCCATAATATACAACTTCAATTTTATCAAATCTTTTTTTGTTATCGCCGGTTGTTTCAGCATCTCGTTAAAAATACCGTCAACTTCTGCTAAAAACGTCGGCATCAAATGAATGTAAATTTTAAATTTTAGAAAAATCAATTTTTTAATAATTATCTTTATTTTTTCAACATTTTTATATAAAAAAATGATTTTCATATTATATAATTGATTTTATAATGAAGAATTCCAAATCACCTTGTATTAATGTTTCTACCGAAAGTTATACAGGCAAAGAACAATCACCTAAAAGATTTGGATTATCAGCTGAAGGTTATGATGTAGGATTTGAAAAAGAAGGATTTGATAAACAAATATGGTGTGTACAAATTAAGAATAATAGAAAAGTATGGGTAAGAAATATAAATATTGTTAAAATTACACATGAAGAGCCTATTTTAACTTATAGTGATGTTAAAAATGACGCTCATAGTAATGATGAATTACCATCTAAACCATCAGCTACTGTTATCGATGTTAAAGAAACAGAAAAGAAAAAAACAGATTATAATCTATTTATTAAATATTATTTGGATAAATTAAAAGCTGAAAATAAGGATAAAACACCTGCTAAAATCTTATTTCAATCAGCTACACAAGAATGGGGAAGATTGAAAAAGTCCCCTGAAGAATTAAAGAAAATAATGGAACTTATTAAAAATAAATAATTTTTTTTATTAATTAGAACAATATGCAAAATAATATACCGGTTGATAAAGATAAAGATAAATGTATAAGAGCTATAGACAGACCTCATTATTTGGAAATAATAAAAATAAGCCTCTTGAAGCATTACAAAAATAAATAATGTATTTTTAATATAAATATAAATTAGAATATGCCAAATCATATAATTAGAAATGATAAAGGCAGTCCAGTTAATTGGTCTAAAAATGCCAATAATGAAGATTACTGTCTATTATATAATGATAATAATGGTAAATATACTTTTACCCCTACTGAAAATTTAAATTGCCAGTTGTATATGTTTGGTGGTGGTGGCGCTGGTGGATATTTTTTCGGCGGTGGTGGTGGTGCCGGAGCAGCATATATAAATAAAAATTATACATTCGAAAAAAATAAAACTTATACTTTTGATATTGGCGCTGGTGGCAAATGTGATATTGATAATATCGATTTATTATTTAGTTCAGGACTTTTATTAAAAGTTTTTAATAATACTAGCCCAACTTTAAATAATTTCTCATTTATTGGTGAAGATTATTCAAACCTCAATATCGATAATAATGCTGCTAAATCTTATATAGTTCAGGATATAAATATTGATACTACATTATTTACTAAAAATACTACTTATATATGGGAAGGTTATATTAAAGGTAATGTTGATAAAAATTACTTATTTAGCGTCGTTAGTAATCTAAAAACGTTTGTTTGGATACAAGATTTCGATAACGATGATATGAATTCTTTAAATGTTTTTAATAACGATAATAAAAATAAATCTTTATTAGTTGGTGGTTATAATTTAAAACAATTTCCGTTTTCTAAAACTTTAAAAAATAATGTTTTTTATAAAATTAAAATTATTGCATATAATGATAGCGAAGAAATTAATAATTTTACCATTAATATCGATAGAGATTGTAGTTTATTTAATTTTAATAAAAATAAAGAATTATACAAATATATAAAATCATCAGATACTATATTAACATATAATAATAATGATGGAACATTTGGCTCTATTAAATGTATTGGTGGTGGGAATGGTGGTTGTGGACTTTATAATCAAGATAATAGTTATTTAAATGGTGGTTGTGGTGGTGGTGCCGGTTTAAATAAAATTAAAGGTATTTCTAAAATTCAACCAATTTATAATGGATTTGATGGTGCCGTTGGTGCTTTTTGCGGTGGTGGTGGTGGTATTAAATCAGCTGGTAGCGATTCGAATGGTGGTGATGGCTTAATATTAAATTGGTTTAATGATACATTAATATTCGGTGCCGGCGGTAATGCATCTGGAAACAGTACCGCACGTAATCTAGGATATGGATGTGGTGGAAATGGCGGTACCTGTTGTTATTATAAGAAATCTGCAACTATAAATAATAATGGTAATAATGGCTGTATATTAATCTATATAAAACCCGAAGGATTTACGATTGAAGGATTTGAAATTGTTAATGATTTAACTAAAGCAAATACTGCTAATTATAAAACTACAGCAACTAGCGCACCTAATATAGTAACAAATACAGCATATAATGATTTAATATCAGAGTCGCTAAATTTAAAAAATATAATTAGAGAAAGAGCAGATTATTTTTCAAGTAATAATTTTGGAAAATTATGTACATCGGTTGCTACTGCAAGTTCTCAGACTGCTTCAGTAACAGAAAAAGGTAATATTGAATGTTATTTATTTGATATGTTGTTAATTACTAAATTATATACAACATCATTTAATCTCATAAATGACTATTTTAATAATCGTTTATATAATGATGTAACTGCTTGTTCATATTTTATGAACAATTTATCGTTTAAAATTAGCGCAGTTGATGTAACTAGTAGTATAACTAGTAATGCTGATAATACATATACTATTACTCTTGCTAATGTTTTTACTACTTTAACTAATATGTCATTGACTGCTAATATTCCTGATATTAATACGATATCAAAACGATCTTCGAATATTAATACATATTATAATATTAATCCTAATTGTTCATCTACCCTAATGCCTATATTTCATACATATTCAGCAGCTGGCACAAAAATAACAGCGATTAGTAATCTTTATACAGCAGCAACAACACCTATTACATCACATGTGATTTCATTTATAAGTAATGGAACTGCTATATCTACCGCAGCAGCACCAGGCGTTATTACCTCAACTACAGATACTTTAACATTAAATTTTAATGAATCAACATCAAATACAATTACTAAAGCTAGTTTAAGTACAGCTATTGGCAATTATAATACCTTTTTTACCACTGATACTAATTCGGGATATGGCGGACATGCAACTAATATTGGTAATTATCAATATTACAGAGTATATCATTATATTAATGCATTTTACAATATATTAAATGCAACTAATGTTACTATACTACCAATATTAAAATATTATGTAAATTATTATAATGTTTTTATTTATAATTTATCGATACAATATCAATATTATAGTTTAAATAACGAATATATGAAATTAAAAGCATCAGCCAGTAGCGATTTAACTGGAACTATTGCTACTAATGGGGGGACTTTTGGTGTACCAGATGGTTATGGTTTTACTACAACTATATCCAGTATAACAACTGATATTAATACTTTTAAAAGTAATTTGGATAAATTATATAATGATATCAAAAAAACACCATATGATGCATCTGCTGATTATAATACTTATACTGATAAATTTAATAAGTTAGATAATATTAAAACTAGTTTTTCTAAAAACCAGACAGACTTAAATGCTACTATTAATAGATATAATACTTATTTGACTATGTACAATAATTTATTATTTTATTATAAATTAATTATTGCATTTGCTATATTCTTAACAATTGTTATAATAATTATATTTAGTTCATCATTAATTGATAACAATACTAAAATATCTATTTATATTATAATTTTAGTATTTATTATAATATTATTATTTTATTATAATAATAACGTAACTATTGAAGATTTTTCATTATGTTTTGCAACGGGTGCTACAAAAGGAACACCAGGTGCTAATCAATACGATGCTACCGCCCCTGATACAACCACTTTACAAAACGCAATTAACGAATTATTAACAAAAGAAATATTATACTTAACCGCGAGTGCGCTGAGTTCTAGCGATACTAATTCTAGTTTATTTTCAACAGATACCATTAAATATATTGATGCTTTAACATTTGACAAATCAAGCAAAAAAGAATATTATAAAATTAAAAATATTACATTATCCAATAATATTGAAATTATGAAGAAATCAATAAATTATTATTATTATTTAATTGTTTTAATTTCTATTTTAATAGTTATATTGATTATTGGATTAATATTATTCTTATTAGCGCCACAATTATTATTACAGATTGTTATATTCTGTGTTATTCTAATAATAATAGATGTATATTTCTTTACTTATAGAATGCACCGATCAACGCGAATATATGAAAACAAAAATTATTGGGCTAATTATAATCCATCTGCAGATACTTTAAATACTCTTTAAAGAAATATGCAACACCGCCAAGAATTAATGTAAATACGATTGCTCGTTGTAGATTATCGTATTTATATTCATCATTGAATGAATTATCTTCTTCTTTTTCTTCTTCATCAAATTTAGTATAATTAATTTCTTTAAATCCTTCTAATAATTTAGCAGGAGATAATGAAGTTAATGTGCTCAATTCATTTAATGTTAGATTTTCTTCTTCATCTGCTAAAACGGCTGCTTGTTTAACCAATTTAAGGAAAACGCGTTTTGTAAGTTTTTTATCATAATTATCATCGTTATTATCATCAATATTATCGTCATCAAATCTCGTATATTTGATACGTTTAAATCCTTCTAATAATTTTGATGGAGATAATGATGTAATTACACTCAAATCTTCTAATGTAATATCATCTTCTTCTTCTTCTGCAATTTTAGAAGCTTCGCGAATCAATTTAAGGAAAATTGCATTTGGTGTACGTTTATGTAAAAGTGCAATATGATTTATTTCCATAATTTTTACTTCTTTCATTAATTGTTTAGTTTCTTTAACGGTCCATAATTTTCCGTGATTTTCGTAAAGTAATGTCATTAGAGGTTAATTGATTTTGATGATAATAATCATAATAAATAATAATCATTTTTTTATGATATACACCTATGCATTATAAAATATTTATGTAATCCAATATATTCAGCTGATATATGAAATATAAATCCAATTAAGAAGAATGTTAAATGTATATTGAATATTTTAATTAAAATACCACCAATAAATATAAAAACAATACCTTCATATATACTATCAGTAAATAATGATGAATTATCAGCATTATGATTATTTTTATAATTACAATAATAATTTTGAATGTTTAAATAATATGATAGAAAATGTTTAATAAAACCTATAATAAATAAATAAAAATAAGGATTATTAAATGGATTTATTAATATTAAGGATATTAAATATGTATAAAAACCTACGAATAATGCTTCAATAATTAAATTCATACTCTTTAATTAGAAATGGATATTCTAATTTTTATTATATGTTTTATTATGATTTATTTAATAATTTATTTATTATTATATTCAAATATTGACTATAAATCATTAACTGTGCAAAATAATAATTATAAAATAAATAATAATCATAATACTTGCGATGTTAAAAGTTGTGGAGCATTAGATCCGGTAAGTGATCCTAAATATAATATGCAACAGATTGTTAAGCAATCTATATTACTTGAAGAACATTTAACGAATAAAAATAAAAGATGTAGAGATTGTATTACTAAACATTTTCAACATATTATTGGATTAGCTGAAGAAGCGCAAATGTTAGCATCAAGTAAATGCAGTAAATATCCTTTAATGAATGAGAGTGTTATTGTTTATAATGATTTATTTAAAGAATGGATGAAAAATAGAAATGATGAAAGTAAAATATTAGAAATTAGCGATAAATTAAGAATTCATCGTAAAAAATTAATAGCTATATATTTCTTTGATGATAATTATGATATTAATAATTTCTCAAAATCATCGATGGGTTAATAATTTAAAAGAAGCTACAATATCCACCACCGGCTACAGCTTTTTTAGCTCTCGGCTTGCGAGCTTTCGGTGATTTCTTAGGAGAAGCGGCTTTCTTAGGAGCAGCGGCTTTCTTAGGAGCGGCAGCTTTCCTTCCTTTTTTAGCCGCTGGGGAAGCTTTGCCGGTTAAAGCTAATAATAATTGATCAACAGTTGCTTTTTTAGTAGCAGCAGCGGTTTTCTTGGCTTTCTTTTCCTTCTTGGGAGCCGCGGCTTTCTTTCCCTTCTTAGCAGCAGGCTTGCGCTTTTTAACCGGTTCACCGTTTTCTTTAGCAATCTTAGCACGTTTAGCAGCTGCGAATTTCTTGCTGGCTTCCTTGTTGGCTTCTAAATAAGCGGGCGGTAATACAGCAACTTTAGCAACAGTCTTATATTTATATACGATTGAGCCCTTAGTTGATTCGCGCGCCTGAGATAATCGATTACCGTCCTTGTCAGTACGGGGTCTAATTACTTTAGGTTCGGCTAATTGGATTTGATCGACATCATAAGCATAAAAACGCTTGCATTTACCTTGACGAGTGCGTTCTAATACTATAAAAGTTGAACGCACTACGCGATCGCGAGAAGTAGCACTATCTTTCTTAGATCCACGCATCTTCTTGAAGATAGTAGAAGCGGCTTTTTTAGCAGCACCAGATGGAGTTTTGGAAGTATAGCGGCTGCCAGTATAACCTTCGTTAGAATGAGCAATTACATAAGTATTATCGGTTTCATCTAGCTTGGCGCCGCCAGTAGTGCTAGCTGCACCAATAGCATACATATCAGCGGTAGCTTCATCTGGATGTGCATCATCTTCATAACCGCCAAAAAGAGCGTCATTTTCATCTAATGCTTCATCATCTTCATCATCAAAACGGAAACCTCCCTTATGGTTTTTATCATCTACAAAAAATTGTTCAGGATCCATGCTCGGTTAATTCTATATATATATAATATTATTTTTTATAAAAGTCAATAATATTTTTATTTACAAAGAACGAACTTTTTTCAATATTTATAATTTTAATATTTTTAATATTTGTAGCTCTAGATAAAGCAGTATATGTTTGACCCGATACAAATATATCATTACCCAGATCAATTTCTAAACAATCTATTGATGACCCTTGAGATTTATGAATAGAAATAGCATATGCTAATTTTAGCGGCATAAATGAAATCATATTCTTATTATTTTTATTAATATCAGTATAATAATTGATTGTGTGTAAATTATCATTAATATCTTTAATAATAACGCAGTTATCCTTCAGTTCTACTACAATTCCACGGGTTCCATTTGTTAAATGTGATTCTACCGATATATTTCTAGTAACCATGATTTGCGCATTTACTGTTAAACAAATATCATAAGATTCTAAATTGTCGATTTTATATTTTGAATTTGCTTTATAAGTATTTGTAATATTATTATTTTTTTTCACTAATTTTAAAAATGATTTTTGATTTATTTTATCGACATTAACATTTGTAGGATATAATATAGTCGGTTTAATATCACCCGTAAAAGTTGTATTTTTCAATTCTTTTAAAATTTTAAAATTTTCATCAGATAATGATTTATTTCTAATTTCTTCTAATATAATTTGTAGAATATTATCATCTTTTTGTCTAATTAAATCTGTTAATATTATTTTTGACATATTTAATAAATCCCATACAGGTGATGTAAAACAATAATTACCAGTAACTGGTGGCAACTGGTAAAAATCACCAACCATAATTACTTGAATGCCACCGAATGGCTTATCATTCTCATTAATCATTTGAAATAAATCATTTACAAGTTCTAATAGTTCATTATTCATCATAGAAATCTCATCAATAATTAAAGTTTGTAATCGTTTTAATGATTTCAATTTCATAGGATATTTAACAGAAATATATTTATAAATATCTTTTAATGAATTATTGATTCCTAAACATAAATATGAATGTAATGTTTGACCATTTATTAAACTAGCTGCACAACCGGTTAAAGCAGTTAAACCATATACAATATTAGATGCTGATAAATACTCGACAATTTTTCTAATTGTATATGATTTACCTGTTCCAGCGGATCCTGATAAAAATAAATTTTTATTATTTTTAACTATATTTAAAGCTTCTAATTGTTTTTCATTCATTTAATGATAATTATATTAATTATAATATCATTTTTTTATATTTAAAAAAAATGATTAAATTAATATATAATAATTTAATTATGACTGATATTAAATTATCGTTGGCTAATACCGTTATATTGATTGACAACAGTTATTATATTTTCAACAGATATTTTGCGACAATTAGATGGTTTAAACAACGACATCCAGAAATTGAAATTAATCATGATAAAATAATTGAAAATAAAGAATTTATTGTAGCATTCATTAAACATTTTGAAGCAGATATTAAAAAAATGTTAAGAAAATATCGCAGCACTAAGACTAATCTCATATTCTGTATGGATTGTCCGCGTTCTATGATTTGGAGAAATATTTATTATGACAAGTATAAAATTACGCGAGTAAAGAAAAATAATTTTAATAGCGACATTTTCGATTTATTTGAACGTTATTTAAATAATAATAATTATATTAGTTGCAAATTTGACACATTAGAAGCTGATGATATCGTTTATTTAATCCAAAAACAATTATTATTCATGAATAGACATTCTAATATAGTAATTATTACGAATGACAGCGATTATTTACAAATGTATACATCGAATGTTAAGATTTATAATATGCAATTTAAAGATTTATCTTTGAAAATTAATTATAATCCTAAAATTGAATTATTATTAAAAATAATTATTGGTGATAAAAGCGATAATATTCCTAAATTAATGACTGGTATGCGTAAAGAAAATGCATTAAAAATTGCATTAATGACAGAAGAAGACAGAATACAATATTTTAAAAGTACTAATTTATTGGATAAATATATTTTAAATAAAAAATTAATAGATTTAAATGAAATACCAGAAGAAATTATTAAAAAATTTTATGAATATTATAATATTTCTATTTTATAATAAATAAACTATGGGTGATCCTTTAGTTCAACATATTATGACTATGCATAATACGCTTATTGGTTGCACACTATATACTTTATGTTTTAAATTTTGTTTATTATCATCTTTTATATATTGGTTAAGTGGCTTAACATTCTTAAATGGTATTTTTAGCGCTCTTTGGATGCTTGTAATACCATTATCTTCTTTTTTATATTTCCTGGATTTTTTAGCCGTTTATATTATATTAATTCTTTTAGTATTATTATTTTGGGTATTTGTATTTTGGATGTTAATTATAATATTTGTTCCATTTATTATTATTATACCAATACCAATAATACCATTTTTTTTCGTATTACCACTAAAACCATTAATGTTATTATTAATACCTCCATTTAAGACATTAACAGATTTGGGAACATTACAATTAGTTTTAAGAATATTTAAACGTATATTTAGTGGTGAATTTTTTACAAACTTTTTAAATTATTTTGCATATCCGTCTATTAATGATATTAGTGATTATTTATATGAAAACTTTAAACAAATTGCTAAGGATTATGCAAATACAGAAGATATTTCCAAATATTATAGTCAAAATAAAAATGAACATAAAAATGAAGAAATTGATACTAATAATCCAGAAGATGTTAAAAAATACGATGAATATAATAATAAACCAAATGTACGTTCTGGTATTAAATTAATTAAATATGAAACTGATATGTGTGTTAAAATGCAGCAAAAATTCAAACCATACAATTCTTCATATATGAACGATGTTTCAACTGATATGGAAAATTCATTTTCTCCATATAATGAGTGTTACGCAAAAGCTATAAAATCTTATCTAAAAACAAGTATAGGATAATGGATATTATATATTATACAATAATTTTTTGTATCGTATTTTGCATTTGTATATATATATGGGTATTAGATTTATTAATAACACGACCAGTATATTATTATGTATATGGTGATAAAGAAAGTTATTTCAATAAATATGTTTATAGTCCATTTATGTTTTTTGTTAATAATTTTCCAAATTGCACAGCTATATTTTTCGTATTAGTTGTTATATTTTTTTTAATAATGTATCTTATTTATCTATTTATTACTATTGTTATACCTGAAACAGGTATTCTAACTATATTTATACCTGTTAGAGAATTATTATTACAAATATATCCATTACCCGATTTACAAAAATTTGGTGTTTTTAGATTTATAGAAGCTATTATAAGATTATTCACGTCTAATGAAAATTTTAAAGATAGAATGAAGCATTTTTTTTACGAATATTTCTTATTTTCGAAAAATGGAACAATCGAATTAATTAAAATTTTTAATCCATCTATAGATGAAAGTCAATTAGATAATGCAATTGTCGAAGCTATGAAAAATTATAATAAAGATGAAAAATATAAAAAGATTGCTAAAGACGTTAATGTCTGTGTTAGTAATAATAGCGATTTAACACCACCTGATGCAACTTTTATTGACGGCATCAAATCAGAAGTTAATAATATAAAAACGAATATAGATTGTAATCTTAAATCTGTTGGTTCATATATTTCTACAGATATTTAAATACTATTTATATTTAATAGAAAAAGAATAATGTATTTAACTATTATTAATAGTTTTTATGATATTTTAACGAAAAAAATATCAGGCGTTGAATTATTATTAAATATTTCATTCATTCTTATTATTGGTGTTATTATATATATATTTTATTGGCATAGTATTAATAGGAAAATATCTAAATTAAATAGATGTAAAATCGCATTAAGAAGTGATGGTGGCTTATATAACTTATATGGTTTATATAATGATACTAAATTATATAGAGTAAGATACGATAATTCGACTAAACATAATGTTTCTGTAACTTGCACTTGCCCTACAGGAAATACTCCCAATACATTCAAATTACCAGTATATAATGGTGATACAAAACAAACCGAAAATTTTACTAAATATTGTATGTGTGATAAGGTATATGATAATGACAATAGCAAAATAACTTTTAATGGTGATAATTTCTTAACATCTTATTATGCTAGTTATATGAAAAATCCAAATAAATATGCTGAATTAGATGCTCCTGAATTTCCGCATTCTTAATAAACGAATGATTTATTCAACATCTCTGTTAATTCAGGTATAGATTCATTATTTAATTTAGGATAAGTAATAGTAAATTCGATAATCATATTACCCTTTTTATTTGTATTAGCGATCGGTAAACCTCTATTTTTAATGATATATTGTTTAGATGGATTAATAATTCCAAATTGATTTGTATTTATTTTTATTTGTTCATCAAAATATTCGATAACTATTGATTTACCAACTATACTTTCTGTTAATGTTAATGTATGCTTATAAATTAAATCATTTCCATTTTTAATAAATAATTTATGATCACATAATGTAAATTGAAGTATTAAATTACCCGGTTTTTGTTTATTATTTTTAGGCTGTTCCCCATATCCATTAAATACGGTATGATTTGTATCAAAACCTTTTGGCATAATCAAATTAACAATATTTTCAACTTCATATACACCATTACCTTTACATTCATCGCATTTAGAATTTCGTTTATTAGCAATACCTGAACCTTCACAATTATGACAATTAGTTTGAATAATTTGTGTCATAGGTCCCATTTGCATAAACTGTTGAACTACACCAAGTCCATTACATTTAGAACAAGTAGTATTACATTTCTTACAATATTTTTTAATATTAATTTTAATATTTTTATTTATACCATTATATATATCTTCGAGTGTAATATTATAACTCTTCATTACATGCCCACACTGATTAGAATTATCATGTTGTTCGAATGGATTACTGAATGGATTTCCAAACGGATTTGCACGTCTCCCACCAAATAAATGTTGAAATAAATCATCCATATTAGGCATATCAGGTCCTCCACCGCTATCATTATTAAATCGCTCATCGCCTAAATGATCATATTTTTCTTTTGTTTCAGGATTTGAAAGGATTGAATATGCATTCGATATTTCCTTAAATTTTGCTTCAGCGTCTGGTTTATCCTTATTTTTATCAGGATGATGAATTAATGCTAACTTTTTATATGATTTTTTAATATCATCTATTGATGCATTCTCATCTACTTCCAAGATTTTATATAAATTACGAGTCATATTATAATATTTATAATATTTATAATATTTATATAGAAACTAAATATGGTAAAAAGTATTCACGATTATCGCATAATTGGTTTATCTATAGTTGATTATATATTAACGTTTATTGGTGTTATTATTCTACATTCATATATGTGGTTTAGAGCTGATGTTAAAAATAAGCGAACATTCGCTCAATATATATTATCATTCACATTTATATTTATTACTATGTTAGGTCTTGGAACTATTTTACATTATTTCTTTAATGTAAAATCGGCATTTTCTAGAATTTTAGGATTTAATGATTAAAAATATATATGTTTATTAATAATTATAATTTAAAATAAAAATGATTATGATTATTATTTTATTATTTTATGCTTCAATACAAACTCAAAGGTTGCAAAGCAAGAGACATTAACGACTTAGTCTCTAAAAAAATAAATAATCGTACTATTGATGTCAAAACCGATATCAGTATTTATATTGCTGAAATCATTAGCAAATATACGATTAAAGATTGTGTGAGAGTCATTATGGATCGTGGCGATTTTCATCATGCTTATTTGGAATATTCGAAACGAACTCATAGTATCATCGATACTAGCGATAAAGAAAACTTTCATCGCGAATTGGCATTCTATTACGTTGATGAGATTGTTAATATGAAGTTTGATGAGCGATATTCTGAATGTTGTTCAGGGCATAAGACTTCTGTAGAATGCTCTATTTGTTTCGAAAATATTGATTTATATGATGATGATTCATCAACATTAACAAAATGCAATCATTTATTTCATAAGAGTTGTTTGAATGAATGGAAAACGCGAAGCGCATATTGCCCACTATGTCGAAATGCTAATATTTAATTGTGATTGTGATATATGACAAATTGCTTTTTTGTCATTATGAGTTGAGTTATAAACATAATTATAAATATATTTCTATAAATAACAATGGGAAATACTCAAACACGTCAATATACGTATCATCAATATTATAATGCAATCAAAAAAGATAAATCGTTTGATTTTAGTAAAATAAATTATTCATTATTAAATCCATATGAAGTTTTGGAAGTTAATAAGAATTTTACATGGGATGAATTAAAAGATGCGTATAAACATACAGCGTTATTAACTCATCCAGATAAAGATGGAGGCAATAAATTAGTATTTAATTTTGTTACTGAATGTTTCAAAATTTTAGCAGAAGAATATAAATCTAGAAATCAAAATAAGACTTTTATGGAATTGAAACAACAATTTAAAAATACAAATACAGAAGATGAGGAAAAAAAACCAGCTCCTATATTTGGTGAAAATTTTAATGAAAAATTCAATAAAACTTTTGATATGTGTAAGTTAGAGGATGAAGAATTAGATTTTGGTTATGGCGATATAATGAGCGAAAGTTCAAAAGTTAGAGAAGATTTTTCACAATCAAATTTATTTAATAATAAAAAGTTTGATACTGGAACATTTAATAATATCTTTAATAAATATACACCACCAGCACCATCATCTAAATTAACGAAATATAAAGAACCCGAACCGATGGTTTTAGCAAAAACTATGAATTATACAGAAATAGGCGGAAAAAGACCAGACGATTATAGCAGTAGTGTTGAAAAAAGCAGCAAAAATAATTTAATTTATAGCGATTATAAAATGGCATATTCAAATACTCGTTTAGTTGATGAAGAAGCATTAAATAAAACTTCAAAAGATTTTAAAAATGTAGATGAATATGAAAAATATAGAAATGATAAACTTAAAAAGGGTTTAAGCGATAAAGAAAAAAAATTAATAGAAATGAAACGACTTAAGGAAGAAAAAGATGAATATGAGAGGTTAGAACGAATAAAACAAAATGATATTAAGATTAAACTTAATAACGATAAAGCGACGCGTTTATTTATTCGTTAATAATATTCATAGTCATCACTAAAATCAACTTTAGTTTTGACATAATTATGTTGAAATTTCATGGAAGATTTAGGATAAACAACCTTACATACTTCGCCATTATTATTAATAATATATTTTGATGCAATCTTTGAATTAGTATCTTTATTATAAGATACTGATTTATTAGTAATAGCTCCTGACTTATAATTACGATGCATTTTATGATAAATTTATACTTAATATATAATCATTTTTTTATTTAATTTTTCTATTTCTTTTTGAAATTTAGAAATTATAGATATATATGCTAATTGTTGATAAAATAATTCTTTAGTAATTGTTATATTCACATTTATACGATATATTTTTATTGCATCATAAATATCACCTACAAATTCTTTAATAATCATTTTATTTAATTCGATTGAATTATTTGAAACTAAATTATATATTGTTGTTTGTAACATCTGTATAAATTTATCAGTCGGCATATGTGAATAATCATTAATGAAATTAGTAATATCCATTTTTTGTTATGATTAATAATAATAATTCATTTTTTATTAAAAGAACAAAAATTTCTTTTTGTCCTTTTTTGAGATTGGGATGGTTATGAAATTAGAGGGTAGAAGTGTATGAATAAGGTAGAGAATGCGAGTTTTTCATATACTACATCAATCGGTGTGGTTAGTATATCGATATCATCCAAATATTGTTGATAATTTTGCATGGCTGATTTGATATCCGTAGAATACATGGTTACAATTTGTTTGTTGGTGGCGAATGTATTGTTTGCAACATAATCATCGATATAGACTTCGAGCAAATCGGCTGGGTCGTCGTAACATTCAGGATGTGAATGATATTCGGTTGTAATCTCGGTAATGAATACTTTTTCATCGAACTCTGGAAACATCTTTTCCATTTCCGGATAACATTTTACGAATATTGAAATATGCGCGAGATGCTGATAAACAATTTCAAGAGGTGTATTTTTGAAATCAAGTTCTCCCAAATTTTCATTATAAAGATTGATTGCTTTGATCGTATCACCTGCGAATTCATCAATCAACTTTTTATTGTCTTCGATGGTATTCGAAGAAACAAATTCGGTTATTGTGAAATCAAGGAGTTCGGCAATATCGCTATAATACCCAGGATTCGATGCAAATTCGGCGGTGAATGCTGAAATAAATTCATGGACGCTCATTCTAGATGTCGTAATTTACATGAAAATAAAAAAAATTCATTTTTTATAGAATAGTTTTTATATTTAATACATATGTTTTTATTTATATTACCAATAACTATTCTATCATTATTAGGCGCTTATATGTATTATAATAGCACAAAAGATATGTATGTTAATAATGATATTAATGAATATTTACTATCAAGTGTAGATATAGAAGAATCTATACTTCATTAAATACATTCGATTGTATATTTTATTGAGAATATAATTATTATTATTGTAATCATTATAATCATATTATTAACGATCATAATTACTATATTAATAATTATAATTATTATTATTAATATTAATAATATTATAATGTCAATAACTTCTATTAATGATTTATAATTAATAGAATTTATTAAATTAATTATTATTAAAATTAAAATAGCCTTGATAATGCGATTATAATTCATATAAAAATAATTATAAATATTATTGTCATTTTTTATAGAATAGTTATTAGGCGCCGCTTATGTATGAATATTTATCAAATGTAAATAAAAAAATCTATACTTCATTAAAAATACATTCGATTGTATTCTTTATTTTTGTGTGTTTTTCATAATTATTCATATTGATTAATTTTATATAAACTTCATTAATAATTACATCTTTATGAACTTGAATATCATTAATTGCATATATATTAATAGTATCATTTAATTTCTCATTTATAATTAAAATGTCATTATCATCAATATTTTCTAATTTTGTATGAATTATATGAATAATAGTATTTATGTTAGATTTAACTTTTATATATAAATCATAATTATTACTACTATCATTAACATTATCCATTAAACATATCAATATAATAATTATAATTATCAACAATAATATTATGGTATTCGTAACTGCAATTAATGATTTATAATATTCATAATAATTTATTAAATTTAAATCAATTATTATAAGAATTGCTATTAAAATTAAAATAGCCTTGATAATGCGATTATTATTCATATAAAAACGATAATAAATATTATTGTCAATTTTTTATTTTTGTATTATTTTTATACTAAAATGACATAAAAATGATTCTAATTTATATAATTCTTTTCACATACCAATAAGGATGTCTGCTACTATCAAGAACTGCAATTTCTCCTGCACCTGCAACCGTGATGACTGTGGACGCAAACATTATGTCGAAACTATTGAGGATCGGCAGAAGGTTAAGGAGTTGTTCGATGCGAATTTCGATAAGTCTCTTCACAGGGAAACTGACCCGGATGGTGTGAGAAATGCTCCGTGTTTCTTCGGTCCTCTCTGTGGAAAGTCTGGATGCAACTTCAAGCACTACTGCAGTTACGATTTCAGGAAGGAAGTTATGAATAAGGGATGGCGTAAACAGTCGGTTCGTCCATCCACGGAGAAGATCCTGGCTGAGTTGAAAGAAAAGTATAATATCAGCGATGAGGACATGGAGAAGCTGCGCAACTTGTAAGATGGATTGAAGGAATGATATAAAAGTCAAAAAGAAATTTTTGGCTTTTTTGTTAATTAATATAATAAATGGACCATGCTAAATAATTTGCAAATATTAACCATAATAAATATGGGATTAATAAATATACAGATATATATTTTTGATAATTATAAAATAATATCATAACAACAATTAAAGTTATTAATGTTAATAATGTAATTGCCGCTCCTTCTAATAATCGTTTATAAGTAAACATGACTGGTGAAAAACTGAAATTAATTAATAAATGCAATAATGGTATAAACCAATAAATAAGAGGTTTATCTTTTAGTGCTAAATAATATGAAACACCAATTAATATATATAAAACAGGCCATACAATTGAAAAAATATAACTAGGCGGGCTATATAATGGTCTTTTTAAACTTCTATACCATTTATCAGGTTTAGTAAAGAATCCAATTAAAGAGCCAATTATAAGAGGTAAAATTATTATCAAAAACTCCATTTATATTAATGAAATATTAAAAAAATTATTTTGTTAAATTGATATAGTCATTAAATAATACTTGATTATTGTCTAATTGTTGTAGCAAAAGAATATTGTTTATTGTTTTTACTTGATCGATTTGATCAGTCAAATTATTTATAATAGCTATTTTTGTTTTTAGTAAATTAGTTAGATTATTATTAAGACTATTTATTTTACTATATCTAATAGATAAAATATTATAATTAACATTATTATGTACTATAATAGCGAGCATTATTAAATAACCATAAATCATATTTATAAATAAAAATGTTTTTAGTTTTATATATATATTCGATTAGTAAATATAATAGTCTTTTTGCAAATGAAACAGTTTTTAGCATTACTTATGCATATATTACAATATGTATGTCCACATGGAATACAACATATAGATATTGTTCTATCTCGGCAAATAGAACATACGTTTTTATTATTTAATTCTTCTGTTATAATTATTTGTTTTTGCAATTTAAATTTTAAATTAGTATTTAAATTTCGTTCTTTTTTTAACATTAATTTCAATATTAAATTATTGTTTCTTTCTTTTTCTAATTGAAAATAAATTTCAGGTTTCAATAAATAATAATCAGAAATAGTTGTAATAGAATATTTAAATATACTTTTGAACTTCATTTCATTCATTTCGTATATTAATTTATATTGCTTATTATCATTTTTTATTTAAAGACAAAAAATCAAACCTTTATATAAATTTTAATAGTTTGTGTGATATTACTTTTGCAAATGAAACAATTCTTAGCATTATTTATACATTCATTACAATATGTATGCCCACAAGGGATACAGCATATTGACAATTCTTTATCAAGACATATTGAACATATTATATTTCTTTCTAATTTAAATTTTAGGTCGTTAATAATTATCTTATCGTTTTTCAATTGTTCTGTTAAATGATTATTTATATTCTTTTCATTTTCTAATTGATTATTTATATTATATAAAAATTTAACATAATTTGGATTTTTGTTTATTTTTTTAAACATAGAATTAAATGAGATATTAATAATATATTTTATATCATTACAAAAATAATTAATATTATCATACGACATTTATGCAAATAGTCATTACTCGTAATATCATTTTTTATTTAATCATCCAAATAGATATAATATATTTCATCTTCTCCATATTCTTCAATCAGTCTAAATATTCTCTTTGGATGTAATGCCTTTGCTATTATTTCTTCTTTGAGTTCTAAATTAGAATTTCGCATTTTTTCATAATCATATGTAAATATAGACGGGTTACCAGATAATAAACTCCAATCTATTTTTTCTTGATTTTCTTCAAGAATTTCAATTGCATTTATATTTAAAGATAATAAATTCCAATCTATTTTATTTGGATTTGCTTTAAGAATTTCAATTGCATTTACGTTTTCAGATAATAAATCCCAATCTATTTTATCAAGATTATCTTTTATTAATTTACTAGCATTTGAATTATATGATAATTGATTCCAATTAATCCTATTTGGATTTTCTTCTAAAATTTTGATTGCATTTATATTTAAAGATAAATTATCCCAATTAATTTTATTTGGATTTTCTTTTAATATTTCTATCGCATTTATATTTAAAGATAAATTATCCCAATCTATTTTATTTGGATTTTCTTTTAATATTTCTATCGCATTTGGATTGATTGATAAATTATTCCAATTTATTTTACTAGGATTTGCTTTTAATATTTCTATAGCATTTGAATTAATTGATAATAAATGCCAATCAATTTTATTTGGATTTTCTTTTAATATTTCTATAGCATTTATATTAACAGACAAATAATACCAATTAATTTTATCAAAATTTTCTTTTAATATATTTACAGCATTCTTATTTAATGATATATTGGTCCAACATATTTTTCCAGGATTTGCTTTTAACAAATCGATCGCATTCTTATTTAATGATATATTATCCCAATTTATTTTAGTTGGATTTGCTTTTAACAAATCGATAGCATTCTCATTTAATGATAAATTATCCCAATTCAATTTATTAATATTTACCCAATCTCTTAATTTCATCATTAGAAATAACAAAAATAATTATATAATTAAATCAATTTTTTTAATCATCCAAATAGATATAATATATTTCATCTTCTCCATATTCTTCAATCAGTCTGAATATTCTCTTTGGATGTAATACCTTTGCTATTATTTCTTCTTTGAGTTCTAAATTAGAATTTCGCATTTTTTCATAATCATATGTAAATATAGACGAGTTAGCAGACAATAAACCCCAATCTATTTTTTCTTTATTTGCTTCAAGAATTTCAATTGCATTTATATTTAAAGATAATAAATTCCAATTTATTTTATTTGGATTTGCTTTTAAAATGTCTATAGCATTTGCATTTCTAGATAATATATTCCAATTAATTTTATTTGGATTTACTTTAAGAATTTTAATTGCATTTGGATTACTTGATAATTCTACCCAATTAATCTTATTTGGATTCGCTTTTAAAATTTCTATAGCATTTGCATTTCTAGATAACATATCCCAATTAATATTTTCAAGATTATCAGTTATTAATTTTATAGCATTTGGATTAGTACATAAGCAATTCCATTTTATTTTATTGAAATTTTCTTTTAATATTTCTATGGCATTTGGATTAGCAGACAAATAATACCAATTAATATTTTTAGGATTTTCTCTTAATATTTCTATGGCATTTGGGTTAGCAGATAATAACCCCCAATCTATTCTATTTAAATTTCTTTTTAAAATTTCAATTGCATTTGGATTTAATGATAAATTATCCCAATTCAATTTATCAATATTTACCCAATCTCTTAATTTCATCATTTTAAATCAATAACAAAATAATTATATAATTAAATCAATTTTTAAATTAATAATGATAAAAACAAGTTTTATATAAATAATCAAAAATATTATTTTAGAGTTTTAATGAAATCATCCATATTCGTTTGACCCATGCTCGAATTGCAATTTTGGCATATTGGTCGTAAATTTGATACAATTGTTTCGCCACCACGTGATTCAGCAATAATATGCCCGCAGTGGAATGACATCTGTGTAATATAGGTAGATTTGCAACATACACATTTAGATTTACCAATCTCTTCTCCAATTGTCATATTCCATACTAATTTTTTCATAGTTGATGAAATGCTCTGTTTTTTATTATTCTTCTTTTCGATTGGTTTTGGAGGTTCAATAATAGGTTCTGGAATTTTAACCTTCTTTTCGATTGATTTAGATGGTCTTAAGACTGGTTCAGGTTCAATAGGTTCTGGAATTTTAACCTTCTTTTCGATTGATTTAGATGGTCTTAAGACTGGTTCAGGTTCAATAGGTTCTGGAATTTTAACTTTCGGTTCTATTTGGTTTTTTTGTTCACTCCATAATTTAGCAATATACTCCATTTTATTAGTAATATCTGGTCTGTTTGCTAATAATGCATTCTGTTCTTTGAAAAATATGTTCCATTTTGATAATGTTTTTTCCTCTGTGCAATTATCGTACTTAAATATCTTTTTTTGTACTTTTTCATCAGGTGGTTGAGAAATAATTAATTTATCTAATTTTTTATAAATCTTTTCTTTGTCAATATCATAATTTGCAATACTAATAATATTGACGAATTCATCGATTGTTTCAAACTGTTTATTAAAGTCTTTATAGAAAAATGCGATAAATTCATCATCTTTCATATTTTTATCAATAAGTTTTTTTGTAATTGAAATTTGATATTTAATATTTCCTTTTTGTTGGTTTTCAGGATTTAATATTAATTTATTCAATTCTAGAAAAGATTGATTTAATTTCTTTTGTATTGTTTTATTAGACATTATATATATTTTATTTAAACATATATAAATCATTTTTTTATATATTATTTATAATGGAGCCTGAACTTAATATAACTGAAATAATAGCTAGAATTTCTAAATTAGAAAATAAACATTTAGAAATTAAAAAAGAAATGAAAGATATTAAAGAACGATTTAATAAAATTGAAAAAACAAAAGTTATTTTCTAAATTTGTATTAATTTTATTGAATTTTATTAAAAAGTGATTTCAATATTTATAAGTATTATTTGTGTTACATGATGACATCATCCATCGCTAGTATGTTTATTCAAATGGCTGCGGACGATTACGAGAACTCCAACGACGCTGAATACGACACATGCCGCGATAATAAATATCGGTTCTTCTTGATTCGCGAACATGCTGATTGGTTGTATGAGATGTATCAGGTTATTCGCATCTGGGATTAACCAATAAAAAGAAAATAATAGTCAAAAAGAAATTTTTGGCTATTTTTTTATCACTTTAATAATATATGTATATTACTTATAAATTATATGATATTGCATCTGGATATATTGGTAATAGCGATACATATATTATAACATCTTATAAAAATAATAATACTGATTTTTTTTATAAATTAGAATTTAATATTTTATTTAATAATACAATTTATTGGTTTAACAATATTTATTATTGTAATAAATTACAACAAATTATTGATTTATTGAAATTTAATGGCTCTAGTAGCAAATTTATTGACAATTATAAATATGAAATTACAGCTATTAATTTAACAACTAACTGTACAAAAATTTATAATAAACAATTAACAGATATATTAGTTTCTACTGATAGCGATGGTGATTTTAATGCTATTTATGAAATTAATACATATCAAAATATAAATTTAAATGAACCAATAAAGATTTTTAGGGAAAATTCAGTTCCATTTCCCAGTAATCTAATCTAGTTTTATACCATTCTATTGTTTTTTGCAAACCTTCATTTAAACTTATTGTTTTTTCCCAACCTAATTTTTTTATTTTTTCATCAGATATATAATAACGTTTATCATTAAAATTTCTATCTGGTATATATGTAATAAAATCATCATAATTTTCTGTATTTTTTATTAATTTAATTAAAGTTTTTGCTAATTCTAAAATAGATATTTCCTCACCTAATCCAATATTATAAATTTCACCATTTTTACCAGATAATAAAATTAATTCAATACATTTAATCAAATCATCAATATGTAAAAATGATCTAATATTATAACCATTACCCTGAATAGAACATTTATTATTATTAAATAATTGTGTTATAAATTTGGGAATAACTTTATCCGTATATTGTTTGGGTCCATAAATATTATTACTTCTAATAATTACCATCGGAAATGAGAATGAATAATAATATGAATTACATATCATTTCAGCCGCTGCTTTTGTTGCTGCATACGGATTCGTTGGACATAAAATACTATTTTCATCTTTTTTAATATCATCCCCTAATAATGACTCGCCATATACTTCATCCGTGCTCATATGAATAAATTTATTTATTTTTCCATATAAACGACAACATTCTAATAATACATGGGTTCCATAAATATTGTCATAAGTATATGCTAATGAATTATTAAAACTATATTCAACATGTGTTTGAGATGCAAAATGTATAATAGTATCTATTTTATATTCGTTCAATAATGATAATAATAAATCTTTATCTTGTAATTTATTTTGTATTGAATTAAAATTGTGTTTATGTAAAATTTCATCAACGTTCTTTTTAGAAGAACAATATGATAATTTATCATAATTATAAAAATTAATATTAGGATATTTATTAACCATATAAGTTATAAAATTAGATCCTATAAATCCATATCCGCCAGTTATTAATACATTATTCATTTTTTGATAATATATATATATTATATAATCGTTTATATATATCTATTTTTTTAATTTCATAAATATATATAGAAAATGTATAAAATTATTATAGTAACTGTTATAATTTTATTAATATTTGTATTTTATGTATTTAATAATAAAATTTTTGAAAATTTTGCGGATGCTACTACGCCAAATAAACCATTACCAACCATAGCCGAAATTAAAGCAGCTCGAGAAGCTGCGCTAAATGCACCAGAGCCTACTGCTACTCCAACTACTCCAGCTACTCCAGCAACTCCAGCTACACCAACTCCAGCAACTCCACCTACTCCAGCAACTACTACTGATACACCAGCTACTCCAGTAACTCCAGTAACTCCAGTAGCTACACCATTAGTTGTAGTGCCTAAAGTTGTATCACCCACATTAAAATTAGATTTCTTATCATTATTATTAATCAATAAACCATTTGCTATGTATTTTGCTAAAGATTATATAGAAGAGACTAGCACATTACCTGATATATTTGGACGTACTGATAAAGATGCTAAAATAACAGGTACTATTACTTCCCAACAAACTATTGGTAATGGAGCTACTGGAAATATTTATTCTATTTCTGGATCTAAAAATACTAAAATTGATTTCCCAGTTAATAGTATTCCAACCAATTTTACAATATGCTCAATAACTCGTTATACAAATACTAATAATAAAAGAATTTTAATTTCAACTACTGACAATAATTGGGCACATGGTCATAAAGATGGCAAACGAGGCGTAGTTTATTATAATGAATATAAAACTGCAAATGTTGATATTACTGGTAATTTAACAGATTGGGTTGCAACTTGTGCTAAAAATGAAGGTGATATTCCCAATAATGTTTATATTAATAATATTCCATCTGGTATTAAGAGCGGAGGTCAAGGAGGCTTAAAATTATCTATCAATAATAACCCAACTCTTATTGATGAAAGTTCTGATTTTTCATTAAGTTATATTATAATATGGGATAGCGTATTAAATGATGATGACATCAAAACTGTTGCTGACAGTTTTAATAATTATCTTGCAACTGGCGAACCATTATTATATAATATAGCTAATTTATCAAATGATGATAAATTAAAAGTAGTATCTAAACAATTAGATTATTTGAATGCTAAATTTTCAGCAAATATTAATAAAAATACAGTTGGTATAAATTCGCAAATAAAAGATTTAAATGATAAGATTTCAACTATAAATGGTACTTTAGCAACAGGGGCTACTGCTACTGCTGCTAAACCTGTTGTTGATGCTAATCAACCAGATGTTCAATCGTTTTTAAATAAAATGATGGAATTAGAAAACATATTGGCGAATACTAATGTTAAAGTTGATACAATTATTGATTTAAATGCAGCTAAAAAACCTGTCCAAAGTAAAATATGTTTAACTAGCGATAAAATGCCTACACCGTTATTAAAATCATTCACTAGCGATTTAACAAATATTAATGTTTTAAGTGATAATGATTACGAACAATCGCAATTATGGTGTTTATGTAATGATGCTAATAAAAATACTCCAGATTGTGTTGCATATTCTAAATGTAAAATTAATTATGATATTGTTAAAAAAGGTATTGATGGTGGTAAAAGTTTTACTCAATTAGATAAAATAAATACTGATGTTTATAATGAATGTATAAATTTATATACTAACTTCCCAAGTATACCAGCTACTAAATAAAAAAACTTTATATTATAAAATTAAGTAATGACAAATAAATATACGTTTGCTGATATAATTAATGATAATTTTTTAACAGGTTTTAGAGCTTATGATGTCTGTAGAAATATTGATAAGGTTTATAATATTCGTTCTATAAATAATGCTAAATATGATATAAATATAGCTAAAGATAATCTTATTTTATATAATGAAGAATTAATTAATAATCAAAAAATACCATATATTTATGGAAACATTCATAGTTATATTGATTTTAATACTTTATTAGTCGATAAACCTCAATATTCAATATGCGCTTTAACCAAATATAATGGCAGTAACGATAAAGATATTTTAACAATAAAAAATAAATTTGATGTGATTACTAAAATTGGTCATAGTGATAATTGGGCTGGTATCGTTGATTATAATAATACCACAGACATTATGTATAAAAGTACTGATACTAGTTGTTTTGATAATTGGGTTGCTACTTGTGTATCTTATGATGGTTTAGGTAAAACATCGACAATAATAGGATGTGATTTAGATAATTACAAATCATATATAAATCATCCATCTTTAACTAATATTTATGGTAATTTAAATATAAATTCTAATTTACCACCTACTTCTAATAGTGATTGGGCTTTATCTCATATATTAATATGGGACAAAGCATTAGAAAGTGATAAATTAGAATTTATTTATAAATCATTTATTAATTATATTAATAATCCTGCTAAAAATGACATTACATATTATAATAATTATCCAAGAGAGTTAGCAGCTAAAAATTGTATAAAACCACTCGAAAAATTTACATCAGCCGCTTTAAATATTTCAAAACAATTATGGGCTGGTTATTATGCTGGTGATTATGATGCTAAACTAAATATATTACCTAATTTTATAGGTGATAAATCTCGCGATTTAGCCTCAGATATGTTGTCGAATGTTAAATTTACAACTAGTAATAATATACCTTTAATATATGGTTCTAAAATAAATGGTAGTATCATATTTCCATCAAATTCTATAAATAGCAATTTTACTATTTGTTCTATTACTAAATATACATCTACTGAACCATCATCCAATAATATGATATTACAATCGATTGATAATAATGAAAATAATTTATTTTATCATGGACATTATAATAATAAAACAGGTGTTATTACGTATAACAATACTGAATATTCAAAAGGATATATATCTAATAGTCCCGTTGATTCTTGGGTTGTTACATGTGCTAAAAATACCAATTCTAAATTACCTACTGATAATGTAATAATTAATGGAAATTCAGTAGGATTAATTATACCAACTACTTATATTAATAAAAGTCAAACTTTAACAATTAATAATAATCCAACTTCAAAAACTTATAATAGTGATTGGGCTTTATCATATTTATTAATATGGGATGCACATTTAACCGATGAAGAACTTAAAAACGTTTCAAATGCTCTAAATGAGTATCTTAAAACTGGCGAAAAACTAACATTCAATATCGTCTCAACGCCGACTGCTAATACTAATGCAACTGCTAATGTTAATGCTAATGCTAATGTTAACATTAAAGATAAAGGAGAATGGTTAACGTCGTTAAATTTAACACCTATTCAAAAACAATTATTAAATTATAATATAATATAATAATAATAATGTCGAATGATATTCTAATAGCTGCGTATAAAAATATGAGAGGTTTGATTAAATCAACTCCTGCAAATAAAGAAAAGATTATTAATGAATTTATTGATTTAGTAAATAAAGTAAGTAGTAAACAAGATGTTAAAATAACGGCTACTATTAGTAAGAGTGGTGATTTGGGAGATATGTTAAAAAATCCATTAGAAATTAATATTTATAATAATTTTCAAAAATATAATAGTCCTATAAGTGATTTATCAAAACAACCAAGTCAATATAAACAGTTTCGCACACCAGAACAAAGCAGACAATATATAATTGATGCTAAAATAAAATAATTTATTAGAATAGAATGACAGAACAAGTAATATTATTAAATTCATATGATATTACTGAAAATTTAATTAAGGAAAATCCTGCTGATGAAAATAAAATAATTAATGAATATATAAATTTTTTAATTAAATTAAAAATAAATAATGATTTGAGTAAATCTTATATTAGGTCTTCAACACAAAGAGAATTGGATTTACCAGTCGGCATAAATATTCAAAATAACTTTCAAAAATATTCGAATGGTGAATTAGTAGCAGCAACACCTACTGCATCTGCTAAATTAGAATCGTTTAATGATTATTATAAAGAAATTACTGGTGGTTTTAATGATTACTTTGCATTTAAGAATTAAATAATTATTATAATAATTATGGAAAATTATAATGATTTAAATACGCCATTATTTAGTTTTAACGGTCTTAAATGTATTTCTCGTGTAGTTAGTATTACTGATGGAGATACAATTAAAGTAGTTATTAATTTTAAAGATAGTTATTATAAAATTATTGTTAGATTAAATGATGTTGATACTTGCGAAACAAATAGTAAATTAAGCGATAATAAAGAATTAGGCATTAAAGCAAAACTACGTATGTTTAATTTAATTACAGGTAAAACATTAGATATTAAAGAAAATGATATTCTAAAAAAACAGATTGCAAAAGAATTAAATAATAATTGTTATTATGTATATATTGTATGTTATGATTTCGATAAATATGGACGGGTTTTAGCTGATATTTATAAAACTGAAGCGGATGCTATTAGTTTTTCAAGTATTCTTATTAGCGAGAAATTAGCTTATAAATATGGTGGCAAAACTAAACTAACAGAAAAAGAACAGATTGAATTATTGTCATAATAATAATAATAATAATAATATTATATAGAATATATATGAAACTCCAAGCGGTTGTTGCTGAAATATTAGGAACATTCTTTTTCTTATCGATTATTTTAGTTGCTGTTGCTGAATCATATGGTCCTATTGCTATTGCAGCCGGTTTATTAGCGGCTATTTATTTTGGTGGTAAGATTTCAGGTGGACATTTCAATCCAGCTGTTAGTATAATGATGTATGTTAAAGGTAATATTAATTTGGTCACTACATTTGCATATATCGTATCTCAAATTATCGGCGGTTTATTAGCATTATTAATGAATTCATTTTTAATATTATAAATTTGTATTATTTTTATTCTAAAATCATATAAAAATGATTTTTAATTATATAATTCTTTTCACATACCAATAGGAATGTCTGCTAATATCAAGAACTGCAATTTCTCCTGCACCTGCAACCGTGACGACTGCGAGCGCAAGCATTATATCGAGGATATTAAGGATCGGCAGGCGGTTAAGGAGTTGTTCGATACGCATTTTGATAAGTCTCTTCACCGGGAAACCGATCCAGATGGTGTGAGAAATGCTCCGTGTTTCTTCGGTCCTCTCTGTGGAAAGTCTGGATGCAACTTCAAGCACTACTGCAGTTACGATTTCAGGAAGGAAGTTATGAACAAGGAATGGGGCAAGAAGTCGCATCGCGCCTCTAAGGAGAGGATTCTGGCTGAAATGAAGGACAAGTATAATATCAGCGATGAGGACATGGACAAGCTGCGCAAGTTGTAAGTTGGATTGATGGAATGATATAAAAGTCAAAAAGAAATTTTTGGCTTTTTTTTAATTTTTATAATGAATTTAGTATAACACTTGACAAATTATAAATTTGTATTATTTTTATTCTAAATTAATAAAATAATGATTATTAATAATATATATATAATTATAAGCAATTATGGGAGATATTGATTACTATCGCTCTGCAAACCCGATGAACGACGGACATGGTGAAATCTGGTTCTATGATGAGGACCCTGACAATTTCGATGATGATCAAGATGACGACGATGATTATAATCCATTCGATGACGACGCCGACGATGAATATTACGACGATGAAATCGAAACAGATGATGATGATAGTAGCGATGATGAGGGTGGGTATTAATTGATGGAATAATATAAAGCCATAAAGAAATTTTTGGCTTTTTTGATATAAATATAAATTAATATTATTAAATAACATGAAAATTTATACAAAGAATGGTGACAAAGGTTTAACAAGTTTATATAACTCTGCTAAAATTTCTAAATCATCTGTTTTAATTGATTTGATTGGTGATTTAGATGAACTGAATTGTTATATTGGTAATATTACTTCATCCAGATTACTTGAAGATTTGCAAATTTGGATTTTTGATTTATGCACCATTATTGCAAATCCAACACATAAATATACATTTGATAAAAATGAAGTTGTTATCAAACTATTAGAAAAAGAAATTGATGATATTACTAATGAATTGCCGAAACTTAATAATTTCATATTACCTACTGGCAACATTCATATCGCTCGTGCTGTTACTAGAAGATGTGAAAGAAAATTAGTAAATATTGTTGAAAGTACTGTATATTCGCATATTCCACCTAATTGTCTAATTTTTTTAAATAGATTGAGTGATTATTTATTTACATTAGCGCGTTTTGAGAATCTTGACAAACGAGAAGTTATCTATAGAAAAAGTAACATTATTGCTAATGTTGTTGATAATGATGAATAATTTTAATCATCAATTAAAACATATACATAAGTTATATTATAAGAATATGTGAAACATAAATTATTAGCAACTTCTAAATCACAATTAATATAATATCTGCATCCACTAGTACAATAATGAAGTTCTTTAAATATATTTGTATTCCATTTTTGTTCCATTAAATCGCATGTTATATTTATATCCATATTATCACAATAAAATGTTTGCATTTTATAATCTGAATCGTGAATGTATTGTTTATTATTATAAGTTATGCCACTAATAGTATGATAATAATTTCCTGAATTATTAGAATGTAGTATATAATCTAATTTATATTTTCTTTTATTGTATGTTAATATTTTATTATCATCCTCAAATTTATATACATCGTCATCGTATTCTTGAAAATAATATATATCAGTCAAATTTATACTATCATTATTAAATTCTAATATTAATATTTGTGGATTATCGTTTTCATCTTCATCACCTGTATAATCTACTACTGATTTATAATATGATAATTTACCATGACTCATATTAACATATATATATTTAGCATATATATTCAATAAATCATATAAATACGCTAATATATATCCATCTATTGCCAATATTCCAAATACTTTTGTATTTTCATTAATTGATAAATAATATTTTTTTTCATTCTCGTTAAAAACGACATTAATAATTATAAAATGTGCAAAATATGAATATCTACTATATTCAAATCTACCACTTTCTAAAAATTCTATGAATGGTTTGAATACTTTTTCATCAAATGATACATATAATTCAGATTCATTATCATCATTTATTGGTAATTTCATTTTTGAAGTTTTACTTAATGTACTATTATATTCACGTGCAAATACATAATACTGTTTAATTATTAATATTTGTAATGCATCTAATGGTGCTATTTTTAAAAATTTAAATAATTTACAATCTTTATATATATTTTCATTATATTCTTTATAATTTTTAGTAACATAATTTATTATTTTTTTCACTAATAATGTAAATATATTATTACTCGATTTTAATTTTGATTTTAAAATTAATTGTTTATTTAAATCACTATAACAAATACCAGTTAATATTGATATAAACCAACATATTGGATTATATTGTGGTATTGTAATATATCGCGGTGGTTCTTCTTTTTGAACTTCATCATCTAATGCAATCATATTATCAATAGATTTATAGATTTCTTTTATTATATTATTTATTCTGCTTCCTTTTATTCTTTTAATTTGTTTTAAATCATATATTGGTATTTCATAATTAATATTATATTCTTTAACATAATAAATGCCCAAAAATAATAATAATTCGTCAAAATATGAAATATCAACGCCAATATAATTTTTATAAATATTATAAGTATAAATATTAATAATGTATTTTATAAATAAATGATAAAAACAACGATGTAAATAATAATATTTGTTTTTAGAAACAAAATCTGCATATTTTATAAATAATGCATTATATCTATCTATAATTTGTTTCTTTTTTGATGAACGATTGCTACTATTTATATAATTTGAATTAACAATCAAATCATTTAATTTTAATATCTCGTTTTGAATTTCTTCTGCTTCCATTTACTTATTATATTTTATTTTTCTTTTGAATACTACTTCCAATCGTTTTACTGCAGCTTTCATTATATACGTGTCAACTTCTTTATTATATCTGTATAATAATTTAGTATCCGTAAATCCTGCTTTATCCTCGTAAAATTTTACTTCAGTATCCAAGTAATTTAACATTTTATAATAAAATATAAAATAAAAATAAATCAATTTTTATCGAATGGGACAAGCACCGCCAGCACAATCAGAACTTAATTCGCTATCGCTTTGCGTTTTAATATTACATGAAGTAATTGGAATGACTTTTTTAATTAGTTCCTCATATTTTTCTTTTGTTATTTCTTCGAATGGTGCTTGTTGGAATCCATGTTCATTATGTAATAGAAAACTACACGATTTAACATTTTCAGTATAATTAGTTCTTAACCATTCTTTAATATCATCCAATTCATTTAATCTATAATAAATTGTAACAGATACTGAATTATCACTCCAATTGGTCTGTAATTCTCTAATAACGTTTAATTGATCAATTGCTGTCATGTTTTTTGCTAATACTGTTCCTTCTGGATAACAACATGGAAATTCGATAATCATCGTATTTTTATCATCGGTTCCGTCAAAGTTTCTTTGATATTCTACAAAATAATTATTCTTTTTTGCTAAATTAATTAATGTTGTATTTGATGATGAAATTCTAATTCTTCGAATGAAATATTGATAAATTCCAGGATGTGCACCACTACATACACCAGCCAATAATGATAATGTTCCTGATGGTTTAATAGTTGTCAGTTTTACAGAAGTTCCAACACCGATTTTTTTAGAATAATTAACATCATATTCTCGCAAATATTCATATAAATTAGATAGCCATGATTTTTGTTCTGCTGAACTTTGTAGATATCCTGTAATACCAATACCCATTCGCATATTTTTATGAACAATTTTTTCTGTTTCTTCTTGATGACATTTCAATAATAATGAATGTTTGCAAATTCTATATAAAATCGTTGCAATTTCTTGTAATTCATCATAACTTGTAATATTTGATAAATAAATTTCAGCCAAACAACAGGTCTCATAATTTGCTAATGATTGTTCGGCACATGGATTATATCCCTCTACTAATGGATCTGGGTATTTTTCACCATCCTTAATTCTTCCAATTTTACGTGATAATTCTAAATTGATTAATCCATATGGTTCACCATTACCTTTATAACCTTCCCAAAATTCTTCTGGTAATTTTGTGATATCACTACAAACAACTGAATTATTACTCATACAACGCCAATTTGGAATATTTCCTAAATCCCATCTCTTAGCATTCAAATAATCAATATCATCATAATCACCCAAACAAATGAGTGCTGAATTGTGGGTTAAATAACCATTACAGAAAAATTCATGAACTTCATCTACTTCAATATCAAATGTTTCAACATCAATATTATATTTAATTTCAATTATTTCAGCTGTTGAGCAATTCATATTATTAATAGTAATGGTTGGTGATGGTTTTGCTGTTGGTGATAATTTCATAGAAGTATCCAACAATCTATTATTAACAAATGCACTAATATCATTAATAATAATACTATTTACTTGTTTTTTACACTCAATACCACATGAATAAAGAAGATTATTTAAATCGTTAATATAACTATCGCTATGATGAGTAATTGTTACAATATCTTCAAATTTATTTTTTAAACCATCAATAACACCAATAATATATGCTAATCGATTTTCTAATGATGTTTCATTCACAAAATAAGGAACTGAATTTGATTTAATATAAGTTGAAATATAATTAATAAAATTTGTTGAATTAATATCAATTGCATAATTATTATTAATTTTATCGACTGTAGTTGTTAAACTAATATTTTCACTAAAAGTTTTAATAATTTTACATAATTTTTTAAGTTGATTATAATTCTTACATTTAATTCTCATAATAGGTTTTTCAATAACTGCACCTGAAACTAAATAACCAAAGAACCATGCGATATCTTCATTATATTCTGGAACTTCAATTCTATCTTTTCTATTCGTAAATTCAAATGATGGTAATGAGATATTGTCAGTACCTGGAATGGCTTCGCGTGTTAGAATTAGTTTATTATTTGGTTTTAGAGAATTTGTTTCAACCCATTTATATTGATTGTCAGACGTAATAATCGCCATTTTATGATTTTTAGTACAATTGAACGACCCTTTATTTGTTACAATTGTATATACAGGCTGAACTCCTTGAATAAATTTATTATTTACTTTTTTATAACCATAAGTTGTTAAAACTTTATCACCAACAATAATATCTTCAATATTAATTAAACCTCCTTTTGTATGAACTTTTGAACCTCTAGGAAGACATCTACGAACATTACCAGCAACCACAATAGATGCAATAATATTAATAATATCTAAACAATCAACACCAGTTAATTTAGCACCCCTGCGATTATTCAAAATACCTTGAATATTCTTAATTCCTTTAACTAAATCTTCGGGTCCTGATGCAACACCTCCAAAACCTTTAATTTTAGTTCCAGCACTTCTAATCAATACAGTCGAATATGTAAAAGATTTTCCTTTATAGAAATAAGCCTCAAAAATCTTTTCAAATAATGAACCCCAGCCTTCTCTGCTATCCGGAACAATAAAATCAGCATCTTTAGTATCTAACCGAGTAATCAAAATTTCTTTATCTAAAATTGGTGGAAGTTTATTTACATTCTCACGTTGAATATTAAAACCAACACCAGTTCCTAACATTAGAACGTCAAAAATCCATAAAAATGGTTTGATTGGTTCGTCGATTTTAACGAATGCGCAATTTTGCAAACTCATAATTCCTAATTTTGATACATTTTTAGTTCCTAATTGCCATAGAAATCTTCCAGCAACTGAACATTTTAAACTCATTAAATAAGTATATGCTTTTTTTAATTCATTATTTGTAAAATTTACATGTAATTGATTTTGACATCCATCTAAAATGCGAATAATTGTATCTCTAAATTCTTCAGTTGTCTCATCATTATCATCGTCTTCGTTAATTCTACGCGAATAAGTTCGTTTATATGTAATATAACCTAACATTCCCCATGGTGTAATAATATCGTCTGGAATTTTAGATAAATAACTTGAATTATTTCTAACCATATTTTTATTATTTCTATATTGAATATAATGTTTTGCAGTATCATAATATTTAAAAATCATTAATGCATTTTCAACCAAATCCTGAACGTCCTCAATTTTATACACATTCCCATCATATTTATCCAATTCCATTAAAATGTATGATAAAATATTATCCATGGAATCACATGTAGTATTAGTGTTGCTAAATGCAATTTTTAAAACCGATTCAATCTTATTAATATTGAATTCCTCGATTGTTCCATCGCGTTTTAAAATAGTTTTCATATTAAATATATATATAATTAACTTTTTATATATATAATTTATGATATTCATTTAAGGGTATATTTATGCTATCCTTATATAAAAATAAAATTAATTAATAATAAAAACTATTATAAACGATGATAATGATACAAATAATCCATTTACCATTTTTATTCGTTTATTTATAAATATCTCATTCAATACTATTAATCCCTCATATATATAAGAAATACTTATTAATTCCTTTAAATCGTTTTTGACACCATAATATCTCATTAAACCCCATGAAATTATTAAATATCCAAATAAATTATTATCTGGATTTTTATTTATCCATAATGAATTATGAGGTTTTGTAAATGGTTTTATATTAAGAATTAATGAAGATCCGCAAATAAAATCCCACAAAACATTTAGCATTATTAATATTGTTTTATTGTACATATACCGAGTCAAAATTATCAGATTGATAAGTATATACATTCAATTTCTTAAGTCCTAAAAGTTCTTTATATTTACACCATATAATATTCATACTACAATTATTCATTATTATTATTGATTTTGATTTTGCTAATCTATATGAATGTATTGTATCATTCACAACTAATTCCATATTTATTCCTCCATCTATATTAATAACATCGAATTTCTCATTTATTGGCGGTAATGCAACCATGCTATCTCCAATTACTAATGTTATTCTATCGCCGAATAAAGTCTTCATTTCGTTATAACATGGGACAGTATATCCATGCATTCCAATATCAACACTAATAACTTTTAGATTTGGATTAGCCATCAGCATTAATAATGACGAAAATCCAGCATTAAATCCTATTTCTAATACATTTTTTACATTCTTATTTAAAACATAACTACATATATTTTTAGCCCTATTTATAAAATAATCATTAAATGCCGTATGTTGTAAAGTAAATATACTTCTTTCTAATATATCACAACTATCATTAATATGAGGTATTAACTTAGCCGTTATATAATTCTTAGTTTTTGTTATTATTGCATTTATAGTATCATCCTTATTTTTTAAGAATTTTGCTAACATTTCATTATATAATGGTTGTGTATTTTGATAATACAATACTTCTTTTGTTGCATCAGTCGATGGTATTGATACATAATCAGCTAATAATGTTATATCTACAGTTGCAGTATCTACATCTGTTTTATTTGTAAATAGTAAAACATCCCGATTATCATCAAATCCATATAATTTATCATCAGTTAATAATTCAAATAAATTATTAACATCGCCACTAACAAAAACATTATTATTTATATATAATATTTTTGAATATTTTAATAATGATGCTAATTTAAATGATACTAATTCACCTATTGTATCATTAATTTCAAATTTAATATTATTATTATATAATTCACTCTCTTCTATTTTATTCTTTATTTCAGTAGTAGTATAAATTAATATTTCAGTTGTATTATTTAAATTACCATATATAAATATACTTTCTAATTGTAAATAAATTATATTTAATGCTTCATCCACATTTGAACTAAGCGCTGTTAAATAAATACAATCCATTATTATAATAATGTAAAGATTATTTTTTATGATTTTATAATGCACAAAAATAATTATAATTCTTCAAATAATGATGAATACTTATAACTATTCTTGAAATTGAATAAATTTCGTCTTGTACATTTGCATTCAATCTCATTTGTTTCAGTATTGGTATATTTCTTATAAACCTCAGTTTCTAAATATTTTAAGAAACATGAGCGATGCATAATATTGATACTATGTTTATTTGTCTTAATTTTAATAAATTTATTATCAGTTGATTCATTAATAGAATGGAGGCATATATCACAATCTTGCACTTTAAAATCAATATCATCGCTTGTAATTTCTTCGAATAATAAATTAGTAATTTTAAATTCTGGGTGAACTTTCAACATTTTAATAATTCTTAATCCATTAATATATTCACTATTAATCGAATCAACATTTCTAATAAATTCAATATTTCCAATTAACATATTTTCAATTAATCTTAATTCCATCCTTCGTTTTTGAGTATATATCATCGTATCAAGTGGTGTTCCTGTATTGCGTGATAATCTAATATCATATTTATTAAGATTAGCCGACTTCACCATTATTAATAAATTACATGTGAAATCAACGTTATTAAATGGAGGTTCGATAATACTATCTGAATTATTATTAATAATAACATCCAAATTGAGCGTAATTTTGCAACCAGCATAACTAAATGTACGTCCAATATAGAAAATTAAACGAATTTTCTTATGTTGAAAATTATGATTAAGAGTATAACATAACTCGCTAATTTTACCAGCATTTACAACATTAATAGTGCCATTATATGACTTAACGAAACTATTTAAGGCTGAAATAAATGCAATTGATTTTTCAGGTGTTTGAAAATATATGTCAATATCTTTTGGAATAGTCATTCTTTTATTACTTTCAGGATGATAAGATGCATTCCAATAATTTTTATAAGCATTTTCGTCTTTAATTTCTTTCACATGTTTGTCAAATAATTCTCGATAATGAGTTGCTATAATTTCATCTCTAACCAATCCACCATAAATAATTCCATAATGAGCCAATCCAATATTTTTTACGTAATTATACATATATCTCTTTTCTTTATTGATATTCGCTGAAATATGCAGCATATTTTTGATAATGTGTTTATAAATAATAACAATCATTTTTTTGTATTGTTTATTTGAAAAAATAAATAAAAATGATTTATTTCAATCCATTTACTATTAATCATAATGACATTCAATATTGATGCATTTGTTGCCGAAGTTATCGAGGAGTATCACAGCTCTGATAATAAAAATTTGAAGTCTATATATGACACACATTTTCACCGCAAGTTTAAATGTAATGTTCGACTCTATGATGCTATATATTATATGGTCGAAGATGCTGCAAATTCTTGAATTGTTAGTATAAAGGCAAAATTAATTTTTTGCCTTTTTTGTTGACTCTTTTGGAGTTTTAATACCACCTGCAAATTTAACTAATATGTCTAATTTATTAGATAAAATATTTAAAGTTTCGTAATTAGTTGTTGTATTAAATATCGCATCTAAACCATAATTATTAACTATTTTTGCTTTTGTAATATAATTTGTTAATTCATCTTCGATCATATGTGATACATATAGTTTTATTAAGCGAACTAATTTAGTGTTTGGACCGAAAAAATAATTATCTTCCTTATCTGATTTAACATTTGTTCTAGTTAAATTTATAATTTTTATAAGTTCATAATTTCCATCTAACGCTCTCGATAAATCATTAAATAATTTTAATGGTGATTGCATAGTTAGTAATTCATCTGACATATATGTTAATAAACATATAGTTCTTAACATTTTATTCATTCGCGTATTTGGACTTTTCTTTTTATATTCGCTTTCTTCATATATGCGAATGTCTTTTAAAAATGATGGTACCATTTTAAATAAATCATATTCAGGACCAATATTTATTATTCCTCCATGACTTTTTATTTTATTATAAAATAATAAAAATTTATTTTTATCTATTACAATTTCGTCTTGTTCTCTTGTATTTGCTAATTGTACTCTACGTGATTGTCTTTCTGGTGGTATTACTGGTGGTTCTAAACGCCGTTTTCCATTTCTAGACGTTGATGCTTGTCCAGTTACTACCGTAGCGGGTGCTGCTGGTAGTAATGATGGTACTGGTATGGGTGCTGGTATTGGTATAGTAGGTATTGCTCTAAATATTTTATTTTCTCTATTAATATTTGGCGATGTTATTGGTAATCTTTCTATGTCTCTTGCCGTAAGCATATAACGCGAGCTCGTATCATCTGCACTATATACATTTTCAAGTATTTTATATAATTGCTCATATTTACCAAATGTTTCAGTTATTGCTTTCTCAATAACTAATAATAACTCTGCAATTGTATATGATTTAGAATTAGTAATTATTGATTTTAATTTATGATCATGGTCTTTTAAGTAATTATCATATAATTGTTTAATTCCTGGTGTTTTTATTAATGCTTTATTATTTAATGGTAATACTGTATCTACATATAAATCATACATATTACTATCAATATTTAAATTTGATAATTGTTTATTTAATGATCTGCGAATTTTTAATAATCTATTTTGTTGCGTTTGTAATAAAGCTGAATTTGCTGTAAAATATGCTTTTAGATCATTTACTATTTTAGTCTTATTAACAATATCTTTATCTATATTGAATTTAAATCTAAATTTAATTATAAAATTATCTCGCTCTAGCGGGTCAATATCATTATAAATAGCAATTAAAGTGTCTCTAATATTAACATAATCTCTATGAATTATATATTCTTCATATAATGATTTATGTATGAAATGTGATCCAATATCCTTTTTTAATATTGTATCTTTATTATAAATATTATTAAATTTATTTATAAATTCTAAAATATTTTCTGCATTTGTATTAAATATTTCTTTTATTTTTGTAATTCCTTTGCGACTCATATCATCATTATTTTTATTACAAACAACTATATCATATAATTTATTAACATTTGATATATTTATAATAATTTTATAGACATCTGAATATTTATGATTTGTATCGACACTATCAAAATTAGGCATATATTTTGATTTAAAATCTTTAATATATAAATCAAATAAACCTTTCAATTCTTTGCGATTTCCATAATCTGAATTCGTAAATAAATTATATCTATTATAAAAATCAGAAGGAGTTAATAGATCGTCTATATCATACATATCCTGTGGTAATTTAAGACGTGGATAAGGTAATATATTTAAATTATATTTATTAGGTATTGGGGTTTGTGTTGGATCAAGTTGTTGACTTAAATTTATTAATGCATTATCAGCCAAATATAACATAAATATATAACATAAAGTTAATAATATTTTATTAAAATTTATTGAATTAAATTCTTCTTGTTTAATTATGTCATTTTCATTAAATTCTTTTTCTCCTAATTGACGTGTATTTAAAAAAAATAATTCAGGCGTTATAAATACTGCATATGGTTTAAACATATCTTCACTAAATATATTATCTCTTACTAATGTTGTCAAATCTTTGAATGTAATTTTTTCCATATTTTTAAATAATCCTATCATATTACTTTTTTTATCATCTGAAGTTGGATCAATTGTTTTATAATCTGCTGAAAATAAATTTTTAACATTTGTTGACATCATAGAACGCACAGATGCTAAAAAATCACCAGAAATAAAAAAACAATCTTTATCAGTATTTGGCAATTTATTATAGTTTGAACAGAATAATGCCTGAGACCAATCGCCTGATTTCTTTAAATCAAATAATATATCTATTATATTAGTAATAATATTTTTACGAATATCATTTATATTACCCATAGGCTGTACTATTATTTTCATATTTTGCGTATGATATAAATATGTAATTATTAAATGAATTATAGCTTCGCCAGGATTTTTATTATATTTACGTTTATAATCTGCTAAAGTGATAGATATATCATATTTAGTAGTCATTTCAGCATGAATATTTGCTGTTTTTTTTATAGTCATTAATGCATCAATCGCTTTTTTAATATTTGATACTGAATTAAATGATTTTTTATAATATATTCCATATTTTGTTATAGATGTATCGCTATATAGACATAATAATTCTGGTATAATATCTTCATGATATATGGTTACGCCTGGTGCCGGTGGTATTGCTCGTATTTCATCAAATATTTTAAAATTACTTATTAAACTATTATCCTTAAAATAAATTGCTAAATAATATTTATTAACTGTAGGATCTGGATCTTTATAATATTCAAATCCTAAGTATTCTCTTGTTATATCTCTAATAGCTGAATAATATTGTGGTACTGATACTGATAGTTTATTAAAATTAAGATCTGTAATATGTTTGTATATATCTTCCATATTTGGAGGTATTTCTATTTTTTCACTTGCATGTGGATCATAGGCATTTTCAAATGGTCGTAATTTTTCACCTAATTTCGCATAAAAATCATCATCAATATCTTGACTAAATATAGATGTTAAATTAATATCTTTTATATATTTATTAGTATTATCATTATAATTAAAGAATTCTTTAATTATTTGTGCTATTTTGTCATTTTCATCCATATTTGCAGCAAAATTAATTGAACTTTTTTTAGTTTTTAATTTATATACATCTAAACTATCATCTATTCCACGATCTATAAATGAAAAATTAGCAAATGATTGCGTATCTTCTATATATGAACCATCGATTATTTTATCGATTGTATTTAATAATATTTTTTTTTCCATACTAGAATCATTATACATATCTAATATTTGTGTTTTATAATATTGATTAGTACCTAACAATCCATTTATAATAACATTTCCATTATCATAAATATATTCTTTTATATCTACTGAACTATCTGAATTAAAATCATGTTTTCTATCTAATATATGTAATACTGATAAAAATGAATTTCCTAATGATGTTAATTTATTATTTCCACCTTTTATTAATCTTCTAGAACCTCCTTCTTTTATTGGTGATAATCTTTTAAAAGAATCTTCAATTATTGGTGATAATGTATTTTTTCTTAAATTCTTAATATTAATATTATTATTAATTTTTTCTATAATATCAACATTATCTCTAAAAAATGTATCTAATTTATTTCTAACATATAAATCATCCATTATTAAATTTTCCTTAAATTGACTATATGATATAACTTTAGCAACTTTAGACTTTTTTTTACTTTTTGATTTTTTTTTATCCGCATTAACAGCTCGATAAAAATCATAATAAGTATTAAAACTTGTATTTGCAAATATATTTTTTGTTGATTCACTTGCTGCAGGTTCGCTACTGTGAGATTTTAAATATGATAATATTAAACTAATATTTGATTTTTCTTTTGTTTCATCATTATTAGGAAGATCTTCAGCAACTTTAGAAGGAGAATCTTCTAAATTTTCTGGTATTCTCCCTCCCTTGTTATATTTCATATCTATTTATAATAATTAAAATAATTAAAAATGTAATATAATATAGAATGGACGTCGTTATTGTAGATGCTGATAAAGATAGCAAATTTGATAGAAGAGCTTCGCATATTCAAAGTAGAAAAGCTAAAACTGCAGCTACCATAAATGGTATTCGGCAACAGCGAAAAGCTAAATTATTACATATTGAATTACCACCTCATTTAATATATCGTAAAACACATGTTTTATTAAAAGATAAAATTAAACAAAATAATATTTTAAATTCAATATTAGATAGAATTAATTATAGTAGAATTATCGTTAATAATATTCACGATTTAAATAAGAATTTAAGAGCTTTTATGGCTAGTAAAAGACTAGATTCTCAATTATCGTTAAATTATTTTATTGGTGGTTCAGTTGCTTGGAATAAATTATTTAAACAGCATTATGACAATAATATTTTATCTATTTATGAAAAATCAGCAATTCATATTTCAAGTTATGACGTTTTTTATTTTATTAATTTTAAAGATAATAGAGATATATTTAATAATTATTTTAGAAAAACTATTGAAACTATTAAAGCTAATTTAGAAGCTAGTATAAAAACAGAATTACCTGATTTTAAAATAAAAATAAAATCAAATGAAAAATTAAGAGATCTTACTGCCGATGATAAGGTCGATTATGATAGTGATTCTGGATTTGATATACCCAGCTCAAATACTGAAAAATATACAATATTTCCATCTGATAGATTTGAAATCATTTTAGAATATGATGATAAACCAGTAGCAGCTACTTCTAGAAAAACAGCAACATCTAGAAAATCTTCAGTTAAAGCGCCTCCACCTCCACCAGCAGCTACTGGAACACGTAAATCAACACGTTCAAGAAAAGGAGGTGCTGGTGCTAAAACAAAAACAATTTTTTCTATTGATTTATGTTTTAATAAAAAAGAAAGATTAGATACAAATCCAGTTCTCAATATAAATAATTTAATTACAGTTGATAGAAATGATAATTTAAATTATCTTAATTTATATGGTATATATATATTATTAGAATTATTTAAGAAAAATTCATTTCTTCAACAAAAAGGTTATAATCAATTTAAAATTAGAGAATCTATATTTGAAAATCATATTCTTAAACCTAATGTAAAATCAAACATATTATTTAATATCGCTATGTTATATTATTTAACATTCAATAAAACATATTTATTTAATAAAAATATTTTCAAAATTTTATTATATACATATATAAAATCTATTAATAATATTGAAAAATTTATTGATTCTACTGAAGCTAATATTATTGAATGTCTTCGACCATATATAAATAAATGTATATCAAATATTAATAGTAGATTACATAGTCTCAACAATAATTTAGGAATATTTGTAGTTGGTGGTGATGCAACCAGACGTTATAAAAATGATATATCTATAACTAAAGATATTGATACTAAAGTATATGTACCTCATAATTTAAAAGATAATAAAGATCATATATTTAGTTTAATAAATGACGAATTATTTAAATTATGTTCTTTTTTTATACATAATAAAAATGAACTATTTACTAGTTTAAATAGTAAATTAAATAAAATTATAGATGATGGTGATTATGCTTATACTGCTAAATTTACTCTTATTGATGAAGATCCTAATTTATTAAATTTTAGATTTAGACAAATATTTAAAAATACTTATCCTGTCGATTTATTTTCATTAGATTATAGATGTAAGATAGATTTTACTATTATTCATATTCCTACTGGTAAAATTCGCGAATTTACATTTAAATATGATATTGCATTTTTAGATATTACTGTTGAATTTTTAGATACTAATGATAGTTATTATGATAAATATTCTATTTTATCTAATGGTTTGCCAATATCGCAATTAGCTTTTTTAATAGATGATTTAAATAAAACTTATAATAGTGATACGTCATCATTATTACGTTTTACTAGAAATAAAATTGATAAAGATTATGACAGATATATTGAATTAAATAAAATAGTTTATGGTGATAAATTTGAATATGAAACAAAAAGTGGTAAAGACATATTAATAAATAAACCTAATACTTCTAGAAATCCTGATACAATCGCCAGAATGAAATTAGATCAACAACGTGATTATGTTGCATTTGATGATTTATATAATAAATTTAAATTATGTTATGATAAATATCTAAAACTTGATAAAGAAAGAAAACCTAAACCCAAATATAAAATCCCATTCAGCTATAATATGGATGTATTATTTAGTGTATTTCCATTATATGAACCTAGTTCAGCTAGAAAAGGTGGTATGAAATCTAATGAATTAATTGATGATAGTTTTAGTAGATTATCCATTAGTTCTATGGAGGATAAACATGATTATATTAATACTAACGAAGCAGATGATTTGATAAAATATCTAATACCTGAATATTCTCAAAAAGATATTGATGATTTTGATAATAAGCTTATTGTCATATTAAATAAAGAACCAAATGATATTGTTCAACGACTTATTGAAGTTGTTAAAGGTGAAAATAAAATTACCATTTTTGAAAATGATGAATAGAAAAATAATGACGCTTCTAGAAGGGTTCGAACCTTCGACCTAACGGTTAACAGCCGTTCGCTCTAACCGACTGAGCTATAGAAGCATATTTAATATAATAAAATAACCCTTATATCAATTTATTTTTTTAAGTTGTTTATTGATAAACAACGACTATATATTAAAATAATATGTTTTAATTTTTTTCATTTTATAAAAAAAATGATTCTTTCCTTTTAATTGTCTTTCATCTCTAAGATCAAAACTATCACTATGATTGATAAAGCTGAACTCATTCGTCGTATTACCGAATATATCAACTCTCAACCTGATGACATTTCTAAGAAAGAACTCAAGAAAGCCATCAGCGACATTTGTGACGAGTTGACCAAAACGGTTAAGAAGACGAAGAAATCCGCGAAAACTTCTACTAGCGATAGTGACAGCGACGAGAAACCAGAGAAGAAGAAACGTGCATTAACTAAGTTTAATATATTCGTCAAGGAACAAATGGCGATTTTGAAGCAAAACGAAACGCCTGAAACCAAAATGAATGCAAAGGAAAAGATGTTGCACATTTCAAAACTGTGGCAGGAAGCGAAGGAAGCGATGAATGATGATACTGGTGCTTCTTCAACGGTCGATGAGGTTGTTAAAGAAGTTGATAGTGAGGCGGGTGAAGCAAAAGTTGATGTTAAAAAGCCTAAAGGTAAAACGCCTCGAGCTGGCATGGGTGCGAAGAAAGGAAAGTAAAATTAGATGTAATATAATGGCAAAAAGAAATTTTTGTCATTTTTAATAATAAATATTATTATTATTTAAAAAATTAGTTATTTCGTTTGTTGTAAATTTATATTTTAAATACTTATTTTTTAAAATTATTTTTATTCTATTATTTAAACCAAACCCTATAAATTCTAATCCAAATGAATTTAATTTAAAAATAGGTTTTGTTTCTAATTTATTAATAAATTTTTCAATAGGTAATGTTGTTTTATGAGTTTTACTAAATTTACCACCTAATGTTTCAGATAGTAATTCGTCATTTAGTGCATCAAGACCAATAACATATACTGATTCTGGATTTGTAAAATAATCTTTAATGTCCTTTAATATCATTTTATTAAATATATTTTCTTTATCGAGGTCTATTATTTCTGTTATAGCATCTTTAAATTTACAGATATCTGATATTGTTTTTAATTGAGAATTATGTTCTAATATATCGATAGAATATTTAATAATATTTTCATATAATTTACAAACATTCAATAATTCCGTAACGTCATTAGAACCATGTTTAATTCTAAATTCTATTGTATAAGGTCTAGAGATTTCATTTATAATATATAGATTTAATATATTTAACCAATAATATTTATTATCAGATGATATATGACCTGTATAAAATATATTTAAAATATTTTCTAAATTTTTTTCATAGTTTTCTTCATCATTTATAATATTATTATTTTTAGTTATATAATAATTTAATTTAGAACAATAACTATTATTTGAACGTGTTATTAAAAATAATTTAAATATTTCATCTTGAAAATAATAACATACACATACTATGCTTAATAATATATATATATCCGGTCTTGTATTTCTATCATTTATATTAAATGATATATGTACGTGCTGTGATGTTTTACTACAATTTAATAATGAATTATTTATAACAGTATCATCAAAAAATAATGCTATTTTTTCACCAATTTCTTCTATACTATTAAATGGTTGTGTTATAAATTCACAATTATTTAATAAAAATTTATAATTTATTATTTCCCCAGATTGTATATTTTTATATACTAATTGATTATGACAAATTACGCTTGTATCAGATTTTAATAATAAATTTATTATATCATCAGCTGAACTAGTAGTATAAAAATTATCTATAGAATCAAATAATTTAATTTTTGATTGAGTTAAATCAAATCTATTAATAAAATTATTATAAACATCTAATAAGTCTTTATTTCCATTTAATAATATATTTATTACATCATATGAACTATATGCTTCATGATTTATTTTATATGCTAATATTTGATGATCTAATTCTGTTTTAATTAATAATAATGCAGTATTTAAAAAAATTGTCCATTTTTCTATAAATTCTTTTGCTTTAGAATAAGGGCTTAAATTAGTAGTTGTTTTAATTAATTTATCCAAATTAGTTTTTAAAAATGTATCGTAAGATTCTGTATCATTTAATTCTTTATAAATATTATTTTGTAGAATATCTGTGTTTTTTGATTTATCATAATCATTTATATTATTTTTTTCAATAACATTATTAATTATTTCCATAAATACTTTAATTGTTTCTAATTTAGTATCTTCCGTATAATTCATATTACTGCAAAATTTAATAAAATAAAAATAAGCATCAAATTGATCCAATAATTCAAATACACATTCTATTTCTATTCCATATTTTAAGGTTATCACCGGAACTACATCTGGCAATCGCGTTCTTTGTTTTTTAGAACGCGGCGAATGTCCAATATCCATACCTATATTTAATAAATTGTTTTTTTTATAAAAACATAATGACAAAAATTTCTTTTTGCCATTTATATTTTTTTCCATTTTATTCCCACTCCGGCATTCCGAACTTCCCAATCTCCTCGATTTCTTTCCTGATTTTCTCTCGCATAGTAATCGCTTTCCACTCCTTATTGAACTTCTTAGTCAAGATTTTGCGTCCGTCATGATTGATTTTATGAAGGAAACCACAATCTTTTTCGAAACAACGCAACCCATGCTTACAATTCACGACTCTCGAACCGTCATTAATTTCGATGAAATCTTTAATTTCGGGAGTTTCGTTAACAATTTTAAGCATAAGTGCACGCTCTTCAATAGGACGATGATGTTTAGCGGAACAATTGCCAACGCAGCAGAAGGAGTTGAACTTGCAATATTGAACAGTAGACATGATATCTGGTTGATCTGCTTGAAAGTAGATGAAATAAAACTAAAAGAAAGAAATCATTTTTTATAATAATTGAAATAAATTAATACAAATTTAAATTAAAAATTTGTATTATTTTTTTTATGTTTTTATTGGCTGACATTAAACCCCAATTAATATCATGTAAATTTTTTTTGAAATAATTGATAACATACTTATTAGCCGAAAACCATTTAATATTATTTTTATTTATAATTTTTATAATATTTGGATTTTCATTTCTACCAATATTAAATTTATCTATTTTAGCTGGATTTGCAATTAACATTTTTACGGCTTCATCATTCGAATTACAGCTCAAATGATCCCAATTAATTTTACTAGGATTTTCTTTTAATAGTTTTATTGCCTCATCGTTGGAATTATAAGACAGATAATCCCAATCAATTTTACTAGGATTTTCTTTTAATAGTTTTATTGCTTTATCGTTGGAATTTTGAGATAAATAATTCCATTTTATTTTATCTTGATTTTTGAGCAAAAAATTAACAGCTTTTTTATTAGGATTTGATGAAAAGTATGACCAAACTATTTTATCTTCATTTTTAAGTAAAAAATTAACAGCCTTAATATTAGGGTTTTTAGAGAATAAGTGCCATATAATTTTATCTCGATTTTTAATTAATAAGTCAATAGCTTTATTATTAGTATTTTCAGATAATCCAAAATATTGAGGATTATCTTTTACCAAAAATAAAGCATTAGGATTTTTAGAAAGTTCTATCGAATTTAATAAATATGGAATTAAAAAAAATGCATTTGGATTGGCTGATAATTCATCCCAATCAATTTTTTCCTGATATTTCTTTAATATTTCTATTGCATTTGGATTAGCAGATAATCGAGACCAATCAATTTTATTAATATTTCTTTTTAATAATGATATAGCATCGGGGTTAGTATTTGTAGATAATTGTGACCAATCTATTTTATTTCGATTTTTTAATAATAATAACATAGCACCTGGATTATTATTAGAAGACAATCGATACCAATCAATTTTATCTAAATTTCTTTTTAATAATTTTAATGCCTCGTTATGTGTATTGGCTGACAATTGAGACCATACAATTTTGTTTTTATTTTTTAATAATATTGACATAGAGCTTGGATTTGCAGATAATACAAACCAATTAATTTTATTAAGATTTTTTTTCATTAAAGCAATTGCTTCGCGGTTAGTATTAGAAGAAAATCGCGACCAGTCAATATTGTCTTGATTTTTAAGTAATGTATCAATTAAAATAATTGAAGGATTTCCAGATAATTTAGACCAATCAATTTTATCTTTATATGTATCTGAAAGCATATATGCATATTTATTAGCCGACAATTCAGACCAATCGATTTTGTCAATATGATTTTCTAATATTGAAATTGCATTATGATTTCCCGACAATTTTTTCCAATTTATATAATTTTTATCTATATAACTTTGAAATGGTATGAAATACATTTAAATATAACATATATTTAAAAAAGATATAAGGGCATTAATAAGATTTGTTTATATATATTTATATAAATGACAAAAATTTCTTTTTGCCATTTATATCTTTTTTTGATTTTTTAATCGAACATCATTTCACAATTTCTTCCTCTAATTACGCAATTTCTTAACAGGCGTAAAGATTGCCGGATTTTTCGATAAATTCTTCCAATTAATAGAAGATTTATTGGCTTTGAGTAGTGAAATTGCATTTGGATTTTTAGACAACTCAGACCAGTCAATCTTATCTACATGTTCCTTCAACATATCAATTGCATTTGGATTAGCAGATAATGCAGACCAATCAATCTTACCCTCATTTTCCTTCAACATTTCGATCGCATTCGGATTTTTAGATAACTTTGACCAGTCAATCTTACCCTCATTTTCCTTCAACAAATCGATTGCATTCGGATTTTTAGATAACTTTGACCAATCAATCTTACCCTCATTTTCCTTCAGCATTTCGATTGCATTCGGATTAGCAGATAAAGCACGCCAGTCAATCTTACCCTCATTTTCCTTCAACAAATCGATTGCATTCGGATTTTTGGATAACATGGACCAATTGATGTATTTTTGATGCTGTTTAAGAATCTCAATACCAGACGGATTTGCCGACAACACATCAACGTTGATGTATTCGTAATTTTCTTTCAGCAGCTCAATACCATTAGGATTGAAATGAAGATAGTACCAGTCGACGTTCTCATATCTTTCCTCTAACAGCGAAATAGCATTAGGATTTGCTGACAAATAATTCCACTTCAGCTTATCGATCTTGATCCAGCTCTGCAATTTCATTTGAGACATGATAAATTTTATATTTATTGTATAATCATTTTTTATAATAATTGAAATAAATTAAAACAAATATATATTATTAATAGATAATGTCAAATAAAAAGAAAGAATGTGACCCTGATAAAATTATTAATCCTATTACCAATAGATGTGTAAAAATAGATGGTAAAATTGGTAAAACATTATTGGCTAAAAAAAATCCTAAAACTAAAATAGAATGTGACCCTGATAAAATTATTAATCCTATTACCAATAGATGTGTAAAAAAAGATGGTAAAATTGGTAAAACATTATTGGCTAAAAATATGAAGGAACAAACAAAACCTCCAAAAACAGCAAATAAAGAAGTAATTAAAAAAACAAATAAACATCGATTTAAATTAGATATTAAAATACCTATTGATCATTCATTAAATAAAGAGCAAGTTAAAAAATATATTAATGCGTGTGATTTAGAGGTTAGACCTATTATTAAAAAGATTTTCAATAATACTGTACATATATCATTTGAAGAATTTATTAAAAATTTAAATAAAAATATAAAAGATTTGCTAAATGCAACAAACAAATCTAAAAATATATATTTTTATATAAATAAATTTTTAAAAGAAAAATCTAATTATTGGGTTTATAAATATGTAAAAAATTATATTAAATATAATAAACCTGAATATAATATTTATATAATTGATAATTTTGATAAAAGTAATAACGGTGATTATATTGTATTTGTTGATGATTGTATATATTCTGGTAATCAACTTTCTACCGAATTATGTGGAATTAAAAATAAAGCATTAATTCAACTTAATTTTTATATATTATCACCATATATATCAAAAAGCGGTAAATCATATATTGAAGAAAGAATGGATAAAAATAAATATTTTAATAAAAGTAATTCTAAATTAATATTTAGTGCATATAGTAATGATATACCTTTAATAGACGATTATTTAACTGAAAGCGATTTTACAATACTTTATAAATATATTGAATATTTTATGATGGAAGAACCAATAGAAGGCAAATATTTAATATATTTTGATCATAAATTAGCTGATAATATTTCTACTATCACACCTATTTATAGTGGTTATGTAATGAATAAACATAATATAGTAGAATTAGTTGAGGATGATTATTACGAGGAAGAATTTGATGAATTATCTGATAAGGATAAAGCAACGCAATTTAAAATAATACCAGTTATCAATAATTGTAATGATAAAATCAATTACGATTTCTTACGTCCAGTATGTCCGTATACGCCTTATAAGAAAACATTTAATAAAAATATAGCTAAAGTCAATAATAAAGTAATAAAATATAGATCAGCCGATAATAAACCTAAACAAAGCGCTGTTAAATTATCATTATAATTAAGATTATTTTACACCTTTGGACATTTAAAATGCCGATTTAACAGCAAAAATATTCAAATTAGTAAAAATTTGGTTATTACATAGCGTGGACTATGTATGAATTCTCGTAAATATGTCGGGTCTTCTTCCTATTGTAAATATACTTTTTACAATATTTAACATATTTTGAACGGCGTTTTTATCTCTGTTATGAATTATCTCGCATTTCTGCTTATTCTCTTGATGAGAAAGTAATCCATTAATAGTTATTTTTTATTAATTTTGATATAATTTGGTTTATGACTATGTCTTATCATAAATGGTTCTATTTTTTGATGACAACAATTACATAATTTAGATGTTCTAAATTCATTTACTAAATAAGTCCTAAATCCTGCATTTTTAAATATTTTTCTAAACTTTTTACATATTGTAGGTTCTAAACCACTCATATTATTACTTCCTTTATCATAATCCCCTATTGCTATAATTATATCATTAGGTTCTCCAAACTTTTTAGTAAAGTTTTTTATCATTTTACTCTCGCTTTTTTGAGTATTGATATATCTATTCAATTTAAACTTTCTAAAAAAAGTCTTTTCATAATGAGAAAATAACAATAAGTTTAATGGCATTTTTATAGTTATTTAATATAACTATAAAAAATCATTTTTTTAAATTAAATAAAATAATATGAAAATAATATTATAAAATTATAAGACAAAAACATAGAATATATATATATAACAGGT